CCGAAAGTTTGTAAAACTTCGCTACTTTTTATCATTATTTACCTCCATATGATAGGGGTTGAAATCATGAAACAGCCTGTCTGAGCTGGGCTTATTTGATTTTTAATAACCCTTCAAGGAGTATTTTATGGCTATTCAAATTTTATCTATAGCTAGTGGTATGAAACTGATTAAAGACTATCTGGACAATACTGCTGAAAAAAGTGCCACTGATAAATTTTTAAATGGAAATTTTAAAAAGACAGGATCTATAACTAAACTGCTTAAAACATTAGTAGTAGAACCAACAATTATTGTTTCTGAAGAAGCAAGAAATAGTAAGGCTTTTGATAGTGTTGTCAGTGCTTCGCTAGATATATTCTCAAGTTTTTATCTACAAGCTTTCCAAATACTTACACAGATTAATGGTAAGTCAGCAGTAGAGGCTATTGATATCTTAAGCACTAATAACTACAAAACATCATCTTTACTTAAAATAGCAGCTAGTAAAGCAGCTTCTCCAGCATTAGCTTATGCTGCGGATGCAATGGACTATGATTTAAGTACTGAGTCTCTTAAAGTTCCAACTACACTAAATGAAATTGATTTTATGTCTCCAAGATTTTATCTTAATCAGGAAGATGTTGAAACTTCTAAACTAGTAATAAAAGATAAGAAACTAGATGAAAATCTAAGTGGAGCTTGTGTTAAAACTATAGAATTAACTATTACTAAAAATAGTGAAAGTGGTTCAGAGTCTATTAAGATTCCTATAACAATTGTTGGTACAGTTAAAGTAGTAAGTCAACGAGAACTATTAAAGGTTGTAGAAGATAAAAGTTCTAAAGAGAATTTTATAGCGAGATGGTATGCTTATAGATCTGGTTCAATTTCATTAAGCGACTTCTTATTCTGCAGTGACTTAATTAAAGAATATAAAAAGAATCGTTTAGATAAAGCAGGTGCATTATTAGGTTCATTAGCAGAACAAAAAACATCTGCATGGGTTAGACAAAAACTAGCTGGTGTTGCTGGGGCTGAAGCTTCTTATAATACCGTTATTTTATCAGAACTAGATGCTGAATATATTTCAAAAGCGTTTAAGAAAAATATTACAAGCTTTAATGGTAAACAAGATTATCTAAACCTTATGAATGCCCATAACCTATCTATCCTAGATGAAGATAACGAGAGATGTAAAATTTATATTTCAGATTTACAAAATAGTATAGATGTTGGTTATAATAAACTTATGAAATCTGGTAATAAAGATAATAACGCAATGTTAGAGATGATGAAATATCTCTTTAGTAATAAAACACCTACATTTTAATCAGGAGTAAATATGTTAAGTTTACAAGAAATTTACAATAGTGTAATAAGTCTGTTTCCAGGTAATAAATTTGCAAAAATACAAACTACTACATTAGAAGTATTAGATAGTATAGAAGAAGATATAAAGGAAGATTTTTTACCATCTGTAGAATTATTACTAGATAATAAACCAATCCTTAAGAATATGGAGAAAACCAATTTTTATAGATTAGTTAAAGATGGTCTAAAATGCCAAAGTATTGAATCTTTACTTAAAGATTTTGAATACTATGCAAATGATATACTTAAAAATATAGATAAAATGGAGAACTCTATTAAAGCCATTTTAAATAACTCTATTAATGCTAAGACAATGACATTTAAACAATATAGCATGTATAGACTAGTAGAAGATAGTAAAATCAATATTATGGTAATGATGAAACTTCTTTACCTTTTAATAAGAGATGAAAAGAATTCTGTACTACCACAAAAGCAAGTATTGAAAACACTAAAAAGTTTACCAGATCTTAAAGTTAAGGTTTTAAATAAACCTTCTATTAAGAAAGCTCTAGACGAAATAAGTAATATGCCATCTGAAGGTGTGTTCGATGGTGTTAACTCAGGTGCACCTGAGGCTTCAGTAGTTGCTGAGTTAAATAAACCAGAAGTTAATGGTTTTATCGGTAACCCAATACTTTATATTAGGAAGTTCATTGTAGACCTAGAGTTTAAACGTTTAGAAGTTCTAAAGAATATTAGAAATGCTGTAGAGTTAAGATTACTAGAACTTAAAACAGAAGCCGCTGGTGGAGAACCAGATCCTAAACTTCAAGGTCAAATTGAATACTACGAAGATAAACTAGCTGGTCTTGATGCAGCTATAGAAAAAGCTGAATCTATAGATTAAGGAGAAATCATGAGTTTACATAAATTGGTTAATAAACTTAATCTTAATAATGAGATGTTTGTACCTAAGATAGAAGGGTGCAATTGTGAAGAAGGTGAACCAGAGTTGGTAGACCCTTCTGAAGTTAATGATACTATAACAGAAATAGAAAGCGATATGGACGATATTGCCGAAGCAAATGAGGTAACAGATGACGTAGAAGCTTTCCTAGCTGAGAGAGTAGATGCTATAAAAGATGATGGTCTTAAAGAAGTACCAATCGAAGAGCAAGTTGCTGTACAAGAAAAGTTAAGAGAAGTGTTAAGAGTAACTGGATTAACTTTAACTAATTCTCTTAATAAAGAAAGTCTAGGTAATACAGAAGCTTACTATATGAACCTTGAAGGTCTTAAAGAGGTTATGTCTAGTATAGGAGAAGTTATTCGTTCTATATGGGAAAAAATAGTAGCCGCTATTAAGAAACTAATTAATCAATTAGGTTCATTACTCCCTAGTAAAATTAATAACATAAATAAAGCAATAAAAGCTTTAGAAGAGCATAAATCTTTTAAAATGACTAGCAATGATATACCAGCATTAGAATACGATTTCCGTACAGCTTACCTAGATAGATTTACAGCTATTAGTAATCTATTTAATCAAGGTGGCAAACTATCATATTTTAAAGCTATGGATAAATTAGCAAATGAAATAGAAGGCTTTTTCAGAAACTTTAATGCTGGTAAAGTAACTAGCGTTGCTAATGGGCTTAATTTTAAAAATAGTGATATATCGAAATTTATTAACCCAGCTGTTGTTAAAGGCCTTAGAGGCAAATCATATCTATCAGACCAGATAATAGTCAATGTTAAAACCTATTATAAATCAATATATGTTAAATATATTATGTATGTTACGGATAATGATATAAGATTCGATTCTGAAGAACTAAATAATGTATTTAAAGAAGATAAAATAGATTTTAATATACCTTCTGTAATACACGAGCTAACAATAGACAAAGAGTGTCTATCATATTTTAAACCATTTATGGAGAGGTTACGAGTAGCTGCCGATGGAATAGCAAAAACTAGTAAGGATAATTATCCTAGTGAAGCGGATCTAAAGATGTTTAAAAACACACTAACTAGACTATTTAAATCATTATTTACAGATTATGTCTCTATAATTCAGACAGCAACTGCTTATGACTTAGCAGTGGCTAGAATATTGATTCAATATTTTAAAAAAATAAATAGATAAAAGTTACCATAGAGAGAACTATAAAGGTTCTCTCTATGGTATTTTAACAGTAGTGGCTAAGAAGCCACAAACTAAATGTAATTAGAACTGCTATAGTAGCAGCCTTGTTCTCGCATTCATCGCAAGCACAAATTTCTTCGTACTTGCCAATTTTGACAACCTTTTCAAGATTTGCCTTTCTACATTTACGTAGAAACATTCTGTAAATAGGTATAAATATGACCTGAAAAATCAATACCCATAGAAATACCCAGAACACAGGAGTCGTATCCCACAACCCCTGTATGAAATTATTAACCATTTTAAATCCTTTTATCTTATAGCTAAGTCAACCTTAGCTAATTTACTATCTATATACTCAAAAGTGATATCGTAGTTTATCTTTCTATTAAAAAGATCTACGATCTCACCTTTAAGACCAGTTGCACCAAAAAATGACAATATTTCCGAACTTGCTCTTGGTCTAATAGCCTTGATCAAATTCGTATATCCTTTTGCCACTGAATAACCCCCAAATGATGGGTTATACTTTTTTAGTATGCTATTAAGGTTATTAATATAATAGAGCCTCAACTGTTTGCAAAATTCCAAAGCCATGCTATTAATATGTTCTATATCAATAGTCTCGCTATTGATTAGAGTCATCCGTATTTCCCCAAGAATGTAGTTATCGATAGCATACCCGTACGGTCCTTCTTCAAGAACAAGGGTAGCGATTCTTAAATAGTTAGGGATGCGGCTATCTGCCGCTACCTTATTTGGATCGTTGTAAATAAACTCCATTAGCTTATTTACACTTCCTTTCAATATCCGTTCTTTTACATTCATAGCGCACCTCCTTATTAAAGGTATTTTTCGATTTGTTGGTTCTCATCAGCATCTGCTATGATTACATAGCTATCTAAACCTCTCGGCTGGATACCAATATTATAAAGTCTAATACCTCTTGACTTAGCAAACTCATTTACGAACCAGATTTCATCATCTGGATTTATAACATAAATAATATCTGCTTCTACATCTAGTAGGGCTAGACCATCTTTATCCCATGATATTGTTTGGACCCGGCCCGCCATTTGTGCGCCATTATACCAAATAACACCGATGCGTAATTCGCATCCTTTAACTTTTTTATGGTTGGTAATTGTGTATTCTTTACCAGCTGTTTTAGTCTTTAGATAGCAATCTAAAGACATATATTTTATATTTTCGCAATGACCACTTTTCACAGCAGCTGTATCTAGGTCTATTAGACCATTTGAGCTTGAGATAACGCTAAGTAGTTGATCTCTTGTTGGGTTAATGTTTAATGTAATCATTTTATCCTCCTTATAAAGTTTAGGTTGCGGCATGATTAGGCCGTATGATAAGCTACATCGTAGCACCTCAATTCTAAGACTAACATAAAAGTATCTAAATACTCTTACGTTAGCCTACTGGAGATCGTATCTCCAGTAGCGCTATCATAGCACTAGTCGTTTTAACTGGTAATTCAATCTCGTAAGATAATAAAGATTATCTTCTATATATTGAATCTGTTTAATCGGATTATTAACTAGTCTATTTACATTAGTAAATATGTTATTGATTCGATTAAACAATTCAGCACTAGACCCAGGATGTCTAGGCAGTCTTTGTTTTATGCTAGACATTGTCTCTTCGTAAACTGTACGAAGATCAGGATTACTAAATGGTGAATCCATAACAACTCCTTTCTGGAGTATTATGATAGACAGAGTTAAGAGTTCGAACTCTTAACTCTGTTTTAATCTTTTATCCAAAAATTTGTATATAGGCTAGTCCTATATTAAGAGTATAATACTATACCCTTAAGATAAGACCCAGTTTTTTGAGCAAACATGTATCTTTATGAGAAATATTTATTTCCCGATACATGCTTTCAAGATGTGGTACTAATATAATAAGTCGGAAGAGTTCGTGCTCTTCCGACTTACTTTTTTAGTTTCCTAAAATATTACTTCTTCTCATCGAGCAGAATTAACGATGTTCTAATTGCATTCTCTACTGATGCATCATTAGGATCTGTTTTTAGACTAGCTGCATTGCTAGTCAACGCATAGTATCCGCATATTACTGCGAATACTATAATACATACACAGGTTGTGATAATATCGATATTATCACTTTTAACATTTGTTACTTTAGTAGTTTTCATTTTTAACTCCTATTAATTTAGTTTTAAATATAGACTTTGTAACTCTGCTATCGCGGAGTTTTTATAAGCTGCAAGAGCGCGAGGTGTTCTTGCCAAACTATGTAGATTAGCGTTAATACAAATTAACGCAACTTTAACTTCCATTCTTCTTGCTGGATTAGCTGTTGCTAATCCTTTAATGCAATCTGAAAACAATATATCAAAACTTTCCATTTTATATCCTTTATTATCTTTTTAATATTAAAATTTATAGAGAAGATAACCGAATAGTTATCTTCTCTATATCTTCTTCTATATTGATAATATATAACTGTAAAAAAATGACTTTGACACGTTTAAAAGCTAAATTATATATACAGCGTTTTTGTTGCTTGAACATACGACTATATTAATAAGGAGCCTCTGATGAAGAGCATTTATAAAAACTATAAGATTTCTAAAGAGTTATTACCGGATATGACCTATGCTATAGACCAGCTAACTGCTAATCAAGAGGGCTTCGGTAGTTTTATTATGTCAGTAACTTCTTTCTTTAAAAAGAAGATAGAAGCTATTAGTGGAATATTTGGTATCAATAGTAAAAATGATACTAAAGAAATATCTAAAGAGACGGCTGCTTTATATAAAGAATTTTCAAAGTTTGATAAAACAGTAAATCAAACTGTTAAATCTGAAGATAAAATTTATAATAGCTTACGCTCTATTTTAATCCCTTGGATACCAGGTGTAAAACCAGATCTTTATTCTTTAGTAACTGGACTTAAGTTACAAGTTGATGAAGTACAAAATAAAGCATTGCCATTACTAGATCAAACCGATACTTTTATTAGTAAGTTACTAGGTGATGAAGATTATAGAACTTCGATTATACCTAATAAAGAACTAGTTGATAATCTAAAGAAATATAGTAAAGATACTACTAATTATCTAACTGATATTATTAATGGTAAACAAGTTGCAGATAGTAGAGAGTTTGAAGATGTTATTCCTAATATGCAATCTATAGAAACAATACATAATACTTTAAAGGATCTTTTATTTGCTAAAGATCTTGAAAAAGTACAAGAAGTATTTAACTATGCTAATAAGATAGGTAATAATGCTAAAGAACTTTTAAGTCAGGCGCAGAAAAATCAACTTAATATTAGTAAAGTAAGAGCAAATGAACTAGGACCAGTATTACAAGAATCTGCAGCTATAGTAACTAACGTTGCTGCCATTATTAGAATACTAGATGCTAGTGTTAAAATACATAAAGCTATTTTAGAAAAACTATCATATTTAGTTAAATAAAAAGAAGAGTACAGATAGACTAGAGTTATTCTAGTCTATCTGTATATTTATTTTAGGGCTTCTACTAATGGTCTTATCTTAGGATTAACTTCATAGGCAATAGAAGAGATAGCATTTTCAATTCTAGGATTATCTATATACCTAGAGCAAATAGCTAACTCTATTTTAACACCATACTTAATGAAAGTACGCCATTCAAAACCACATTGAGGTCCGTATTTATTGTCTTCAACTTTACCAAAAATGGTATTGTCTTTTATACCATAAGTAGCGAATATTCTTGCCCCAATGTCATTTACTAAATTATCGTTTGACCTTGAGAGATTATACAAAAAGTTTTCATACGCTGACCAACTTTCAAGTACGTCATAGAGTTTATCGATAGATATATTTAACTTTCTGTTTAACCCAAATTCAACATCTACGTTTGCACCGTTAAGCCCTATTTTAAAATCCGCGGCTGCTGAGAGATTATATCTTTTAAATAGTTTGCAGCTCGTAAGATAACCATACGTTGCAGTTAAGTTGGGGCTACCAAAATACTCTCTAATAAGTGCAATAGGATCTGCTTGTATTTCTATTGCATCCCAATCAGCTCTTAGTTTATCTTTTTGCTCTTGAGCTTTTCGTTCTTCTTCTACTAGACTACTCCAATCTAGAATATCTTTCTTTCTATCACCTAGAAATACCTCAAGTACATGAGCTTCTTCCGTTACATTACTAAGATCTTCAATAGGAGTCGTAGTAATATTTTCAATAAGTATATTCCAAATAAAGCCACCTGTTTGTAGTTTAGCTATAATATCTTGATCTTCATGTGCCTTTTGCAACTCAATAGCTTCTAATGCTAATTCTGTTGTTATAGGTGCGGTTAATATAGGACCTTTGTCCACCTTGTAACCATTAATATAAAATTTTGGTTGTTCCATTGCGTTCTCCTTATGTGTGTTCTATTTAAATAATATACACTTAACTTTCATTAAGTATATACAAGTTAAAAATAATATTTATAGATACTACTAGAAGATTTTCATCTTCTAGTAGTATCTTCTATATTTTCACATATAAATTTAACAGCTAATAAAGTAATATATGCGAATATTACTAATGCTATAGTAACTACAAATGCTAATAACATTATAGTTCTATATGACTCTATAATAAAAAGAGCTTTAATAAAACTAAATATTATTAATAATGCACCTATGCCAAGTATAATACATGCTGTTTGGGCTATTACAATTCTCAATCTTTCATCTTCCATCATTAACCCTTCGTAATTGCAGATTCTAGCTCTTCGTTAAATATAACCATCTCTTGTGGAGATAGAGTCAATTCTTTCATCATAAGCTCTTTAATGTTATTGATATTAATTTCAAAAGCTTTAGACTCTACCGTTTCTAAAATATCAATCTTCTTAATAACCTCATTTTCAGTTTTAAATTTGATATGGTAATTTGGATAAGCGGTTATAAACTCTTTAAGATTCTTAAGTAATGTATTATCATTCTTAATCTCTATTCGTATATAAGAACCTTTAGGTAGTTTCTTAAGTTCTTTCTTAAGACTATGGACTATTTCAGATTCTGATTGATCTAAGTATGTTAATGTTTTAAAGACCATTGCTTTAGTATTCTCTAAGAATTTAAAGTCCATTTTACCATCAGCATAGATATCACAAAGTAAAGCACCTTTATTTTCTTCTTCGCCATGTGCTAAACGATCAAAACTACCAGGGGCTAATATACGTTCATAAGCATTAGGTGTATGTATATGCCCAATAGTTATATAATATTTTACAATATCTAAATAATCAGATTCTTTATGTACAAATTTCATGCCTTCTAATATTGGCATCTGGAATCTAAAACAACCATGCATAATAGCAATATCAACTTCTGCTAACTGATTCTCTTTAAGAAGGTTAAGAACTTCTTTATAAGTATCAGTAGCTTCATGCCTCCATTCATCCGGAACATAAAGAACAGAGATACCTAACTTATCGATTTTCTCTATAGAGAGAGTATTAACATATTTATAGTCAGCATCTGGTGCTAGCTTCTTAGCTATCTCTGTAAAACTAGCTATTTGGTCATTATCATGGCTAGGTGTTCCATATAGTATTCTAAAGATTACATTCTTATCTCTACACCATAAAAGAACATTAGATAGCCATGACATGATAAGGCGATATTCTATAGATCTACTAGAGAGTAATCTATCAAATACATCTCCAGCTATAAAGAGAATATCTATATCGTTTAGCTCTTTAGTATACTTAATGAAAAAATCATTAAGGTTATTAATTATGTTTTCAGTATGATTCTTAGGGTGTCCTAAATGTATATCACTCAGAACCAAGTATTTGATTTTGTTTTTCATCTTTAGCACCAATTTTTATAGTAAGGGTTTCATAGACTTCTTGAAACTGATGTAACCTAATTTCACCTTCACGCTGCATATCGCGTAGCCACTCTTCGTAAGTATCTGAGACCATATTTAGAGTTTTATACTCATGTGTATCTAATAGGTATCTCATGTACATAGCTTTTTGGTCTTTGCCTGGACGAACTTGGATAATCTTATTATCTTTATAGTTATCTTTATATATACGTTCATGTAGACCTGGTACCCACTCTACAATATTAATTTTACCAGATGAAGCTAGCAATGACATTTCAACTGCTTTAGCATAAGTATTGAAATAGTCTTTGATTATGTATTCGTTATCTTCGTCATCTTTAAGATAAAGCTCTGGGAAATCAGAAGGTCGTAATGTTAAAATATCAGACTCTTGACGATACTTAGCTTTAGTAATAGCTAAGAAATTATCTCTAAAATAAGAGATAAGATTTTCATTTACTAATCCTGGATAGCATAAGAGTATAACTCTACTTAAAAATGAATATGATTTATAAACTTCTGCTAATTTATCTATATCTTTTGTTGTCATTGACATGCCAAATCCTTTTTAGTTAAATAATCAATTATGAGCTATTTCCTAAGAGAATAATGTTCTCGTGACAAGACATTATAAGGATAAACATGAGTGGAATATTAAGAAGTAGCGACTGGTCTAACTATCCACAGGCTATAGTGCATGTTACTACTAAGAATAAAAGTTTTCTTAGAGTAGCACAGATCTATAAGTCTATGGGTATTAAGAACCATGCTTTTTTATTAGCTTTACATAATCCTGATCTCGCTGATGTCGATCCTTTTAGCGATGATCTAACAGAAGACCAAATTAATGCTATTGGACAAGAGATAGCAGAGAACCCATGGTACTTCTTTAGGGAGATTATAAGGATCCCAGCTTCTGGTACTGTTAACGGTGTTAGCTTTATAGCTAATAGAGCTAACATTGCTTATCTATGGTGTTGCTTTAACCATTTAACAACTATGATCATTATGCCACGTCAAACTGGTAAGTCTGTTGTTGCGGATAGTTGTAACGTCTATATTCTAATAGCTGGCGGTAATAACATTAAGATGGTATTATTTACTAAGGATAATGGTCTAAGAGTATCGAACATTGAAAGATTAAAAGCTATATTCGATTTATTACCTTGGTATATCAATCCTAGAGATAAATCGGATAGTAACAACACTGAGAACATAACAATCAATGCTTTACAAAATAGATTAGATACTGTTGTTGGTCAAACTACATTAGCCGGTGCTATGAAGGTAGGTCGTGGTCTTACTGTTGCTATATTACAGGTAGACGAGTTAGCGTTTATCCCACATATTAAAGAATCGTTAGAGACGGCATTGGCTGCTACTGGTGCCGCTAGAGAGAATGCTAAAAACTCTGGATCACATTATTACAATACTTATACTACAACTCCTGGTTACGTAAATACGGAAGAAGGCGCTTATGCTAAATCAATTTATGATAGTTGTTGTAGATGGACAGAGAAGTTTTTAGATCTACCAACACATGAAGAACTAGAGAGTACTGTAAGGAAAAATACTCGTAGAGGTAACTTTAGTATCTTAATAGAGTTTAACCATAGGCAACTAGGTAAAACTGACCAGTGGTTAAAAGAGAGAATATTAGAAGCAAATGCTACTGGTGATAGAGCTGAAGCTGACTTCTTAAATAAGTGGTCACAAGGTACTGCTGCCTCCCCTATCTCTAAAGAGAATCTTATTAAGCTAAGAGAATCTATTGTTAGTAAATCTTATATAGATATAAGTACTGAAGGTTACGTTATGAACTGGTATATACCAGAAGAAGATGTTATGAATGGGCTCAATGGTAGACAAATGGTTTTAGGTATGGATAGTTCTGAAATGATAGGTAATGACAATACTACATTCTGTGGCAGAGACGTTGTCACTGGAGAAGTTCTTTGCACTGCATTAATTAACGAAACTAACGTACTTACATTAAGTAACTTTATAGCTAACTTCCTGATTAAATATCCTAATGTAACTTTTGTTCCTGAAGCTAAATCAACAGGAGTAGCGATTATCGATACCATAGCACAAATATTCATTAGCAAAGGTATTAATCCATTTACTAGGATATTTAACTATATAGTCGACGAAAAAGATACTAGACAAGACTATGATACATCTTGGGGAAACATTAGTAAGAGCTGGAATCTAAGTGAATGGTATAATAAGTATAGAAGAGAGTTTGGGTATAGAACTTCTGGTATTGGTAAGAATAGTAGAGATAACCTATATGGTACTGTATTTAACTTCACTATGAAATACACCGCGCATTTAACAAGAGATGAAGATCTAGTAACAGAATTAGAATCTTTAATAGTAAAAAATGGCCGTATAGACCACCCTGCTAATGGTCATGATGATTTATGTTTTATAGGAGACACACTTATTCTGACTTCAAAAGGCAATATTCCTATTAAAGATATAAAAATCGGGGATATGGTATTAACAAGAAATGGATATAAACCAGTCTTAGCAACCATACATAGAGAAGCGGAAGTAATATCAAAGTATGGACTAACCGGCACGCCTAATCATCCTTTTATAACACCAAATGGAATTGTAAATTTTGAAGATTTAACAGATGAAAGCGAGGTTTACATATGGAACTTCAACGAGAAATCGAAAAAGTTGGACCCTTTATCATCCGGGACATTATTATCTATAAAGGCCAAAGATATATTAGAAACCCAAATACGACAAGAAGACAGCATAGAGTTTATTACTGGAAACACGATAAATGGAAGACTATCCCAGTTGCGCTACATAGGCAAATCTATATGGACGAAGTTGGTGAAATACCAGAAGGATTTTGTATCCACCATAAAGACGAAAATACCTTTAATAATGACATCAGTAACCTTGAGTGCTTATCGGCATCCGATCATATGCGAAGACACCCATTCGCAGAGGAAGTACAGCTTAAAAATATTGAACGAGCAAAACAGGATAAGGGGAAATACTTACAAGAGTGGAGAGATAAACATCCTGACTTGGCTAAAAAATTGTACGAAGAAAATGGTAAGAAATCTCAAGGCCTTAAACGCTGGCGTGAAACTACCCCTAAAGAAGACCAGTATGAACAACATGTTGCGGCTGGTAAAAAAGGAGGAAGAATATATAAAATCCAGCGAGAAAAAGCCGCGCTTGGAATTAGTGTATAATCTTACTATAAAAGATACTCATGAGTATTTTGCTAACAATATACTAGTACATAATTGTATTGCATCACTTTTATCTATTTTCTTCCTTACACAGGCTAAAAATCATGAACTTTATGGTATAGATAAAGAGAAAATACTCGCCGGAGTAAAATTAAGTATAACAGATGAAAATGGTGGTCCTATAGAAGAATATAGGAAAGCTAAACAAAAGCAAATTAAAGATACTATAGATGTTTATTTAGATAGAATTAAACGTTGTGAAGATCCATATATAACGCAACAATTAATAGCTAAAACAAAAGCGTTGTATAATACATTAGATAAAGACTTTATAGTCTCGTTTAACTTACAAGATATGCTAGATAAAATTAATAGCGAAAATAGATTAAAACGTATAGATATTAGTGGTAGTAAAAAATATGCATTTTAAAACATAGAGTAGTAGAGCTAAATATTTAGCTCTACTACTCTTAAATTATTAAAATTGATTTATTACATATGGTATATAGCAAGACCAACAATAACTGCTAGTACAACAACTGCTGCTACTATACCAATTGTTTTATGTTTTTTAGAAGATTTAGATTTATCATCAGAAGACTCTTTAACTTCAGGTTTCTTTACCTCTGGCTGAACATCTGGTTTTGGCTCAGGCTTAGGTTCAGGTTTTGGTTCCTCTTTAGGCTCTTCTTTCTTAGGCTCTTCTTCTTTTTTAGGATCCTCTTTAGGTTCCTCTTTCTTTGGATCCTCTGGTTTTGGATCTTCCTTCGGGTCTTCTGGTTCTTCTTGCTTCTCTATACCAAGTACTTCTGACCAATCATCTTTTTCAGTTGGATATTCTGTATGGTATGCAACTGTTCTTGGATCTTCTAATAGAACATTAACATCATCAAGAACTTCTGCTTCTGTTTCAACATCTTGATTATCAACTGCATAAACTACTTTATCGGTAAAGTCTATATAATATTCAAGATCACTATCTGCAAAAATAAAATCAGAATCTATAATAGCACCTAGATTCTTTTCTCCAAACTGAGTCTCTTCAACTGCTCTAATATGTGTCTTAAGCTCATAAGGCAATTTCTTTTCTTTAAGGTCGCATTTAAAAGTAAATGTTGTAGATGCTGCTGTATAATTAACAGACTTCTCTTCTTTAATAAATTTTACAAAGTAAGAACCGTCTTTTAATAGTGGTTGATTTTCATCAAGAACTTCACCATCTTCATTTCTAACTACTCCGATGATCTTAGACAACGGAAGTACAAGATGCTTTGCAGCTATAGCTTCATCGACTTTTTTAGCCTCTGTTGAAATCTTATAAAGTTTACTCATAGGGTATTCTCCTTATTATATATTGGTTAACTTCAGGGATATTTAATTCTAAGACTAAGGTAAATTGTAAGACAAACAACATAAAGGAAGAGTAAAATGGAACTTAATAGAACCTCTGAAATGATGAATTCTCCCAATGCTGATATACATGGAGGATTAAAAGGAAAAGAGTGTAAGTTTGTAACACATGTTATGGGTAATGAACAATTTAATATACCAGATATGCATTACGTAAAAGAGGTATGGCATTATAACGATGGTACTATGATTAGGAATCTAAGGCCAATTAAAAACTACTTGAGATCTTTTTGGATTACTAAAGAAAACTATCGTGATCATAAACAAAAGAAAGAGACTGAAGATATTAAAAGATTAAATCATTATAAAGCAACGCAAACTGAATTAGCAAAAGTTGCAGCATCTAGGTTGGGGGACCAATTTAGAGGGTGTACACAAATGAGAATGTTAGCTAATTCTCCTTATCTATATGGAACTGATGTTAAAGCGTCTGATGAATTAATGTATAAATATATTAAACAATATCCTAATATGTCATCGCCTAATATAGTCTGCGCATTAGATATTGAGACAAATACATTAACAGATGAAATAATATTAATTTCTGTTTGTTTAGAAGATAGAATCTATACTACAATATTAGAAAGTTTCTTACCATTTAAAGATGGCGTTGAAGAGAAGTTAGAACGATTAGCAAGAGCTAATTTTCCAGATGAAAAAATAGCAAAAGAAGTTCAACTTACATACGATGTATGTAAAACAGAAAAAGAAGTTATAGAGCATGCTTTTAAAACAGTTCATGATTGGCAACCAGACTTCTTAGCTATATGGAATATAGCATTTGATATTCCAACTATAGAGGCTAGATATACTAGTCTAGGTGGTGATATGAAAGATTTAGTATCTGATCCTAGGATTAAACCAGAATATAGATATTATAAATATAATAAAGGTGTATTTCAAAAAGTAACAGCATCTGGTAAAGTTAAACCTATTGCGCCACATGAGCAATGGATAACAGTACAAGCACCAGCAAGCTTCTTTCTTATAGACGCTATGCAAGCTTATAACTTTGTAAGATCAGGGCAGAAACAAAACCCTGGCGGTTATTCTCTTAACGCCATTATAGAAGCAAACTTAGGGGAAAAGTTTAAGAAACTACATTTTGACGATCCTAACACTAAAGATTTAGTAGGAGTAGACTGGCACCAATATATGGTAAGTAAAAAACCATTAGAATACGTAATATATAACCAATGGGATACCATGGCTATGATACTATTAGATAATGAGATACAGGATCTTAAGATTAAGATAAGAGCATTAAGCGGTATGGCAGATTTTGCTATATTTAATAGCGGTCCTAAAAAGATTGTAACTAACATGTTTTATTTCGATTTAGAACATGGCCAAGTCATGGGATGTAAACAACCGACGATTGAAGAAGACGAAGATCTTTTAGGCTTACAGGACTGGATAAAGAATTTATATTACTGTCCAGGTAAAATTCCTTTAATTGCTGGAAAGCTTATAGTTAAGCCAATCAGCAGCGAAGCTTAGTAATAACTAAGAACGTTCAGAGACTAGTAAGACTATAGTCAGAATACTATAGCATACCGAGAGGGAAATGGGGAATATTCTATAATGATAGAATAAAGATATAGTCCGATCCTTATAGCGATATAAGACAAATGAGTAATGTTAGATATAGACCAAATTCATCCGGCAGAAACTTGTTACTTAGATGTTACTGATGAAGTACTTAGTGATGAAATGATTAAACGTTATGTTTTTGATGCTGATTGCGTAAGTAGCTATCCTTCTGACATTCTGGCAGCTAATGTATCTAAAGATACAACGGCTAGAGAATTGTTAGATGTTGAAGGTGTTTATCCAGAGGTATCTAAACTTTCTAATATTAATATTCTTTTTGGTAAAGTTAATCAAGTTACATATATGTCCAATATGTGTAATTACCCAACGTTAGAAACATTAGAAAAAAATATGATATAGACTAGTATAGGGAAAATCCCTATACTAGTCTATTTATTTTATTAGCTAACTTAAAGCCCCAGTCATTAACAGAGACCCATGCTAGCACCTCATCTTGCTCTTCCTTCGGGGTGATATTCCAATTATAGTAATAATACTCCAAGTCGATATCGCCCTCTATGCGTTTAAGATCATAAGCTTTCTTAATTTCCTCTGGAGTCTTAAGGAATTTAATCTCGCCATTTATTTCATCTTTATACACTGGTTTCCAAACCAATGCTAAAGAATCATCTTGATTTTTTAGCGGCAATGTAAGCATTACTAAATTGCCTAACTTTTTGCCGCAAGAAATCAATTCATAGTGGTTGAGCTCTGTAATGATCAATGGGTATCCAGTCTCAGCGACTTCTCGAATAGCCGAGTTATACTCTGCGCCATGGATAACCTTAACTTCACCAGTTGTAAGATTTACTACTGGAACATAACCATTATCTGGTAATGTCACAATAGTTCTTCTCCTACTAAACGGAGTTATAATACTGAAATTTGTATTATACTCCACCTCGAATGAAGGGTAGATATGATCGCATTTCTCAGCGGTCAAAATATCTACGGCTTCTTTATTACTCAAAGACTGGACAAAAATACATTTATTATCTCCAGTCTCTAGCTTATACACAAGACCTGGCTCTATCTTATCGATAGCCAAGTACTGTACTCCAGCCTTTATTTCTTTTATCATTTTCTTAATCTTCTATTAATTCTATACTAGATAGCTCAGCATAGCTTGCTACCCATTTAATACCCCACACTGCAGCAGCTGCTACTGCAGCACCTAGGCATACGAAACCACCAATTGCTAATTTACTAAGTTCTTTCGTTTCCTTAGTTTCCTTATTTACATTTTCACTTACATTTTCCATAATTACTCCTTATATAGTTTAAAAATAAAAAGGGGGATCATAATGTCTCCCAACATTAGTTATTGAAACATAGCACAACATATACAAGAGCAGCCCATGCCAAGGCACCAGCTGCTATGATTGTACCCCCTAAAAAACAGGCTACATTTTGCATCATATTCTCCTTATTAATTTAGAGGGTAATTAACCCTCTTATTCAAAACTTTCGGCAACCTTATAACCTAGCACACCAGCACCAAAGATGGCTAAACTTACTACCGCTCCAGCTATACCAGCAACTGCATAAGCTTTCCAGCCAACTAACTCAACTTTAAATATTTTACCTTTATTTTCCATTTTGGATCCTTTTTAAATTTTCTTTAATCTAGTTCCAGTTATAACAACGAATGCTATAACACCTATGATTGCATACCCAAGAAGCTTTTTAGCTCTTTCTAATGCTGTATCTTCCATAACATCTCCTTTATGGCCAGGGAGATTTTATTCTCCCTCTGAAAAGTAGGTTTTATAAGCCCAAATACCTACTCCCACAATTAAACCCACCCCAGCACCTATTAGAAGTTTAGAAACAAGTGAAGACTTTTCTTCTTGTTTCTTTTCTGCTTCCTCTTCGAGGTTTCCTAGATTCTCTTTAAATCTATTAAGAGCATCGTCAATCTCTTCTTTTGCAGACTCATATCCAGATGTAAATGCATCGCGCATTTCATCTGTTACGTTTTTAAGACTCTCTTCTATTTGCTCATCTGTCATGTTATTTATATTTTCCATGTTGTTCTCCTCTTCTGTGGTTGTGTTCAAATCTATAGCAACTTCTGGAGTTGCGCCCTCAAGTCTTTCAGCTTCCATTTTCTCAACAGTAGCTGTAGCCTCAGCCTCGTCCATGCCTTCAATGGCTATGGTTCTCTCCATAACTCTTTTTAGGGATTCAAAATCTGTACCCTGTTGGAGTAACTGGACGAACATCGATGCAAAGATCTCTGGTCTAGTTTTTGATCTCGTTCTAATATACAGATCTCGAATGCCGTCTTGCACTCTTTGATCGACAGATTTAATAATATTAAATCTGCTTTGATCTATTAGTCCCTGATTTAAAGACAATGCATCTATATCGCTAACCAACGCTTTAATATCGTGGTTAAATACAATTAGATCCATAAGTTGACGATTGTCCATGCTTAGAATATCACTACTATTGATAGTAATGATTCCAAACTCTTGTTTAAGAGACTCAACTGTCTCTAACATAATATCACTCTTACTTTTATTTGTGCGTACCATTGTGCACTCCTTATATTAATTTTTGGTTTAATTACCTAAAGCAATATTACCTTTAATATTCCTTTAGAGAATTATTACGCCGGAGCTATACTCCGGCGGCTAGTCAGCATTACCCTACTAGTCTTCTTAGCTGATAATTTACATTATCTAAATAAGCATAAATATTATGCTTGTATTCGTTTAGTTTTATTGGAAAATTTTCCAATTTAACTAAGTTATCGAAGATAGTATTTATATTATCTCGAACCTTTTGATTTATGAACGGATATTTATCAAGCCGACTTTTGACTTCTTTTACAAGAGTGTCGACTCTATCCGTAACCAAGCCTGTTTCCAGGCCTAAATCGTGGTAGCCCATATTAACCTCCTTTCCAGGAGATGCTATCGGGAGTTCATCCTCCCGATAGTTACTACCTTAAGATATTAGGTAATAATTACCTATAACAACATTAATCTATAATATTCTTATAGGTAATTTAAAGCACAGAGAGTAAGAGATATCTCTTACTCTCTGTGTATATTTTTTTATTTCTTTACATATACCGGTTTTAACAACTGTCTACCTGCAGCAGTTAAAATTCTGTATTCGGCTGGTGTCAACTCTGCATTTTGCATAGATGCATCACAACCAAAATCACGGTTTGCGTTTAGTATTAGACGTAGCTGTGTTATAGCCTCGCCACCTGTTTTGGTATCGAGCACAACCTTTGCGCCATAACCAAACATTTTAGTATTACCTTTTCCGCTATTCGCATCTGAGCAAACGTATCTATATGATACCTTAAAACGATAAGGGTCTTGTACAGGGTATTTATCTATTTCAATAGCTGTAGCTAAATCGCTACCATTGATTTTTCTCCACACTGGGTTACCCTTTGGCATGCCCATGATGGTTCCGCCAAAATTGTCAGTATCTAAATCGGCATAGATATTAAAATCACTGTCTATAATGGTTCCTGCTGCAGTAGCTCCGCTAATAATCTGTTGATATTCAGATGCTGTTGGTCTAGGTGTATCACCCTCTTCAAGATCTAACCAAAGATAATCGAAATCTGAATTTTCTTTATTCCACTTATCTCTAAGTGCCATAAATTCTTTCTCAGTATCTGGATTATATTCAATTTTACTTACACTGAATTTTGGAAGCTCGTTGAATGGGTTTAGCGGAGAAGCCTGTGTGAAACATTTCCTTTCTTGTACAGCAGTATTCCTACCGTCTGGATGGAAGTATCTATATCTTTTAATATAGCATCCCTTAGAGTAAGCTTGCTCAACCCGCCATTCACCCTTCATTTGTGTATACCCTTTCTTTTCACCTTGACTAATTATTTCGCAATCATAATCAAGATATTTATTCCCAGTTACAGTATGCTCGTAAGTAGTAGCGTATTTAACGTTACTATTACCAACTCGTAATTTGGCAATATATTTACCATTTTCGCATCTACCTTCACCTACAACTCTACCATAAGTATCCTTAAGATCGCCTATGATAACACCATAGTCATCTGACGCTTTTAGATAACTATCTGCAAATGTTTTTACGTCCTCAAATCCGAAACTTGCTGTTAAAATTCCTGCTACTGCTGTAGCTAACAATACCTTTTTCATTGTGTTCTCCTATTAAAGTGTTTTATTTTTTGGTTAGCTTCTTTTTGAAGCGACTTAATTATTTCTGCGTTGCTCTTCTAGTGCTTCACGTGCCATACCATCAGCGCAGTCTATAAGCCCATATAGTATGCTCTCGAAAATATCGTCCATGACGGAACTCTCTTCTTCTGATTCACTTACTAGAGGAGCGTCTATGTTAATGCTTTTATCAACATTTACATTCTCCAATATTTCTGGTTTAGGTTGCATATACAACCCGACTTCTTGACCTTCTGGTCTACTGATTTCTCTAAACATGATGTTCTCCTTTTGGTTTATTAAATTTTCATTCTTGGTTTAAGGTGATAGAGGAATAGATTATCAGGATTTCAAAAGTATCCGGATATGTAACTATATTATTTTTATTATAATATAGTTACGATCAAATCTATTAAGAAGTTTACTAATTTACGATTCTTAATAGATGTATAGTGAACAATAATATATACCACCAATCTTTTAATCAGAATAAAAATAATTAAGGTTATTAATGTTGTAATCATTATTAAACCTTGAGTTTTATTTCTATTCCTCTATCTAGAAAGAAGTATTAATATACTCTTTCTATATTTATAATATATAACTGTAATTTTTTCACTTTGACAACAAGTTAGTATCCTAGGATTTTATTCCTAGGATACTTTATTTATGCCCAAAGTGAATCTGGGTCGTAATCTATAACTCTACCTCTAGAGTCTTTATAGACTACTGGTTTAACACCCGTTTGGGGTTTCTTTTTATAAGAATCCGCTTTTACTTGCGGATACTCAACCGGACGTAGACTTGTTATAAATGCTTGGTCAAAATGACCACTGTTTAGCATCCGCAACATTTCTGTTACCATAGGGCTTCCTTTCTGCATGTATTGGGCGTACATACTAATATAGATAGTGTTCATTGTCTATATAGGCTAGTCCTATATAGAAGAACTAGATTAATAGTTCTTCTATATTTATAATATATAATTGAAATTTTTTCACTTTGATGTAAATCGTTATGATTAAACATTCTATACTATTCACAGGTCACTACTGATAGATGTAATATCTATCAGTAGTGTTTTTATTTATCTAAGGCTATTTATAAATGAAATAGATCTACACTATTTCAACTGATGAACTTTTTCAAATCTTTTTTAACCTTATAGTTTAATAGACATGCATTAGGAATTCCTAATGCATGTCTTTATTTTATTTATATAAATTAAAAAAAAGTAATACTAGAGTAGAACCTATATTTGGTTCTACTCTAGTCATCTTATTTCTTTAGGCTTTTAAGGTACTCAGAAGCTGTTACTTCTTTTCCATTATACCTTATATGTGTAGCTAGCCCTCTTTTACATATCTTCTTAATATCGAACCAAAACTCTTTACCATTAAGCATATCTGTTAGTTCATCTTTAGTAAGAAAATTCTGAAGTTCTGATCTAGCTATATTATCATAGAGTTGCTTATAGAACTTGATTCTATTTACAACATCAGATGCTTTACCAAAAGCTCCACCAGACCAATCGTGAAACATGATCCAGCTATGCTCATAGGCGATTCTCTTATCTCCAAATGTAAAGAGAATAGCAGCTGCTGAAGATGCTGAAGGATCTAAGATAGTTGTGGTCTTGCCATAGAACTTCTCTTGTATAACCGATTTGATCTTATAGAGCTCCGATACATATCCACCAGGTGAATCTATCCTGATAGTTAATGTATCATTAGCTCCAGAGTCTCTTAAGTTATTTAATAATTTAGAAAGATCTGGATGATCTTCTAGCTCTGTAAAATAAATAGTATGTTCTTGATAAGACACTGATTTACTATAAAGCCTATGTTCACTCTTATCGCTACCCCGTGAATCAGAACGACCTAATCGTTCACTCTTAGTTTTTCTGTCTACTGTCTCTAAGTTCGGTAATGTTTCTTTTTCCATATTAACCCTTTCTGTTATTTTTAAAACTCTATTTTACTTCTATTAGGATAACTATGTAACTTCTTAATAAATTGTTCTGGAACAGTAAAGGCGTCAACTTCTTTACTTGTTCTTTTAGATGGCAATGTACAAACGATGTCATTTGGTGCTCTTACACCTTCCCAATTAAAAGTCCATGGTAAAGTCTCCGGAAACTTTTTATATTCGACATTATAAGTATCTAAACCAATATAAAATAAGTTACGTAAATTATTTATTACACTAGCACTTAAGAACTCTTTAAGGTCTTGATGTTGTAATATATAGATAACTTTCTTATCAGTATTATAAGCCAGTATCTCATAATTTGAATTATACGTTACTAAATAAACTGGTAATAATTTATCCTTATAAGTATCTGAACCTGTATTATCAGTGTATTGTTGTATAGTAACCATAAGATCAAATGGTCTTAAAAGATTATCTAATCGTTTTAACGAACCTGGTGGGTAATTAATAATACTATCATATTCATCATAGACTCTTAAAGCTATAAAATTATGATTATTCTTAGTTTTATTATCCCACATCGGATAAAATGTACCATTATAATGTAAAAGATCTTTACGCCTATCTGGTATCTTACGATGCTCTTTAAAAACCTTAGGATCGTAGAAAAATATATAATCACCATTTACAACATCTGTGCAAAACGATTCAAAATCTTTTAGTGTTAATGAACTTCCCATTTTACCACCTATTCCAGGAATATGAGGCGGTAACCTATTCATAATCTTATCGGAATAAATAAAAAGCCCAGTAATGACAATGGCTATGAAAAGTATAAATATTCCTATTATATGGTAATCTTCCATATTAACTCCTTATATAGTTTAAAAATAAAAAACGTTAGGTAGAGACAATTCTCTACCTAACGCAACTTAAGTTCTGTTTCCCAGGCATTAGGTCTATATGTTTCGTAATGCCATTCCTTAGCAATATCTTTTGTACAAGATTCTCTTTGTTTATAAAGGTCTTTATGCTTTCGTAGATTACCACAGTATAAAGCAGTATATGTAGTATCTACCCCGTCTATCTTTCTAAGTCTACCCATCATCTGTCTATTGGCCTGTAATGACCCCATAGAGATAGTTTGGATAATAGTGGAAAGTTGTGGGATATCGACTCCTACGCCTGAACTACCCGGCGTTGATGCTGTGATATCAGAGGTCATTAGGGTTTGATAATCGTCTTCTTGAACATATGTATTTACTGTCAACTTAGGGTATTCTTTTCGTAATACTACCATAAGGTGTTTACACATATCAACAGTAGCCGCATACACTAAACATTTATACCCCGGCTTACGTTTTTCTATATAATCACGTTCTACATATTTAAGAACCATCTTATCAAACTGTGCTAATAAATATGGTCTAGATAAAATAGACTGCTCAAAAAGCACTTGGCTATAACCTTGGTTAGTCTGGTGTTTTAACTTAGGCGCTTTCTCTATGTAATATCTAACATTATTAACCTTTATATGTGCTCCGCTACCAGTATTCATATCGAATCTTAATCTTTCTGGGACTAGCATTTTATACATTTTAACAGTATGCGGATCATTACTACTAAACGTTGCGGTTAATAATAAATAGAAATCACATTGGAAATATAAAAGAATCTTAGATACACTACCTGGTTCTTGATGCGACTCATCATTAAGAAAGCCACCTATACCCAAATGTTGCATAAGATTTTCTGGCGCAACTGGATACTCTTTAAGAAGGAACACATCTCCCTTACGGTTATCGTAAACATTTATATAGTTCATAAGTGTTCGGATGCTAAAAATGAATATGTCATATTTTTTCTTATACTCTTCGGCGTTCACCATCAAGTCTCTAAGAGCATCACCACCTTGTATAATTACATATCTGTCTTTCATATTAGGAAAATACTTTAAAACGTCTTCTTCCCATTTTTCTAAATATTTACTTAGAACTACGATTGCCATTTTGGTTTTTATTTCGGAAAAAATATAGCTTGCTAATAGCGATTTACCTGCACCCATCACAAGGTTTATCATACTGAAATGTTCCGGATTTTCTAGTACCAACTTCGATATTCTTTCCTGGTAATCTCTAAGGGTAAACTTCTTATGGTCAAACTCTATATTTGCAAACTCCCCATGTTTTTCTTTACTATTATTAACCAGCTCGATAACGTCTGAGCTTACCCTACCATTCGCACCTATATATCCGACATATGCTCTTAATAACGATTTATGTATTCTATAGACATCGTAACCGTTTTCATCAGTATAGTTAACAAAAAATGGTTTATCTTTAACTCTAATGGCTCTACGGATTCTTTTATTAAATTCAAACTTGTAAGACCAGTATGGGCTTATAAATTCGTCTGTTATATAGCGAAGCGACTTGTCGTAAAGAGTTACGACGAAATGTGATACATTAATCTCTAACTTTAATCTCTTCATAACTCTCCTTTCAAGTTACTAACTAAAAAATAATTAGGGTAGTTCTATTCTACCCTAATAGACATTTACTGTTTTATAGGATGACTATTATAATCTGCTAATGCTTCAGCAGGAGCTAAATAGACGTCCATAATATGGTTAATCGGTTGTGTAGTATCGAATGCCATTGGATTCATCATAGTATCCATGTGATCTTGATATGCATAAGCGCCACCCATAGAACCATTCGTTAAAATAGTTTTGATATTTCTAGTAGAAGCTGATGATGAGCCATGGGCTACTGAGAAATCTCCAGCCTCATAGTTATTAACAGAGAATGCTGCTACAATAACTTCGAAGAGAGCTATGTTAACAGAGAGCTTACTATTAACCTCGGTAAATAACCTGTGTAAGAAACCATCTTGAGTGTTGATACTATAAATATCGTCATCTTCAGAATCTGATTCTACTTTACGTTTACCACCATTAATAGCAGCGCCGAAAAGTTTAGAAATAGATTTAGAGAAATTGATATAAGAGAATTCGACGTCTGGGATAAATATGATAGGTTTATTCATATCCCAACCCTCTAGAGGAATAACTAGGTTATCATCATTGTCTATACCATATTCAACTTTCTGAACATGCAATAAGAACTCAGTTGTAAAACTGCCTACTTTTCTTCCCTTCTTAATCTCTACCGGTATTTCTATAACCTCGCCTGTTGTTTTATTAGTCTTAACAAGTGTTAAGTTATATAACATAGAAACAGAAGTTGGCGCAAAACGTTTAACATCTGTAGATGGTGTAATATCAGATAGACCTCTAGCTGAAGATACGGCTACTTTAATAAACAGATCGAAATCTTTCTTATTATCAAAAACAGTTTCTCTTCCTCCGCCTACTTTATCGATAACATATTTCTTACGAAGATAGGCATGTGTATTATCATCTACCTTGGTCTCAAAATCGTTTTGAGCTGCTGGGTTAATAGAAATCGGAAGAGCATTAGCAGAAGAGATTTCGTGTTTAAACGATAATATCTTCTGTGTTATCTCTTGTGTCATAACCGTAGCTGCATAGTGACCAATATGAGAGTGCATAGGTATGTTATAAGACATCTGACCTAAACATTTAGAACATATACAACGTTTATCAGACCATTTACATTTATAAGCTACTCTAAGTTTAATTCTTTTACCTATAAGATGTGTATGATCTTTAGTTATGACTTCTTCTTTACCAGTTTCTTCATTAAGATAATATTTACCAACGAGCATAGGTAAGTGGCATTTAACAGGATTGTCTCTAGAGTTATTCTCTGGAAGTACTTCCCATTCTACATAATCTTTTTGTCCGCAATCGCCGTCTACTACTCTCTCGACACGATACATTACTAGCTGAAGTTTTCTAGCAAAAAACTCTGAAGAACTAACAGCTGTAGTTGAAGCTCTAAGTGATTTAGCTCCTGTTTGAGACTCCATACCAAGTTCATCTAGACCATACATACCAGATGTAAATGAAGATGGAATTGGTTTCTTATAAAGCTCTTCAGATAGGTTAGTAATATTACCTCTTGGTCCTAAAACCTGTTTTAATTGTTTAGGGTTCATAGTACGAGAGATATAACCTTGTGCTATCTTATTATTTTGATATTTTGGAGATGTCAAAATATTATGTAGTGTCTTATACGCATTTTCAATTGCAAATGCTACTTCTTCTGTTTTATTCATATTTGCATTTGCTACTGCTCTCATTGAGCTAACTAGATCTGGATGTAATTGAACATCTAAGAATGTATTAATATCTAGAGTTGAAACATAGTCTAGATTATTAAATACGATTTCATTATAGATATCGTTAAAGGTAGTTTGCATCTTAAGCCAGATAGCCTCTAATGGCTCTCTAGAGCCAGAAGGCTCCATAACATTATCGATAAGATAATGAAGGATGGTTTCATACGTCTTATTAAGCGTATCAGAAACATAGAATCCAGATACATAGTTGTTAGTTATATCAAAAGTTGATAAAACTGGTAAACCTTTAAATAGCTTAAGTATGTCCCAAATATATCTGTTTACGATAACTTCCCTAAATGTTAAACGTCTCTCAACACCATCGTCAAATCTAACGATAATGTTAGTCTTAAGTCTAGCATTAAGCTCTTGAGGTGTTTTCTCCATAATTCGACATACGTCGACTATTGGAGTTATAGGTTGCTGCTGCTTGCTCATGTTGTCTCCTTATATTATGTTTAGTAATATTCTTACTATATAAATAATGTATAACTATTACGCAATAACTATTTTTAAATATATAGTAAAATAACTCATCTTCCAGTGTTCTATTAATCCTAACTAAGCAAAAAATAAATATACTACGATAATACCCTCGGACAGGTATTATCGTAGTTTAGCGAAAAGGAAACACACTGTTGACAACCTTAGAGGATATATATGTTAGGGATTATATATCCTCTATTTTATCAAAAGTTTAGAGGTCTCATAATAGACCTCTAAATGTAAAAGTTAATCCTGACCTTTGATATAAGTATAATCAAAGCCCATTGGTTTAAATATAGCTTTTACTAATTTGATAGCAGAGTCTTCTCCGAAAGGAGTAACTGTTCTATCAACAGCATGTTCCATATTAGATGGCTGTGGTGCATTAAGTATATTTTCGTACATAGCTTTATGCGTTGGTACACTATTCGCTCTATCCTTAAGTTCTGCTATAGCCTCTCTACCACCATAATATAGATATAGACGACCTTCTGTCTCTGATAAGATTTTAGTCGGAGTATTTCTATATGGCAATCTATCTCTATTTGCAGCTGTTACTGGAATAGGGAACATGAAGTTATTTAAGTTAGGACTTGAAGTATACAACATGTTATCAGCTGTTTTACAAATCAAAATAGTATATAGAGGTGATATAAGGATCGGATCCTTAGTTATAAACTCTTTAACAGTTTTACCATCATCTTCTAGAATTGGAATATGTACTGGCCTTCTTGGTGGAGCATATTCTGAGTTTTCAATATCCTTTACGATTTGATAAAGACGTTTAGGGTTTGAAACTTGTTGCATAATATATACCTCTTCATTTAGGCAAACATTAAGTATTTCACGCTTTTGATTCATATCTGCTTGTGCATAATAATCAAACTGTGGAGTATTAAATTTACCTAATAATCCCATAAGATATATAAACATTTGTTCAACAAGATCATCAGAAAGTTGATATGTATCTCTAACTCCATTAGCCATTTCTCTTAGTTTAAGTTGGCAATACCTAGAAGCACCATTAATCTCTTGTTGATATGGTCTAGCCATATTCATACGAGAAATAATAGAGTTACTATCCATAATAATATCAGCTCTACCATATTCATTATACGGCATAAGATGATCTGGACGAACTTCAGATACGACACCCTTACCACCAGATTGATCTGATATTTTATGTCCTTTACCTAATGTTACTGTATATCGAATAGTAAACTCTATACGATATGTATCTAAAGGTTCATTTCTATTTGAAAGACCTAGTTTATTAGGTAGATTAGAAGTTGAAGTCTCTTTTACTTGTTTAAGACGTTTAGATAGATTTAAAAGAGCTTCGTTAGATTTAATATGTCTAATGTTCTCTTCGTGTGCTATCTTACCAGCTCTAACTATAAGGGCATGAAGCTGTGGAGATTTTCTTATTTTCTCTTTACCATATCCATAATCGATGTCTTCTAACTCTTCGCATATAGATCTATATGCCTCTAGAATATCTTCGTAATACTTAACATAAGATCTCGCATACTTATCTGGTATTTTAGACATACCATAATAAAGCTCAGAGTTTTTCTTAGGGTTCTTATAGCATACTATATCTACAACAACTCCAGATTTAACTGTTTGGCCATTACCAATATCAACATCTTCTCCTGGTCCACGTACATAATAACATTTATCCATAATTGGATCAAATTTACGTAAATCATCTGCCGATAATAGAGCTGGTGAGAAATCTAAAGGATCTTCATCTAGCCCTGATTTATTAGCTCCAAAGTCTTTGAAATTACGTAATGCCATAAGAACAGAATCAGAATTAATTTGTTCTCCTATTTCTGGAAATGGTTTATACTCATTTTCATCTCCATATAGGTTAAGCGGCATATATTGACTTCCGAACTCGATAGCCTTAGTTTCAAAAACATCATATCTCATTTTCTTAGATAATGATTCTGAAATGATTACACCGTCCTCCGCTATATCAGGGTGCGTACATAAGATCATATTTGCATTAACACCTAATGCATAGCCACCATGATCTCTAACAGATGGAGATATAGCTAAACGTGTTCCAGCTGGTAATTTAGTACCACGTTTAATAGAATCTAGAAACTCCTTATCCTGTACGTATGAAAATCCAAAGTTCTGATGGTAACCACTATGAAATAATGGAACATTAATTATATCTAAAGTCTTAATGATACGATTATTTTCATCTAGCTCTTGCTTTAGGGTAAAATATGTTTTTTCTGTTATCTCGTGGACATAGTTATCCGATATACCACCATAACGTTGTACAACTCTTAAAACTACACAATCATCTTCTGCCATTGGTCCGAACGTATGCTTAGATAATTGTTTATCAGAACCAGTCTGAACTATAGGTATATCTCCGTCTATCAAAGTTACAGATTGACTTTGATGCGCTGTATACATATACGAACGCGCTGACGAGTTATGTTGTACTGCATAGTTAACAGCATGCGGTCCTATTAACTCTTCTCTTATCATCAAGTCAGGGTCAACTGGAATGATAACATCTGTTGACGATTTTTCTAAGGGTACCCTTAGATTCTCATATTTGTTTTTCGCCATTTGTGTCTCCTTATATTATGTTTAGTAATATTATTACTATATAAAGAATATATAATTAACTAAAGTTAAGTATATATAAGACTATTTATACCTCTTCTACCTCTACTTCGAGAATACCTTCGAACATATCATCTGGAAGTTTTAGATTATTTCTTTTTGCAGTTTTAATTATCTCTGTTATATGTCCCTTTAACATAGCTATCTTATCTTCATCTGTAAGATCAAACTCAGATTCATTATTATCAGTATCCATGTTTACATTGTTTTGTTCTTGGAATTTAGTATTGATAAGTTGCTCTGCTACTTTAAAATAAGTATCTAAGTTAATGCCTATTCTTAAACCATTATAGAAAAGATTACCAAGTTTGTCCATAGGAGTTGGTTCTCTTTCTGACATATTGATAATATCAGCTAGTCCTGTTCCGCCTAATGAATACATAACTTGATCATAGCTAAAAGTATAATCATAATCACGATCATCTAGAAACTTAACTTTAGTTCCAACTGTTGTTAATTCAGATAGCATACTAACATATGGAATATCTTCTAAACGATTTTTAGCTAAACGGTCTATCATAAGGTAAGCTAAACACATTAACCATTTATAAGCAAACATCTCTTTAGTATAGTTTTCTAAAGGTGCTAATGCGTATTCATTAGTTAAATTATATTTAAAAATGATTTGCATACTATTATACTCTAGTTCAAAATGTCTAAGAGCTTTAGGACATCCTTCTTTAGAATTAAGATAATTCTCTAATCCTAAATTACAATCATCTTTAGTTCGATATGCATTTAGTATATACGCTAATGACATAACATTTGGAATATCTTTATTAAAATCTTCCATAGCCTTAGAAAGTATAAATTCCTCTTGAACATTTTTACCTAAAATATTGTAGGCTACTAGGCTTACTAATGTAAGTAATTTTCTTATATCTGTAGAATGTACAGAGCCACTATAGTCTGCTAAGTTAACTTTTTGGTTTACTAGATTAGGTTCCCTTTCTGTTATAAACTCTTTAGACTTTTCTCTAATTTCTTCGATAGTCATGTTGTCTCCTTATTAAAAAATTTTGAATCACTTATCGAATATTAGAACAGAATAAAAATTCTATTGTTTAGATAGGTGATATATAGACCAGAGGAGTACCTATGGAAAGATTAACAAACACTATTAATACTGAAAATAAAAGTTGCTATATAGATAAGATGTGGCAAGCTATCTACCCTATACTAAGAGAAGAATATATTATTGTAAATAAGGTCGGAAATATTGATGTTGCTACTGCTAAAAAATTTAGAGGAGATTTAGAAGGGTTATTACTTTCTAGATTTCAAATTCGTAAAGATTTTATTCTGCCTACTATGTTAGTAAATGGATATAAAAATAGTCAAGACTATGAGGGAGAAAAATTAACTTTTGTATTTGTAGATGATAGGATATTAACGAGATATTTAAATGCTTTTCTAAGAACAGAAAAAATAAAAGAAGAGACTAACTAAGGATGGCGGTCCTTAGTTAGTTCTCTTTTTATCTAATATATGGATTACCATATGGCGACATTGGCATGCCTTGCATTTGCGGATATGCTTGCATCATAGGTTGACCCATCATTGGTTGTACCATCATAGGTTGTGGTATAACCTGTGGATATGGTTGCATAGGCTGCATAACCATCGGTTGTGCCTGCTGTTGAGCATACTGTTCTCTTAAGAGTTGTTGGTTAGCTGCTTGTGTATTATATTGTGGATTAAGTCTACTAACCATCTTAGGAGCTGTATTAACAGTAGTTGCTGTATCGGTCATAACCGGTTGTGTTATGATAGGTTGTCCAACCATAGGTTGGCCTATCATAGGTTGGGCTACTCTTACACCTTGATAGGCACCCATTATAGCTTGACCCATATTATTTCTTCCAAGTAAAGCAGCCATACCATCTCTAGGTATATCCTGTTGAACTGTTGCTAGTTGCTCTTCTTGCTGAGCTTGAGTCTCTTGTACAGCTGACTGAACATATGGGTGTAGATTACTTACGTTAAGGTTAACGCCCTTCTGGTTATTAACGACAGAACTACCCATATTTACTTCATTTTCATTTGGTATAAGGAGTAGTTCTTTCTTAAATGTCATCGGCGCATTTTCTATATCAGAGGCATTAAAGTCTATAATGCATTTTACGCCTTGAACAGCTTCTGGATCTGCATTAGCCATCGATTCTAGATAATCGTTAATTACAGTCATTAAGTTATGGAATAATAACATCAATGCTATAAATCCTGGGGCCTCAGTATCTTTAGTTCCAGCTACTACTGCACCTTTTGCATTAGCACCTACCATAAATGTTGTTAAAACATCGTTAAAGATTTTAAGATCTTTATATCTTAGTTTTACTCCATTTACTACAACCTTCTCTTTTTGCTCTTCATCACTAGCATTAGCTATATTATTAAGGGCCTCCTTAATATCAGACCACATAGGACATACTAATCTAGCCTCTCTAGTATTAGATTCTTTATCAGAAGCTTTCTTAGTCCTTGGAACAGTCAGTTGTAATAACTGTCTTTCTGGGTCTCTAATATATGCCATAGTTAGCTTATCCCAATTTGAAGCAGTTGTATCGTCTATGGCTTTACCATTAGACTTCATACCTGGAATAGTATCGTCTTTAGCCTCTGCTATAAACTCGTTAATAGCCATAGGAAGATCACTTTGTAGTTTAGGGTTATTATATACTACAAATAGTAACTCTCCATAGACTTTTAACGCTGCCATCAGATTAGCTTTAACGCAATCTATTAATATATCTAAACTAACCCCATCTTCAGTTGCTTGTTCTGATAATGGGTTAAATATTAGATACGATGGAATATATTTTCCATTAGGTCCAACCCTATACAGATTCTTAAGATTCTCCTCTGTTGGTAATCCAACTCTCATACCTTTTCTTCGTTCAAGATCTACATATTCATCACCTTGTTTAATTTGTAGAAATCCTTCGTCCGAAATAACGATACTAAACGATTTTAATATATTAGCATAAAACGTATGTAACTTCATTCTCTCTCCTTCCTAAATATACATTGTTCCTGGTGTATATCCACTATACTCAGAATCACCAGATGTTACTCTATCTATAATTTGATTTGCTAAAGTGCCAATATTGGTAATTAACTTATCTTTAACTTCATAATCACCAACCATTGGGGTAAAACACATATCTCCAAAAGTTGGAAATCTGAATAACACCGCTGGCTCTCTAGCTTGTGAAATCATAATAGTAGTGTCTAATGCAACGTCTGCATTAATTATAACATCATACTCTAAATTACCACCTTCTGATAATAATGGATCTATTAGCAATTTAACACAACCAGCAATTGCATTACTGGCTAAAGTTGCTGCTTGTGGAGATGCAGCTGCTGGCATATATGCCCAGTGTAATTTAGGCGGATCATATGCTGGTGCTAATACACAACCAAAACCATTCTCTAATGGTGTAAGAACATTTCTTATACGAATGCTAATTGCACTTAGAAAATTATTGGTTAATAGTGTAGTTATAATATTATGTAGTTCAGTTACTACAGCAGGTAGTTTTGCTCCACTTACAAGATCATGAGTATATGCACTATTCATTATAGCATCTGATTCAAATCTTGCCATTTCTGTTACATTAACATAGTGGACTCTATTTGTATCAAAAGTTGGATCTATTCTTTTCAATTGTGCAATAGTAAAAGAAAACCCAGTAGCATTAAAGTTAGCTTGTTGTAGTGCTTGTATAAAGATGTCGTTTCTTAATGTATCATTCCTTAATTTACTAGTTGCTTCTAAGTACCCTTGATCTTTAGACGACCCAAAATCACTATTAAAAGCAGATCTTACTCCAGTAGCATCACTAACACCTGACATAACAGCATTAAGTATGTTATTCAAATACTGTTTACCAACATTATGTCTTCTATCGAATGCTAATGGAACATTTTCAGTACTAGTTCCGACACTATATGTAACACCACCTATATTATCCCCATATGCTCTACTAGATATACCAGATGTTATATCTTGTGGACGTACAGATACTTTCGTATTAGTGTTTATAAAGTTATCAGGAGTACTAACGCCTAGATTCTCTATATTTGTTATAGCATTGATATTAGTATTAATACTAACTCTCTGTACACTATTGATATGGAATGTTAAGTTTTCATCTTCTATTCCACTTCCACCTGTTGTTGGTATAAAGAAGTCATTACTAGCATCGCTATATCCAGATATGATAAGATCATATACACCATTAGTTCCACCATAGTTATTAAAAGCAGTTGGACTACATCTTACTTTCATTTTGAACATATATCTAGTACTACCCCAGCCTTCTTGTATATCAGCATTTGAGATAGGTGCTGCGCTTACTCTCATAATGTTACTAGTGGATTGACTATTATTAGTTAAAGCTCCGTTATTTAGTAGCATATCATCTACTATCTTATCCGCTTCATCTGCTTTAACATTGGATGTAAAACTTCTTACAACCTGCTGTTGATAACCTTCAACACGAGTTGGTGCTACTAATAGTTCTTGTATTAAAAACGTGTACCCTAAATTAGTACCAGTTTCTAAGGCTCTATTGATCATAGCTCCATATGGACTCGGCTCGTATGCATATCCATCCATAATTTTATCTCTCCTTATTTAGTTTTTCATTCTCTATTAGAAAATCGGTTATAGTATTCTTAAGAGTTGCTATTAATATATCTTTAACACCTATGTTTAATATTGTAGGCGTTATCCAGTTATATTTAAACATCTCTATAGTATTACTACGTGCCCAATCTAATATAACTAACTCCCCAGGTCTTTCATCACCTTTGCTCATATCTATATGACGTTCAGGATAGTATAACTCTAGCTCATCTTCTCTATAGCCTTTAACTTTAGCACTATTTAAGTTACTGGCTATATTCATGGTACTATCATCTCCACTAACAACTCTTTTACTAACTAACATATATGCTAATGGTTTCGCTTCTATACCCATTAGTATTGCATATCCGATAGCTATAAAGTTGAATATGTTACCAGCTTTTAAATATTTCAGAGCTCTTGGATCTAAGATACTTTTAAATAATACACCTAAGAAATTCAAATGGGTATTACTTATACTATCCGGACTAAAACTAGCTGATAGTTGTATACCAGTTCTTAAGTTTTCATCTGTTATCTTATTCCTTATACCTTTTGGTAATTGTCTTAAGATAGTTTCAATATCTTTAGTTGCCCAGTTGAACTCTACTGCTATACCAGGTGGAACATCAGTAGCTATTCTATAGCTCTCTATGATACTCTCTTTATCTTCGCTATCGATTTCAGATTCATTAGGCTTATTCTTATTTCTATAAGCTTCATCTGGACTACCAACGTTCTTAATCTTATTGTTAACGTCTTTAAATAGATATCTTACTATGTCAAACTCAGTTACGGCAGGATCTTCAGTTTGGTCCATAGTTATCATTTTACCAAACATTGCTTTACTAAGATATAACATTGGGATAATATCTCTCGATAGCTGGGTTGCTAATACCTTCACATCCCCTATTTTCTCTTTATCGAATACTTTCTCTACTATAGTAGTTACATAGACTTTCAACTTGATAAAACTATGATGTTTATTCAAAGGTTGTTGTCGTAGTATATCTAGCATTTGTAGTTCTGGTAGTTTCATAGCATTGTCTTCATTACCATATACCAATTGTGCTAATGGGCCATATACAGCTTTGAAGATTACTATCAGTGCCATTAACCATTTATAGTCTTCTACTATGTAGGTTTGGTTCCTAGTTCCTAAACCATCATTCTCTATCTGTTCGTCAAAGTTATGATTTATCTTAGGTGGTAATGGTAACGGTTTCACTTCAGTTACAAATTTATGTATAGCTTCTATATCTAATAGATCTATAATGTTTGCTAACTGGATGCAAAACTTATTTTTAATAGCATCACTATCTTTAGCAGTTGCTACGCTATAATCCATTGTTATACTATATATTTTCTCTATAGCTAAATATAGTTCGTCTATATAGTCATCACCTCTCCATTTTACATATTCGTTTAGAACACTAAAAGCTCCCTCTGCTTCTCTACTGTTCCTTATTTTTAGTTTAGTATCGAACATTACTAAACAACCCTGTGATCTTATACCTGTAAAGTCAGTTACTTCTTCTTTTTCCATAACCTCTTTAGTTGCTCTAGCGACACAAACATAAGTCTGTCCACTATTCTCATATCTTAGATAAAACATGTTAACATTGTTTCCTTTCGTTGTGGTTTATTTCTACTATATAAATAATATATAACTGTTCGATAATGATCATTTTGCTATATTATATCTTCTAGTCCACTATCTAGATCATCAGTGTTACTACTCTCTTCTTCTTTCTTTACTTCTACTTTTCTTGGGTATGCTTTGTTAAATATATCGGTTAGTTCATCTTTCACTATGTCTAATTCTCTTAGTAGTCTTTTAAAGTATCCTAAGCTAAATACTTTACTAAGTTCTAAACTATCTACAGTTTCATCTTTCTTAGCTACTAACCATTGTTTACCTGGCATAGGAGGATGTAATAGAAAATGTACTCCACTCTTCTGTGGATGTATAACACCAAAGTAAAACTCTTTTTCATTTCTACCTATTACTATATGTGCATTTACTAATGTACTATCCCCTATTGCTTTACCTTTATCATCTCTAGCTATTTTTACAATAGGTATTTTCATACTCTCAGTTTGAGTAGAGTTTTGAACGAATTGTTTACATAAAGCAAAGACGTTATACATTGTATCAATTTGCCCATAAGTAGAATACCAATTCTCTTTAACCATTCTACCTGTTCTAAGATCTTTACCAACCATGATACTTACACCAGATTTAAATATATCAATTTGTAATTCTGCAAACTCTCTTGCCCTTTCTCCACTATCATTACTTTTGTCGTACCATTTTCTTAATCTTGTAAATGGTAATTTCTTATTGTAGTTACTATATAACTCTTTATATTCCATTGTTATCTCCTTAGTCTTTTTAAATGTTGTCAACTTTCTATAGATCTTTAAAATCTATAGTCAGGTTATAAGTTAATAATCTAAAGTTTATGAATTAAAAATAAAAAAGACAGAGAGTATAGTAAAATCTATACTCTCTGCTAATTTACATATCAAAATCGTCGAATAATCCATCACTAGGTTCATCCTTATTAAGGTAAAATGAAATTTCCCTATCTGGTAGTTTTAATACACCAATAGATTCAAGATGGGTTAAAGTCAAGATTTGTACCCCATGTGTTGCCGCCTCTTGTTGCTGTTTATCATTATGGTCGATCTTTTCGACTATTAAACACGCAATAAACGGCCAATAAATCTCCTGGGTCCTGGACATTATTCTGGCATCTCGAAGTCTGATTAAGTCGGAAACTAATTCTCTATTATACCTATTAATATTTCCTATAAGCACATTTTTTCCAGCAAAAGTATATCTAACATCCGATGGAGTAATTTTTACTTTTTTACTTATCTCTTCTACTATTTTACTATGGTTATTTAAATAGTAATTCCACGCAATTGCTGGTTCTTTAGAGTCCATCAAAGCCAGTTTGGCACCACTCAGTTCTTTACGTTTTTCAGAAACTAAGTGGTCAGTGAGAGTGTCGTCGTTAATTTGGTAGTATGGTATTTTAGCGCCAATTCTTCTTGCAAGGTCTATCGCGCTTGCTGCCCTAAGCCCATTAATGCCTAACCCATAAATAAGATTCTCTAAATGGATTTCTTTAAACTCAGTTACCCTCTTTTTAAATTTTGCAGAATTCTCTTCGTCTAGTCCCATAGTTGCTAAATCCTCATCCTTTAAATTCCATATGTCTAATACTGATCTTAATATACCTTTTTCATAAAGGTCATAAACAACCATATACGGAATACTGCCTATTCCTAGGCACACTCGAAAAAAGGTCCATATACTTTTAATGTCCCAATAACCACAATTTGGATTACAACATCTTTTTGTTGTTTTTGACGACGCAATGTGTACCGACTTACAAATAGGACATTGTACGTTTTCTACAATATTATTAGCTTTACGCTTAGCCTCATCGCTTGTTTCGACACACGCTAAGTCAAAAGTACCGTTTTTAATACTATATCCTAACATTCCATATTTAAATATGCAACATTCCGTTATATCATCCCATGACCGTATACCTATAGGCCCTAATTCAAACTTAGACGATATTTTAATTTTAGGATCGACATAAATAAGAGGTGTAATCGTACCTCTTGAGTTAACAACCATTTTAATGTCTGCGACCTTAGTTTTTAATATCTTAGGCATATTAGGGGGCTGCCCAAGTGAACCCATTAATTCTGTACTATCATTGTCAGCAACATCAGCATTCTGATTATTTACATATGACATAAAGTACCTCCTTATATAAAGTGTAAACTTAACATTTACCTATATAAAGAATGTCTAATTAAGTAAAAATAAGATTATAATAAATATATAATATTTTTATTTTAAATACTTAAACCCTCACTGTTGTGCACCCTGCACTACAGCTAGTAAATACACCTCTAGCTGTAGTGCACCCTGGTCAACACTACGTGATATTTTTAAAGAAGGTCACTGTTGATATACCTTAGGGACACCTAGTAATACTTTCTCTAGCTGTAGTGCACCCTGGTCAACACCTAGATATTAACACTCTAGGTGCGGTGTACCCTTATCAACACTAAATACACCTAAAAAAGGGGGTCACTGTAGTGCGGGGTGCACTACAGCTAGTAATTCATTTACTAGGTGCAGAGCAGCGACTTTGTATATATATTATACTATTATTTGATTCCAGGAAATGGAATCGAATAATAGTATCTTCTTAGAGAATGACCGTTTAAGGTCATTCTCTAAGAACAATGTTTAAGACGACCTCTTTTACATCTTAATGTAAAAGAGGTTTGATCCTTCTTTTTTATAACCAAAAGGTTATAAACGATTAAATAATACATATCACGAGTATTAACGAGTGATATATCCGATTTTCTTTTTAAATCAAAATTAATAAGAAAAGAGAGTATAGACAATGGTAGACCTGTTAATAACTGTTTAATAGCAAGTATAAAGAAAAAAGAAAGAATAGTAATGATAGAGTAAGAAGGATAGTCCTTCTACTACTCTAAACATTAATTAAGTTGTATACAATGGTTATAGACTGTTCTTAGCCACTTCTTTACCTTTAAAAGTTAAATCGATTAAAGATTCTTCTATACAGGTATAACCATTTAATCTATTATTAGATTAACAGATGTAACTAATGAAATAGCTTTATTAACAATGTGTTAGTAATGTTAGATAAACATGTAAAAATAACATTAATAACATAGAGTATAGACTAATATCTATACTCTATGTATATATTTTATTTAAAACATGAATAGAGGCTCCTAAGAGCCTCAACATTGAACGATCTTTATTCGGACATAGAAATTATCTCTTCAATATCGATCGTCTCTATAATCGCATCTCTGTACGTTTTAGAAGTATCAGGATGATGAGAGTAATATCTAAGTTGATCTACTAATCTACCACATAGTCCAGAGACTATAACTTTCAATAGTTTTCTATTAACTTCGTTATTATGCATTACTTTGGTATATGGTACGCAAGTGTCTATAAAGAGGTTAGCATTGATATCGTTACGAAACTTACGTAACCTAATCTGAACCATATTCGTTCTACCAGAGTAATTAATATAGACTCTAGTACCTTTAGTATCTAAACCTTTTGGTATATCAAGATCATAATGGCTTAGTTCTATATCAGAGTCATAGACTTTTCTAAATGGAAGACGATTACGTACTCTAGCATTATAGAACTTTAGGTTAGCTTCTGAGATACCACCATTGATATCATCATCACTTTCCCAAAAGCAATAACTAGATTGGAATGTTTTGTGTATGAATTCAGGAAGATAGATCTTCTCTTTCGCACCAGCCTCTTCTTTAATAACGTAATGATCTTTCAATGCTAGTAACTTACCAGGTCTATCTAAACGATAAGGTTTAACCACAAGATTTAATTCATGGCTATAGTCCTTAAGGTTTAAAGCATTACGATACGTATAGTAAGTGTCTATTATACGTTTAGTACGTGCATTAGGATTGAAGTAAAGATTAAGACTATAGTCTTTCCATTGTAAACGATAAAGTGTTGTTTTAGTGTTTGTCATTTGTTATCCTTTCAATAGTGACAAATGTAAATGTACGATCTCTATTACAGATCAACTTCGAAGTATCTTAATGTTTGTATTATTATTTAAATGGTTAAAAAGGTAATAAGGTTAATAACATGTATTACTCCTAATGTTTAATATTAAATATCTACTATAAGCTCCTTAAAGCCTATAGTAGATATGTATTAAAATTGATTAATTAGTATTAATATTTTTTTATTTTTATATTGAAAGAATTAATACTGGGTATTAAAATAGAGTTAGGCACTCACTCCCATCTACTCCAGTTAATATTCTATTAACTAGGTAGTTGGTCGTTCGTAGTGTACTGGTCGTCAGAATATCACGCATGCACTCCACTTCGTTCCGTTCATGGCGGGTATTCTTCCTCCCCTGCCCTCCGAAATAGTCAGAGGTCTAGGCAGGATCTTTTATATATTAAAAATATATAAAAGATCATTTAAAAAATTACATTTTTATTTTCCATTAAAACGACTACGTCTAATGGAAATAAAAATGTAATAAATTTCTTTTCTTAAATTTAAAATAAGTAAAATACAAAAAGAGAGTTACTAAGAACCTACGAATGGTTCTTAGTAACTTTTAAATGGTTTGATAGCTTCGGTTAGAAGCTCAGATTCTTTAAAGTTAGCAACGATCTTATCACGTGTTGTACGATAAGACCAGTTCTTAGTCTCTGCTAGTGAAAGTAATTCACGTTTAACAGTAATTGAACAGCCTTTAACAAGATGATCGTCACCAAGGATATAAAAGACTATATCGGACATAGGTAAACGACTTAGATCTTGTTTACCAACTGGGTGATACTTAGTATACCAAAGATGATTATCCTTTAAGATGCCAGTATGAGATTCTAATAGAGTAAGATAGTTAGATTGTAAAAGATCTAAAGGGAAGCTAGTGGTAATAAGCGCTTGCTTATAAACCGAACTAAACTTATAAGAACCCTGAGGTTCTACTTTAGAAATGTAACTGATCTTATCTACTAATGGAGCATAGAGTTTAAAAGCCTCTATGTTCTTATTGATATACTTAAGATCTGAAATATCTTTACCTGCATTGAAAAGTTTAATAAGCGTAGTATACTTCGGTACCCATAGTTGTAACCAATCATTATGTACTTCAAGAGTAGAGACGAGACCACGGATAACCATGATCTCTTCTTGTAAGGTTTTCATAATGACAGAGGCAAAGGTATGTGGATCTATCTCAGTTTTCTCTATAGGTGTAGTAAGAGAAGTGAGAATATTCCTTATAAGTGTATAGACGTTAATCAACCAGTATGGATATTTACGAACCTCTACTCTAGGGGGTATAGGTCTATCTGGATCATAACGTTCTACTATAGGATCAAACATAGCCTCTAATAGGAGACCTGTTCCTATAGAGACTCCGAAGCTAGTAGTTGTTCTATTTTGGACAATAGAGGTTAATTCGTCCTGTGTCATATGACGCTCCTTACATATATGCTATATCTTCACCCGATGTTAGATAGCCATAGCGAAATTACGTCCATTGATACTAGCACCTAGAACTGGATGGGGTTTAGGGTGTTTTGCTGTTGTAATGGTATACTCAAAATCACTTAGAAGATCTAAGAAGATCGAACATATGGCGTCAAAGTTACTACGGGCATAAGTAGTTCGATAACGGAATAAGACTTCTAAGAGACTAGCTATGATATCAGTTCTAGCTGGAGATTCGTTACTAGACAAAAGGTTGATAGCCATAGCATATGCATTTTCGAGTTCAGGTGTCTTTTTACAAGAACTGAATTTAAGCGTAACTGTTTCTGCTATAAAAGTAGCTAGTGTTGTTACACTACGTGAACGATGGGTATTACTAAAATTGAATACCAGGTTAAGAGCTTGAGGGCTACGAGCATCTATAGACGCTTTAAGTACTCTTGCAAAAACGCCAACGTCTTCGTTATGATCTTCTGGCTTTTCTTCTAGAGGTTCTACATCAAGTACTCTATACTCCTTACTTAAATCTTCTATACCAACTCTAAGAGTTCCACCACTATGCTGAAACTTAACAGAACCAAGAATAGTTAGTCCCATAGCATTAACAGAATCCATATATGGGAATGCTATAAATTGATTGTTAAGTGTATAGTATGCTATATAAAGCTCTGTTAACTTCTTCAAAGTTGTTGCATCAGTTTTTTTACCAGAGAAAGTATTAGGAAATACAGTCCTGATGACTCTTAAGAAGATTTGGTTAATTTGTTTAATAGTAGAGTATAATGCAGTTATTTGTAATGCTGTATGGCTTTTCCTTAGATTGATCTTAAGGCGTTTTGAGAACCAATCATCCAGAAATGTCTCATGCGTTGTGAAGTATGGTATAACCTCTTTTGGGTGTGTACCTAAGTACAACCCGATGTTTGTTATCATGTTGATGATAAACTCTGAATCGACTTCACTAGCAGCGATTTTAAAGCTATTGATTTTTAACTTTTTCATTACGACTCCTTGTTAGTCGCAAAATGCCAATCAGGTGCGGTTTCTTTTAACGCTTTAACAAATTTAGCATAGATAATCTGATTAGGATCATCTGTTTCAAGAAGCCCGTCTAACTCATCTTGATCTAGAGTAAATTGGAAAGCTATCTTACTCTCTTCTTCATCTGCATATATCCCTAGTGTACATTCGAAAATATATTCTGCTTTACCATTAATGGTTCTATACCCAACATTAGCACTGGTAACTGAATATCCATCATACGTATCATCTTCTGGATCTAGATAGTAGATGTTAATAGATTGGTACAGCTCGACAGGACATCCTGTTAAATGCCCAGCTAGAATATTTCCTGTAAGATCTAATTCGCTAAGATCAGGAAGCATGCTAGAATAATCTTCACTTCTAGTAAAACAACTTAGAAACTCTTTAACTGTTGGATGTTCGTCTCCAGCACTATCGGCGTTGACAATACTTAGATCCTTAATCTTTTCAAGAAGTTTTGGATCCTTAAGGATATTCAGTTCGTTAAACGTTATATCGAAGATATCTTTAGCTTTATAGAGAATACTCTTATCATAATCTTCTAATGTATATCCCCACTCACTATCACCTTCTGAACGACCTAGGTAAATTAAAGCGTTTTTATCACGAACATAACCTAAATTAGTGTTGGTTTTTCCCAATTTTAAAATATCTATAACCATGGGTTATTCTCCTTATAAAAAATTATAGAGAGCCTGAGGAGTATTACTCCCCAGACTTCTCTTCTCGAATATCAGATTTTTCTTGTTTTATATTTTCTCTCTCTTCACCTAGGTCATGGAGTTTATTTATACCCCATTTACGTACATCGTCTATTGTATCTTCGATCTCAACAAGAGTTCTAGCGAAGCCTCTTTTACCGATAGAGTAAGAGAACCATAATCCAAGGGCATAAACACCTGTAATTATAAACTTTCCCATTTTATTCTCTTCTTTCATTCTCTAGAGCTTCTAATCTAAAATTGAGTCTAGAGAAATTATTATTAAGTAACTCCAATAGTCTATCGAGCTTTTGTTCTACAGAGTTATTGGCTTGGACAGGTGATTGACCTGGTGTAGGTGGGTTCATTACCGGAACAACTGGTTGATATTGAAATGGGTTCCCGAATGGGCTTCGAAAAGCATTACCACTGTAAGGACCATTAACTTGCGTATTATTCGGCATATTTGCAAGTGACATTTCTAATTGTGAAACTTTAGCATCTAAAGTACGTACAGTTCTTTCAAGGGCCTCTACCCTTAATAAAAGTTCTCTTTCCATTGTAAACTCCTTATTTAATATTAAATATATTTTTAAGCGACTGAATAAGCGAAACCGTTTGTTTCTTTCCTGCCGCTAACTTCTTTTTAAGTTTTTTGCTTTCTTCATAAAGCATCATTTGGTGTCTAAATTGGTTTCCTAACTTGCCAGTTTTTCCTTTATTTCTTAGCCTATCGATTTCAAACTTGTATAAGCTTCTATAAAGCGTTGACTCAGTTTTTAGCCTTTCATTTTCATCCAGCAATTCTTGTAATTCGTCCATTATGTTTCCTTTTGCTCTATAAGAACTTACTATATGGCGGTATAGTAGCTCTTATCTAGTTTTTAAACATAAAGTATGATGTCGCTAGTTACTTTATTTATAAATACAGTAACGCAGCCATCACTTCTATTAGGGTTATCGGTAAACAATTTAAAATATGCTAACCCAAATTCGCTTGCTATACCAGCTATAATACTATAGTCTGGTTGATTACCTGGTTTAAGATGGACTATACTTGGCTTATTATATTTGCGTAAACCAAAAGCTGTGTAATATATCAACGGTAAGTGATACAAAATCGATATGATGCATGCTTTACATTTTTCTAGTTGGTGTATTTCTACCTTAATACTTTTCGAATATAAAGAGTTCATAAGCGATAATGAAAACTTATCCATTTCACTAAGAACAAAAGCTTCAATTTGGTTGTTTCTTAATACATGCTTAACCTCATTCCAGTCCTCTGAAATATCATCTACATCTACTGCTAGATCACCTACGTTAGCAGATATATGCAAAAGATGTGATTCTAGTTTTCTTAAGATAAGATCTACTATTTGACTCTCTATCGTACTATCTTCTTTTCCGACTATAGCCTGACGTAAAACTGACAGTAGTTTATCAGTTGGCTGTGTATATGGTGTCTCGCTATCTAAAAGCTCTACAAGCTTATCGGCAAATTTATTTACATCTGCCGTAATACTTTCAACACTACTATCTGTCCGATGGCAACCAACTATCTGGTTGATCTCTTTTGTTAGTCGGTTATGAGTAATATTGTAGATATGCTTGACATGTCGAATAGCATCTTCGAAAACATAGGAATTAAATGTTTCGATCATCTGTTTAGATTCTTCTGGCTTATAAGCTACAATTTCCATTTTATCTCCTTATTTTATTTTACTCTCGATTACTGCTAATGTAATATCCGACTGAGCGTCTTTTTGATATAGAGTTGCATAAACATACCCTTTAACAGATGCTATAAAAATATCTGCACGATTATTATTTTCTAATAATAATTTAGACAATGATTTATAAACACCCGGATAAGAATATCTACTTAAAGATATAACATCGTTATATGCTTTTTTAACGCCTACGAACGCTTCTAAGAGACGATCGGAGTTAAGGACGTATGTTGGCCTTACTTCTTCGTAATTGATCTCTACGGTCAAATTATCGATAGGGCTATTTTCGGTAGATATATTAGCTTTAGCTATTTGAGTTTCCTCTATAGCTTTATTTAAAATATCCTCAGCTTCTGCTCTGTCTTTAATCACAACTATTTTGCCGATAAACTCTGTCATTAAGGTATCTCTATCCTGAACAACATCATCTGCTGATGCTCTACCTAGCATATAATAAAATGCTACATTAGCTTTAGCAGTATAATAACTTAATAGTCTAGACTCTAGATATTTATACTTATCAGATGTCGTAAACTGGCGTTTCTTAATAAGATAATTACATTTTCTCATAGTCTCAGGTTGTGTATGGAATAAACCTGCTTTTATTAAGTCATTGGTCTTAAGATTACCTTCAATCGGATTGGTATCTAACGTTAATGTTAGATCTCTTTCTATAGATCCTATAGCATCACCATTAATATTAACAGATACACCTGGTGCACATAGCCAATTACTACCTTCTTCAGATGGTAATGCTTCTACAGGAACTTCAACTTTAGGTTGTTGTACTGTAGTGGCTACATTTTTTGCATATCGATCTGGAGCCACTTGCTGTGGTTGAGCTACCGGACGTTGCATAGTTTGCATCTGTGGTTGTGCATTAGCATATTTACCACTATATACACCTGATGACATTACCGATTGATTTGGTTGTTGCATAGGTGGCATCATATTTGGATACATTGTTTGGGGTTGCATTCCCATTGGTTGGGTAACGATAGGCTGTACTAATCCATTATTTTGCATAGGTTGTCCCATCATATACCCACCTTGCATTGGTTGTTGTATATACATATTATTTCCTCTCATTGCTTGTTTACTTACATTATTCATTGCTACTTGCTGTGCATCCTGTTGCATTTTTCTTAACTTTATTAAAGCATTATTAGCAATAGTTGGTAGCAATTGGTTTTCTGTAATAACCCTTAACATAACTGGAGATCTATCTAAATTTACTACCGTTGTGATAAGATCGTTAGGTTCAGGTTGAATACCATTCTTTAATCTATTCATCGCTACTAATACAGTTTTATTTGTATATATCTCGATGATTAAATTCACTAGGGCTGGAGTTACTACCCCCAGCCCTAGTTCTCGAATGGCTTTAGTTTCTAATATAGTATTCTGCTGTTCAAGATCAATCCTCAGACTCTCCATCTCCACCGCAGTCTGTATCGCTACATTCGTCATCATTGTTTCCTTCGTCTTCTTCTCTACTTATACCATCCGCTAAGTCATCGAGGCCTTCTCTAAGCTCTTCAGCGACATCTGCGGCATCTGTAACGCCACGCAATGCAGCATCTAGTTTATCAATAGCTGGCTGTAAATAGTCTGGTATAATAACGTGTCCGGTAATTTCATCCCATTGGCCCCAAGGATTAGCTCTTAAGCTAGGTGATGGAGCTGATTTAATTAAATACAATAGACTACCATATGCAAACATAGATGCAGTCAATGTTTTAATATTATCCGGGAATGGGGTTTTACCGCCTCTATGTACGCCTTCGCCTCTATTTTGGTTTTCTAGTTGTGCAGTTGCTTTATAGTATAAACTATCATTACTAACATCCGCTTGAGCTAATGCTAAACTAGCACTTGAACTCTTAACTAGATTATAGATTACCTTTTCGGAAATGTTGTTATTTATTATCTTCTTGATCTCTTCTTTAGAAGGTGACCTTTGGCCTAACTTTTCATAACGCTGATTAATTTGCTTAATAGCCCTATTAAAGCCAATGATAATATAATAACAGATATAATAGTGTATATCAATATGAATATGATTTACATTTCTATTATACTCTTTAGCGTTATTTACACTATGTGCATAAATGCTTATAATGTAAACTAGCATATCCCAAAAATCGTCTATCATAACACCAACATTGGCTAACTTCCTTTTGATAATCTCATCGACATAACTATCTAGAGCTGTAATATGCTCTTCTAGGTCTATGATGATTTTATCTACAGAGATTTCAGATTTGTACATGCCTCTGCCTAATAAAAGCCTCCATACGTTTTTTTCGCGTATAAGTGTTTTGTTAAAATCTTTACGATAAGCTTCAATCTCTTTAAGCTCCATTTTATTAGGTTTAGGATATTTAGCTAATATATCCTGATATGCAGCCTCTTTAATCAAACCTTCGTCTAGATAGTTAACTAAATCTGCTTCTATTTTACCATTAGCAATATCAAAACTGATAATAATACCACCTATGATATTTGTAAGTAATGGGTCAAGTTTTACATCCTTATGAACAAGAACTTTGATTTTATGTTTACGATATGCAACACCTTTATCATAGCTTTTAGGTCTTTCACCAACAGTGCTATAGATGTCATAATCTTTAAAATCTTCATTCGTAATTTTATCATAAGGATCATACTTAATTAATATATCACCCTCTTTTAGATTCGTATATTTTCTTAAGGTTTCTCTTAGACCATATTTACATAACAAATATAAACCTAATGGGGTTTTACCACCTGGTTTCATTTTGTCTTTACTACCAGAGTTTAAAATACTACTAAATAAAAGCTTAGGCATTTCAGGATTAGGATTACCATTAAGGATAACACGTTTTCTTTCTGAAGTGACGTGTATCTTATCTCTATGCAACCGAACAAATATTTTATCTGGTTTAACAGATATAACTAGGTCTGTCAGAATAGGCATAACCACGTATTTCGTACCCGATATTACAAAAATATTACCTGGATCGCAATACGGTAAATATATATATTTGGGCATAGGTTGTCCGTTATGCTCAAATTCAAAAACAGCTAAATAAGCATTATTCGCTGCTATATCAGCCGGTTTATTACTAGCTCTACTTAGCGCATCCTCCATAAGTTCTTCTTCTGGAGTACATATCTTATATCCTTTATAACGTAGATCAATATTTGGATTAATCTTTTCCATACTGATCTGGATCATCTTATTGATATAATCCGGAATACTTTCAAAGACACCTTTAGCTATACCACGTACGAGCTTATCGTTCATCCGTGGAGTATGGTCTTCTAAAGCTTTGGCCAATAAACTATCCATGTGTTGTCCTTTCAATTTTATTTTTAAAAATGATCATTAGAACTGAACATCTTATATAAATAATATATAACTCATAACTAGTTATATATCATCCCTCTTGATTATATCAGCTACTATATCGACGAACCTAGTCGTAATGTTAAATGTATCTAGAATAGATTTAAATACAGAGGCTAATGCACTGTATTTCTCTTTTTGCAACTTAGCATTATTAATCTTTTCGTCTAGCATAGATTTAGCTATAGCATCTTTCAATTTGAGCTCAAACTCTAGTTTCTTAGCTGCTAACTCAGTTGCTGTTTTCTTAAGATAAGTTTCAAACTCTTTTCTTGCTTTCTCTAGATTCATCTGTGTTATCTCTTTACTAGTTTGAAGTTCTGCTAGTTTAACATTATAACCTTCACGTTTTAGATTTTCTTCTCTTAGACCTAAGCATTCAGCATCGTTAATATTATCAAATAGATTTAGTTCTTTTAGAGCTTGTTCGGTTAATGGTAACACTGTTATATCTGGTAATCCGCTATTAGTTCCTCTGCTAGTTATAATAATTTGGCTAGCCTGACCATTACCATTAATAACTGGTATATTATAAACTTTATTTAAGAATTTAGTGTAGTAAACTTTACCTATCTCCTGTGGAGAACTACTAATGATCTTAATGTTACAACCAGTTCCGATATTATCAGCTTCAAAAGCTAAATGCCTTTGGTCGATCTCTCTTTTCTTTTTGCTAAATGGGTGTATAACACTTTCGCTAGATTTAACGTCATCAACTACTATTACAAGATCGGTATCTTCGTCGTAATATTCTCCACCGTTAGATAAAATTTTCTCTATAGGTATAAAAATAATATCTTCGAAGCTTAAACCATTTGTATAGCCATTATGGTTAAACATCTCTTGTCTAGTCTCTTTTAGCCCGTTTAAGATCTCTCTACATTCAGTTACTTTATTACCATTCATGGCTTGACCAGAAAGTTCTTCTTCAAGTCTTAATACATCTGAATATAGATGTGGCATAGCAGATAACTTCCAAGTCTCTTCTCTTGGTAATCCCGAGAATTCTGAATTAAGATCCATATACAATTCTGAGTTATGGTTATAAGGTTTAGCAACGTCAATCTCTTCTGGATATTTTGGATCTTTAATAACATAGTTAGAGACCTTACCTACATATTGTCTTAAGAACTGATCATACTCTCCAGGTTGGAATCCAGTATCTTTATTAAGCATTAGAACCATATTGTGGTTATCATAATGACTTTTAACAATGCTTCTCCATCTTCTAATAGCTATTTTATCTTGTGGATCGCCACTAGCGAGTTGATCCATTAGGTATTTACCATCTATGCCACCTTCAAACAGGTTAGCAGACTCAAATGCTATCGGTATACCATTTTTAACACAGTTATTAACAAATGTGCTTTTAATATATGGAGTTGTAGCAGGGTTATCTCCAACTTTCATATAGGTATCTTTATATACTGTTTTATCTATATTTTCTAATATGTTTCTAGAATTAACAGTATTTGGTCTTAATATAGGGCTAAATAGCTGGTTATAATACAATGTGCTATTACTATTAGCATAGAGAGCATCTGCACCTGCTATACTAGTTTGTAATTTCTTAATATTACCAAGTTGTCTATATGGAAGACCAGTTGTCTTTTCAAGTCCAACTTCTTTAAAGTTAGGTCTAGCTAAGACACTATCTTTTACTACAAAGACTCCCTTTACGCTCCGAGGAATATTTAAAGCGGCAAAGGTTATGTCTTCTATGTTTTTATATTCCACTAGGCCTGGTCTATTAGTTCTGTCCATGAAATGAATGGTATGTTCATTTTCTCTTACATTGGTAAACACCCATGTTTTATAAACCCACTTTTTCTTATCATTATCCATTGTAACATAAGTGCCATTCGTATCAAGTTTAGCATTGACTTTTTTAGTTACCTTAAAGAATAAGTTATTTAGATAGGGTTTATATGTTACTTTCTGATAGACAGCTTCAGGAGCGAATATTAAGTCAAATCCCTTAATAACATCCTCCCACTTTTTCTTTTCTGCTTGTTCTTCTACCGTTAATGGACGTTGATGTTCACGAACAGTAAATTCTTCTATTTTATCCCTAACTTGTCTTAGTGTATCAGCTCTTGTTTTAGGCACAGGGATAACTGCAATAACTTGTGCAGTTATATAAATAAACATCTTAGTATATTCGTCACAGCGTTCTAGTTCTTCTGTAGTTATACCTATAGATGTTACACCGTATGTTATATTACTATCATAATTTTCTTTTTCCAATCGATCTAATGGACTAAAGATCTCTGGAGGAAATGGTTCAAATTCCATTATCAATTCCTTATATTTTATTTATTCCTCTATGTAAAGAATATATAATTAACTTAAGTTAAATATATACAAGAATATCTAACTGAACACGAATAAGTATAACTAGAAAAACTAAAAAAAGAACAGAGAGTGAACCGAAGTCCACTCTCTGTTCGAAATATGTAATATAATATAAATATTATAGAACAACTTTGTAATGGCGTACGTTTTTCTTAATAGCCTCTGAGATGCCCTCAATGTGGAACTCAGCAAGTACTGCCATGCTAGGGATAAAGCTAAAGCGAGGCTCAATGTGAAGCTCTTTAACAGTAGCGTTAGCTCTAGTAGTTTGTACCTCACGGTTGAAAGGTGGTGTATATAGACCGAAACCGAAGCTCATTAGGTCAGGAGCTGTATTTCTATCTGGATTATCGAAGTCTGTGAAGGCTACGAAAATTCTATCTTTCATTAGTGGGTTGCATGTTGTAACGATAACAGCATCTGTATCGAATGTTAGGTTAAATGTATTTGAACTAACACTAGCATTTACAGATGGTTGTAGTTGTTGACCTAGGTATCTTGCGATGTGTGGATCAGTACCAATTACAACTGTTTTACGTTTACCAGGGCGTAGTTTCTCGAATACGTTAGTATAGTTAGAATCTAGACCCATTACAGTTACAACATCTGCAATGTTATTAAGAATACCAGCAGCGATGTCTTGTACTCTCTCATAGCTTCTTAGGCTATCTACGTTATCTTTAAGTTTCAACTCTTCTTTATGATAGAATGGTACGAATACTGTATCAGCTTGAGTTTTTGTTACTGCTGAGCTAAGAGCTTTAGCAGCATCTAGATCCTCTAGATATTTAGCAAAGCCAAGTAGTGTACCAACAGCTGTACAACTCATAGCAGCGCTAACAGCTATAGATTGTTTCTCAACTGTCTCTGCGATAGCGTCGTTATCCTCACCAGTTAGGTTAAATACTGGTTTAATTACGTTAAAGCCACTTCTGAATTCGCAGATGTGTCTATATCTTGTAGACTCATTGTGTAGAAGGATGCTTCTCTTTCTAAAGTTGCTGTTTGTTACAGCTACGTCTAGATCATAACCTACAACACTAATTTTCTCAAGAGCTTCTTTAATAGCTTGGCCATCACCAGTTGTAAGATCTTCTACAACTGTGCCATCAGCTACCTTCTTGATCTCGACTAGCTCAAGGCTTGTAGCGTTCAATTTGATAACACCAGTATCAGTTCTAACAGAACCAGTTACTGAAAGCTCTACTTCAACTGTATACTCAGTACCACCAGCAAGTGTAGCACCGAATAGTGCATTGTCAGTGTTCTCTTTATCTTGGAAGTCTTTAGTAGACTTAGTATTCAATACGAATTTACCAGTAAAGTTAGCTGTAAGCTCTTTGTTATGTCCTTCAGCTGGAAGTTGGAAAGCTGTTCTTGGTCTAAATGAAAGGTCAAGTTTAGCTTGTAGATCTTTGTTAGCTGCGTTCTTGAAACCTAGGTATAGGTTAGTAAGAGACATAGCACGGTCAAGTGCATCTGTAAAGTCTGTAACGTTACCACGAGCTACATCAGCTTTAGTATTAGTTACACCGAAGATGTCAATCTTAGCGCCCATTTTATAAGGAGCAGAGTTGAAAGTTTCACCATTGATAGTTACACCGAATTTTGCATCGTGGATAAGAGCAAATTTATCAGGGTCATTATCTACGAATGGTTTAACTCTTAGTCTGTTCTCTGTAAGAAGTTCGTTGTTGAAAAGGTTCTTAAGGATTGGTTTAGGATCCATTTTAACATCAACACCTCTTGGTGTAACGTGTTTGAACTCTTTAACAAAGTTATCGATAGGAACTTTAACTTCGTAGAAAGCATCAGCTGGTCCCATTACGATTAGTGGGAAGAATGCCTCTGAGAACTCATCTTGTTTAGATGTTGCAACAGCTAGAGCTACAGTTGTGTAGTAAACTGATTGTAGTTGCTGACCATCGAAAGACTCAAGGTTCACTTTCATATCAGAAAGAACATCTTCGAAAGATAGAACTGAATCAGCAGACTCAAAGTTCATACCCATTCTCTCGTCTGGTTTAAGAGAGCCGAAAGACTCGCTAAGAGCTTTTGTTAGGCTACCTGGGTTAACAGCCATAGCAGCAGCTTGAACAGCAGCAGCTTTTTGAACTGGTGTAAGAGCTAGTTCGCCTAGGCCTTTACCATAGCTCTCAAGGTTGATGTTACCGATAGCAGCTTCAATATTCTCTTTGAAGTTGTTGAATGTCTCTTCAGCAGCACGTCTTTCAGTAGATGAAAGGCTCTCTGAGTTAAAGCTATAGTTAGCAATACCATTTTTATCTAGTGTTTTTAGTGTTTTCTCAGATGCCATAATAGCATCGAATACACCACGGAGTTGAGTTTTGGTCATACTCATATTTTGTCCTTTGTATATTTATTTTTTATTTATCCTCGTATGCATCAGTATCTTACAACAATCCGAAACTATATAGATTGTACCCTAGCTAAAGATACATCTATCTAGTGTTTTCAAGTAGACATTAAATAACATACTACTATGCAGCTCGTTAGTACCGAACTTGTTCTGATATTCTCTAACTATATCAGTTACAATATATTTAACAGCTGGTTCATAGTTACTTAAGAGTATATTTCCAAAACCATTTTCCATTATTACGAATAAAATATCATTCGTTATATAGAATTTATAAGGCTTTTCTATATTACTCATAACAACATCTATAGGATAGCTAGGGTCTACTTCAGAATGTGCTGTTACAGAGTCTATTACACGCTTACCTTTACTAAATAACTTATTAGTATCAGTTGGCATACTATTAACATCTAGTCCTAAGATTCTTTTAACATAACTATCTGCAGATAGAATAGTTTCAACATCTACTGGTACTAATCCTGCGTCTACTAATCCATAATATATCGCTCTAAATGTATTAGGAGCTATATAAGGATTGATACCAAGTCTTTCTATAGGTTGAAGTTTTGGTATAGTGTTAAGAAGCGGATAGGTGTTAATATCTGTTAGATCCTTTCTGAAATAGTCGTCGATACTTGAAAGCAACTTAGTGTTCATACTACGAGTACCACCACCAACTAGGTAATCAGGAACAAATACTATAGTCTTATTCCTTCTATTAGTATTTTCTTTGGGTACACTTGTAGGTATTATATCTATACTTGCCACGTGTCCTCCTTACTTAAATTTAAACAAAAAATCTTATAGCATACCCATTAACGTACGTAGGTACCTATAAATCACCTAACAAAACACTGCTGGTATTTAACCTTTACAAAAATAAAGATTGAATGTAGAACAACAGTAAAAAGAGAGGATAGTCATAACAATGAATAAAATTGACATACTGATAACGTGTATAGTTCTGCTCTTTAGAGAAAGAGAGATAACTAAAGACGGAACATATGATAGTAGAAATATTGTAAAGTCGATATTAGCAGTTACTAAACCTAAACGACAAACTATGTTAGAAGGGGATATCAATTCTCCAGAAACTGCACTTATAGATCTTCTTAATAGAATGATAGCTAATCCTGAGGCATATGATGATAAACCTAATCTCTTAGGAGAACTTAAGGTTATTTTTAGAACTAATACTTTATATTACGATACGGCACATGATCAACTTACAACAGAGATGACAGATGGTGGTATGAAACGATCTGTAGCCTCTATGGTTAATAAGTTAACACAATATTATAAATCAGCAACAGCTATACAAAAACTTAATCTTCTTACTTATAACCTTAATAATGGAAATATTAAGAAATCAGTAGCTGATGATATTTTAGAGATCTTACCAGAATTGGAATCTTTATGTAATAAAACGAGTACTAAAGATGCGGGTATTTTAAATACAGTCCAATTGTCTTCTAAAGATGATATGGAGAATATTGTTAAAAGTCTAAAGGCAACAAAAGAAGAAGGCGGCATACTTAAAACTGGTTGGGTCCAGCTGAATAATATGCTCCAAAAAGGCTTTAGAAAGGGACAGATGGGTATAGTATGTTCATTACAGCATAACTATAAGTCGGGGTTCCTTAAATCAGTCTTTATGCAAACAGCTCGTTATAACCATCCACAACTTAAAGACCCTAAGAAGAAACCAGCATTAGTATATTTAAGTTTTGAAGATGAAACTATAGATACCTTGGAATATATGTATACATATTTATACTACCACGAGAATCGTAAGCTTCCTGAAAATACAGAAGATGATCTTAAGAATTTATCTACAGAACAAATTCAAGATTACGTTATTAAACGTTTAGGTCAAAATGGTTTTGAAATATTCTTAGTAAGAGCGGATCCAACATTATGGACATACCAAAGTATTTTTAGTTACGTTAACCAACTAGAAGCGCAAGGATACGAAGTTCAATTACTTATAATAGATTATCTCGCTATTTTACCAACAACTGGTTGTGATACTTCGGGACCTACAGGAACAGCGTTAAGGGATATGTTTAGACGTGTTAGAAACTTTAGTGCTAGTAAAGGAATAGCTTGTATAAGTGCGCATCAGCTTAGTAGTGATTCTAAAGCTCTTATACGTAATGGTATACAAGATTCTTTATTTGTTAAAGAAGTTGCTGGTAAAGGTTATACCGAAGGTTCTAAACAAATCGATCAAGTTGTTGATTTTGAGATCTATATTTATAAAGCGAAGATTAATAAGAAGTGGCATTTAACAGTACAACGAGGCAAACACAGGGGTGTTGGAATTATCGATGATAGTTTAATGTATTTTACTCTCCCATTCCCATATAGAGCTCCTATATTAGAAAACATTAATGATGAAAATGTAGAAGCTACCGCAGTGGATGAAGAGAGTGAAGATATGTTCGATATCTAATTCCAGGCGAGGAGTAAGTTATGACACTAGGTCAACATCAAGAAGCATTTATGCGAGATTTTTCTAAACTCTTAATATTTATCCATCAGAATGGATACGAGGTAAGAGGAGGAGAGCTTTTAAGAACTCCAGAAATGCAAGAGATTTATCTTAGGACAGGTAAATCAAAAACAAGTAAAAGTAATCACTTGGTTAAGTGTGCAGTAGACCTTTTCATATTTAAAGATGGAAACTGGCTACAGAATAGAGAAGACCTTAAAATGTTCGGAGACTATTGGTGTAGTCTCGACCCGTTAAATATGGCTGGTATGTTTTACCAAACGTTCTTTGACGGCCCGCATTTTGAGCGTCGCGTCCAGTAACATATATACTACTAGAAGGCCTAGGCCTTCTAGTAGTATATTTTTTATTTCTATCAATTTAAAGATATTAAAAAGGATGGAAATGAAACAAGGATTTAAATTACAACCTAATACTTTGATACGAAATATTCGTTTACAGTTGTATCCTACAGAAAGATATATAAATAAATTAAACGAATGTTTTTTAGCGAGAACTATAGTTTATAATCATTTAGTTAGTTATAATAATAAAGTATATCAAAAACTAAATACCTATGATTATTATTTTAATCTACGAAAAGAGTTGATGCGACTTCGCGAAACAAATGAGTACCCAATCTTAAATGCAGTTGATAGTCACATGCTAAGAGAGTGTGTAGAAGATTTAGATAGAGGTTATAAGAATTATCTAAATAGGTATAAAACGCGGCCACCACAAATACAACATGAGATTATTAAACATTGTAGATTTGTAGAGGGCGTTAAAATATCTTATAAAAAGCATAAACTTTATTTACCAAAAATGGAAGCTAGCAAAATAAAACAGTCTACAAAATTAAAAGATCCTACATGTGGAATACGTTACCGGGGGATGCCAACTAAAAAATATAAGATTTTAAAAATTGTGCAATGCTCTATTACACAAGATTTGATAGGTCGGTGGTTTGCAACACTAACAGCACATGTAGTTGTACGTAATAAACCAGATATTTCTAAGTCTACAGAGAGAGTAGGAATCGATGTTGGGATAGGTCGCCTTGTAACTGATTCGGATGGTAGAATGTTTAAACTGGTTAAAAATCTAAAAGTTGAATCTAAATATAGAAAATATATTTACAAGTATTTGCATTATTTAAATACAGGTGATAACGAGAAATATTTGTATTATAAAGACCGATTTCGAAGATACCACTATAAACGTATGGCAATAAGTAATGATTATGTCCAAAAATTATCTAGATGGTATATTAACAATTTTACAGAAATTGCTATAGAAGATATTAATATGTTTAAAATGATAAAATCGTTTAATAAAGATACCCTTGCTAGTAGAATTAAGTTTGGATCATTTACCAGACGTAAATTTTTTAATCGAGCTATTATAGAGTCTAGAATGGGCACATTTTTAAGATGTATAAAATATAAAGCCGCTGAAGCCGGAACCAATATATTTATTGTAAATAAAATATATACGTCAATATGTTGTTCAAAATGTTTAACTATCGATGCAGGTAACCGAAATAAAACAAAGTTTCAATGTGTAAACTGCGGGTATAAAAATCATGCGGATATAAATGCAGCTATAAATATAAAAAATTTTTCTTTTAAAAAAGAAAAATGTGTTGAATAAAAAATAGTGTATCTACTGGCATAGTAGATGTAAATTTAAAATTCTTATTACGGAATAATATATTCGAATATATTTATAAATAGGGAGCCATGAAAATGGTAGTGCACGGGGCTAATGTTATTTAACACTCGATTAACACTATTTTTTATTCTTTAACTTTGAAAGACGTGTACAATAACTTATAAGAACATAGAGAGAAAACTCTCTATGTTCTCTATATTTTTTTGTTTATTAATCTATTAATAAATGATCTTAATAAGAATTTTTATTCATTGTTATTCTTAGATTAAGATATTTTCTTTATATATGTTGTTTAACATGTTGTGTCAAAGTTTAATAGGATACCTAGAGAATATTTCTCTAGGTATCCTTGTTTTTATTACTTTAGCCTAGCTGGACTGGTGCCTCGCTTCGTTGAATGGGAAGGTATTTGCTTACTATCCATTATTTTTAATCAAAATTTACAAGGAGTTTTTGTATGTTAGCTAACATTATCTCGCATAACAGAAAACATGATAGCACAACCACCTTGAAATTTGGAGAAGAAACTTTAGAAAAGAATGTTCAGCTAGATCTGGTTGATATAGAAGACGCTACATTACTTAGTGATGTAACAGTCTATGATTATATTAGTAAGATTAAAACTCCGTTTCTTATGGGTTATCCAGCTATTGTTTCTCCTAAAGAGGGTGATCTAATAACAGACACTACCATTTTCGAGCTTACACCTTATACACCTAATGAAAACTTTAAAGGTAAGGTTAATAAAGTCCAATGGCAAATTGCAACAGATTCAAATTTTACTAATATAGTTTGGAAAGGTAAGTTCGTAGAGAGTGAAGTGCCTGGAGGTGATTTTAGTAAGTTTAGACCTACTCAAGTTTATCTTCCATCTGGTTATTACTATGTAAGGGCAAGGTATATAAGTTATCCACATTCTAGCCCATTTACACAACCAGTTAGAGTCAATTTTCCTAGCTTTAAAGTATCAGTTCCTGCATTGTCATTAACACTTAATGAACTTGAGCCTACTATAACAGCAACTGCTTATACACTATCTCCAGAGTTTGTAGGTAAAGAATCTCCAGATACTTTAGTTAGAGTAATTTGGAGTATAACAGAAGTAGAAGATGGGTTAACAGTTAATAGTGAAAAGATCAATAGTCTTTTATCCGATAACTTTACACCTACATATTCAGTAGTTAAACTAGATGCAGATGTAGATAAATATACTCTTAATTTTCCAATAGTAGATGCTACTACTGGTGCTAAGGTTAAATTAAAACCTAATACTAATTATCTTATAACTTGTACTTTTAAAGGTGCTAGGTATTCAACACCATTATCTAGGTTAATTTTTAAAACAGGTAATTATAGAGTTCAGGCTCCTAAGTTTAAATTATCTACTACTGAAAATGGTGTGGTGACTATTAACTTAGATCCGATGGAAGTATTTGAAGGTGGTGATACATTAGATCACTTTGATGTTACTATTATAAATCAATCTGTAGTGCCACAACATATAGTTCATACTGCTGTTGTAAATGGATATACTTATAGAGTACCAGATGATATATTAGAGCCATCTACTAAGTATAGTTTTTCAATAGTAGCTGTTGGTAAAAAATATGGGTTATCAGATACATCTATATTAAGTATCAATATGCCTTATGTAGGTATTGAGCCTCCTAAACTTAGTATAACAACTAAAGGTATGCAACCGACTGCTAAATTAAGTCCTTTTAAAACTATTAAGACAAATGATACTCAAAGAGGTACACAGTGGTTATTATATAACCATGCTAATACTGGTACTGATAACTTAATTAAAGAGTGGATAGTAGAAAATAATGATAGCTTTTTAATTATAGATAGAAAGTGGGTCGAGGTTAATACTAACTATAAGATTAAAGCTAGATATTTAGGACAGAAATATAATAGCCCATGGGTAGAAGAAGCTTTTAAAACTATTAACATAGTTATTAAGAAACCAATAGTAACTCTTTCTAATAACGGATTAGTTATAACTGGCTCAGTTTCTGATTATGTTGTTGTCGGCGATGAAGATACTCCAGAGTATGTAATTTGGAATGTCTATGAAGTTGATATAACTCCATCGTCAGATCCTAATGTTCCTCCTACAGAAGTAGTGGTTAACCACCTTATTCAAGACAGAACATTAAAGTGGGATAGTAGGATACTTAAGATAGATAGAAATGATGGTATTAAACGTAATACAGCATATAAAGTAACTGCTAAAATTCTAGGTAGAAATTATAATAGTTTAACAAGTGATGCTGCTTACATTACAACACCTAATGTCTATATTATACCACCAGAGATTCATATTTCTGGAGAGCCAGATCAGGTTCCTAGATTCCCTATTATAACAGGTTCACCATTTAAGACTAATATAGATTCTGATGTCCATGTTAAAACTAACTGGAAAATTATGGCTGTAGGTACTGGAGAGATAGTTTATAACGAAGATGATAAATATAATAAAACTAGTCTAAATATATTAGACAATATTTTATTACCAAATACTGATTATGTATTAACAGTTACTTATCATGGTGAAGCATATGGTCCTGCAGACCCAGTAACTCTAAACTTTAAAACTAGAGTAAAATTTATAGAGATGCCAGATGATGGACTACCTAATGTTATAGTTGGTGATGATAATAGTAATGAAACTAGTAAATACTATGGTACTATACCAATAGACCAACTTAATGATACTAGAAACTATTTAGGTGTTTGGAATGGTTATACCGAATATGGTATAGATAGTCAAGTAGTTTATGAAAATAGACTATGGAGAGCATTAGATACTTCTAGTTATGCTGCTTTAGGTAATAACGTACATCTTAATAAGAACAGAATACCTGGTAAAGCTAATGATAATAATATTATCTACTGGGAAGAAGATGACAGAAATAACCTATCTACTTATAAATGGTTATTAAGGAATATTGGTTTCCATCCTACTATTATAGATAATAATAAAACCGATATAACTTCTAATAGTGTAACTAAAGGTAGTTACGAAGGTTCAACTACATCAACTGTTAGTAAGTTTATGATAGGTATGAAAGTTCTCTATCTTTATGATAGCCCTGAACTTAAGAATATCTCTTATAACGATTTAGCTATTTCAGGACTAGTAGGAAAAGGCCGTACTATAAGAATAGGCGAAAGACTATATTGGCTAAGATTACCAACTATAGACGAGATTAAAGAGTTCCAACGCTTTAAAGCTACTGAAGATACAACAGATTTAATCCCCTCTGATCTGAATACTGAATGCTGGTTAGCTAATAGTGATGATCCTGAATCTGCAGCTTATAACCAGGGAAATATGATCATAGGTTATGAACCAGCTATCAATAGGACTAAATCGTTAAGATTGATATTGGAGTATATCTCTCCTTATGAAGAACCTTGGTTATTAGCTAGGAAAAAATATCCAACATTACAATATGATCGTTATACAGATACTGGTTATTTTGGTATTATACCAAATGATATTGATAAGTTCAATATCTATAATGCTATTGGATTAACTAAGGGCGTTAGAATCAACTTAGATTTTGGATTCTTAGCATTCTGGAATCATGGTAAGAGAATACTAGTTAACAGAGCTTCTATTGCTTATGGTGTTAGTTTCCGCGATGTACTAGAACTTGGTGTTGTTTATGGGCCCGAGGTTAAAATTCCAAACTATGTTAACAAGACAGTAGATCGCTTAGGCGATGGTCTTACTTATAACATACGTATCCTTAGAGGAGGTCCATCTTATATGGATTTAGGACCTATTGAGGATCTTCCTAATGATAGGTTAATCGCTAATGCTAACCTATTTAGATTCTCAGAGTGGAATGAATTACTTTATCGTGTCGCTGAACATATGCCATTGAGTATTGATACTAATAACTATCATGGTGGTTTCCAAATAGGACGTAACTGGGATAAGCTTGATAACATTAACTTAGGTGTGTTCGAGCATTATTCTGGTAATGGATGTCATGATTTCGTATTAACTACCGTTAATAACAAAGAGATTATATCTAGAGGCGGTACAAAATTAGAGGCGGTTTATTATGTCGACCAAGAGATCGCGCGTAATGACCATGGTATAAGATTAGTCTTTGAGGATACTACCGACTTTTCTCTATAGTATAATAAGGAGGATATATCCTCCTTAACATTTTTAACAAAATTATAAAAAGGAATATTATGTTAAAATACATTAATAATAAGTTTAGTGCTTATAAATATTTAGTTACTTATGATGTTAAAGGCGAGTCAGTAAGAGCAGAAGCATTTACCGATAATATCGAAGATGTATTCCATATGATTAATACTTATCCTAATGAGTACTCTAATGGAATATCAGAAACAATTGAAGTAACTCCAGAGCAAGAGGCTAGGTTAGCCGAAGTTAATGATCTTAATCTAGAACATAAAGAAAACTATTTACAAGATTTTGAAAGCTATGTGCGTTTTGGGATTATGACTAACCAAGATCCAGCTTTAACAGAAATAGCAGCTTCTTCTAAAGAGTTAACTGTTAAGTTTCTAGTAGATAGACTTAAACCAACTATTAAAGCTTTAAGAGATCAAAAGTCTATAGGTGGTGTTGAACTGTTCGGTAGAAAATTTGACTCTGATTCACTTGCTAAAGAGAACGTAACAGGTTATGTTACTTTAGGTCTTTTAGAGATAGCTACTAAAGGTCGTTGCGACAGGACTTTCGATTGGAAAGATTATAATAACGAATTTGCAAAATTAACATATGAGCAAATTTGCCAATTAGCTAAACTTATAGCTGGTCATATTCAAGCTTGCTTTTCAGCCGAGGCATTAACATATGTGGAGTTAGCAAAATTAGAGGTTAAAAAGCTTCTTAAGTTCCCTGGTAATGAAGTTTTTGATAGAGTCGGTAGAAGTGTTGAAACTGAAATTGACTTAAGTACAGGTACAACAACTACTATAGAGAAGAAAAAACCTTCTGAAGATTTAAGTTCTATTTACGATAGTTGTTATAATATAGCTCTTAAACATATTCTAGAGGAGTAGTAGATGGGTGTCGTTAAGATACAACCTAAGCTAGCTCTTAGACCGTATACTAAAGACTCTGGGTTCGTTGCTAAAGTTATTAATTGGTGGTGCCATTCTAAATACTATCATGCAGAACTTATTTTGGGGGATCACTGGATCTCAGCGACCCCTAAAGAGGGAATTTATGTTAATAAATTAAAACCTTTAGATCATGAACGATACGAATATTTAGAACTACCTGAAATTGAAGTAGCTGAAGAAACATATAATAATATTTGGAAGTATATAGAGGCTCAAGTCTCCCCAAAGTACGATACTCTGGGATTGGTTTGGAACCAAGTGATTGGAATCTCTTTCTATAATAAATCTTGGTTTTGCTCAGAGTTAATAGCTGCTATTTTAATCTTATTAGGTTATGATAAACTATATGGTACAAATGAATCTGAATATAGTCCACAGGATCTACATGATATGTTTAAATATCCAGTTCCTATAGAACTAAGGAGATTTAGTATCTGTGTAAGATTTAAAAAACTTATCAGATGGATTTTGAAAATGATAGCATTCTCTTATCTTAAATCAGGATGGGTTAAATGTTTATCTTGGTGTAAAACTCTTTTTACTAAATTAAAAAGAAAGAAAAAACAATAATACAGTCTAACAGAGCTTGAGTTATGGCTGAATATTTTTAAAACAATATATAAGGAGCAATAACGATGAGCATGTTAGTGCTGCGATTAAGAAATATCGATACTACTAATAATATTGACTGGATATATACTAACTGGGAAATTTCAACTGCTAAGAACTTTGAAAGAAGTAAGATTATCTATTCTGCTTATGAAGATAGAGTAAATAAATCTTCTAAGTTTATAGAGATGACTCTTAACCCAGGAACTAAATATTATGCAAGAGCACAAGTTGTTACAAATAAGGGAGCACATAAGTGGACCAATCTAGATGTTTGGACACATAAAGCATTTGACGATATAGAAAATCAATCTGATCTACCTTCTAGAGTTAATTCTCCAGATATAACTACAGATAGTATAGTTAATGATCATGTACCAACTGGGTTTTATATCATTTGTAAAGAGTTTGCAGCTATTGGAGATGCAACTCATGCTGCTACCTCTTACTGGATTGAAACTTTAGATGGTAAAGTAGTTTGGAAAAATCTCCTAAATGAAATATCAAAATCTAAGATATTAGTTAATGATATTATTTTAGATAATAATAAAGTTTACCGTATTAAAGCTGTTTTCCATGCTAGTTCTGGAGATAGTAGCCAAATAGCTACGAAGACTATTTATATTAATGGTAAATCATCTGATGCTAATGTAATTAGGGTAGGTAAATCTATTGTTAATGCTGACTTTGTTAGCTTATCTATAGATACAACACTTAACCCTTATAAGAATGCTAAAAATGTAGCTATTAAGATTATGGCGTTTAATAATGGTAGAGGCGTAACTGCTTATGAAACACTAGTAAATTTTGATAGACCACCTTATGCACTTTCTATACCAATGGAAAAAATTAAACGTAATACCATCTATTTAGTCATGCTTAAATATGATATTGAAAATAGCTGGAAGCATATGGTTATTAATACTTTTAAATAATAAATAAAACATACAAGGAAGGGGTAATGGATGGCAGAATCGTTAGACGACTTATTAGCTAAATCTGAATCAAGTTTTTCTGTTATGCTACAGAATGCCCCGACCAATAGTGAATCTTTAAATAGGATACAACACCTTATTGAAAAAGATCCACAGCTCTATCAATATTTTTTACTTAAAGAAAGCTCAGATGCATCTACAAGACAATTAATGCAATATGAGCATTCTTCTAATATGAGAGCGATTATTGGTTATTTTAAAGACTACAGGCGTAAAGACAGAGAGACTAAAGTAGCATTATATAATATAATAGAACAGCAAGGTAAAGAGATTAAATCTCTTAAAATGATGAAGTGGTTCTTTATAGGAAATACATTATTTGTTGTCCTTGTCGTGTTTTGGGGACTATATACTATTAACCCTCAGGCTGCAGAAGCTGTTATTAGGTTAGTTAAAGCCTGTGGTAGTTTAATAAATATTTTCTAATATGTAGGATAGCATTATGTTTAGTAAATTAAAAGAAAAGATGAAAAATCTTTGGAAACGGACTTCTAAAAAAACTGGCGATGTTACGCTTTATGATATTGAAGAAAGCATTCCGCAACAAACCGAAATGGTTACAAGTAAAACAGAAATACTAAATAAGATAGATCTTAAAGCGGTAGGTGATCCTATCATTCTGAGTAATGTTGGTAGTAAAACACTCTTAGTTGTTAATGATATACCAACTACTCTTAAGCTTTTAGAGTTAGATTTTAAATTTATTAAAACAGAATATCATAAAGATATTTTAAATACTTATAAAGTTGTGATCTGCACAGGTAGGCATGCTAACTTAATGGCTTATAAATATCTGTTAAATAATCATGTGGATAAAGCATTAGTGGATATTGTACTATCAGACAGTATTATTAGAATGGACGATACCTTCATAGAGTTTAATGGCTTTGATGTAGCAGAAGAGATAAGAAAACGTAACAGTGAATCTGAAATAGGTATCTATACTTCTGTAGAATTAAATAGCCCATTAGATATTATGCATAAATATTTAAGCGCTTTTAAACGATTAACTAGAACTAATGTTATTGATAAATATATTAACATTAATCTTAGTGATCGAACATCACAATTAAATTCGATGTTATAACTATTATAAGACTATAGAGAGACTTAATAATAGTCTCTCTATAGTCTCAACTTTTTTGAACCTAACCCTAAATATACAGGATATTTAGGATGTTTTTATAATATTAATATAAGGAGAAAAGCTATGGCCGAGTTAAGAATACACGACCAAAGTTCGATATACTTTAAGTCTATACGAACTGGCGATACGCCTAAAGACATCAATGTTAAAATCCCAGATAAATCTGGCTGGTTGATAACAGATACAACATTACAAGAGATATTGAATTCTGGTGCTAACATAGCAAGCTCTCAGATTTTAAAACCAGATATAACAGAGACACCATTGGTACACCCAGAAGCATATGCAGATCTATTACCTATAGCAAGTTATAGAACTAATGATACTTTTGTAGGTGAACATCAAGCTACTGAATGGGTTGCATCTTTAGTACCTGATTTTAGTACTATTATAGATAGTACTGCTGATCCACTTTTTAGAGATGGTTGGTATCCAGCTGTTAATGAAGCTAATAGAAAAGTATATGTAAAATATAGATTTATATCAGAAGACATTTGTTCTCCATTCTCAGATGCTTTAGAATTTACAACACCAGAAGGTGGCGTAGCTATACCTACATTAAGTGTAGTTGAAGATGGTAGTACACCATTGATTAAAGGTTCTGAGTTTAGACTATTTGGTAACCTTACAGATGTTACACATGTTGGATCAAGTTGGGAGATAATTAAAGTCTCTGATGGTACAAAAGTAAAAACCATTTCTAATAGTCCAGACTATCTTAGAGAATATAAAGTAGAAGATGGTATTTTACAACCTGAAACTGAATATAAAATAACATTGGTTTATCATACTTCTCATCCGGTATTTAGTAGGACTAGAAAGGTAATTGGAACTTATAAAACACCAGCATCTACAATTGCTAGACCAACATTAACATTTACTACTTCTGAAGGTAGATATGAAATTAATGGTAGTCCTTTTGTAGTTAATAGTGGAACAGATAGACATAAATTTACTACATGGGTTGTTAAGAATGGTACTGGCTCTGTTGTTTATAGAGAAGAAAATAGTAAAGAGCTTACTAGATTAAATCTTACTGGTATATTAGAACCTGATAATGACTATAGGGTATCTGCTGTCTATATAGGAGATAAGAGTAAAAGTAATGAAGGCGTTATAAATTTTAGAACACCTGTTGAAGACCAGTCTAATCTTAATAAATTAATTACTATAACTAAAGAAGCCCATGGTGGTGTTAAATTAGTTATGGAAAAATTTAAGATGCCAGTGGCTGAGAACCTATTATATCTAACATGGACTATTCAGAACTATAACAATAATAATCCAATTGCGTTAGAAGTACGTATGGATTCAAACCTTGATAATAAATATGATCAAGACTTAGTCTATGACATGCAACCTGCAGAGAGCTGGCTAAAATGGATGCCGAATAATGAAATAGTTAATCCAGTTATATCACTATCTGCAAAGGGTAGGGTAGTTGGAGAGAAAACTGTTCTTAACTATGCAACTCAAATTCCTACAGAGTGTAGATTTGATTATACTTTAGGAGAGATGAGCATAGAAGATAATGATAGTTTAAGTCCATTAATTAAAATAACAGATGCAACTGGAGCTGATAGTAGTTGGATATCTAAAAGAGGTGTAATCTGGGAACTATATACTAGAGATAGTTCTGCTCCTGTAATGAAAGCAACTGGTACTGATTATGATCAACATAGATTTACTAATATTGATTATGCTACAAACTATACTGTAAAATGTACCTATAAAACTAATTTTGGTAACTGGACAAAAACATTTGATTTTAGAAGTCGACCATTTACACTACCGGCTCCAATAGTTAATGTTGACCCAGTTGGTATTGGTGCCAGAATAAGAGCTACTGGTGAAAACCTTAATATAGCTAACCACCCTGAAAAATCACATGGTAGCACAACTTGGACACTATATAGTAATACTGGTACTGTGTTATGGCAATCTATTAAAAATACTGCTAATTTATTAAGCATCGATATTCCTAGAAATAAACTAGAAAGGGCTACTGATTATAAAGTAGGCGTTATATTTCATAGCGTTGATGATACAATTAGTAGTGTTGAGAGTATTGTGAATTATAGTCATATAGGTATTGTATATACTGTTAAAGAAGCAGATTTTGTTTCTGGCACACATGATAATGTTATGTTAAGTAATCAAAGTGTTTTCTTAGTTAAGAAAGTGTTTAAGGATCTTGGCGGGGCTGAAGCAGAGGAAACCGCTCCTAATGCCTATGCACTTAAAGTCACAATTAAAGATGGTACTACTGTGGTATGGAGCAGTGAGATAGATGGTAGAAAACCGGCATATACTGGCGGACTGGTATACCCAGATATTACGAGCCTTGCTGGCACTGGGCAAATACCAAAATCAATAACATTAGATCCTAAGAAAACATATAGTGTAACATTAGATGTTTATGTAAATACTGGAACTGATAAAATTTTAAGTAGTTCTATTACTAAGAATTTTACTGTTTTAAATACTGCTAAAATGGACGAATTTAACTTTTTGGTACCTGCGGATAAATTAGCCGGATATGGCACTAGCTCAGTAGGTGGTATATTTGCGAGAGGATATGGTTATTTTAAAGACTCGGCTATACATAATTCTTCTAGTACAATAGATAAACGCGGTACATGGTGCGCACTACGTGATTATACAGGTGAATGGGGTAATAATACTAACCGTAGGAAAAATAACGGAGATGCCACTAATCCAGCTAACCACTTTGACTGGATAAGCGGTCAAAGAGTTAGTAAAAAGGGTAAACTATACGAAGCTAACATCGATCAGGCTTGGAATCAATTTGATCCGGAAACCGATACTAATGCTTGGCAAGAAATAACAAAAGACATCAGGTTACCTCAGGATGCTGAGTTGCTAGATTGTTTAGGTCTCAACTGGGGCGTTGGTGAGGGCACTAATGCATTTTCTTATTCAGATAGAAAATGGTCTGATGGTACTACAATACGAGATCTACCTGATCCGTTTGGCTATTATAAAATGATTAGTCCAACGACTAAGAAAATGTGTTTTATATCCATTTCTTTCAACCCGAACACTAATCCTGGTATTGGCATTGCAAATATGTGTTGGAACGATTTAGTAGCAAGACAACCTGAACTGGTAGAAGTAGATAGATTTACTATGCGATTTGGTACACAACTTTATTATGTCCGTATACCAACTAAAGAAGAAGTTACCCTTTTATGTGCTTACCAGAATAAGGTAGGGAGTAATGTAATAGCGCCTCGTAACGTAGCATTTTGCCAAACACCTGGACCAGGTGTAGAAACAGTTAAAGCGTTAAGTAGTGCCGGTGAAAATACTCCTACTGAAACTGACGTTAATGTTAGATCTAGAATATTAGAAATATGTTTTGTATTAACACCGATTCCAGAAGGTGAAGAGCCTTACCAGACAGCAATGTTAAATAAACTATACCCTAATATGACATTACCAACAGGTAATTTAAGTTGGAGTACAGAAAACTTAACCGAAGGTCCTGATACTAACTACTTCCCGGGTGGATTAAAACTAGCTTATGATAGGTTTACGGATACCGGTTATTTCGGTAGAATACCTGTTGGGACATTCAAAAGTTATAAAAAGCTAATGGATACTTATGGTGTTAGTGGGCGAACACAACATTATGATGGAACAGGTACTAATGACAGAGATGTTAAATTTTACGATATGTTCTATTATCATGGGTTAGTTGTCTATATTCCAAATGGTGCACCATGGAGCAATATGAGCTTCGATTATTGTAAATCTCTAGGTCTTCTATTTGGTACTAACATGGGTACTTATCATAGTTATGTAGGTGATGCTAAGTTAGAAGATAGTAAAGATAATTGGTATAGAATAAGTGGGATGAACATTAGTAGATGGAATATATCTCCACACTCTGGTGTATGGAATCCCATAAGAAAAAATCAAGTTGCTTTATTTAATAATGAGATAGGGTATTTAGGACATGATAAGAGTGTTTGGAGTACATGCTATGCTAAAGTATTAAATTTCACCTCTAATCCATATAGTAGTTATAATACATGGTCCAGAATTGTACCTACTGGTAATAATTTTACTATTAAAGATAGAAATCTCTTTGAAGCTCGCGCGATATCATCGACAGATATTGGCGAATTTACAAAATCTGTTTACATAGGAAATAGCGGTAGCAATATAATGTTTGCTTTAACCAGCGTTCATTGTTTAAGTAACAATAATCTTGCGACAAGCGGACTTTATCCGGTAGACAATAGTGTTTTTCGTCCTATGCTTACGTTAAAACCAATTGGAGGCGGAGTAATTGATAAATTTACCCTTAAGATCCGAGTAACTCGGTATTTTAGTTATATAACCACCCAACTATACAGACTTGGGTACACTGTGTCTATTTTAGAGGGTAATGAGTCTATTATAGCCGAAAGAAAATATGGGTATAGAATTGGGCGAAATGGTGAAGAGTTACCAGATACCGCACCATTTGCTACGCGCGCAGTTGCGAATCAATACTTTACAACTACAAATCCGCCTGAGGTAATTGCGCATACTACCCCATGGGGTGATGATACTGTTACTGATCATTTGGGATGGTGGTGGAAGTTGATAAATGGTAAGTGCTTATATATTCCAAGTTTCAGTCGTCTTCCAGGTATGGAACAAGACTGGAGAGATAATGGTGGTGTTACGACATCTGATATAACATTTACCGAAGCAGATGCCTATACTATTTAAAGTAAAAGAGTACGCATAGGTTTTAACCTATGCGTACTCTTATATTTTTATTTAGTGTTTAAACCAAATCGGATAATCTGTATATTCTAGGAGCGGTTTTATCTTGGTCAGCATAACTCATGCCCGTTCCTGCTAATGCATCAAATACATATAATATTTTACCATTATCAAAAGTAACTTTAAGCTGGTAAGCGTTATCCGAGGCTTTTTGTTCATATGTTTTATATTCTATACAAATGTTTTCTTCCGCTTTAGGAGCAACGATTCCTGCTAAAACTTCATTTGTATATTTAGCATTATTGTTAAGTGGATTACCTCTTAAGTCAACATTAAGTGCTAATTCAATACTTCTTATATTATAAACACTATATGAAGGTATTAATTGCGAAGTTCTGTCCCATCCGTATGGTCTAGTTATGCATTTTGAACGTACTTTGCCCGAAAAGATAATCGGATTCGTTATACCAGGATCAATTGGTTTTAACGTAAGCATAGGACGAAAATATATACTTTCATCTGGTTGTACCGTTTCAAGTCTAACACCCCGCGGGCTTGCTAACATCCTTATACCATATATTCCAATATATAGTGGAGTATGATTCGATATATAGTAACCTTTACCGCATAGTTTTTTATCTTTACTATCTTCTAACTTAGCATCACCTACATAACTATGATAAGTACCCATGTTAGTACCAAATAGAAGACCTAGAGATTTACATTTAAAACTTTTTACAACTATCTTAATAACAATTTTTAAGGAGATAAAAATGGAAAAAGAAATCCAACGTATATTAGCCTTTGAAAGCTTAATAAGGTATTTTAAAGAACATATAGGTTATAGTAACTTAACAGATGCTGATTGCACTAAATTTAAAGAGTATGTTAAAAATGTTGTAGAGTTATCTAACCAGCCATATTATAATCAACTTATAGAAGAATATTTTAGTAAGTTACCAGTTAAAGAAGATAGCCCTTCTTTTAATATTTATAAAGCTTTTGAAGATAAAAAGAAGGAAATAGAAGCTGCTCAGAATGCGAAACTGTTTAAAGAGGCTGATAAAAAGAAAGAAGGAAATTCTTCTGATATCTATAGTATTTTGAAAAGAGTTTTGAGAGATGACAATAGCTCTTCGGTTTCTTCTATTAACCAATATTTTGTAACCTATTTTAAGTTCTATATGATAATAAAATCCGGTAGAACAGATGCTTATCACTATGATCGTTATAGACAAACTAAATTACAATTTGAAACTGTTTCTAATATCTTAGCCGGCTATGCGCCAACTATGGCAGAACATTTCCATAACCTAGAAGTTCTAGAAAGCTTTGCCAAACGAATTATAAATATAGTACATTTAGCTATTTGCTGCCCGCAACTTAATAAACCGGCTATTGATTCTTTTAAGCAATGGATCATAAACCTTACAGATACAGAGTTTGAACATTATTTTGGTGTTCATGTGGATTACAACGAAAAAGAATTCATACTTTCTTCTCCGGTAGTTAAATGCCACGCGAGTGAACCATCGCAATGTTATTGGAGATGTTTTACTAATATTAATAATACGTTAACTTGGAGAGAAGCAGATAAGTAAAAAAAAAATAATAAGACTTACAGCCCTTAAAGGGCTGTAAGTCTTACTTTTTAGGTGGTAGGCACCAACCGTCAGTAGTTGGTATATGCTCACCTGGTTTCTCTATATCTTCTTTAGGTATAGGCTGTACTAACACTCTGTACGATTTTACTACGGTTCTGTGTTTCTCCTCATTAAGACGATTAAGTAAATCATCAGCATATTTCTTAGCATCTTTCTCAGAAACAAATATAGCCGCAACACTACCATTAGTCTGTTTCTCATATTCGCTTAGAATAATTACAGCAAAAAGATGATTCTTATAATATGGAATAAGATTAGAGCTATTGATATTACTATCTATTTCACTATTTATTTCATTACCATCTACTTCTATTTCATCTTCATGAACAATAATAAACTTAGAATCATGATCAACACTATTCGCTATATAACCCTTAAATTCCTTTTCATTTGTAAATATTTTAGTATAAGTATCCATTCTCATGTTTCTTTTATTTTTACTAAAATCGGCTTTGTTACAACTATCATCTTTAAAAACTAAAGGGTATATATTGTTAACTACCCAAACTTTCTGTTTCATCACTTACCTTTCCCTTTCATTTCTACTTTAGTTAATCTTTCGCTACTTGATAGATATACCATAAAGCATGGTAACCCATTTTTAAAACTAGGTAATAAATATAACGGATATGCTTTAGGTTTATAAGAATATAAAGTATCCGCTAATTTTATTCCTAATTTACTTGGTATAGCAACTACCCAACTAGTTAGATATTTTCTATATGCTTCTACATCATCAGGAGCTAAATCTCCTTCTACAAGATAATGTAATATTCCACTATCTTCTATAAGGTCATTTGCAAATTTAACTAATGATCTAGCAACTTTATCAAAGTTCTTTTTATCTTCTCCATACTTATAGCCTAACATCAGTGTCGCAAACACTGTTGATAGCATAGTAAAAAGAACATCAACTTTAACTTCAGCTGGTAATCCTGGTTTAAAGTTAAAGTCTGCTAAAGAACCTATGAGTATAACCTCTTCAGTATCACCGCCAGCATAAATAGCTTGTATCTCTTTAGGGTTATAAGGGATACTACCTTCTGCTTTATGATACCTTAATGCTTTCTTAGCAAAAGAGATAGCTTCTTTAGAGTCAGAACTAAATGAACCTTCTCCTAAAGGACCTAATGCACTTAGATATAACCCATATGCTTCTTTCTGCCATTTATGCAGATCTTTTACCATAGATACACTATGTTTCTTTAATAGGGTTTCTAAGCTCTCCCCACTGTCATTAACAATTTCTGTTTTTAGCTTTTCCATATTTTAAATTCCTACGTATAATTTTACATATGATACTTTGTGCAATAGAATTGTATTCCACATCGATCATATACCCCGGAAGACTATTTCTAGACATAACACTAGCATGATAAGATAAATAGGTTAACAATGGTGCTAAACATTCTCTATACCAGGCTTCAACTCTTTTAGCTTCCAGAACTTCTACTTCTGTCTCTAGCACATCATGCAGTAACCATATTAAATCCTTACAAGGGATACGAATAGATTTCTTCACTAGGTAAAGATAGAGATAAGTACTTATAGCATCGTCAAACCTTTTTGAATCAGATGGTTTATTATCTACTGGTTTAAAGAACGCTTTCGCTATCATTTTATTTAAATGTATATCGCTAGATCTTGGTGTATATTTAACACTAATGATCTTAAGTTCTCCAATAGTATAACCTCTTTTTGTCCTAGTGAAAATAGGATCAAAAACTTCGAACATATTATCTTTATAAAGGCTAGGATCATCACGACCATCTTTATAAGACTCAAACTCTTTATACTGGTTAAACAATATATCATAATTGTTAGAAGGATCACCTAGATAATCAACTAGGGTTCTCTCTTCAACTGGTTCTTCTATATTACTACTAACGTTCGTCTCTAATAATTTCGACATTATCAACGCTCCCAAATTCTCCAATAGAGTCTAATATACCATTACTAAGAGATGGTTTACTTTTATTGTCCCACCACTCAGAACCATCATAAGTCACACGGGATATCCAAGTTCCATCGGTAAAAGTTATCCACCCACCCCAATTATCCGAACCGTAACTATTGTCATAATTACTTACTAATCCATTGGTTCTCTTATCCATATCTACCCAAGGTATCGTATTATGTTTACCCTCGAATATTAAATCAGGTTCTGATGTATCACAACGAATCGCACGTATTCGGTATTCCTCTATAGCTCTATTCCCTATAGCTTTTATAGTCTCTTCTTTAAAGTTCATAATGTCTCCTTTTTACTTTATTATTTAAGATCTCTCTTATTTAAATAATATATAATCATTAAGAAATAAAGATATGGACTATGCTTCGTGTTAGCTGATCCTATAGCTTATAGCTATACTGATGAATAAAATAAGGAGACTATGAATGGGTAATTTAATATTTCGAGATAGTAGAACTACTCGTAGTAAAACTTTAGTAATGCCTACTCCACAAGATGATATCGTTTTAAATCTTCCAGATGAATCTGGTATATTAGCAACTACTAACACCCTTAGTAAAAAACTTATTAACGATGAAGCTGCTGATTTAATATCTAACATTCTTAAACCAGATATAACAGAGAATAATGGTGGAATAATTAATCCAGATGACCATAATAAGCCACTTATTAGAGCATCTTATAGGACTTCTCCTAGTTTTCAAGGGGAGTTAGAATATACCGAATGGGTAGCGTCGTCAGATTACTTAGCTAAAGAAATTTTAGATAAAACTGATAGATTAGAATATAAAGACGCTTGGCTACCAAATATCTTAACACCTGGTACAAGAGTTTATGTTCGTTATAGATTTCACTCTCAAAAACTAAAATCGCCTTGGTCAGATCCATTAATTTATAAAACACCTGTTTATGGCATTGAACCTTTTAATATTGTTGTAACTGCTGGTACTATGTCACCGGCTCTCATAGTTTCAAAGTTTAAAGCTTATGGGGAAAATCTTATAGGACCTATTAATCATATGGCTACAACTTGGAAAATCTACGAAGGTGAAAATGTAGTTTATGAAAGTCTAGCTAATACATCTGGTAAACTTAAACATGTCGTTCCATATGGTAGTCTTAGACCAGATACTGAATATAAGGTAGAAGTATTTTTTCATACTGATAATAGAACTTTCCCTATGTCTAGGGCTTCTTATAAAATGTTTACTACTCCTAACATTTATATTTCAACTCCTTATGTTAAATACAAATATAATGGTGGTAACCATAGTTTAGAAGGTTCAGAGTTTAGTATTATTGGTAGCCCAGAACCACATGTTAGTACCTATTGGGAACTGTATAGAATAGAAAATGGTAAAAAGCATCTTGTTTATAAGAAAGAAGAAGATAAGGTTAATTTAACTAGACTTCCTATAACAAGTATGTTATTTGGTAGAGGTTTAACATATGAGGTTACTATTGGTTATCAAAGTCAGAATATGAGCTCTAAGAGATTTACTACTATCTTTAGACCGATAGATGATCTTTCAGATCCTATAACTTTAAATATAGAAGAAGACTCCGATAAACTTCCTATACTTAGAATAAGTAAATTTCATGTTGAAGGTCATACTGACAATATTAAGAATTTTGCGTTACGTGTAAGAAGTGACGTACATGGAATTGATAAAGTTGAAACACTTTTTAATATACAAAATACTTATAATACAGATATAGTTAGAAAATTAACTCCTGCCGAATATATAAGCTGGTTCGAAAATAGCGATTATGTATTAAATAGTATGCCATACTTTGATATTAGCGGATATTATGTTGGAGAAAAGTTTAATAGTCCTATGGGTAAAACGAATTTTTTACCTACTATAAGGGCTAATACAGTTTTTAATATTTTAGCTAAAGACCACACTTCTGTAATTATTAATGCAAGTACTAATGTTGGAACAGCTACTTGGTTAAATATTGGTAAAAGGAAATTTACTATAAGTGGCGGACATTTAGTCGATCCTGTAGTTATTGAAAGAAATGATTGGGAAATAGAATTAGAAGAACAGTTTGGTTTACAATATGCTAAAGACTATAAAGTTAGTTTAATAGTCGAAACAGAAATAGGTTCTTTACCTGCAGGGGAAGCTACATTTAGACTATATCAAGGTAAGATTAATGCACCTACTGTAAGTGCTAAGTGGGATATAGAAGGCATATCGCAACCTAGACTATATGTAAGTGGTAGTCCTTATATTTACGATAAACCTGAGATACCTGGAGCTGGTTATAAAGAAACCGAGATACTAGTTTTAAAGGGAACTGAAGTAATAGTAGAAACTAAGAGTACCGAACCGGTAGGAAGTTGGGTTAAACTACCTAAAAGTAGATTTCCTAAATTAGATTGGAATACTACTTATAAAATAGAAATGAAGTATGTTGCACATAATGGTATTAAGAGTCCAGCGGGTACATTAGAATATAGTTTACCTGTTAAACCAGCAATAGCTGTAGGAATACCCGTAATAAATGCTAATGTTGAAGGTAAGAAAGTTACATTAAATGCGAGTGGTTGGAGTATAACAGGTGTTGAAGATAAAACCCATAAAGCAACAGATTGGTATCTTTATGAGAATAATGTATTACTCTGGTCCAGCCTAAATGATACCACTAACCTAACTTCTATTATCGTCCCTGAAACGATAATCGAGTTAGGACATACATATAATATACAGGTTGCCTTTATCGGAGTTGGTGACATTAAAAGTGATAAAGGCAACAAATCTGTCTTAACTATAGATAAAGCTAAGAAAGCGGCTATTGATAGCATTGCCGGAAAATATACTACGTTAGGTAACTCGCAACATGGTGATCTAGATTTATGGTTTGGTAGTACATGGAAATGGGCTGCACATACTACATCAGGGGCAATAGAAGCCGCTGTACGTTCAATTCCCGGTATTACAAGTTTCAGTTTCTCTTATGGCGGCGGTGGAATCGTAATACAATATACAGGTGATATAGAATTATATACTAAATGTGTACCTGAACGTGGTAGCAGAAATAATATGGGTAAATTACGCCAAAATGTAGCAAATACATTATATAAGAATGGTAGCTTGTATAATCCAGTTGATGGTTGGGTTGCAGGGCCAATAGAAGGAAGTGACGCGCACTTATTCATGGCGATTCTTTGGAAAAACCCAATAACTGGTGTTATAGAATGGCCTAAATACCCTAACGTTTAAACAAAATATATAACTATAGATAGTGTAGATATCTACACTATCTATAGTTCTTTTTATTCTGGAACGCCATTTAATTCATTTGGTGCCGGGTAATGAGGTTCTGCAAAAATAAAGTCTCCAGCAAGGTTAATATGGTGGTCTTCATGTGGTGAGCCATAAGATCCATCTATAATCATACCATTAGTAAATTTAACAACTATTCTAAAGTAAGAACCATATAGGTTCCATATTGTTCCGCCTAATGTTTTTGAGCCAAAATCTACCCATCCACCAGTAACAGTATATACTAAAAATTTTTTAACTATTTTGCTAACGATCTCTCCAGTTATACCTGTTCCTAATTGTTTATGTATTGCTACAACAGTCGGCATGAACCTGTGACCGCTTCTGCTATTTGGAGTTCTTGAATACCAGGTATAAGCTCCAGGACTTAAATAGTCTATGGCCTGTATGCTGTTGTTGCCTTTATCACTTTTAATGTCACCAACTCCGATAAAGGCAACCTGTATATTATATGTATGTCCTAACTCGATTATCGTTTCAGGGACGATAATAGAAGTTAGGTTAACTATCTGCTTTTCTTCTAAGATAATAAAAATAAAAAAGCTACGCTTATAGAGAACCTTAGCGGGTTCCCTATAAGCTAATTGTTAAGTAAATAGCCATCCGTTTGGCGTTTTAATTGGTTTATTTTTATTAAAGCACGCAAATATGAACTCTGCAGGTAAACCTACCCATAATAAAGCCTTACGTTCTTTAGCTTCCTCTTCTGTTATTGGTTGTATACCAAATAGCTTTTTAGCATACATTTCATTAAGAGCCTTACCCGCTAGAATATCCAAGTAAGGGGTTCGAAGTTTCCAACGTAGTTCCATAATTAGTTTAGTACCGTATGTAATAAACTCATCTTCATTTTCTTCTGGTATATTCCAATAGCAGTGATTATCTGGTTCATCTTTATCAAGATCAAAAGTTACTAAATCCATACATTCACTCCTTAATTTCTCTATTGGTTACCACTAAATATGTTAACATAACCTTTTCTGCTGTTATAAAATCAACACTAGCTAGTCTCTTATATTCGTTTTCACCAACATCGCTTGTTAATAGCTCAAACTCTACCATCTCATGAAGTTTATCATAAAGACCATTCTTACCGAAGATTCTTTTTAACCCAGCTTGAATATTTTCATATTCTTCAGGATCTAATCCGCTGCATCTTATTAATAGTCTAGCTAAATCTAAACTATCATCACCTTCGAAAATAGACTCTTTAATTATTTTCTCATATCGCTTAATGAACATACATTTATGCATAATAGCGCCAAGCATAATATTAAGTCTATCCATTTTCTCTTCAGTAACATTAGCATCTCTTGTAAAGAAGAATGATATCGTTTCGAACATAGTTCTAAAATCCATTAACCCAGTATCATATGCTATAACTTTACTTGTTAAATATGCGTTATATCCAGGTTTTAAACTTCCATACCAGTGTTTTAAGATTTTAGCATCTGATCCTTCTGCATCTGGGTCAATCTTATTTTCACCTAGTTTCATAAGCTCCATTTCAAAAGCTGTTAATGGCTCAGCCTCTGTTGGCAATGCACTTGGTATCTCGAATATTACATATTCTTTAGGATTCTCCCATACGAATAAAGGATATGCAGTATTCATATCACCAGTTACCCTTATCTTTTTGATTTTAAACTTTTTACTTTCATAGAGATTTTGCATTATAGTAGTAATATTTCCAGCTATTACAAGAGGTGCTAAAAGTTCTGGGTCTCCAACCGACTCGTTAATTATATTATAGATTTCCTCTTGTTCACTTTCTAATGTCTCCCATATTACATAAGTTCTATTATCCTTTACACTCATTGTTGCTATATACATTTTATCACCTCTATTAACTTTATGGCTTCAATAACTACTAATGCTATTATACCTATAGCAATTGTAGTTACTAATCCATATTGTAGTTTACTCCACTTATAATCTTTAATTACATTAGACCTATTATAACCCTCTATTATTCTTTGTTCCATATCCATAAACTCGCCATCTGTCATGATTACCTCCTCTTAACTTCTATTCTTTAACCGTATTTAATTTTAAAACTATACTTAAAACCTCTCGATTACATCCATACTTAGAATCAAAATTGCTATCACGTGTTCCAGGATAGTTACAAATTAATAACCTATCGTTAAACGGTATACTAAGGCCTAAAGGTCTTTCTACCTTTATATTTTCTTTACACTCATGGTTTTGACTTTGTGATACTAAATAAGCTGCAAATGCTATAAATACTACTAAGCATAAAAAACTGAATGTTATAATGCAGAGCTCCCATTTAGTTATATCTTCTTTCATATTGTCTCCTTTTTTAAATAGAATAAGCTAGATAGAACCCAGTCGGATCTTATCTAGCCTTGTAGTTACTTAGATAATTCGTTATAGATGTAAAATCCTAACATTGCAATTAGAATTATCTTTAAAATAAAATCGTATTTACAATATTTACAATTACATCCTTCAAGTTCATCGTCTTTTAATCTTCTGTCTGACATTTACTCTCCTTTCGCATATTTTCAAAAAGTTCCTTAAGTGTGTTATCGATATCGTCCATCCATAGATGGCTAATATCCCATACGCATCTAAATTTATTTCTAGTATATGTTCGTATAGCTTTTACTGGTATAAGTTTATTTCTATAGATAACATATCTAGGATAGTTAATAAGAAAACATTTAGTTTTACCAGTTCGCTTTTTGTTTACTATCATTTTAGCCCCTTTTCTCTTGCTTCTTGTTTTTGTAACTCTTGGCGTATCATATTTAGCTTCTGAGATATATCATCTAGATTTTCATTAACTGTTTTCTTATCCATAACCTGTGCTGGAGTTGTGTCAGCATTATTATCTTTAGGGCAAAGAAATACTATCGCTAAGAACGTTAATAAACATACACAACCAAGGGCTATGAAATAGAAATCATATTTTCTATAATAATCCATAGTTTTACTCCTAAGCATTATATCTTAATTTAATGCCGATACCCATTTTATAATCGCTTAAATCCTCTGTTGTAACACTAACTGGTACCACATTTTTAAGAACACATCGATTTATAAACTTATTCTTACTTTGATTATGTAAACTTTTAGTAGGTATCTTAATACCTTTATAAGTAATATAAGCATTTCGTTTAATATAGTTAACACGTATAGGTTTATGATATAATTCAATATTTTCTTTAATCGTGTCTACAATTACACTTGTTAAATCATTAGTTTTTGGAATAACATTTAGACAGTCTTTAAGTTGTATTTCTAACTCTTTAGTGTTTTCAGTGCTCAAAGTTAGAGGGTGCTTAGTACCCTCTACAATAACTCCTTCTGTTTTCTCTTCTGATACCATGATTAACTCCTTATAACATTAGTCATCCCAGTTAACAGAACCTAAATCAGCTGACATATCCGGACCAGTCTTTTGGTAATCGGCAACATTAGCTTCGAAGAATAAAGATTTAGTTGTAACTTCTTCAGCATTCTTATAGTGTGATAGTAATTTTTGCTTTAATGGGTTTTTCTCTAATGGAACTTCCTCATAAAGCAATGGTAAACCTAAGTTACTACATACACTGTTTCCTTGCGACTCTATATATACCTTAATAGAATGATCCGAAAAACCTAACATATCTTTAGTTACGTATTTAGTCCATCTTATTTCAGCATCTACCATTATTTTAACCATATTATGTATACGCTCTATTACATTAGCAGGCACAACACCATCAAAGCTTTCTTTAATTGCTGTTCTAAAGATACCTTGGAATAACCTAACGTGAAGACGCTCATCCTTTTGGATCTCGCAGATCATTTCATCTGTAGAAGGCATATAGTTCTCTATAGAATGGAAGAAAACGAAACCTCCAGGAAAAACAAGTTCTTCCAATATTTGGTTTGCTGCAAAGGCTAATAACAAATCCTCATTCGTTGGAGTTGTACCTTGGTAAAGAATATTGTACATGTCTGCAACTGCTTTATTCTTTAAGAACAATTCTTCATCATGCTTATGTAACTCGTATATTCTATCGGTATCTTGACAAATGTCTTCTGCCATAATAGAATAACTGTCGGAGTGTTGCGACTCTTGGTAGGCTTGCAGTGCTAATGCCGCGTTTACAACCGGTGAAGTTATATACTGATTAATACTATCTACTAACTGGTTAGTTTGTATAGAATCGTTCATAATCAACTGCGCTAACACTAGGTCATAACTACGTTTAATATTGTCTGGTAATAAAGGATAATTAACTTTATCCTTGCTTATGTTCACTTGCTGAGCGAACCACGTACCATCCTGCATAGCCCTATAAATCAATTGCGCAAACTTATGAGGTGTCTGATTATAACTAATAACACCAGTTGGATTACCGCCAATAATAGTTGGTGCCTTTAAACTCTCGTCGGATTCATAATTATAAATCTTCTTACGAACTGCTAACTCTTTTCCTTTATACATTGTTTCTCCTTTTAATGTTAAAAATTAATAGGGATAAGAATGTCTTATCCCTATCTTATTTAAATAATATATGTTTAATAATTATTAATTCTCACACCCTTCACACACTATAGCTTTTGCCTGGATAACATTTTCGATCTCTTTTGTTTTCTTAGCTTTTGTACGAAAATAGTAAAGAGTTTTTACACCTAGGTCATGTGCTTTAACAATAACTTTAAGAATATCCATAGCACTTATTTTAGACACGTCTTCTTCATAAAGGCTATTAGATATTGCCATATCTATATATTGTTGTCTAGCTGCTAGCATTCTTATTTGGTCCATATGTGGTATCTCAAAAGCATTTTTATAATATTCTATGTTATCGATACTGATATGTGGAGCTGTTATTTTATAAGAACCGATTTTAGAGTTTTCAGTATAGACTCTAGCATATAGTGGTTCATGGCTAGGTGTAGTGCCTGCTAATAAACCAGATGCAGTGTTAGGAGCTATGCACATTCTATAGGCATTTCTTATAGAAGGATCTACGTCGCAACCACCCTTTTCTTTAGCTAATTCAACACTATAATTATTTATAGCAGAAGTAGACAGACTATAGAATTTATGTAGCCACTCTTCATGTTCTTTAGAGCCATAATGAATATGGTTTACAGCTAAGTACTCAGCTTCTCCGAGATAACCTATACCTATAGAACGTCTCGCTAATTGTGTACGCTTTGCCTTTTCAGTACTATAGTCAGTAACATCAATTACGTTATCTAAGAATCTTACAGCTACTTGAGATGTTTCTACTATGTCTTTATCATCTTCTAAAGTTGATATATTTAAACTTCCTAGGTTACAAACTGCGGTTTCATGCGTATTAACAGGCTGGATCAGTTCTTGGCAGAGATTGCTACTTCTTACTATTCCTAACTCTTTATAATATTTATGTGCTTTGTTAGCATTATCTTTAAAGAACCAGAATGGTAAACCTTCTGTAGTCCAACTATAAATAAGTTTATTTACTATCTCTTGGATTGGTATTTGTCTTGTGTAAGGGTTAAAATCTCTTTTATTATTAATAAACTCATCTTCATATTTTTCATATAGCTTATTAAACTCTTCTCCAAATGTTTCTGTTAAACCTGGAACATCGTATGGGTCGAATAGCGTCCAGACTCCATTCTTCTTAATTCTATCTATAAATATTGACGGTATGCTAACAGCTAAGAATAAATCTTGGGCACGGCGTCTCTCTTCACCCTGGCGTTTTCTTAAATCTATAAAATCGAATATATCGGCATGCCATACTTCTAAAGTATCTGTTATCGCGCCCTGTCGAACACCTAATTGGTTAATTGCTAACGCAATATCATTGTGTAATTTCATAATAGGTATAATACCTGTTGCTCTATTTTTAATTCCTCTTAATGGCGCACTAGCAGCTCTTAGTCTAGATGTATCTACACCATGCCCTGCTCCGAGTTTTGAGCCTTGTGCTAAATCATTTAGAGTTTCCATTATACTGTCTAATGTATCTCCCATACTATGAACAAGACAACTTGCAGTTGCGGAATCTTTCTTACGACCATTAGCATTAATAGGTGTTGCAGATATAAATTTTAATAAGCTAGTTTTTTCGTAAAACTTCTTAGCCCAATACATTTTATCTTTTTCATTTTGAGCTACAAACATTGCTATTGACATAAACATATGTTGTGGCAATTCAACTACCTGATCAGTATCAACAAGGAGGTATCTGTTTTCAACTGTTAACATAGCTGGAAGTGTGAATAAGAGATCCCTAGTAGAAACAATTTCGTTATTAAGTTCTTCTATCTCTTTTTTCGTATATTTACTATACCAATCTGACAGAAGATGTTGGTTTCTATCTATATAGTCTTGTAAACTAACATGCTTATAAACATCGCCTGGAACATCTTTACCATATATAGCTTTGATTCGATGGTATAGATCATAAAGAGATAATCTAGCAGCGACGTATGTCCAGTTAGGTTTATCTATATCAATTTTATCCATCGCCGTCTGTATAAGACTTTCTTGTATCTGGCTAGTCTTAATGCCATCGGTAAATAATATTTGTGCGGATAACTCAAGGTCCTCGTAACTTACACCTTCTAGCCCTTCGCAAGCAGGTACTGTCTGTTTACGGATATTTGCTATATCTAGTTCTTCTAGCCTTCCGTCTCTTTTCGTTACTTTCATAACGTACACTCCTTATTATAAATTTTTAATATCTAAATTTTTATTTACCTTATGATAAAATCACTTTTTTCTTAAGGTGGATCAGGAAATGAAAAGAATAAAAAAGAGACTACTGAGAGTTACTTTTTAGGTAACTCTCAGTATCTTTCTATTGTAGTTGGTTATAGAAAAGTTTAGCTATGTTAGTTTTGCTTTTTGTTAACCACTCTTGTATCTTAGTAATGATTTCATCTATGCTAGATTCCATTTCTTTACATTTAGCAACAGTTGGGTTATTAGCAAATACATCTGCTTCATAAGTGCTAGCTAATGTTTTAAACGCAGCTATCTTCTTATAGAAATAATCGTAAAACTGTGCGCTTAGTCCATGTTCGTTAATATCGTTATCTTGGACTAGTTTTATAAATGTTGGTAAATCACCTGTAGCATCTAATAAATCTTTTAAGAAGGACAATCTAATATTATAGAATTCCGCTAACGCTTCGTTAAACAGTTTATCCAGTTTTTCTGTACCGAGGCCTGCGTTTGGATTAACATATTTAAAGCACATACTATATAGCTTACGCTCAAATTGAAATTTTAGTACCAATGGTCTGCCTTTATGATCAATAGTTGTAGCTCCTTCGTATTTAGCGAAGAAATATGTTAAAGGATCTTCAATAAGGTTATCGAACATAGAAGTAAATGCCATTTTAAACTCTGGGTTAATGATATTTTTAGCCATTAAATTTTCTAACATATTTTCAGGCGTCGTAGGTTTAGATAAGCTATAAGAAGTAATCCTAATAGTTTTAGAAAGTTCTTCTAATCTCTCAATATCTTCTTTAGTAACATTAGAACCTAAAGATCTTAAAACATTTTTATACTGTATGTAGTTAGTTTCTACAGCCCTAATAGCATTTTCTGCACTAGCATCAAGTTCAGATTTCTCCTCTTCAGATTCATTAACCGTAGATTCTTCGATCCTATATAGGCCAGTTTCAGTATATATACCAGTTTCGGTCTTAACGCAAGAGTCTTTAGTAGAGCCTGGTTTAGATTCATCGCAGCCATCTAAAAGAGTTATAGACATATCAAACTCAGAATTGTTATCTCTTTCTACTTTTACCTCAAAAACTATACCAGGCGCTTTATATGTATGTATAAGATAATTACCACTAGTTAAACTAGTCTTTGTCATAGTGTTTTCGCCTAATAGACCTAATAGATATATAAATCTATCAAATCTGAATGCTCCAGCATTATCTGTAATAGCTTTATCAATATCAATAGCCATCTTTAAATAGTTAAAGTTAATAAAGTTACAGTACGCTATATCGTCAGAGTTAAGTAAAGTAGGGGTACGCAAATCTGACATACTTTTTGTAACATATTTAGCTACAAAATCCCTAAAATGAGTTATCAGTTTATCGAATCTATTTGGTATATATTCGCCGCTGAATCTATGCCTTATTGTTAACTTATTAGGATTAGTCCAAGGGTTTATAATTGCCATTTTAATTTTCCTTTCCTGTTTTAAAAGCATATTTAGGGTTATTAGGTATTAAGTAACTACTACCTTCAGTATCTATAAGTAAAGTATAGGTAAAACTATTTTCCGTTTTATCTAATACTTTAACTCTTATACCATTGAAAAGATAATAGATATCCTCGTTACCAACTCTTTTAACATTTCCAGTATCTTTATAAACACGATTTATAACTTCTGGTGTTTCTAAATTATCATAGAGTAAAGAAACTAAAGTAGGTATAAAAGCATCTATAAGTTCAAAACCATTAAGAGCCTTTATATTCTCTAAAGCGTTCTCTTTAGTTTCATTTCTTTCTAAAATACCATTTGAAACATACCCGCTAAGATTATAAATATCTTGTCTAATAAGTTTAAGATAATCAGTATGGAATGGTTTATTCACCTTCTGTGCTTGAAGTAAAGTTACTGACATTTTTCTTTCCCTTTTTGCATTCTTCAGATTGCATTAACTCATGAACAACTTGCATACTTTGCGCTTGTAACTCTCTAAGTTCTCTTTTTGAACGTTCTAGTTTAACTAATGTAGCTTCTAGCTCTGTTTGCATTTCAGTTTGCTTTTTCTTATTAGTTATATATCCAAGGTAGACGTGTTTATACCATAAATATAAAGACAATGCAGTAATCAATATACCTGCCAATGCTCGTAAAGAGTTATAGAATATAACGTCTACAGGTTTAGGTGTTTCTATACCTAAGATATAGAATAGAATACATATAGCGATAAAACCTCCAATATAAGGCAACTTTGAAACTTCTAAATATTTGTACATAGTAATTTTCCTTTCTTAATGTTAATTAGTAGTTATAGTATTAATTTCATATAGTATTTCATCAGGATCAACGTCAGAAGATGTATCTTCAGTATCTTGATCCATTAAAGTTTTGTCTATAAGGACTTTCCAAATCTTATCCTTAAGTTCTTTAAGTCTTGGAATATTAAAAACCTTATATCTGTCGATTTGGTTTAGGATATTAATAACGCCCAGTACTTCACTAGCTGTTATTTTAGACCACTCTTCCTCAATTGGATCATTATAGATAACTTCTATTTTATCTAAATAAACCTTCTGTAGTGTCGTTGCAAATGCTCTTATCTCTTCTATAAGATTAGGAAGATCTAAAGAATATGAATATGTAATTTCTTTAGCTTTTTCAATAAGAAGAAAACCTTTATCGTTTCTACCAAAAAGTCTATTAGCTGTAAGGACAGTAGTGTCACGTTGTTTGCCAATTGGCCAGACCCACTCTAATAGCCTCTTCTTTATTTCTTCTATAATATACTCCGGATCAGTAGATAATGTTTTAAACTCGTTCATACACACTGGAGTTTGAGTTTCTATATACTTGGGTTTATTATCTCTTGGTGTTTTAGAATCTATATTTCTAGAACGACTTCTAGCCTGTGGTTTATGCTTGGATTTAGGATAAAGCATAAAGTACCTCCATATATTTAAAATAAGCTAACGCGAATATAGATGTATTAGCTCTATATAAATAATATATTCTTATTTTTTAATAAGAATATACAATAATATATAACTAAAAAGAAAATAACTATAGATAGGAGGATTCCTATCTATAGTTGTGAATAATTTACTCTGTTCCTCGTACGATAATGGCTTCGTATTCTTTACCACCAGGGAAAGCTCGTTTAAAGTTACCAAGTGTAACATTTAATATACTAATTAGTGTTTGGTTAGCTTTATTAGTAAGACGCACTTCCATATTTGGGGGATAAGTCATATTAGGCAACTGGTAAGAACCATAGCGGCGATAACATACTAAGTACCCTGTGCCATACATATATCCCTGGGTATTTGTGTCAGTAGGAGAAGGTGTTAACGTTGTCCAAGCCATGCTAGTTGCTGGTCCTCGAACTTCGACCCTTATTACATCATTTGTTGGTTCTATAAATAGATATGATTCGTAAAAGACGCTTATATCGTCCATAAGCTCCTCATCAACGACGTATCTTATTTTATTTATAATTTCAGTTGGGAAAGTTAATGGCTCACCCCCCCCCCTTAACGACATCACCATTAGGTTTCACAGTATGTACATAAGACATAGCTTTGTTAGATAGCAACGGCGCCTGAGGGTTAGCTTCATATTTAAAGACCATATCTTGATCTTCTACATGGTAACTAATATCACCTGTTGTTCTATCGACTCTATAGTAAATTATATTATAGACGTTATAGAAAGCATAGTTAAATACCAATGCTATCATATCATAGGTAGTCGTTTCTGTATAATATGTACTAGTTTTTCTTTCTAACTCATATGGGTTAAAAGCAAAGTTATAGAACGTTGAACGTCTATGAGCTCTATCAGTTTCACCTCCGCCTGTTAAGTAATCTTTATCAGGGTTATTAAACAATCCAAGATCGATCACTGGTGGTTTCTTAAATGGCGATGTTGCTTCCCATGTACTATTCTCAGGTCCAGATCTATAATAAGCTGATACTGTCACATCTCTTGGATAGACAGCTGGGAAGAGATTAATGTGTAAAAAGTTATCGTTATATGTATCTATACTTCTAGTTATAGCGGACATTAAACTGAAACAATCTGTACCATACTTATCTAGTTTACCAAAGTTAGAAGACTTATAGATATATAGTGCTCTATAGATCTTATCCTCGCTATTTGAAGCATAAGGGAAAGTCTCTTTAATGTTTAAAGGCATCGTAGATGGCATGTTATGTATTTTGTCCCAAGCTACATGTTCATTAGTCAAGACAGGCTTCTGAGCTTCAACAGCATCTTTAGTAAAGTCTCTAATAACTTTAGTATAGGTATCAACTTTACCGTCTTCGAATATTATCTTAAACGTATAAGTCTCGCCTATAGAAACACCTCTAAATGTTCTTAAGTTGTGAGCCTTTTGTGCACCGTCTGGAACTTCTAAGAACCTGTTAATATTAGCTATAGTATCTCTAAAGTATAGATACATAAATCCGTCTCCAGAGTCTTGAGCATTATTATTAAAAAGGTTTTTAATCCTATTAGATAACGAAGGATTATAATTCGAGTAACCAGTTGTTGGTTCACATTGAAACGCTATTGTTGTTAGCCCTAGTTCTTTATAACCATCGTTAAAGCTTAAAACATCATATCCATAAAAGTCATCGTTAAGATACGGCGCTGACTTAGATCTAATATAATTCGGTCCAAACACTTCTCGTATAGAAAATTCTGCTATACCAGATTTAGTATAGGTTACAGGTGAAATAACACCAAATCCATATTTACTTACATCATTTGTTGTAAAGTATTTCTGTTGGCTAAAAGAGTCGCCAGGTTTTCCACCGAGCATACTCTCTGGTCTGTAAATACCAGACATAGTATTAAGTTTCCTTGTAACGGTTATAGTCTTAACCTTAGCACGGTTACGTTTATATTCATTTTGGGTAGATCCCTTAGTTCTCTTAAAGGTATGAGCATAAATAGATGGTAAGCATGCTATAACTTCGTCAGAAGGAATAGTTCCAAGATCTTGAAATTCTGCATTAACCATATCTGTCATTGAGACCGGTAACATTTCTCTACCTATTCTAGTAGTTCTATTTCTAAGTGAAATATCTTGGGACATGGTTTTCGGTATAATATCAAAACTTAGAAAATCACCAAGAGGATAGTTAACGTCTCCTACTGGTTGTAATATTCTATTATACTCATTTGGTTCTGGAATAGGATCTGGTTCTATTGGTTGCTTATAAGCTACAAAAACTTTTTCGGTATAATATTCATAACTGTAGAATTTATTATTAAAAGGTATAAACCATAATTTAAGTTTATATTTTTCACCTGGTTCCAATACCGGCCTCTTGTTAACAGGTTTAGTCCATTTCCCAAAACGATCATAACGAGTATCAGTACCTACACGTACCCCAACACTAAAAGCATTTTCTATATTTTCTACAGGTGTTTCTGTTCCATCAGTACTGATTTTAAAGAATTTAAAATGCGCACCTATATTAGGATTAGCCTGTACTAGTAAATTATCGTCAGGATCTTCTGGAATATTTAAAAAGTCATAACTTCCGACAGGGATAATCAACATACAACCATCATATGGTATCTGCTCTAAGTATGGGGTATCATATTCTTGTTCTTCATAATTTTTACCGGGTACACGAGCAAATATTTTATATCCTGTAGAACTAATAGTAGACAGCTCAAGTTGATTACTTAAAAAGAGATCTGTTGTAACAGTTTTAATAGAGCTACCCTTTATAGTGGCTATAGGACCGGGTTTGAAATCAAACGGTTTCCTAAATGCTAACGAATCATTGTCACTCACACCTTGAAATTCTAGAACTCGTCCATCAGGTGCTGTATAATCATAAGCGATTTTGAAGTCGAAAGAGCGGTAGAGATATGTTTTACGCGCTTGGTCGTTATAATACCAACCATTATAAAAAGGGTATATAAAATCGCGGTTACGCTCTAGTTCTTTTGGAAATAAAGTATATTTAATACACAAGAACCAATTATTATTTTCGTTAAGAATATAAAAAATTGGTTTCATTTTTTCATAATCATATACACCGCTAATACAATCATCTGGCTTTCGTGTAAATATATCTCTTGGGTTTGGTATGTCGCTAGGTACTTTCGGTAAATTATAGAAAACTGACTTACTATTTGCTGGAGTAATTAAATCTGTTACTATTTCGCAGTAATGGTATGACAATATATCTTTATTGTAGCCTTTATCCTTATCTGTTGCAAAAGTATTGCCTATTTCCATTGTTAATTTAATAGGTCTAACTTTATCCTTTAAATAAGGACCTACATATTCTTTCATTAACTCTGCAGCTTTTGTTATATTTACTGCTGTTCCAGAAGGTATGCCGGGATCGGTTATTAAAAGTTTTTTAACCCGCTCTCTACGTGTTTGAATACTATTTATATAAGTATCCTTTGGGTATGAATAGACACTACCTCGGTCGTCGGGAAGAGTTATAATAAACTTGGATAACTCTTTAAATTTATCTTCTATATAAATAATACATCCTAATTCGTATATTTTATTTAGTTCGAATAACGGAGGTACATATGGTTTATTTTGCTGTTGCATGTCTTTATATAGTTTCCAATATAAAAAATAATAACCCCCATTACCATAACTACTATATGTTTCCGGAAAGCTTGTTGCGTTATATGCGCCAACTGGTCTAAGAACATTATCCTTTATTTCATGTTGAAATAAAACCGTACCGGTATCAGATTTAACATAATAAACGAGTTTATCTATATTATAAATTTTAACGCATTCGTCCATATCCGGATTCTCTTGCGTAGTTATTTTTTTATTTGTATGTAGTCTAAGTGTTATTCCAGCGTTATCTACATATTGCCCAGATGTTGCTTCAGAATCACGACCATTATTTACGTATATAAATAATTCAAAATTTGGAATAACTATTTCATCTCTCTGTAAAGTAGTAAACTCTTTACTAACTCTCTTACTTCTTTCTCCGAGAATATTCTTATACTCTATAGATAGTAAATATTTAGTATTATGTTTTAACGATTTATCTAGCTGAGTTTTATCGTAGTTTATATCAAAATTATAGACCGACGGCCCTTTATCGGCTACTGTTTGAATTTGTTCATAAACCACTTTATTATTATCTGTTGTATCCTGGATAGTAAGTTTAATTTCTTTTAATCCATTAGTACTATTTATAGGTCTACTATATTCGTATTCGGTACCCTTAACTTTCATATTGACATAATCTCCAAAAGCGTGTTTCGCTTCTATAACCATCTCAGGATCTGTTATTGTACCACCTTCCATTTTAACTGTATATTCTATTGTTCTAATACCTATAGAGTTATGTATCTTAAACGTAAAATGATAATCTTTATTATATTCATACCCATTGTTAGGTATAGCTATTACCGGTGTGTGCTCGTTATGATAAGATATACTAGGATTAATAGGTGTACCTATTCTATCTCCATATATAGAAATACTCTCAAAACCTATCCAACCTGGTGTGGGGTTACCAGGATTTAAACTATCGTCTTTAACAATTTGGATCTTAAAATCACCCCAGGACTCTCCGTATTTAACTACTTTATAATTAAGACTAATATCAGGTGTAAAAGTAGCTTCGAATATATCGCTATTGTATTTATTACCTATTATATAAGCTTTAAATTTTAAAGGACTATTATCCCATTCTTTTTCAAGGTCTAAGAGACTTCTATATTCATCCCTAGTCATATTATGTTCCATAGGAACATTATATTTACCGTTAAACCAACTATGAGTTCCTTCATAGCTAAAATCCTTATGATTAGATTTATAAGCCATAAGTTTAACTTCATCAGTCTCTCCAGATACGTAAAATTTACTTAATTTTAATATAGGTAATTTATCAGCACTAGTACTAAAACTTGCTGTTATTGGGTCTGCTTTACTTCCCTTTACCACAAATGTACATTTACCTTCTTTAGATGTTAAAGTATTACTCTTATATACTAATGTTACGTAATACTTTTTATTATTACTAATAAAAGGCGTTATGTCGTATTCACTACTGGTATTTGTAACTATGTTAATTAGCCTGTTATCATCAGCATCGTATAGTGACCATACTGCACTTACTAATGTTTCATTTCTTGCGGTAGAGGTATATTCACTTGCTACAATCTTATGTTGGTTATCTTTTGTAGGTTTATATTGTAAAATCGGTCTATGTATATAAGAGCCTACTGTTGTAAACTTTCTGATATAAGGTATACTATTAGCATATTTAGTGTTATCGGTATGTAAAGTAACTTGTAAGCTATATTCCATATCACCTTTTAATACACCATTAGGTATAGTAAAACCGGTTTTATTAACACTATCTTTACCACTATCAAATACTTTATTACCTAATGTACCATTAGTACTTTCATAAACTACCCAAGTTGTAGCTGTATGTGTAGCGCCTACAGCATCTCCATATGTTTTAAAACCACTAATTAAACAACCTGGGGTTAATGTATTTTCTTCTATACTAACATCAAAAGGAGATATGCCACCACTAGAAGTAGTTGTAATTATAGAATCACTCCAAGGCGAATAAATACTATTGGATACAAATCTATATCTAACGTATAATTTTAAATTAGGGATATTAACATTAGGTTTCCACATTTCTTTATTAAGATCATCACTACTTTTATCTACTAAAGTTGTGAGTCTTTCATCACTATAGGCTACCCATTCAGTACCTGTATGCTTACCTAAATATCCATTACTTACACGATAGCTGGCTATTTTAAAATATCCATCCCAGTCAGTAGCAGTAACTCCACCATTATTTTCTCTTATGTCTGGTTTAAGAATAAATATAACATTTCTATCATAACCACTATCATTTTCTCTAATCTTTTTCTCTGCTAAACGATCAGTTGCTAAGATACCAGAATCTTTAGGTAAATTAATAATAATATCATCTTCACCAGCAGGGAAAATCAGAGACTTTCTTTTATTGCTTGTGCTGTCTAAAAATTTAATTATAGACATTTCATTATCTCCTTTCAATTTTACTTTCATTACCCCTATATTATATAGGCAAAATTGTCACGGAACAGCTGTTTTGTGATGGTAAGGGTACTCCTTACTTTAATCCTTAAAGAAAGGAAATTAATATGGGTAAAATCATTTTTAAAGATAGTAAATCTACAAAAAATAAAAACTTGATATTAACTCATACCTATGAAGATATAATTATCAATCTTCCTGGTAAAGATGGAGAATTATTATCCGATCTATCTATAGATAGGCATATGCAAAATATTGAAGTTGGTACAGATGTTAATAAGATATTAAAGCCTGATATTACCGAGAACAATGGTGGTATAGTAAATGAAGAATCTTGGTCAAGACCTTTACAAATAGCTAGCTATAGAACATCAGCTTACTTTGTTGGTAAACATACTGGAACAGATTGGGAAGCATATGCTGATCGTAGTATGAAAGGTGATTTAGCTAGTACATCAGAAACTGAATATAAAGATACTTGGTTACCAGATGTAAATGAAGATAATAAAGAAGTGTATGTACGTTATAGGTTTAAGAGTGGGGATATTTTATCTCCATGGAGTGATCTATTATATTATAGAACTCCAGCTTATGGAGTCAGATCTATTAAACTTACTATAGACGGAAATAGTTTAACACCAACTATAACAGCTTCTGAGTTCCGTTCATTCGGAGAAGATAAAATAGGTAAAATAGAACATGTTAGTACTGACTGGAGAATAAAAGATACCGCTGGATTAACAGTTTTTGAATCTCTTAATGATACTGTAAATAAAACATCTATTACTATTAAAGACGGAATCCTTAATATTAAAACTACTTATACTGTAGAGGTTGTTTATAATACTAATAATGTTAAATTTCCAACTAGTAGGCCAGGTAAGTTAACTTGGGAAACTATAGATATTTACATAATGAAACCAGAATTATCATATCTTTTTGAAGCTGGTAAACACTACATAGTTGGATCTGACTATACAATGGTTAATGGTACTGAATTACATAAAGGTACAAGCTGGAGAATCGTTGGTATTTCAGATGTACTTGGAACTGTAGAACGTTATAACGTAAATAGAGGAACTACTAATTTAACTAAATTAGATATAACACCATATATATTAGGAACTGGTATCCCACATATTATAGAATGTACTTACTATAGTAATAAATATGAATCTAGAAAAGCTAAAATAAGAATTGTACCTAAACGAAGTGAAACAGTACCTACTGTTTTTAGCTATGAAGAATCTGTTAATAAATATGGTAATATTAAATTTAGCACATTTGAAGTAATAGATAAGATCGATAAAGTTAAAGGTATTGTCTATAGAGTTTATGACAATAATTATAATGTTGAAAGAGATAATATTTTAGATCATAGCAATGATGGTAAATATAGAGAACCTTTAAATATTATTGTTCCTTATCCACAAGTATTAAAATGGTTAGATGGTCAAAATACCTATTACAGTAGAGAAGGTAGTAAAGATAGAAGTTTTACTATAGAAGCTTATGTAGTTGGTGAAAAATATAACACTGAACTTTTTAAAACTGTTTATAATCCGACTATAGAAATAACCGGTGAGGCTAGTGTTAATGCTAGAGATATTAACAATACAACTCTCTATGTTAATAACTACGATGCGAACATAACTTGGGAACGTTGCGATGGAGTAACTTATAATGTTTATAAGAAAGCCGATAATAGTCTATTACTTAGTAAAAGACTAGATGGTAATGAAGATGTTAGATATACAACTGTAACTGCTGATGGATTTGAATATAATGTTAACTATATTTTAGAAGCTACTTTACATACTAATATAGGTAAGGTTGTTTTACCTAAAAAAGAATTTTATGTTCCATTAGGTTTTATCAATGCACCAGAACCAGAATTAACGATTTTACCTGTTAATGATAATGTTGTTAGATTATCTCTAAAAAGAAATAGTTATGTATATACTCCAACCGATAGAGCTGGTAAAGCTAATAAAGAAGTTATCTTTAAAATTTACAATAACGATACTAATGACTTATTAGATACTATAACATTAACTAACCCTAATCCAAATGATAATGATGACGTTAATAGCGGCACTTGGCATGCTATTACTAAAGATTATAGAAGGGAATCTGGAATACATTATAACACAAGGTTTAGACTAGAATCCGAATATGTAGCTGTTAATGGGGTTAGAAGCCCAGTAGCTGTTAGAAATTTTGAAATAGGTAATCGACCTGATGTTATTATAGGTAAACCAGAATTAAGGTTAGAATTAACCGATGGTCTTGGTATTAGAGCTACAATATTAAATGCCTTTTCTGTTAGTGGTTTAGAGGATACAACCCACAAAGCTACATCATGGGTACTTAAAGATGGAACAAGTACTGTATGGGCTTCTCTTATGGACGAAGTAAATCTATCTAGTATAGTCTTTGGCCAAGGTACTCCTAGAAATTTTATCGAGTTAAATAAAACATATACATTAGAAGTTCAGTGGGTTGCATCAAATGGCGCATCTGGACCAATAACTAGAGAGTCAATTACAACACTATCAAGTGCAGAATATTATCTTAAACAAGTATATGAAGGAACAGCATCTCCGAATAGAATACATATTGAAGGTAGAGTAATAAATAACGGAAGTAGCTCTGTATATATACAAAGAAGAGTTCTGGTAGATAATGAAGTAATTTTAGACTGGAAAACATGTTAGGAGAAAATTATGAGTTTTAAATTTTATGTTCCTTCAACTGATGACACAAATAGAGTAACGTATAGTGAATGGAAATACGACCGCAATAATGGTTGGAGGTCGTCACTTTATAAACGAACTGGGTACCGTACGGGCTCGTCACGGTTTAAAATAAACAATAAGGTCGTTTTAGATTGGCGAGATGTTGGTACGGGCGCATGGACGGAACAAGAGACCAGAAATAATAATGGAAATAATAACAATAGCTGTAGCGGAGGGTGGTAACTATGTCGTTCTTTCAAAAAGATTCATATGCTATTCAAAGGGCTACAAGAAAAATTAACGAGCTAGAGTTAGATATTTCTAAAATATCTTTAGATCCTAATGATCCTTTATATATGTATAATAAAAATAAATATAATCATAAGATGGAACGTATCGAAGCTTATAAAAGAGTGCTTAATGGAACCGATAGTGAATCTGATTTCTTTCTATTTTATATCCATATTATGATCTGGAGGGAAAAAGATAAATCTGATCCTTATTATAAGGAAAGAACTGATCCTACAAATCCTATATATACATTATCGCAAGAAATCTATAATAAAGAGGTTGAGTCACTTACTTATTATGGAGAGCATGATTTAAAAGAATATTTTCAAGAGTGTTTAAACCATGATATGGTATACATAATGAAAAAATATAATGTTACAAATATATTCTAATATACGGAGATGAATAGTTATGCATTTTTTTCATAAAGTTGAATCATTGGTATTTGTCCCAAATCAATATTGCAACTTTGGTTGTAAATATTGTTATTTGGGAGATCTTACTAAGAATACTGATAAATACGATGATATTCCAGAAAGATTACAATTCGCTCTTAATAAGTATACCGAAGCAGGTATACTTATTAGCGATATTTGTTTTCATGGTGCTGAAGTTACTACTTTACCTAGAGAAATTCTAGAAAAAACATTTCAAGTGTGTAAAGATTATTTTACACAATATGAACAAGAATTAGGATCTATGGCTAAAAGATCAGGCCTTATATCTATTAAAACAAATTTATATTTTGCGGATAAATATTTAGATTTATTTAAGCAATATGGGGTTTATGTTTCTGGGAGCATGGACATTCCCTTTTCGCACCATGAGAAATTTCGAGTTCTTAAGTCTGGTAAATCTACACTTGATAAAGTAAGATCTAATATTCTTTTACTTATGAAAGAATTACCAAAAAATAAGTATTGTATATCATGTACGATTGGTAAATATGCTTTAGAACATGTAGATGATTTTATAAGAGATATCGAATGGATGGACGCACAAGGATATGATATCTGTAACCGCTTCTATATTATGTTTATTTACGATAGTGCATATTCTAAAGTTAAAACAGAGTTAACCGATGATGAAATGGTTCTCTTTATGAATAAACTTATAGATCATTGGAAGGGTACTAAGTTTGAACGTGCTATTTACTATGGATGGTTTAGAGAGTTTACAAGTGGGTATTGTACGCATAGTATGAATTGCGCTATTAACAATAATCTTGTACAAAAGAACGGAAATGTTTTCCCTTGTCATAGAGGCCAAGCGGATAAAGAGCTACTATTTGGAAATATAAATACCCAACCTTTAAAAGAAATAAATCAAAATGCTTTAAAGGTTATGGAAGCATATGAAAATAAGAACCCTCCATTAGACCCAGATTGTAAAGTCTGTGACTATTTTTATATATGTAATATGGGATGCCCGGTTGAACGAAAAGATAGACAATCTTCTAAGTGCTATACTTGTAAACTTCAGTTAGAATTATATAAAAGACAACCTGAACGTTATCCTGCTAATAAAACATCTTCTGATATAGCAAGAGATGCATATATATGTCATATGCAACCTAAGGTATATGAAGATACTTCTGAGAAACGGCTTATGATATGTAACCCTGAATTATTCGAACATAAGAATAGCTTACAAGGTATATTAGAAAGAGATCCTAATCTTAAAAAGCTATATAAAGATGGCGCTATTAAACTTATCTTAAACGATGAGATTGGCGATCTTTATAGCGACGTATTTACCCATAAGTCAGTTAGCATAGATTTACTTAACGATGATATACTTAAACTATTTATAACAGATGAATATCTTACAATAGAATCTCACGAAGAGTCTAAAGATTTATATATCATGTTTTTAAATCAAGATATGGTTGTATATGGGGATGAACAGAGAACCAAAATGAGACACATTGCAGAATATATTATACCTTTTGAAAAACTTACTAAAGTAGATGGTGGATATATTTACGATGTAACATATATGTTTAAAGAAACATCCGATAAATTTATGGAAGGCGTTCATAACTTAATTTCTATTACAACACAAAGAGCAAGAGCTGCGCATTATAGTAAACAAAAGAATAATGCCTTTTATCATTTAGAAGCTATTAATCTTCCATTCCACGAATTTTGGTTTAGTTACCCTAAAGATTAATGTATAGAGCATAGAGTTTTTTCTCTATGCTCTATACTCTCTCTTTTTTGCTTAGCTGATTAACTTATATACTATTAAGGAGTATAATATGGAACCTGAAGTTCTAGAAACTGATAATACTAACGAACAACCAGTAGAAAATACTATAGACCCACAAACACTTCCAGTTGAAGATCTTATACATTATGAAGAAGAACTTAACGAATTACAAAACCTTTCTAAAACAGCTAATAATCTTTCCGATATTATTCAAGAAGGTAATGAAGTTGGGGAAGAAGTTTATGAAAAAATAGAAGAAGCTAAGAAAACCCTAGAAGAAAAAGCAGATGATATTGACCCTTTAGATACTGTTATAGCACAAGAGTCTTTAAAGATATATCGTAAACGTTTAGGCATGGAAGAACTACTTGCTTCTTTTAACCTAGAAGATGCTACTTCTAACCCTACATTAGCAATGACTATGAACATTGAAGGTCTTAAAGAAATAGGTAATACTATTTTAGATGGCATAATGAAAGTTTGGGCAAAATTAGTCGATTTCCTTAAAGCTATTTTCAAGAAGTTTAAGTCTGTTATAGCTATTAAAGAAAAGGGTCTATCGAAACTTAAACAACAACTTAATGATCCAAAGAATGAAGTAAAAGAAAAGATTCGAGAAACATTAAAAGATATGCATATTATAGATGTAAAGAATTTTAAACTAAATAGAATAAGCGACTCTATAGACGAGCCGGAAAAACGACCTCTTTATAAAACACTGAAAGATTTACATGCTTTCGATCTTTTAGGTAGAGAAGAATATCCAATGGTTCTTAAATCTATTGTAGCAACTTTACCATCTGCTTTATCTGGTATGGTTAAATTAATTAAAGAAGATCTTACAGAACCTGAGTTGGGCGGGTATCTTATGGACGTATTTAAAAAGTCCTCTGATGCTATTGGTTCGCTTCCATACTATAAAAACGTTTTTCAAAGTGCATGTGCAGAAGCTATTGCAAGCCATAATCTAAGTATTAAAAATGCTTGCAGTGTGGTCCCTGTAGGAGAAAACGAATTCCATGTTATTATAGTAGGTAAGATGGCTAATACTGATACGTATCTATATGCAAATACTAATAGAGTAACTATCGAAGATGATTTTAATATAAATATTGACCCTGATACATTAGCGAAAGATACAATACGAGCGCTCGATATACTAGATGGTGAGGCGCTTTTAAGAACATATGATTCTTGCTTAAAAACAGTTGACGGTATTACACGTAATGCGAACATATTAATTTCTAAAGGCCTTACAGCTGAACAAAGCCGCGCTATTAAACTTGCTATTAATGCTAGCACACAGATTCTAAATATTAATAGATATGCTTTAGAAGTCTATAATAAATTATATACAAGAGCTAAAGCACTTAATGGTTTATAATATAAGAGATAGAAGATCCTAATATAGGATCTTCTATCTTATTTTTATATTATGTCATAGCGCTAGAACCTCAGTTGTCTGATTTAAACCCCTATATACAAGGAGAACTTGATGAAACTTAGTGATTTTACTGGCACTAAGAAGCTCAATCTTGAAGAGCTTGAAGTACCTATCGATACAGAAATAGAAGAACCGGAACAACCAAGTTTTGATACAGGACCTAAGATAGCCGATATTTATAATAGAATAATGGAAAGAGAAGCTCAAAATGAAGCAATAGAAGCTAAAAGAGTAGCTTATATTATGGATCCTATTATTACAAATTCTTTAACAGCTAAAGCAGCAGTTACTGAATCTGCTTTTAATACTTCAGTATCTAATTTTAAGGATCAATTAGATAACATAGCTATAGTAACAACTCAAATGTTAGAGATCGTTCGTAAATATCAGCATGAACCAGAAACTATAGAAGAGTCTGATGTTCAAGCTTTTAGAGATAAATTAGTTGTTCTTAATACTATGCTAAATAAAAACTATGTAGTTTCTACAGAAGATACTTTTGAAGGCTATGTAGAGATGATGACTAAAGTTCTAACTAATGTAGCTACAGATATAGATAGCCTACGTTCTGAATTAGCTACATTAATATCTAAAGTTATTTCCGAACTTAATGGTCTTAAAGTAGAGAAGTATAAAGAAATAGTTGCTAAAACTGTTAATGATCTTAAGAAGCAACCTGCTAAAATAGTTACTATTGCAGACCATCTTATAGAAGCTGTTAATAAGATGGAGGATGTAACTGAAGAAGCTCTTATAGAGCATATTAAACACCATGAATATATTATCTCTGGTGCTACTGAAGTTCAAGGTACTATGGAAGATAACATTAGTAATGATACTGGTCTTAGAGAAGAAGATATTACTAAGATAGTAGGTGCTGTTATGGCATATGTTAATATTTGCAGAAATAACCCAGTAGCTATGTTAGCTCTTAATGATGGCAACCTATCTGAAACATTAAATGCGTTTACTACTATAACATTACCTAAATTAAATGTTGTTTATAAAGCTATCTTAGAACTTTTAGATAAAGAGAGTTTTGAGAATGAAATAGCTTCTGATAATGATCTTGAAAAAACTAAAGCAGCTGTTAACAAGTTCCTATGTGATTTTGCTAGTTACTCTGGTACAGAAGATGAGTGTTCTTTCTTACATTGGGAAAAAGGTTGTTATAAGGTAGAAAATGACATTATAGAGAAAGAAGAGTATGATGTCCAAAGAGTACCTAAAATAGACTATGAAAGATTAACATCTATTTCAACACTTATGAATACAGTTGTGACTCCAAGTTCTACATTAGTCGCATTTCCAGAAACATTGATCCAATTACTTAAATCAAAAGCTTTTGAAGTTGATGATACTAAACAACTAATGTCTGTGAATGTAGCATTAGGAACTATATTAGGATTAACAGGACTATATAGAGATGAAGTACTTTATGGAATCTATGGATTACAAAAATCTCTATCTGAAATAGGACTAGCTTACTTTAACTTAGTAACAGTCTTAGGAGGGAAATAAAATGCTGCAAGCATTAAAACTTCGAGTAGAAGGAGAAGTGAAATGAAGATAGGACAGAAATATAAAATAGAAAAACCTAAAACAGAAGAAGAGTTGGTTCTTAGTGCCGAAGGTCTAACTGATATAATGTTTGGAGATAAAGTAAAACCATCTAAAGTAAATCAAGAAGGTATATTAGATTTCTTAAAGAACTTATTTAAGAAGAAGGAAGTTAAAACTATTGCAAAAGCTCCTCTTACTGTTAAAGATGTTAAAGAACTTCCTAAGGCTAACGAGGTTAATAGTTTAAGTATTCCTAACATTAAAGATTATACTAAAGACAATATACCTAATGCTACGTTTGCTTACAATATGTTCTTCTTTAGTAAACCAGCAAATATGAGTAAAACTATAGATATACTTAAACATTCTATAGATAACTTAACTAAATTTGTAGGTAAGAAACAAGAACTAAGCCATGAGGATAATGAAGGTGATTTTGTATATCCAGCTTATACAGAATTACATAAAGTAGTAGAGCCTTTAGCATCATTAGCTAAAAGTCATTCTGTTAATATTCCCGGTAATAATAGTGTTTTTACAGATGGTGAAGCAGCTGACACTGAAGTAGTAACTTACGCTTTTAGAATAGAGTACGATAAAAAAGATTATGCAGGTGTTGAACCGACCACTATAGGTATCCATCTAGATGTCGAATATCCAATGGTTAGAATGGAAGACTATGGAGATATTGTTACTAACCCAGCTTTCTATCTTAAATCTTCTATAACATCTATTTCTTCTTTAGCTAATCCTAAAGAAGTTTATAAAGAACTTGAAAAAGCTTATAAATTATTTAACTCTTTAGATCTAGACAAAGTTAAATATGTTAATAGTGACGAAGAAGAAGAGTTTAAACAGCTTAATAATGGTGTTAGAGAGATGTTAATACATCTTAAGAATACAATAGGTAATCTTATTAACCTTAGTATTGATTACATAAACGAAGTAAAAGGTAATAACGATGAAAATAAATAAACCTAATTTAAACACAGAATCTATAGAAGATCTAGTTACTGATGCTCAGTCTGGAGAACTTCCTACTGCTACAGATCCAGCAGAACTTGAAGCTCCAACTGAAGTTATCTTAAATCCTATTGAAGCAGATCAAGCTATAGAGATTTCTAATAATAACCCTAAGACAGAAGATCTTGAAGGTCTTACCGCTTATGAACAAGTTAATAAGATAGCTTCTGATATCGACGAGAATATTCTTTCCGAGCAAGATGTCTCTGAAATCTCTAATCGTATAGCAGCTCTAGGTGAAAATCAACCTATGGAAAAATTGCTTAACTATTCTGCAGAAGCTCTTAAAATAGCTTATCATAAGCTTGGTATAAAACCTCTTTCTATATCTAGAGAAGATATAGATAATATTCCAACTGAAGCTTTAGCTGTAATTGACTCTGAAGTTCAAATGTTGCAAGATAAAGCTAATACTGATACTTGGGCAACTATTAAAGAGGATTGTGGTAACATAGTTAAGCTTATAGATGCAGCTATTGATACTATCCAAGCTAAAGAATCTGATAAAAATAGAGCTTTAGAAATATTAGATAAAGGTACTCTTAAGAATAATACAGTAGATCTTTCATCTGTTATTGAATACGTAGGTTCATTACGTTATTTTCTACCAGAAGATAAAGAGGGTAACCTTTATAACTTTACAGCTCTATTAACAGATATTCTAGATATAGACAGTCCTAAACTAACATCTACTGACAACACTATACTTGGAGCGATTAATAAAAGTAATGAAGGTTCAACAGGCTCTGCTAAGGTACATATCTTAGAAGCTATATCTACAGATCCTCTTAACGTTAAGTTAAAACAAATAGTAGCAGAGCAACCTAATCTTCCAGATTACGCTCTTTATGGTAAAATAACTGGTCTTAATAAGATTAAGGTTCTTTTCAATAACGATTGTAAAGACGTAGAAGTTCCTTCTACTTATATTACATTTGCTACAACTGGTGATGCTAACCAAGAAAAGTTATTTAGAGAATCAGTGTCTTCATCTCTTAAGAACTTCTCTAAACGTTTTGTAAATACTTTTAGTATCTATAAGAAAAAATATGAAACTTTAGAATCTATTTTAAAACCATTAGCATATGATCTTGTTTCTGAACAAGACCAGACTAAACGTGAAGAGATGGCAGAAGTTCTTAAACTTGTTAAATATTACTATATAGGATTCGTTAAGAATAGAATCGTAGATAAACTTAATGCTTATCAAGCTTTAATAACTATTCCTATCTTAACTTTAGAAGAGAAAGGAGAATAGTATGGAACAATATACTTTAAATAATATTTCAGCAGCAGAGTTTTTAGAAAAGAGATATGTACTAGGCGATAAGTATTATGATTCTTACGTAGCGCCATATTATAAATTACTATCTGACTATCTTAATGTTGGTCCAGATGCTAATGATATTTTTAAGACTAAAGAAGATATGGATACTTTTTATGGTCTATATTATTCAACGTTCCATTTTATATTAGCAGACTTAGTTTACCTTATGACTAATCCTAATAAGACAGAATATAATAGAGAAGCTAATCTTAAAAGTTCAGATGGTTCGCTAGCTAACCTTCTTAATATGTTATTGCAATCAAGGACATTACTAGAACCATCTACTAAACTTTTCCTAGAAGATCTTTATGACCTTCTATATAGAAATAGAAGAGTTTCAGTTACTCAACATGGGTGGATTTTAAGTAAGCCTATTAAAGATTATAGAATTGGTACTCAAGGTCTTGAACTTAGACTCGATAAAGAAAACGATAGTTACCTTAAACGTATAGATCTTAAAGATGTTAAACCATGGGATGATGTATCAAGACTATTTGATGTTCTTGGATTACGAAATAGTTTAGGAGTTCTTCATACCCTAATTGCAATTTGGCTTAATAATTATCTATATGGTCACACTGCTATTTTAGACGGATTATTAAAAACATTAAGAACATGGAAAGTTATTCCAGTTGGAATAGGCTTTATCGGATTTAAAGTTAACGGAGGCACTGGAGTTGTAACACCAGGAGGCAGCGGAACACCAGGTGGTACTCCCGGTGGTACACCTGGCGCTACAGGTACAACTATCAACGCGCAGGTTATTATTCCATTTGCAACTTCGCCTAGTGCACCATAGATATAGGAGAACACCAGTATGAAAACTAAAATGATGCTATATGGGTTAGAGTCAACAGTTGATAACCCACTTGATATCATACTTGGTGATGATATTAAAAGAGTGTTAGGTATCGATGTTGGTACCTACACTGTTTATAACACAGAGGCGCATGATGTTCTAGATCGTGCTGGATTAGGCGGATCTCGTAATAATAACACTATACCATCTGAATATGTACATATCGAATCGCAAGAGGTACCAGAGGAAGACTCTGGTACCATGATGCATCCTGAACGTTACACTGATTATAATATCTTTTGGGATAATGAAGTAGGAGTTCGTATAGGTACATTGCGTTATAAACGTAAGAAGAGTATCGACTTTACTTACTATAGTCAGTCTAAAGCAACTATAACTGCTATGATAGAGAAGATACGTAGTTATGATATTATGAACACTGCTAGGAAAAAACATAAGATTGAATATTATTTTGATCTTCCATCTGATATTCTACATTTTATTAACCATGTTCGTGAACTTAAGAATAAACGTCTTGAGAAAGAAGAACAGTTAGATCTGGTTGATTACATTAAGAAGTGGTCTATACAGTTGATTAGCCGGAATAACACGACTTCAACAACACCGTATAAATTTAACTTATCTGTTAGAGAAAATGTATATGATGTTTATAGCATTCCTACAACAGATACGTATAATATAGAGAAGGAAGAAGTAGGAGAAGTTAGCTATTGGAAGTTTACCGTATCGTTCGATACTTGGTATCAAAAACCAACAATGTTAATCTTAGATTATCCTGTATTAATATGGAATACTCCTATTTCTGCTAAATACTCTAAAGTAGCTGCTAGACCAGAAGTTCGCCGCCCAGTACAAGGTACTCCGGATTTAATGTATCGAGGTCTATATGCATTAAGCAGACCTAATGCTAATTATAAAGCTTTAAGACCGCAGAATAGATTAGTTTTACCTTTAGTAGATGATTTTGATAACTTTCCTAATAATACAAGATTTGCTAATGTTTGTAGTATGCTTATTGTAGTGGATGATAAAGATCCTTATGAGGTAGCAAATATTAAACATTTACCACATTACGATATAAAAGAAGGGTTTTTAAAATATATGTTATCAGAACCTTCTGAAGTAACTGAAGAATATAAAAATCTTTTTAATATTTTACTTTATAGGAATGGTGCCCCTGATTATAAGAATAAAATATCTTTAGATAAAGAAGGTAATCTTACTACCGAATTTCCTATGGATATTAAATCTACATATAGAATCGTAATAAGAGTTTTAAGAGATTTAGACTACCTAGACGAAAAGTCATTAAGGCGTTTGAACCAATATGTACATAATGAGATGATGTGTGTACAAAAACAACTAAATGAATCTAACCGTTTAATAGATTCTAAAAGGCTATTAGATAAGCCACATCGAAAAACTAGATTATATTATGTAGATGAATATGGTAATATTTTAGATCCAGATGGTTATGTTTGTTACACAGATGGAACTAGAGTTACTGTTAAAGCAGATGAAATTTAAAAAGAAATCTTTATTAGTGACTTAAATAAGTCTGTTTAATTCTATCCACGATTAGACAAGCATATATCTAGTGCGTGTAAGGGAATAACAATATTTAACTAACTGGATATATTATAGAGAGTAAGGCGGTTACCTTACTCTCTATTTTTTTTGTAAAAAGAAAAAGAATATATTGAACTAGAGAACCATTTAGGTCCCCTAGGTTGTTATGTTTAAGTACTACGTATACTTGGTAGTAACGGCTTAGACAATTCGGCTTTAAGTTGATCTAAGATCAACAGAGCTTTCATCATGTCGTTAGTCATGAGGCTTCCTTTCCGGATAGTTTGTGGCTATCCTGAATAAATTAAGTAGAGAGGGTAAGGCGCGAACCTTACTCTCTCTACTATTTAAATAATATACCACTAAATATAAATAGACCCCTTGCGTAAGAATTAACTTACGCAAGGGGTCTATCCGGCCATAGAGGGTTAGATACAATACCAGTTAAACTTGGGGATTAATCCCCAAGTGTTAAAAAGTTTTAAAGAAAAGATATATTGCAATAATATCTGCTAAACAACTTATTAACTTAAATATTAAGTCAATATTAACTGACATTGTTTAACTCCTTTCTTAATATATATTAAGATTAGAATTACTAACCAAACATTAATTGGCCAAAATTAATGTCAGTTATCCTAGAGTATCTACGTAAGCTTATTAAGCTTACGTAGATACTCTTTGTATGTTTTTGTTACGTGACCTTAGGGTACAGTGTACTCTATTAATTAAATTTAAAAAGGATAAGTACTATGGCTGCAACAACACAGATTATTTGTAAGCTAACTGATACAGCTGCTGGAACGGTAGTCTTTGAATCAGACGTTACTAACCAAGTTAATGGTATAATAGTACCAACTGGTAAAGTGGAAGCTAATAAAACTTACAAATTAGAATTATTTCAAAATAGCCCTGAAAATGCTTCGGACTTTAGACTACAGATAGCTGGAACATTTAATACAACTGCCTGGAAAGTTGAATATCCAACAACTATACAATGGACTTCTATAACAGGCGCTCCTAGTCTTGAAGGTTTACTAAGCAAAGCAGATATTAAGAACCTAGCCACTAAAGAAGATCTTAAAAATAAAGTTGGCGTATTAGAACTTGATGAAATTAAAGAAGAGATTAAGAAGTTAAAAGCTGAAGGAACTGGTGGCGCTGCCGGAGGCGGCGGTACTGCTACTATAAATCCGGAAGAGATTAAAAATATTGTTAAAGAGATAGCGTATATTAAAGAAGAGACAGATAATGCCATTAAGAATTACGCTTATAACAAACAACAGGTTGACGATAAAATAGCAGCTATAACTCCAGGGTTATCAGATACCCAAGTTGAAACTAAAGTTAAAGAAATAACTTATGATAAAGAAACTTTAAATAGAAAATTTACAGAAGTTAGCGGGTTAGCTAATGGTGACCAATATGTAACTTTAAAGAAACTTAGAGAGTGGTTAAAGCCTGCTGGAGTTGTTATTCCAATAGTCCGAGAGGAATTTGCAGAACTAGGATTCAAAGGGCATAGTACGATAAATCTAACCTTTGCATTAACTAGAGGTGGTGACTATGGTCCAGCGATTCGCGGTATTGTGATTGAATTGGAAAAACTTGGTGAAATTTTTGTTAAATATGCAAACATAACAGCCGGTAGTCTTAATAAGGATAAGTTTGATGTTATTATGTCAACTTACAATTATAGTATGTCAACTGTTGTACCAATAACTCCTATACCTGCAGGTTTTACACCTGATGGAATGTCAGAATTTAAAGGCACGGTAATTGGTAACGGAACTTATGATAATGGATATTACTACCTACCATACTTACCGTTATTGAAAGAGAGTAATAATCCAGTCCCGAACTATCTTTATTTTCTTGGAACCACATTTAAAACAACATATTCGTTAGTATTGACTTGTCCAGATCGAGTTAAATCTGTTCGAGCTATTGCCGGCGTCGATGGCAGATGGTCTAATAAAATATCACTTTCTATAAGCTACGATTCTACAAAAGTAATGGAAAATGAAGGTAAAATATTTGGTAATTATGCTTCTACCGCTACTTGGACTGTTAATAACCCAGAGTAATAAATAGAAAAGGATAAACATGAAAGCTATTGTAGAATTAAATAGTCTTTTAGAAACTGAGGTTAAATCTCATATTCATACTTATCTTAGTAAATACCTAGAAGCTGCTGGTTGTAACAAAGATATCTTTATGTACTATAACGGTGCAATGACAGATGCTTATGTTGCAGCTGATGTAGCTTCTACTGCTAGGATGACAGACTTTTATGTTATTAACTATACGCTTAAGAACTATGCTTTCTCTAATGTAAATATTAATAACATAACAGATACACAAGTGATCAAAACAGATGACTACGGTCTTAAGATTAGTACCGCTGTTTCAGAATTAGAAGATGATACAGTTAGTTTCACGTTCTATTCTGAAAACCAATCTATCGTTAATGCTTTTAAAACTAACATAGAAACTAACTTAACAGGTCCTGAATATACTTTTAACTTAAAGTTAGATTTTCCTAAGAAACTTAAAGCTTTAGTTAAACACTATCTTAAAATCAAAAACATTACAGAAGGTACAACTACTTCTATTAAAGATTTTTTAGAAGCTGGTAGTACATTAGCTGTTACTGAAACAGGTAATAACTTTACAGTTGATATAACTTCAGAAGTTAAACTAACTATGAAACTTGTCAACGTTACAGCTGCTGAAAAATTAGCTAATGATATGTATAAGGTTAAAGCAGATTTTAAACTTAAGTTAACTAGACCTAACCTTATCTTAGTAGAATATCCACTAATGATAAATAATAAACAGCTTGATAAACGTTTGATAGGATTCCGTTCTAAATATATTACTAATCAAGCAGGTATCATTAGTCCTGATATTTTAACACCTATTGGAACAGACTTTCAAACTTATCGTGGTTTAGACGATCTTAACTTTGTAAAATCTCCTCCTGTAGATAACTTTAAAATACCAGTATCTACAGACTATGCACATGTTGCTTCTATCTTATTACAACTTGATAAAGCAAAACCTAAAACATTAGGTAACCTATTTGATTTTACAGATTTTAAATTCTTAGAACCATATCATAAGTTCTTGAAAGATAACTTAGATACTTTACTAACTGGTAACCTATTTAAGCTAACCGTCTTTAAAGACGATACTGAAGTTACTAATGTTAATATTAATAGTACTGGTAATTTAACATCTACTACTAATTTAGATATTAAGTCTTTTTACCGTGTTATTATAAGCATTAGAAAGAACTATGATTCTTTACCACAAACTATAAGAACTTCTTTAGAAGAGTCTTTGAAACCTTATATCTTAACATTTGTTAATAGTGGTGAATACCTTAATAGTAACTTATTTACCTATACTATTATTAACCGTGGTACTAAAGATGTTTATACTATAGATACTAAAGGTAATATTAAAAATGAAGGTATGGCTATTTGTTATAGTAACGGAGCCCCGTTATCTAGTAACCAAAACTATCTAAAATATGCAGAATGGTATAAACCACCTGTAGATACATTAGATAACCTAGAGAATGAAGATCCATTAACCGTGCCTACTAAGTACTTCGAGAATGATAAACCTGTTCTTATAGATGGTGATTGGGTTCTTTATAAGGGATTTAACTTCCATAAGACGATAGCTAACAGGAATAACGTTCCAGCTACTAAATGGACTAAAGCTCTTGATGATATGACAGGTGATTTCAAAGTTAGAACAACTGGTCTAGATGTTTACATTTGGGATAAAGGTTTAGCCCCTGGCGCAACTCCAGAGTTTACAGCTCCAGTAAGTAACCTACTTAAAGCTTATAATAAATTAACATTAACTAACCATAAGATAGAACAACATAAACCAGTTCCTTATCTTCTTATTAACGATATTTTTTATAAAATAGAAGAGTATACAGTCTTTGAACCTGTTACTAAAGAAGATACTGGATTTAAACTAGTTGACGATAATGTAAATATTCAACCTTCGCAGATGTCAGCATTTTTTAAAGATGGTTATATCTATCTTAATTTTGGCCTTAATGCTAGAATGGGTAAGTTTAAGATTAAACCAATCACTGGTAACCCAGATGATCATAAACTGGCTAAGTTAACAGAAGTTCTTTTTAAATCTGCTAAGTTGCCAAGGTTAACGATAACTGGACTACCACCAATAACAGCTGATAATATTCCAGCTAATGGATGGTATTCAGTTGGTTATGCAGGTGAACACGATTTTGCTTTCGTAGCTCCTGAATGGGCTCCAGTAGCTCCACACTTTATGATACATAAATTAAGTATGGACTATGAAGATCCAACACCTGTTATGATAGCAGCTAAGAATAAAATAACAACTGCTAACACCAAGCTGTTACCTAACTCAGATCTTAAGTTCTATGTTTGGGAAACAGATAAGATCGGTATATCTAACCCTCCTATCTACTCTTCTATCGGAGACGTAGCTGGTTTAGTTAATAAAGCAAGAACAGTTACTGAAAAAGAGATCAAATACTTAAACGTTAATAATAAGGTTTATAAAGTTGTTAGTTCAGAATTAACATCTATAGCTTTTAACGATACTGCTAATAGTAACTATAAACTTAATTCAGATACTGAAAGAGTATTTGGTAGTAAAAGCCTCTTGATTCTAAATGGTAATAATCCAGCTGGAAATAGAGAGTTAACAGTTTATACAAGTTGTAGATCTCGTTGTATCAAATTTGAGATAGAACCTAACTCTGCCCAGCAGTTTGATAGTAATCTTGATGCTCAAAACTATCTGACTACATTAGAAGAGCCTAGTGTTATTTTACTATCTAGTGTTATAACAGACGAGTTAGCTACTCTTCCTGGTAATAACTATATAGAGTTATCACGCGCTAGAGTTGCATATGATGGTAAAATAGAAGATCCTAAAAATCCTACAGAACAAGATATACCTATTATACCTGTTCCAGAGGATAATGAAATATGGAGAAAATATAAGAAACGTGTCTATGTACATAGAACGTCTATGAATAAAGATAACTCTCCTGTACATCCAGATATGGCAGAAGTTAATGAGATCTTAGACAAGAGACATGACATTGAGGCAGGTGCTCCTAACTGGTATTTCTTTAAACCTTCTAAACTACCTGCACTATCGGATATTAAGTTTAACGATGCTAAAGCTGGTAAATTTAAATATTCTACTTATGTTCAGGATGTTAGAGCTAAGGTAGAAGAGATTAAAGATACATTAGTAGATGAAGCTACTGGTAAAGTAGGTAATATAGATCTTTATAGTTATATTGCTTTTAATAACTTCTGGTATAAGGTTAAGAGTTGCAAAGTTTATCAACAAGCTGCTATGGATAATGCCCCTGCTAACTCTAATATGCATGCTATGATGGCTAAACCATATCTTAGCATAGATGCTGATGATGGTAAGTTTATCGTTAATGTTCAATTTGGTTTAACAGAGTGGCTATTAAGATTTGAATTAGAACCTGTTGGAACTGATGATTATGATAAACACGTAGTTAATTACTTTAATCTATTTGCTCTTAAAGATATGCATAAAGATCAAAAGCTATTGAACTTTACTATTAAAGATGAAATCATATTGGATCAAGATTCTTTAACTGGCGTATTTAGAGATTTCCAGATCTTAGAGCTAGAGTGTGAAACTATAGAGAAAGGCGATAACCAATTCTGGAGACCTAAAGTTCCTGACCATGTCTATATGCATTATTTAATCATGAACCGTGATGATAATCCTAAGACACCAGAGTCATTAGCAGCTGAAACTAAATATAATGTTGTAAATGATAATGGCGGCAATCCAGTACGTTGGTTCGTCTGGAGACATAAAGATCTTACTAACATAGAGTTCGTACCTTTTGAAGTAAGTGGCTATGGCTTTGACTATGAGGGAGATCTAATAGTTGGTTCTAAAGCTATTAATAAGATTTCAGATGGTAAATATAACTTTACTAGTAGATATAAATATATTTCATTAGCTGCTACAAGTGGTGAAGAGGTTATTTACGATGTAGAGAAATTTGAAGTGTTAACACCAGAATATCCTTTCCCAGAAGATGAGATAAGATATACATTAGAGAAACCATTTTTCTATATAGAGAGTATAGAAGCTGGAACTCCTAATAAAGTTCATGGTGTGGTAAGTATAGGACCTGATAAACATCTAGCTAGGATAACATTTACAGCTTTAACAGATACTGAAACTATTAGAGATGCTAATAATGCGGATGATACTAAAGCACTTGAGAGTGGTGCAGCTACTAATGTATTAAGATTGACTTTTAACACTGATGTAGTCATGCCTATCTTAAGAGGTAATTTAGATCCTACAGTAGCTGGTAAAGGCTATGTTTTAGATAACATAAATAGAGTGGTTATAAAATCGAATCCTAATGTTTGGGTTCCTTTAAAAGACAATATGCTATTAGGACATAGAAGCGTTGTTAACCAGTATAACGACCCACCAACAACTTATGGTACAAATTTCTTAAATGCTATTAAAGATTCTGTTAAGAAACTAAATATGCCAGGGTTCTTTTACTATGCTTGGCATAATCGCGAAGAAGGGGATACTGAAGCTACTGATGCTTACTTAGATGTATTCGATAATAAGAACTTTGGTTATGATATCTTCTCAATGGTAGTTGATTATGCTGCACAGCATAAGGATCCTACTAAAGCTGATGAACAGTTAATAATCGAACCAACTGCAAAAGAGTTTGTTAAATATATAAGTCTAAGTGGATACTGGTATAAAGTACAAAAAATGTATATTAATACTGGTAGTGTAGGTTCAACCTTTAGAAAAGCTAATACTGATAATATGCAACCTAGCCAACCTATTATCCAGCTTAACTATAATAATAAAGATGCTGGTGCTGGAACTGAAGCTAGTGGTATTTTAAAATTCTATCTAGGGTATGATCTACCTAAATTAACTATAGAAGTTGATCCTATTCTAGAAACAGATCAAAACGCTTTAACTAAAGTAACTGATGTTACAGATCGTTCAGAAACTCATGCTTTCGATATACTTAGGTTAACAACTCCTGAGGAGTTTGATAGCTTACCGCATACGATAGTTATGGATACTGATCATCAAGTTAGAGCTAATAAATTCAAAGCCTCTGCAGTGGGTATTGAAAATATTGAACGTATAACAGTTCCGCCTATCTACGATATGAACTGGTATCCATATAATGATAGACCAGCTACAACTAGTATAAAAACTGTTTACATTCATGGTTCTATAGGTAATGCGGATGGGCTATTCCCAACTGAGAATAAAGCAGATGTTGATAGTATCATACCGCCATCTTATAATACTAACTTATATATTTGGTCACATTCTAAAGTAGATATGACTAGTAAAAAAGCTACTTTACCATTTACAGGTGGTTGGAATCAGTTAGGCTATAAAGATTTAGTTGCTAAACTAAAAGAAGTATCTGAAGGTTATACTAGTAACATCGATGGTATTGAAGTAAGTAGTGTTCTTATGGCAGACCATTTAGCGGATAGTGTAATCTTTAACGGTTATGTTTATCAACCAGCTAAATTTTGGGCTACTGAATCTGGTTACTTAGCTAAACTAGGTAAAGATGAAAAATACAGTATCGTTCCTGATAAAAACGCTGTTAAGTTTAGTATCTATAAGTTCTACGAACGTGATACTAAAGAGTACATAAGGTTAGATATATTCTGCGGTATTAAAGAACCAATGGTTACTATCCTTTTGAAACCAATAAGAGAAGTTGGTGGAGTAGAATCTACTAAAGAGAAACTACTTGCAACACAACCACCAATGACTGGAACTAAACATATTGAACTTAATGCCCCTGGTATTTCAGGTCCAATAGTTTGCGAGTTTGAGAATGGTGTTCCTACAGATCATATAGCAGATCCTACTAATGAGTTCGGTTGGTATCCTATAGATAATTTAACATCTGTTATTAGGAAACCAGATAATGCTATTTGGAGAGCACATGAAGGTTATTTCTTCCATAGAGGAGTTATGAATCTAAATAATGATCCTGAGACTCCTTATATGGCATGGTATAAAGCTATTAATCCTAAACCAACATTAGTTTTATATTCAACATCTGAGAAGAATACCTATTATGGTTATGATAGCACTATGGTAACATATGATGAAATCCCTAAGGGAAGAAATCTAGACGCATTAGATACTGCTATGGAAAGTCAAACTTATACTGGTGTTAGTCTTATATATGTTAATGATACACCATATAAGGTTACTAATAAAGTTCTTAAAGATGAAACTACTACAGGTACATATAGGTTCCATCCTAACGTTCCTGTTATGTCTATATCTACTGTTACTGGTGGACTAGAGATTAAAGTTTATTCTCCGAAGTTAAATAAGACTATAGTCTATACAGTAGCCGCCATCTCTACAGATGTACTATCTGACTATGAAGATAGAGATAGTTTATTCGTTACTGGTTTAACAGGACGTTCATTGGTATTAGTTGTACATGATAGTGTTGGTAGATACGTTATAGATAGTGCTACACAGCTTCCAGATTCTACTTTACAACCTGGTAACTATGAACTTAATAGCTACAGTGAAAAAGAGATAAAGGATTCTAGACCAGACTGGGTCCAACTTACAAAATATAAAGATGGTAACATATGGGCTAGTAAATATGGATGTTTCCCAGGAGTTGCTAAACCTAATGATATTTTATCTATCTTGAAAGCTAAAGACTATAATCAATCTCTACATGGAGTTGATAAAGTTTTAGTGTATAACGAGATAGAGAAAAATAAAGTTACTAATCATGCTCCTATTCCATCAGAAGCTGGAGATTATCGTAAGAATATACCGGAGATGATCAAGCAGATGGATGGTTGGGATAAGAAATATATCATATTTAATAAGTCTATCTATCTAGCTACAATAACTCGTAGTGAAAAGCCTTGGAGCCAAGATAATAATGTTATCAGTAGTTTAGCGGTTGATGCTAATAATTCTAACATTAAGGTAGCTTTGAATAAGCCATGCTGGATCGTAAATGATAATATAAATAATGATACTCTATATTTATATATACATCATGATGCACCAATCTATACGTTTACAATAGCTTATCTTAGAGATATAGAATGGACAAATAAAGAAGAGTTTAGGAAAGTACTATATAATTACGGAACTTCTAAACATTTCTTACAGTCTACACCACATGCTGATATAGGAACTCATAATGCAGCTGTTAAGTTTAATAAAGGTATCTATAGCTTTGAAACTTTCTTAAAGCTAGATAAGACTTATATACCACCTATTAACCTAATAGATGTTCCTGGTGCTACAGTAGACTTTGGGAATAATAAGATCTACCATCCTTTAGTTGGTGGTTTAGAGATAACCGATCCTAATGTACCTAGAGATATTAAAGTTACTGTTAAACGTGATGGAACTGGATTACCTTATTTTGTACTATCTCCATATACAGTCGTACTGAATGGCGTAGTTGATGAAGTAACTAAAGTTACTTTTGTAGTTAAGGATCCAGATGATAATGTGGTTTATACTTATGACCAATTACCACCTACTAATATCCATAACAAAGAGTTTGAAATACATCCGACAGTTGAAGAGATATTAGCATTCTTTAAAGATGGTGATCCTATCCAAAGGAGAGAATTCTCTATATCTGGTAAGATTAAAGGTACTGTAAAAGAAGCGCCTATCATTCCTACTACAACTGTATTTGATTTTAAAGTTGGTAAAGCTAAATTTGAACTTAATGATTTTAGAACTCAAAAAGCTATGGTTTACCTATCTGGAGTTTCTGGTGCTAATAGTAATAACACTTTCTTAGCATTTGAGTATGTTAGTTTCCACCTAGTAGAACTTAATAAGGATACTGGTAACTATAAAACTGTTTACTATAAGAAAGAAACAAATGATGGTGGCGGTTGGACAGATCTAGCACCTGGTGTTATATTAGTAGATAATAACAAATATAAGTTACAAGGTGAACTAAAATATAAATATTTAGATCCTATTCCAGTAGACCCAATATTCTTTATTAAGAGTGAAGCAGCGATTGGTACACCTACTGTCTATTTAGAGGGTATTGATAAAATAAACGATAGACGTTTAGACTTACGTTTAAGTACATCTGGTATGAGCGTTACAAATGCTGGTACCGTAACTTATAAGTTCGTTACTACTAAATGGAGAATAAGAGAGAAAGAGTCTGGTAATTTAATATACGAAGCAGATGTGGATAAATTACAAACTGTAGTAGCCTTTAAAGGTTATAATAGTGATCCAGTACCTACTAATAGGGATAACTTAAATTTCGAATATGGTAAAACTTATATAGTAGAAGCTGCTTTAGTGGCTGATCCTATATTAGAATCACCTTATGGTCGTTTAGAAGTTACAACTGGCACACCACCGACTCCGTATATTCCAGCTATGGAACCTAAAATCAATCGTACCTATGATGAAGATACAGACGTTAAGGAGATTACTTGTACTCTAGATCCTAATAAGTTTAGAGTTGTTAATAGGATAGATCAAACTCATACAGCAACCTCTTGGAAGCTATGTGATAGAAACGATACTGTACTTAAAGAGGTTACTAAATCTGTAACTAATAAATTAGAGATTTCATTCGTTGCAGGTGAAGATGGTGTTCCTGACTTGAAACATGAGGAAAGTTATTATATCTATGTTAAAGTTTATAGCGGCGATTTAGAGTCTCCATGGACTTATGGATATGCTCCATATATAGCAAATCCTTATAAGGCTCCTGATAGACAAGATGAAGTCTACCCGGTGATAGAAGTTACTAGTGTTACACCGACAACTGTTTCAGTTAGGTTAAAACACCCGGGCGATGGTCCTATAGATCGTTGGGAGTTTAGAATAACTGGCTTAGACTCTGGTGGTAATGGCTCTAGCGAAAGAAAGTCTTTTAAAACAACAGAAGGACCATTCTGGACATTTGAAGACTTGATACCAGATAATGATTATGAAGTAACTGGTGCTATATATTTCAAATCTGGTGTAACTAAAAATGGTGTAGCATTTGGAGCTACATATACTTATGATGCTAGACCTCAAGTAGCTTCTACACCACACCAAGATACGGTAGATAGAAATGTAACTTCTGTTATGGAGGCTCCTAACTCTGATACAAATGATATTACTAAGATAAGTTGGTACGAGATTAAATCTCCTTACTTACCACTATCTAAGAGACAGTTTTGGGAACTTCGTAAAGGAGATCGTTTTGGACCAATTGTAAACAAAGTTATTTGTAACTCAGCTGGACAGTATTGGGAATATGCTAACTTCGAATTTACAGAATATGAACAAGAGTTCTGCCTGGTTGGTTGGTTAGAGTTCAGGACTAATGGTAAGTCTGGATTAGCGCCTATATCTAATAAAGCGTATAAGACTGTACGCTCTGGTAGATTAACCTTTGAGGTTATTGGCGCTGGTGTTGACTCTGGTAGCTATACACTTATCTCTTCTCCATTATCTAAACCAGAGATAGGTCAATACTTAAGAAGGTTTATGCCTACAAGAAGTATATCAGAAAGTACTGAAGTTTACCGTTGTGATCTTAGAGTAGATCCTAAGTGGTGGCCAGTTATTGACGATATTCAATTCGAAGCATACCAAAAATCAGATCCTGAGTATGAGCCAAAAGGATGGATGCCATTACCTAAGGTTGGTAATGGTGAACTTAAAGAACAGCTTTGGGCTTGGGTGCCTTGGGGTTCTTCTAAAGGTGATGATGGTAAAACCTATAGTTATGGTAACAATGTACGTGTTGTTATTACACTATACAATGGTTTACAAAAGATTATCAATTACTGGTAATAGTTTAAGAGTAAGAGTTAGAGACATAATGTCTCTAACTCTTACTATCTTTTTATTTAGTTCGGGTGACTAATATATTAAGGAGAAAACATATGAATCCTACTGAAGTACAAATACTACCTTTTGAAATTAACTATAGTATAAACGATCTTAAGTTGGTAGTAGAAACTACTAAAATGCAAACTTTAAATCCTTCTGATATTCAACATACTATGACATCATGGTATCTTATAGACGTTGCTACATCACAGACTGTTGAAAGTAACTTATACTCTCAAGGTCTTTATGGTTGGTACGCAGATGAACTTAAACCACAAACGACGTATAAGATTCGCGTTATTTATCATACTAGTCAAGAAGGTTTAACACGAACAGAAGAAATATCTTTTACTACACCAGAAGTTGAAATAAAACAACCTGATTTTGAATTATCTATGTCTTCTAATAATAGCGAATTAGGGATAGCTTTAGTCGATGCGTTTAAAGCGATTAATACCAAAGAAGAACAAGTTGCAACAACTTATATTATAAGAGATATTGACGGTAATGTCCTATATGAAAAATATAAAGATACTAATAATCTCCATTATTTAGATGTTACAAACTATCTTAAATCTAATACTAGATATTTTATAGAAGTTGAAGTACATACCGAACATTTTAATAGTCCTAGAAGAATAAAGTATATTAAAACACCTGTATTTACTCTAGGTGATAGATATGATATTACGACCACTGTTGCGGTTTATGATAATCTTCTTCCTATTATTACTGGTACTTTACCTGTTCAATTAGATAAGACTATTAAACAAGTTAATTTAAAAGTTCTTAGAAGAGGTTACCCTAAAGATAATATAACCCTTCTTAATCGTTTCCTTAGGAAATATGAAAATCAAAAACTTTCTGAAATAGGATATCGAATAGAAGAGTTTTTAACAGAAAACGATATGAGAGAAATAATGGCTCTTAATGTCGGGGATAAAATGGGGCTATGGGTACATCCATGGATATTTATATTGGATATTTATTTTACAGATGGCTCTAAAGCTGAGAGTAGACCAATATATAAACGTATACCATTACGTGTTGATCCAGGTATAATTATGCAAATAGGAAAAGAATATCCGGTATTTATTTTAAATAACTATAAGCATAATGCAACTTGGGATACAGTTGATACTATAACATGGATAGTTATAAATGCATATGGGGAAAAGATAGTAGAAGAGAAAAGATCAACATATAATCAAACCTTTAGTTTAGAGCCTTATATCTTAAAAGGAGATATAGTTAAAGGTATGTTCTATTATGTTCAAGCTGTTGTTACTACTAAAGCAGGTATTACTACCCCTTGTAAAACTGGTAATGAAAAATATCATAGAGTCGATCGTAAAGGTGTTCCATTTGTAATAGAGAATGTTAAGATTAAAGAGCCGTATGTAACTATTGACTCTATAGAGCCTATAGATCAAAATCTATTTAATATCCATCTTTATTTTTCTAAATTTGAGGTAAATCATAACCCTTATAATAGAGATATAGAACATAGTAAAACAACTATAAGACTATTTGATATAACTAATATTTCTTCTAATAGTAATATCCAAGAGAAGTTAGTTTATGAAGCTGAGATAGATCCATCTGATGTATTAACTCTTTCTAGATCTAAAGAGATTGCACCAGAGTTTTCGACAGATAATGAAAATGTTGGTATCTATTATAATAGAGAATATAGAATAGAAGTACATTATATCGGAAGTGAAAATTTGATTTCACATGTCGGTAGTAAAATATTCTATACACCACATATTCCAGAAACAATGTTATCAGCTCCAGTTATAAAAGAATCTTATATTATGCCAACTGGAGATATACATATCATAGTTGCAGAACTTGATGAGTCTTTAGCTACTATTAAAAACAATAGTATAGACACTATTAAATCAACAACATTTAATCTTTATAAAGGTACAGAGTTAGTCTATACTAAAGATACAAGCTATGATAAGTTTAAATTTGCTATTAAAGATTATGATAATGGTCTATTGTGTAGATTAGAAGAAAACACTGAGTATTGGTTAGATATTCAATATCATTCTGAATATGGAGTGGTTTCTCCAGTAACTTCAGTACGTTTTATATTAGGTAACAACCCAGTAAAAGATTTAGATATTATCCAGACATATCTAGGTTCTAGATGTGCTAACTTTAAAGCTTTAAATGCCACTGATGATTTAACATTTACGCTTAAAGTTAAAAACGAGATAACTTCTGGTAATGTAGAAAATGGAGTTATTAATCTAAATGGTCTTTATCCAAATACTGAATATGTATTAACTGTTGGATCAAAAGAGGTTACTTTCACTACTAAAGAATCAAATACTTATTGTAAAGAAGAATTGAATTCTCTTAATGAAAAATGGGAAATAGAATATGACCATGAGTTTAAAGGCGATAGTGTTAGAACAGTGATTTCACCTGCATTACTACATTATAAAGTAAAGGATAACTTATTCCCAGATTTTATAAGATTTAAATCAGTTAGTATTCATCTTTCAGAACCATTTAGTAATCCAATTTACGAAAGAGTTTTTGATAGTAAGTTAGTTAGTGATCAAGAAGTTTTAGAAGATATTAAGTCTCTAGACTTTTATACTAAAGAAATCTTTTATATCAAAGTCAGATTAGGTCTTTCTAAATCTATTTGGTTACCAGAGAAGACTATTGCCTTTACTGTTAAAGAATTTGACAAGATGAAATGCGTAAACGAATTTATCTGGAGTCAGGATGATTTTGAATATCTTAATAGACCTATATTAGATTCTGTAGAAGATAAAGATAACGTTATGTATCCTGATAGTAATACAGCTAAAGATAGGGTCCTTAAATTAGGTATTACTATGCCTAAACATTTTATGGAATATGTAGATCATATAGGTGTTTCTTTTAATACTAAATATGGCCCATATACTGTTAATAGTTACTTAACTGTTAATAAACCAGCTAAGAACTATAAAGGAGAATCATTATTCTTCTTATTACCATATAATGATAATGTCCTTTATTCAGACTTTAGAGATTTAACAATGCCTATTTCTACTAAACCTTTGAATATTGTCCCTATTATCATTTTTAAAGATGGTACTAAAATTAGCTTTTAAATAATACGACTAGCATATAGAGATTAGCCTCTCTATATGCTAGTCTTTTAGTTCCATGACCTATAGGTAAAGCCCTATTTTGCCTATGATTTTTTAAAAATTGGGAGGTTATTATGTCTTTAAAAGATCTTAAACCTGATAACCAGATTTCTTATATTCAAGGCGGTAGAAAACTTGGTGTTTATAATGGAGATATAGAATCTGGAACATATATAGATATTAATGGAAACTTTATAAATGCAGATGGTTTTGCTTTAGACGAAAATGGATATATAATGTTCGATAAAGAAGGTAAACCAGTTATGGGTAGTACTCCATCTTATATTCCAATAGACGAATATCAAGAAGACTATAACCCATGGTTATCAGAATTTGAAAAACGTAAATTGAAACGAAGCCCTATAGAGAAACCTAATAGTTTAGCAAATGAACTTTTAATATCTTGTTATTTCGATATTTTTAAAATTAAACTAGATGTTCCTGATGAATTAATATTAGGACCTAATGCTTTTATTAAGTGTTGGAAACATCACATGTTCTCGTGTAAGACTGTACAAGTCTCTTGGGGAGATGTATTTAGAACTAGTGATATGCCGAGGAGTTAAACATGGCTATTTATACTGTTTCCCATGGGGAAAACAATAGAAAGGACGACTATCTACCAGAGATAGAACGGTTTCGAACAAGGGATGAATTACAAACCTCTGTTCGTTTTCACGATGAGATTCCTTTAGAAAGTATTAAACAATATATAAAAGGTATGGCTTGGGAAGTTGATTACTTTAACCAAGTTGGAGATATTAACGATATTGATTTTATACCAGATAGTAAACTTTCTATAGGTGCTCAAAAGTACAATAGAATCAGTAAGTTAAGAATATTTGTAGAACAGACTATAAGTCAAACGGCTGTTAAGGATCTTAAAGTTACTGGTGTAATAAATGCAAATTTTAGACCTAGAAAATTTGATGTTTTTATAGCTACTCTTATGGGTGGTAGAATAGGCTTATTTAAAGTTGTTGAAGTTAAAATGGAACACTATAATCTACATCCTATTTATACTGTAGATTTTGAGATTATTAGTTTCTTAGAAGATAATAGTGATCTTTATAATACCCTGATTGCTAAAGTTGTTGGTAACTATATCTATAATAAAGATTATAACAGAAATAATGCTGATGTTGTTCTTACTAGAGAAGAATATGCTATTATAGAAGATGTTAAAGAGGCTATAAGCGATATATCAGATTATTACTTTAGAACTTTTATAGACCCTGATACCAAACTACTTAAACTTCCAACTACATCTGCTATAAACTATGTAGATCAGGAGTTAGGTAAATTTTGTAGAAAAGTATTTAGTGTTCTTGATTATCCTATGTTAACAGAACTACAGACAGTTGATTACGATATGGATAAATCTGTACGTTATACTATCTGGGATGTTATCTTAGAACGTAATCCTAAATTATTAAGAAGAACTGAACCATTTATAGGTTTCATACCATCTCCTGTTCCTAAGTCTAATCTTAATAGTATCCATGCACATTTTCTGGATGTTGATTATATAGTAGATAAAACAGATTTTAACGTTACTTTATTAGGAGTAGAAGATACTTCGACTTATCCAGATTTAGGATTAGATAAGTTCCCTATACTTAATGCTGTTAGAGAAGATGATAAGAAAAATATTAAAACAGCTGCTAAAGCATGGGATGAATTTATTCCGGAACTTGATTTTAACGTTAAGAAGACAGTATCTGGAGAAGATGTTACTACACCAGTTAAAGAAGAACTTTATGGTAAACCGAAAGAAGAACCTAAACCTGAACCTAAGTTCCAGGTTGATAACCTTAACACTTTAATTGGTAACAAAGTAGAGAAAGAAGATGTTACAACTGATGAACCTAGTAAGCCTATCAATCGTAATATACCAGATATAAGAGCTACTAGACAATATAAGAGGCAAAAAGGATAATAGATGTATTTAACTCCAAAAGAAAAATTTATTTTAGTATGGGTTTCACTACTTAGTATCATAACTGGTATATGTAGTTTCTTTTTATTCTTATTAGGTTTAATATATATTCCAATAGGATATGTTAGCCATAAAGTATATGGTATAGTAAGGAGGGATAAATGGCGATAGAATACGATGTCGCACCTGTTATAGAAATAACAGAACTCCGACATGACTATATTAAAATTCAATATAGCCACGTTAGTGAAGCAGAACATAACGATGAACTTGACTGGATAAAAGTTAATTGGTCTACTGGAGATAACATTACAACTTCTGAGAGAAGCGCTACTTTAGGCTCTAGTGGTATTGCTAAATCAACTGTAGATGTTTCTGTTGTTTATACTTATGACGGTTTAGACACAGTAGAGGGTAAATTAACTATAGAGGTACCTGATGTTCCTAAAGATCCAGAGCTTTATATTAAAATTGATTCTGAAGATTACGTTAAGATACCACAGACTGAAACATATATCGATACTAAACGATTAACATATGCAGATGAAGAAGGTAAATTAACAACTATTATTCTTCCTACAGATCCTAATATAGAAGTTATTAAAACATTAATTCCAGAAGATAAATGGAAATATCTAAATGAACGTCTAGTTAATAATCCTTATCAACCAGGAACACTTGTAGATCTTCTTACTGGTTTATTAGTAGACCAAGAATTTAAAGTTTCTGGTAAGATAGAAGATAGTGAAGATAAAATCAAAGCCCTTAAAGAAACATGGATTGAAAAGCTAGAACATCCAGAACCGTTACCTAATGTACCAGACCCAGAACCAAAACCAGAAGATCCACAAGCTGCTATTAGAACATATGTTTTAGGCAGAGCTTTCTATACTGGTGATATGGTTAAAATGACCATGTTCGAAAAAGAGGTACATAAGTATATTAATGGTAAACAACTTGATATAAATATCCTTATGGACTTTTATAAAGAGTTCCCTAGTTGGCCTACTGAAGAAAAATATTATAAACTCCCTATTTTAGTCGTGATGCTAAAGGATTATATAGCTAGCACCAGAACGGAGATCTAATGTTACTGAATAAATATGAATTAAGAAAGAACCCACCTAGTAAAGTTGTAAATTTTAAATTAGAGTTACCTTTACCAGATCAAAGTTATTTCTGCTATGCACCTCAGATTTGTTTATATACAGAAGAGCAACTTATGTATTATGGTGTTCCTCAAGAAGGTCCCTATGATAATTTAGAGAATGCTAATTTAAACAAAATGATCCTTGTTAAATGGACGATTTCTGAAATGTTAGATGCCTATATAAATGGTTACAGAGTCTCTTTAGAAAATAGAAGTGATGTTATTAAAATTACAGAAGCTATTGACGAGTATTTTGAAACAGTTAATAATATTCTAGATGTAGGAGATGGTAGAAAATATAATTTTGACGAACGTTTAGAAGCATTAGATGGTTTTAATAAAAGTATCTATACTCTTAACTATGGTACTATAGCAGCTAGAAGAGCAGAGATTATTAAGAAAGCTTCTCTACAAGATATGGCTCCAAATGTTGTATTCCAAGAACTACGACAAATTCCTATTATACAACGAACAGATGGACTACCAGAGAATACACCTATTAATAAGTATTCTGATAGAGCTAAAGCAGATGTTAATGTTACTAACCCACTCGCTCCAGTCTATGAACAAGAACCTGTTTTCGATTTTAACAGAAACTATGAAAGCAGATTTAGAGATCCTAATGAACGTAGGTTAGCAGCTGAGTATGAGTTAGCTAAACGTAAACTTAATGAAGAATAAAAAGTAAGGAATAAACTATGCATATTGAAAAGAAACCAGGTTGCCCTATCATCGCTAATCTTAAGGCAGCTATAGAAACAGTTAAAACGATAGAAGCTTATCTTAATGATCCTAAGCAAACTATTCAAGACGAGATTTCTAAAATCTCTTATGGTAAAAATTCTCTAGATGAAGTTAAACTTCGAAACTTAGAGAAAGGTCTTAATTCTGATTTAACCTATCATATAGCAACTAGCTTAGGTAAGAAAGAATTAGCAGATGCTCTTAGTTTTAGAATCGAAGAGATAAGAAAACATTTTAAATCTAAATTTACTAAAATTAGAAATAATAGTAAGATACTTAATAATGCTCTTAAAGCTCTAGATGAAAATTTTAATAATGGAGCTATAGAGACTAGATGGGCCGCTATTAATTCTAGCCAGCTATATAGGAATACGTTTTTACAACGTTTAGAAAGAGATTTTGAACCTTCTTTACGTGGTATCCAATATAGAATAGATTTTAATATCGATACTAAGAAACTTTTAGTCATTCTTAAAGTTTATATAGATTCTTTATTAGGAAAACAGTCTGTTAATAAGCTACTAGAGATTAATACAACTATTAAAAATCTTTTAGATCTTACACAAGATTTAGATCATATGGAAGTTATAGTTCCACAAGATGCTCTAGATGAAAAGAAAGTGCCAGAAGAGTCAAGAGAGTTTGAAATAGATGTTCCTATTCTTACTAAAGAAGATACTGGTAAACTTATAAGAGAAGTTGCTCTTAAGATAGATAACCTAGACGAAGTTGGTGTTGATATACTTCCAGCTATTGAATCTATTAAAGAGCCATTAGAAAAATACTATCAAAAAGCTACTGGTGATATTAACGTTATATCAGATGTTTTAGTTAATGGTTATACTTCAATAGTCGAAGAGACACTACCTAGAATCCAAACAGCTGTTGATAATATAACAAGCGAGTTTATAGATACGCATACTACAAATGAAGTATTCCATAATAGAATAACTAATTATATTAACATTTTAATTAGAATTATAGATATAGAAAATTTTATGTCTAAATTAGCATACGAAGTAACTTCAGATGTAGCTAAGGATTTTAGTAACTATTTAGCATTGTATAATCTATATACATTGATTTTACTATATGGTGTATCGTCTAATGTTAAACCAAAGATTGAAAGACCTGAAGAATAAAAAAGGATAAGAGATGGGTACTGATAAGATTATACAAGGAGGGTTATTAGATCTAGACGTAGAGATGATAATCAATAGTCCTAAGGCTGTAAAAGGTTCTTATACATATGAAGCAGTGCTCTCTTCTCCTAAACTTGATTATCATATCCCTATGCTTAAAAACTTAGAATGGCTAAGAGATTTTAATACAGGAACAACTGAAGATCTACGTTTGATATTTAGTATGGACTCTGCTATATATAGGAATTTCTTCCATCAACATCAAGACCATCTTGAAGTTACCATCAATAAGAAGAACGGAGACTTGATAGTAGATTCTACTCGTTACAAGTTTATTATTCTTAATAGTACAGCTAAGAATAAAAAAGAGCTTATGAATACACTAACAGATACCCAGCTTAGTTCTATGGTACTTATGGATATAGAGGGACAATGTGTCGATCAAGATTTCTACTCTCTAGATGATATAACTATTGAAGGTGTTTATAAAAACCAAAATGTTAAATCTGTTATATCAACAGAGGTTTTACATAACCTTAGTAAAATAGAATATGGTGCTGGTAAACCTGATGTTTCTTTAGATATTGTTCAACCTGATAATACTAATACCTATGGACATATATTAGTCCCTACTGGAACTAGACTATTAGAGCTTCCAGTTCTTTTACAGAATGGTGATAGCTATGGTGTTTATAATGGCGGTATGGGAGTTTTTGTACAAAAGTATAATAAGAAGAAATATGTGTTTGTCTATCCTCTTAATGATATTAAACAGTATGATACAAGAGAAGACAAACTTATGATTATGCGGAGTGTAAATCAAAGAGTTGGAACATCATATCCAACTTATTTAAAAGATGGTAAAGTTCTTAAGATTATACCCCATCCTGAATATAAATCTCTAGAGAATGAGCAAAACAATTTGATTCAACATGGTAATGCTATTTCATTTGGTAATCCCGATAATATTTATAAATCATATAGACAAATAGATAATGGAAATACCTTAAAAGGTAGTAAAAAAACTAATATCACCACTATATCTACTAAAGATATGAAAGATGGATCTAATAGAACAACGTATGTCGGAACTATTAATAACGCTTATCGTTATCGTAGTTCGGTTATTCTAAATACATTATCATTTTATAGTTTTAAATGGTATGGTTCTGATATAGATCTTATTTATCCAGGTATGCCAGTTATGTTAATATTAGAACATAAAGATAATGGTCTTATTAAGCTAAAGGGAAATGTACAATCTGTTGCTCAGATGTATGCGCATGATAATAAAGAGACACATGGTACTATTAACATTGCTGTTCAAAGCCCTGAAGTATATATGGATATGAACGAATATGAAGATAGTGGATTAAAAAGTGAATAACAGTAGTAGAGATAGAACATATGTTCTATCTCTACTACTCATCTTATGTAATAAGATTCTACATATTTAACTTTAGCGCCATCTTCAGGATCTGGCATAATACCTAAAGATGTTGTGTAAACTATTTCTTTATACTCAACATCTACTGTTACTGTTAAAACATTATCAGGTAGAGTAATTTGTTTAAAGAACTCTCTCGATATAGCTCTAGATAACATAGTATGGAAAAGTTCTCTGTTTGCTTGCTCTATAAAATCTTTAGAGTTACCAGATAACTGTTCTACTAACTTAAGAACGTCTTCAATTAGTTCAGTAGTATTTTCTGCCATATATTGAAATCTATTAACTTGTTTAAATGTTACCATAGCCCCTCCGTATCATCTTGCCTTGTTTTTACTTTAACTGTTTTTACTTCAGGTTCAACAGTATTTTGTTTTTTAGCTTTAGCTGGAGTATAACCATTTTTATAACGTTTAAATATTGCCGCCCAGCGTTCTCTAGCTTCGGTATTTGAATCTGTTACGCAACTATTAAGTTTCGTAACTATTTGATTTATAAACCTATCACCACATGCTGGCATATAGTTGCACTCTTGGTGATATTTATAAGGAATATCTCTTATAATAATATCTTTAAACGATTCATTAACTTTATCATAATCTACAGAAGGTTGTCCAAATAATGCTGGTACTGTATAAAGGATTTTATCTGTTTGTTCATCATCAACAACTATAACTTCTTTTTTACCACCCGCTGTTAGTTCCATCCATTTTTTAAATGCAGGTGAAGCTAAAGCGTTTTTATCTTGATTATCTTTAGCAAGTGCTATAAATAATCCTAAATATCCATATACAAAATTAGATTCGGTTATACGACTTATAAGAGCAGTATCAGAAACTTTCATATTATTAGTAATAACATTGATATAACGCTCAGTAGCTTCTCTAAAATCTTCTTTAAAAATATTATCCTTATCTTTTATTCTTACCATCTTGATTCCTCTTATTAATATTCAATATCATAACGATATTTCTCTTGTAGTTTAGTTTCAAATTCTATAATACCGGATTTACGTCCTTTAATAGCTCTTGTTAATTTATACTCCTCGAAGTTACGCTGGCATGTAATATCAACATTGATGTTTACAACACCTTCGCCAACATCTTTAACATCTATCAGTGGTGTAACTTTTTCGAAAAACTCTCCATATAGATTATTAATATCATTCTTAATAGCGTCTTTAAGTCGTTCTGGTGTTGTTTCTGTTTGTAATGTATATTTTAACGATATAATTTTACCTCTGAATGTATTAGACTGTGAATAATCACTAGCTTGATAATATTCCCACAGTTTAGACATTTGGGATATTGGTGTTGTGTCCCAACCATCAACTGTTAAAGTTGGTATAACTGGTATCATATAGTTCTCCTTATGGTTATAATCAGGAATTTGTCTAGTTCCTGATAAAATGAATATTTTTATTATAAGAAAAAAAAAAATATAATGAGCTCATAGAGCTTTAACTCTATGAGCTGGTCGACTAAGCTGTGTTTACTAGCTTAGCAACATCTGACCATAAGCATCTTGCGAATTCACGCTTATCGGACGCATTATGGTATGACCATTGGATATATTCGAGTATTTGATACTTTCGATTATCGTAGTCATTTCTCAATTGCCAGGAGTCTTTAAGACCCTTTTCTAACATTTTTGAAAATGCCATTTTATACTCCTTTCCAGGATATACCATAACTTCACTAGTGATGTCTCGCGTGACATCACTAGTGTTTATTTTTATGCTATTCCTTAAAGTAAAGAAGAGCTTAAGAACTCTTCTTATATTTAGAATATATAACTGTATTAAAATAACTTTGATGCAACAACTTTTAACGTTTAAATATTAGATAGAGTAGATGCATATGCATCTACTCTATCTATCTATTTCTTCTACGGGTATAATGTCTTTAATGTTTAGATCTAAAGAATATTTATTTCTATAGAATCCTAACGCTGCTGAATACACAACATAGTAAGCTTTATCTGGTAGCATCTTTTCATTCCAGTTAGCTATGGTTATTCCATTATTTCTTTCAAAGTTATATATACCAGTTACAGTTGTATTACCAAATCTATAAAAAGTACAAAACTTCATTTTACCTCCAGAGAAAGCACTCTTAAACTTCATCTTAGAGATAAATAATGGAGTATCCCATTTATTACCAAATGGAGCTAATGACTCTACTTGTAAAGCAAATGCTAATGATAATCTAGCCGGGTTAATATATGTTAAGACATTAAGGTTATTAACAGGTATTTTACCATTAAGAACTTCTTTAATTTTATCCGAGAATAGTTTCCTAAATTCGTCTAAATATTGTGTATATATCTCTACACCGCAAGCACCCATATGTCCAGCTGCTTTAATAACTATATCCGGTCTCATAGCTTTTATATCCTGTAAGATACCTAATAGATTAATATCCAGGATATTTCTACCAGATCCCATAAGTATGGTATTGTCTTTATTAGCTCTAAAGACTATAGTTGGTCTATTATAAGTTTCTCCAATTTGAGAAGCTACTGGTCCTGCTATACCATAATCAGTTACTATGTCTACTACTATTCCAAACACATCTGACATATCTGGATATATACTATCGACTTTATCTATAGCTTGTGCCACTATATCTTTTTGGTTAGATTTTCTTCTATTATTCTCTTGGTTAGCATAAACAAGAAATCTTTCGACACTCTCCTCATCTTCTATAAATCCTCTAAACACTGTTCGTTCTGTGGAACATCTATTTCCAGAGTTAAAGAATGGGCCTATTGACCAAGATATATTTTTATCTTTAGGAACTTTAGGAAGTGATAACATTTTTTCTAATTTATTAAAAGAGTAATCTTCTCTCTTAGCTAACTGTCTCATACCAGCATCGTAGATTGCCCTGTTATGAATGTTATTTAACGGCATTTGATCTACCACAGTTGAAATACCTACATAAGGTAATAAAGAGTATAGATCCTTTTCGTCTTTGCCTAAAGCTTTATGTATAGCTACACAAAGATTAAAAGCTACGTGGCAACCTGATATACCTTTAAATACAAAGTTATCTTCTCTCATAGGGTTAATAAAACCTATTACATTTCTGGCTCTAGTTCCATCTGGGCATTCATGGTGATCAGTAACCAATGTTAATATAGCACCTTGGTTCTTAAGCATAGTAAAACTTTCGTCCGAGTTTGAACCATGGTCACTCGTTATTATCAGCCCTATCTTTTCTTCCCTATTCATATCTAATATTTCTTGTGTGTATTCACTATTAAAACCATTACCATTCTTTCTTTGGTTTGGTAATGCTTCTACATATTCATACTTTAATATGTTACTAAAATACTTAAATAGTACAATACCAGAAGTTAGTCCATCACAATCATAATCACAAGCACATAAGATTTTCTTCTTATCTTCCATTAGTTTTATTATGGTGTTAGCAACATCAATATCTTTATATTGATCTAATTCAAAATTAAGATCTAGTTTAGGATGGATATACATCTCTCTAATAGCGTCTAATGATTCGTTATCGGTACTAAAGATACTATTATAGTCATAGAGTTTATCACCATTCTCTATAGCTTTCTTAATGTTAATATTATAAAACTCTTTTACCCAATCATCTTTTTCCCCGTTATAGGTTATTCCATACCGTAATAAATTATCTTTGTTTATTTCCATTGTAATATCCTTTCTCTAAATACCGTTTTGTCTGATTTTAAAGTATACCACCCTGCATATAAGGAACATTATGAGAATTTTAAAGCTGATAAATAATAAAATAGAACCAGCTGAGGCAATAGCTCAGTTTAATAAAAAGAAAGATAATAAGGATGGTAAATATAGTTATACGATACAACATGGATCATTTGGTAATGGTCTCTGGACTATTAAAACATATTTACATGTAAGACATTTCCCAGTTGGTAAACCTGGGACTAAAATTAAACTAGATGGGGATAACTATACTTTTAGTGCAATTCATAAAGATAATAAACCAGTTAAAGACCAACGTGGTAACAATATTTATATCATAAGTAAAGATCAAAACTTTTATAACCTAGATACAATTATTCTGTTTTGGAATTTACCTATAATACCTAATGCTGAAATAAGTTATGCGGTTCTTGGTTCAGCTAGAGTTATAGCAGAAGGTACACATGGTGTTTTCCATGTTGATAATGTTATTAAAGTTCCTGCACCTGTATTAGAAATAACAGGAAGCTGTACATTGGAATGTTATGCTAATGATATAGCTAATAATGTTAGGATAACACAAGTTATAACTTATGATAGCAATTCAGATCGTTGGGAAGCACAGCCTAAAAGAGTAGAACCATTAAAAGGATAAAATATGATAGGAAGTGAAGGTAGAACATTTGGAACCATAGGCACATCTGTTACCAAACAAAAAGGTGGCTTTTATTGTGCTGGTGAAAGAACAGTTGTTATAGGTTCTAAAAATAAAAAAATAGATAAACAACTTAAGTATAATCCAAATATGTCTTTAGCAGAGCAAGCATATTTAGAATTACTTAAACAATATCAACGTTAAGGAGGTAGTCGTGTACCGTAACGTAAATGATCTAGTAGAGAATGAATTCTATAGAGTTAATATAGATAAAAAATTTTACGATAAGTTAGAACACTATCTTAAAGATCTTAAATATAAAACAGCGGGTACAGACAACAGTGAATTCCTAGGAAGCAATCTCCTAGGAGTTCACAAGTTTTCTTTTAGCCGTTATGATGATAGAGATTTCTTTAGAAATCTTCTATATGCAGATGAAAGTAAATATGAAAGAGCGTTTAAAATGTTAGAAGGTATTAATCCTTCTTTTAAGGTAAGTAGCAACCATACTTATCTTACATGTGTAGTACTTATGCATCTTGCCTATAATAGTAAATTAGATAAGAAAACTCAGATAGATGTTATAAAAGATCTTTTTATGGTTATAGCTTATAAATCTTTTGGATCTATATATAATCACTTCTTTAAATATCCAGCAGATCCAGCTATTGCTAAGATAGTTTTTGAAGAACTTAATAATAAATATCTTCTTAAGAAAGCTGGTAACTGGCAAGGAGTATTTGACTATCGTGCAGAAGATGTTCTTCCTGGTGGAATATTCGAAGATCGTATAAGAAACCTTACAGTTGAGTCGTTAGTAGATGTAGTTAATGGTATTTATAATCGTTTTAAAGATATAGTTAAAAATCTTTATACTATCTATTTAGAAGTTCTTAAGAAAAATGAGAAACTTATTGCAACCTCTAAGATAACTAGTACTGGTGAAACTGATGAAAGAGAAGAAGAATTTGGAGATACGCTAGGTGGAAATAGTAAGTATATTACTTATATTAAATCTATTATTACAAGAGAAGAAGATTTTGTAGATGGTGATTTAATATATGTTATACAAACCTTATTACCAACATGTAAATCTGATAAACTTGAAACTTTCGTTTCTGGGCTAACTAAACTTCCTTATCCGGAAGATAATCAAAGAGATTATATAGAAAAGATATTAACTTCTAGTTTTAGTTATTTAGTAACTAAAGGAATCTTAGGAGATTATGATAAAAAGATATTTGTATGCCTTAAACATCTTAAAGGATATTGGATGGCAGGTAATATGAAAGATCCACAAGCTAAACAAGCTAAAGAAATGGTTAATGAATTAGCATATGGAGTCTTAATGACACCTAATAGAACATTAATTCCTGCTATTGCTATTGGGTTTATTTTATATGTGTTTTTAAAGGCTATTAAAGGATTTAAAAATTAAATGATCTTTATTTTTTAAATACAACCTTTTGAATAAAGATTCTAAATTTTTTTCATTAGCTCCTATAGTGTTAAAATAAAAAAGAACGAAGAGTATAGAGTAACGTAATGTTACTCTATACTCTGACTTTTTTAGTCTAATAGTTCAGCTAGCTTTTCTTCGCTTATACCTATTACACGTGATGGTAATTCAATTTTTAATGTAATATATACTTCATCCTCTATAGATATTTCATAATACAAATCTTCAAACGCAGATTGTACTAAGTTATAGAACTCTTTTTCAGATACTAATTGCTTAGTTACTGCCGCTGTTTTAAGAGTACTTATTATCTCCACTATCTTATCCATAGCACCTTCAGCTGCTTTTGTATCTAGTCTAGTATAGATTTTATCAATAACACTATCACTAGCTGTATGCTCTGACAGTTTCTCTTTTATAAGCTCTAAATCTGCTTCTATTAATCCTATATCTGTATCATCATTGGCTGGGTATCCATTAAGAAACGTAGTTATGGTTGTTTCTAACGTTGTTATATCGTTCATTGTCTTTCCTCTAAGAATTGTAAATATAGTAGAGCATTACGTATCTTTAATTGTACAGTAAGCTCTTCTTGTGTTATAAAAACTTCTGGCTCTACGTGGACGAACATATTATATAATTCTTCCAAGTCATAGTCTATTTTCTTTTTCACTTCTGGAAGATCTGTATTTCCATAAAGATTATCATAGTAGTCATATACTAAAGCTCGTAACTTTTTGTAATAATCTACTATAGCAGATAGGATAACAGAAAGTTCATATGCATATGTACCATCTGCAAAATCTTCAATGTTTATAGTTCCTCCAGGATTATTTAATCGCTCTAAAACATCTAATAAATCATTAACACGGTCTTCGACATATTTCTCTTTATTAGGAAAATAATCCGACAGCGTTGTAGTGCTTCGAAATACGATTATCGGGAAATTTGGGTTCATTATTCTTTTCCTTTACATAAGTGTTTTTAATCTCTAATGTTAATACATTACCTTCTAAAGTAAATGTTACTGGATTACAAGTTACAATCTTTTCTATTTTATTAAAGATCATAATTAGATATTGTATTAAAGTCCCTAAATCATTTCTGTATTTAAAACTATAAATAATATCTCTAATATTTTCACATTTCTCTGGTAAGGTAGGTACTCTTTTACTCCTATTAACATAATTTATACATTCACGATTGCAGTAATCTACTAATGCTGTATAAAATGTTGCAATAGCATCTGTTCTTATAAAGATAAACGTAGCGTTCTTATTAGCATTATAAAAACCTACTTCTTTAAGAGAACGTTTAAATCTTTCGAAATCTAACTGGATAAATTCCAATGGAATATTATCAGTATCGAATGTGACAACGTGCTTAATAACTTTATGTGTTATAGTTGTTTCAGAAGTTAACATAGTTTATCCTTATAGAGTGTCTTCACTTGGACCTACTGTTGAATCATAAGAAGTGATGGATATATAGAAATAATCTTTTACAACATTGATTTCATAGTTTCCATGGTTAACTAAACTTAAGATTTTTTCTTCTAAGTCTAGATAAGCTTTTAACTCTTCTTCTAGTTGTTCTAGATCTTTTCTTATTTCATCTTTTTCATCTTCAAGCCTATCTATATACTTAATAATAAAAGCGATAAAATCTTGGTGCTTTTCTATATTATACTTTTTAGCTATAGGATGGCCTTTAACAGAAACTTCATATCCATTTATTGCTTGTCTAGCAATTCTCCACATAAAGATATGCGCTGGATTAAGTTCATGCTTAGGTTTTTGAGATAAATATTTATCAAGATTATAGATTAAAGCATTATCGTCATCTTTATCTTTCATCTTCTTTTTAAGGTAATCTACGTTACCTAAATTCTTAATGGTACGTTCGATAATATACTCGTCTCTAAACATCCCTGGCGCATGAACTTTAGCCACTAACCCATGTACATTAACCTGCCCTAAGAAATCTCTACAATTCATTTCTAAATCCACAACACATCCTGGAAATTCTGATAAGTTCATTTTCTCTCCTATACAAATCTTCTAAGATATTCTTTAAAACCATTTAAAGAATGGGTTTTAATTTTGCATAATATATTTTTTGCTACAGACTCAGCTGCCATAGTAGCACATGATCCTAATATTCCTTTATTGGTAAATGAATTAAGGAATAGCATTAAAATATAGTGCGACTGTTTTAACATAGTCTTTTTACAAGAGAATATAATAAGATCCCTCAGAGCATCTAAAAGATTAACTAACTCCTCATCTGGAAGAACAGCGTAAGCTCTTTCGGCTAAATACTGCGCCGCTCCATACTTATAGATATCATTTACGAATCTCTCTTTTAAAAGAGAGCTATCCTCATTATCGGTAATGTACCTAAATTCGCTAGAGTTAGAAAAGTCAATTGCTCTTTCTTCTAACATAAATATATCATATGTTGGAACATCTGTTAAATGTCCTATGATAAGACTTAAATTACTTTTAAATAATTTTGAAAACATAGTAACTCCTTATTAAAGTTTATTTCTACTATATAAAGAATATATACTTAACATTAGTTAAGTATATACAAGTCTACTATATAAAGAATATATACTTAACATTAGTTAAGTATATACAAGTTCGTAATAAAAAATAAGCATAAGGGAGAATTATTCTCCCTTATGCTGCTAGTTTTAGATGGTCAAGGATGGTTTTTGATTGTTGTATTTTTTCTAAATGCAGTTGATGCATATAGTTTGATAGTTCGAATTTATATTGTATTAAAATCCAAACTACACGAATTCCTGTTTTAATATATGTTAGGTCTAACCATATTCTACTAACTGTAGACAGTGTTTTCATACGGTCCTTTAAATCTAGTAGATAACTCATATACATAGTTAAAGCTAGATCGATACATTTCATACGTCTATTTTTTAAATATTGTGTTCTAAGTATATCTAATTTAGATACATACCTATGAAGTAAAAATATAAGCAAATTTATACACATATGCATGCTCCTTCGTTCCCTCGACATCATCTCTTCACTTATCTAAAGAAAAAAGAAAATAAGTGTAAGGAGGCTATTATAGCCTCCTTACTCATTACTCTAACTCAACAGTTACATTAGTGTAACCATCAGCATTTTTGTATTCTAGTATACGATATGTACTATAGGCGCCACTTTCTAATAGGTCGAAAAACCCATCAGCATCATCTGTACTAAATGTGTCGATGATGTGTTCCAGACTTGCTAGAGTCTCATAATTCAACCCTTTTATTTTTGTTTCGTTTTTGCAAGTCGGCTTAAATTTACTTTTTAATACAACGCATAGATGGTAAAGGACATATTCATTTAGTATTTCCTTAACACCACCAAGTGTTTTTAATCCTACACCGCCAATTTTCGTTATACGATCTAAAATAGTCCCAACTTCAGCTGGGAACTTATAAGTTTTTACTAACATTTTTTAAACCTTTTTATTTTATAGAAACCATTCTGAAGTTGCATTTTTAGCTAACGGGGCTATAATATGCCCTGGCTCAAAATGAGCCTTATAGTCACGTTCCACTAATTGCTTTGTAGATTGTTTTTCAAAATACTCTGGAAATGCGGCTACGCTTTTTGGTGCTAATGTTTCTTTATTAACACCGATAATAAGACCTCGGTCGTTAATAGGCTCTTTACCAGTTATTACTGGTGTATAGGCACTAGCCATTCCGTCACTAGTAGTCAATACCTCATAATCGATTTTTTGGTTATCTATAAGTCTATCATTATTATACTCTTTTATTTCTTCAAGGGTACTAACAGCTATTACTCCAAGATGTTCTAGAAAAACGACATAGTTGTTATTATCGCTTGTATTTTCTCCGCAATCTACAACATAGAATGGTTGCCCGAACTCTATGTGGTCAATAGGAATATCGTCTCTATTATATGTTGTATAATTTCCAGACTTCGTATCGTAGATCGGTTTCATTAGTATATACATACGATCGTTGTTAGGAGTATTACCTCCATTATATAATCGAATGTTTAGACCCTTGTAAATCATGTCTTTAATATTAGCCCAAGTCACACGCCAAAGTTTCATAGACCAGATTCTATTTGGCAGTACTAATCTTAGTGAATCTGGATTACCGCCTCTTTCTGGGATCATGTTAGCTTCGATTGCAAAGCCACCGACTAGGTCTGTGTCTAATTGTTCAGCCCAGTCTTGTTCTGGCTTAATAGCCTCTACCCAACTTTTGCCTTCTTTATTTAAGACTTTCATAGGTCTTAGGTTATACTTATACATATTGTTTCTCCTTTTTAATTTATTGTTTAGAAACACGGGATGTCTCCCACCTCATGGTTGATAAAAAGACCTAGGTAGTAAACTACCTAGGATTTAATTTTATGCTATATTTAAATAGCGTGAGACTATAGGGTCGATAATTTCTCGTAATTTCTTACCATAGTCTTTAACAGCTTCTAGAGCTAACCCAGGGTTTATGTTACGGGCTATTGCTCTATTAGCAACTTTATTTTTTGCGAAAGCTAGTGCCTGATCAACAGTGTTTTTAAGGTCTGCGTCAAAGTTATCTAGCTTTCGACCATGTAGATTATTTCTTAATGACCGTATTTTATATTCCGTATGATCATTAAGTAATCTAATATTAGGAGTTATTACAGTCACGACTGCCTCCAACGTTTAAATTAGAAGCTTTATATACTAGCTTCTATATTTAGAATATATAACTGTAATAAAATAACTTTGACGTAATGAAATGAAGGAGAAGAAAATAACTTTGACTTATATTTATAATGAAGATTAGTTAAAAGCAAAATTATTCTTCTCTCCGAAAATTTTAAAAGCATAGCTACCTAGAAGCTTTAAGCTTCTAGGTAGTTAATTATTTTATTTTTCTAATAGATTATTGTAGAATACATAGTGACCTACAAAGCCTTTATTAGGTACAAAGACAATATTGAAATACCAAGCTGGTTCTATTTCACTATTGACGCTTCCTGAAATACTATTACTAAAATATCGCTCTAGATAGTCTAGTACTTGGAATAGATTTTCTAAAAAGTCAATATCTTTTATATAGTGATTACTTACTGTTTCTTCTCTATCTACATAATGACTTATTAATTTATCTAAGTCAAATGTCATATGTTCTTTAAAGATATTGCCGGGTAATATACAACCCTTGAATAATACCTTATTCATACCACTAAATAGATACTCTTGACATACTGCGGATAACAGAGCTGCAAATCTTTCTAGTTTAAGACCATCTTCAGGAACATTAATATTCGCTATTGCTTTAATGGCGGAATCTAACAGAAAGTCTCCGGTATTACCAAAATAGACTTGCTCTCTAACTTGGTAAGCATTATTTTCCATAATGTCTTCTTCGATATGGTCTTCTAATATTCTAAGAGCACCACCTACACCACCTTGCTGAATATCTCCGATAAGTCTATCAGCTCTATTTAAAACCTTTTGTTCTAATTCTGAAAATTCCATTTGTTTCTCCTTATTAGTAAAATTAATGTAAGTAACTAAGGATGATTAGTCCTTAGTTACTTACCGTTATCTTTAATCAAAGTATCTAGCTAAATCATTAGCTATAACTGGCGTCTGTATGTTATCTGCAGTTGCTTCTGGATCTAGTTCTATAAAGTCTTCACCAAGCTTAAATACTAAAGGTTCAGTATTTACTATACCTGTTTTAGTCTTAAAAGATTTATCACCACGTCTTACTTTAATATTAAGCACATCAAAGCCTATGCCTTGATCTGGTGTTAATCTAAACATGACTTTAACCTTCGTTCCGGTTGTATCCTGAAATTTCGGTATATCAAAATAAGTAACCTTTTCTAGGTTACTAAACACATCTGTAGATATTGCTAAGAGCTCGTGACTCATTTCTTTCCTTTCTTAGGATTTGATTTAGCCATAACTTTAGGCGGATTACATTTAAGACATCTTAAGTATGTCTCACCTTCTTTCGTTGGAACTATCTGTTGCCAACTACCACATTTTGGACACTTTTCATTAGAGACTGGATATTTAGACATAAATTTACAATCTGGGTATCCAGAACAACTATAAAAAACACCAAACCTACCTTGCCTTTTTACTAATACTTTACCACATGTAGGACATACTCCATAACTATTATCATCTGGCGTTTCAGTAACTTCTTGACTCGGAGCAATATATTTACATTTTGGATATCCAGAGCAAGCTTTAAATTCACCATTCCTACCTGTTCTAATAACCAATTCATGTTTACCACATTTAGGACATGTTTCACCCGTATGTTTAGCTTCAGGTTTCTCAGACGGAATTTCTACCATCGCTTTTTCTATCTTAGCTAGTAATGGAGTACAATACCCATTAAGAACCGTATTCATATCAGTTTGACCTAATGCAATATCGTCTAGTTTGGATTCCATTATAGATGTAAATTTATCATCTACTACATCCTCGAAATATTTTTCTAAGAAGTTAGAAAGCTTTTCACCAGTCTCGGTTATCTTCATAGCTTTACCTTCTGTCTTAACATATTGTTTCTTTATCAATAAGTTAATAGTAGCAGCATATGTCGATGGTCTACCGATACCAAGATCTTCCATAGTCTTAACTAATGAAGCCGCGTTATAACGTGCAGGAGGCTCTGTTTGCTTTTCGTCTAGTTTAACAGCCTGAATGGTTATTTCAGACCCAATACTATATGGTGGTAACAAAATATCCTCTGTTGATTTGTCCTTAAGCTTAGTCCAACCATCAAAAAGAACTTTTCTACCAGTAATCTTAATAACATTTTCATTACCATTAATAAGAACAGTTTGATTTTCAACCTGTGAATCTGACATTTGACACATCATAGTTCTATTATAGATAAGTTTATAGACTTTAAATTGTTCTGGTTCTAAGAATTTCTTAGCGTCGTCTAACGTAAATGTTATATCAGTAACCCTTATAGCTTCATGAGCTTCTTGGGCACCTTTAGTTTTGTTTTCATAGACTCTAGCTTCACTAGGCAAATACTCTTTACCATGATCTTTAAGGATTTGGTTCCTTATAGCTTCAACAGCCTCTTTAGCTAAGTTAAGACTATCAGTTCTCATATAGGTTATAACACCTTTACGACCGTTAGGAGTATCAACACCTTCATATAGCTTCTGTGCTATAGACATAACTTTAGTTGGGTCATATCCTAGTTCTGTAGATGCAGCTTGCTGTAAAGTTGTTGTCTTAAAAGGTGGTTGTGGTTTATAGGACGCTTTCTTACTAGAGATATCAGATACTTTAAAGTTATCTTTTTCTATAGAAGCTTTGATAGCTAAAGCTTGGTCTTTATCCTGTAAACACTGCTTAGTTATCTTTAGATCTTTATGCGAAACTAAAGATGCTGGCATATCCTGTCTTACTGTTATAGGTAGCTCATAATAGGTAACTGGGATAAACTTAGTTATCTCTTTCTCTCTATCATTAACTAACTTAAGAACGGCTGATTGAACTCTACCAGCTGATAGTTTACCAGCTATCTTTCTATTAACTAATGGGGATAGTTTATAACCAACTATCCTATCTAATATACGTCTAGTCTCTTGTGCTTCAACAGCATGCATATTAAGCTTTCTAGGATTCTCTAATGCTTTTAAAATAGCAGACTTAGTAATCTCGTGGAATACTATCCTATCGTAGCTTAATGGATCTCCTCCTAATATCGAAGCTATATGATAACCAATAGCTTCTCCTTCTCGGTCCTCGTCTGATGCTAAATAGACTTTACCGGTTTTTATAGCTTCATCTTTTATTTCAGAAACTATGTTCTTATGGTCTGGGGTTATCTCATAGTGTGGTATAAATTTACCATTCTCTATTTTAACACCTAATGTATAAGAAGGAAGATCTCTTATATGCCCCTTAGAAGCTAATACTACTGCGTTATCTACAAACTTAGAAATTGTTTTAGCTTTAGCAGGAGACTCTACGATAATAAGTTTATCGTATTTCATATTCATCCTTTATTGTATATTCAATGTAAGTTAACATTATAAAAAGATCCTATAGCTATGAACCAACGCCATAGCTATAGGATCTTTATTTTTGAGTGGTTAACACTCCATTTTACGAAATTCGCCGTTTCGAGGAAGGAGGTTGAACACAATGGTTACATTAATATTAATCATTAATATTATTGGTACATTAAAAGACATGAAGTCTCTTAATAATCATAGTAGTAATGATTTAAGAATATTAACTATAACCTACTGGCAACTTCAGTGGTTATACATTATAAATACTGTTTTATAATGTAAGAGAGTCTTCGGACTCTCTGTTATAACCGTATCGAAATTACGTCTATTGTAAAATGTTTTTAAGGGAACTAAGAGAAGTTTTTCTCTTAGTCCCTATGACTTTTTATATAAAGTATTCAACATACTCTTTTATATTAAAGTTAACTTTGACTTTATCTACTAAACCTCTAGTTATCTTATTAACATCTAAGAGCTCTTTAAGCCTCCCGTCTCTATCGTCTATCCATTTACCATATAGAGGTACTTGCGCTATACTAAACGGAGGATAGTATTGAAATGTTTTAAAACTCTTTAGTCCATTTTCTACTGGGTTTAAAATAGTCATTATATCATAATATGGCTCTTTTTTAGTTTTATCAAATAGTTTAGTTACTATAATCAGAAACATATCTTTTCTAAATGTTTCAACAACAAACTTTCCGCCATTAACACCGAAAGATTCTAAATCTATACCTACATATTCTTCATAACCATACTTAACACTAGTAAGTTTCTTCAAAACAGCTTTCTTTAATACGTCTTTCTCTAACATTGTTTTTCCTTTTTAGAATGATTTCTTTCCATATTCTATTGTAACCTTAAATTTACCAGTAACATCTCTATAAGTATGCGTATTATCGCTTATATCTAATAGACTATCTGGACATAGATTAATCTTGATATAAGTATTACCCATTCTCTCAGCTTGTTGTTTCTGAGCTCTGTACTCATAGTCGCTATCGTTACTAGATAAATCAACATCTATATATGCTTTATCGATTTCTTCTTTTAGTTTTAGTTTATCAGGATTACCAGTTACCTTAGTAGATTCCATCGGTATCTCAGTACCTGGAATAGGGTGCATACCGCCAAAAGGAATCATCTCTGTGATAGTCTCTGTTTGTCCTATATCTTTATCTGTTACTTTAATAATGTTGATACCTTCTGTTATTAACATTGGTTCTAGCACCAAAGAAGTTTCATCGTCACCTTCAGCTCTACTAACATAAAGAGGTTTATATTGCTCTTTAGCTTTTAAGACTTTAAGGTTAAGCATGCTTACTAACCAGGTAAGATCCCAGTTATTAGCTCTTTGAGCTTCACTTACTAATGTGCAGAGTTGGTCAAAGTTAAATTTTGTATTAACAGTATTAAGTTTAATAAGATCTTTAACAAAATCCATCGGAACATTATGATCTTTACAATATTCCGTAATAATAGAGTTCTCTAACCTATCATATTCAAAATGGTACCTTATTCTCTCTGGTCTATTAAGAATATAACGTTGTATATAGCCAGCATCATTTTCAGTAAGCACAAACATTCTTCTCTTATTATGGTCAGAAAGTAGCGTTAACATCAATTGTTGGTCATAATGGTTAAAGAGTTTACCAAACTCGTCTATCATGATTACACATTTATCTAAGCTAGAAAGATATTGAATCAATTCAGGAGTTCCTTCTATTTCAGAAACTACTATTGCTTCTATAGGTTCTGGACTTATGTCATGTGTTTCAACGGCAGCATTAATAAGTAGTTTAGCGCATAGCGATTTACCGCTACCAGCGCTTCCTGTGCATAATACAGATGCTCTACCATTTGGAGAAGCAAATACTTTCCAAACGTATTTAACTCTTTCTACAAGATCGCCATAGATTTTATCCGGTAATGCAAATTTATCTTGTAGATAAACTGCTAACCCATAAACTGGCTTATCTTTATCATTAGAGGTATTTACTACTCTATATATCATTTCTAACCTTTCTACATGCTTTATAGTAATCAAGAGGATTTACAATTGAATATTTAGGATCATCTGTTAATAAAGATTTAGCGTCGAATGCTAAATACTTAACAGATCCTAATTTACCTCGGACAATAGTTTTTCCTAAAAACTTTATATCCTTAATAACTTCATAATCGAACGTATGACCATCTATTAGTTTAAGAAGTAAACCAGTTAGATTATCATTAAGCTCGACTCCTAATAAAAAGTTATCGGATATTTGCATTTGTTTAAGTAATGGCTCGTAAATATAATTATTAATTTTAGTAAATCTAAAACCATATTCTTTACGAACAACTTTTAGAGGTATAAAATCTAACTTTTCATAGCTTTGTAAAATACTAACTATGTTTTCATAGTGCTTATCTTTTGTTAAATACATAAGTTTCCTTTCGAAATATATTATCTATATAAAGAATATATACTTAACTTTGGTTAAGTATATACAAGAATACATAACTAAAGTAAAATAAAAAAAGAAAGAGAAGATAAGAGGAATTTATCCTCTTATCTTCTTAGTTCTGCTTTGACTTTATATCGGTCGATTTCACTAGAGTTAACATTAGCAACAAAGCATGTTAACTCATATGCTGTCTCATTTAGTGTACCTATTGTTTGTGCTGGTACACAACCTCTATGTTTAAGAAAAGACAGTCTTACCTTTTCAATATCCATTAGGGGAATCTTATATACTATATTTAGATTAAAATCATAATATAATGTATACTCACCTGTACACGTTATCGTAGTGTTACCATATCTACGATCATGCTGAATACGCAAGTCGTATTTGTTGGCTTCTATAAGCTGGCCTTCGATAGCAAATGTTAACTTATTGACAGTTAAGAACTTATTTTTCTTAACTTTATAGTACCCTTGATGATCTTTTAATACAGGGTAGAATTTAGAGTCTTGTTCAGACTCAACTACATCGTGAAGACCAAATATAATATGACCTTCTTCTATACGAACTAGTAGTTCTTCAGTACTAGCTACTGTGTCAATAGTCATGATTGAACCTTTCTATTATTTTATCCTTCAGAGCTATTTTTTATTTTTATTAAATAACTCTGAAGTTATGTTTACATCGCTTACAATGTAAACACGGCTATTAGAAAATATCTAACAGCATTTAGAAATATCTAAGTTTGTTATACACATTTTCTAACATTGGAACCAGAGAAGTTTTATATTGCTTCTCTAATTCAACATTATTATGCTTATGAAGCTTATTGAGATCTTCAGTAACGTTAGAGAGGATCTCTTTAGCTTCATTTACATACTTACTAGATTTAGTATTAACCAAATTAGTTAACGCTTGACGTAATTCGTCAAATCTAAAACTAAATGGTTTAGTAACTAAACCCATATCAGTATAGAGCATGGCATTCTCCTTTCCGGAGATAACATAGACAACTACTAGAGAGCGTGTACTCTCTAGTAGTTGATTTTATATGCTATTTCCTAATTTATTTATATGTATTATTACTAATACATATATACATACATATACTATATAGTATATGTATGTATATATGTACATTATATGTATATAAATTAAAATTTATTTCAAGAGTGATAGAGAGTCACCTTAGGCTGACTCCCTATCTTAACTTATGCGTTAGCTTCTAGCTCTTCAATAACTTCCGCTAACTCTTCTGGCAATTCGCTATCACTTGCAACTACATATGCGACTGTGCCTGCAACAGCTAATCCTGCTATAACGATAGTGCTTAGTACTTTATGATCTTTAATAAATTGTAACATGTTGAATCCTTTAAGTTTAATTTTTATTAGAAATATAAAGACTCTCTATCACTCTCTATATTTAGAATATATAACTGTAAAAAATTCACTTTGACATTTTTAAGTTTTTATACTTTAATTTTAAAAGACAAAAAAGAAGATAACTAGCTAACATATATGTTAGCTAGTTATCTATGTTATATTAAAGAAGAACGTTAAGATAATACTCTTCTAGTTTCTTACCATGTAAGAAGTCTTCTCTATTAAAGTTTACAAGTTTTGGAATGCTTGTAACTTTATTAGCAGCTAGACACTCTTTGAATATTCCAAGAGTTGTTATAATGTATACGAAATCTTGATACTCAGCTTCTGACCCACCGAATGCTTCGCCATAAGCAAATACAGATGTTACTGCTAGAGATGAATCTTGGTATTTGCTAAATAGTAGCATCAATATTTCAATTTGTAGCATAGAGACATAAGTATCTTTATTCTCTAGTACTTTTCTAAATACATCATATAGACCTTTTATTTGTTGGCCATATTGATTAGGGTTCTTAATGTAAACCCCGCCTTGTGTAGCTGTATCAAACTCTTTAAAAGTCTCGATGATAGATTTGTAACTAACATGAGCCTCTTCTGAGATTTTCTCTAGCTTACGATCAACTGTAAGGTTACTATCTGATAAGATAGCTTTAACTACATCAAATGATTTTTCACTATCTTTGGTTTTGCTCTCTGCATATTTATCTTTTGCAGCTGGTTTTGGAGTTTCAACTTCAGGTTGAGCTGTTTCTTCAGGAGCAGACTTTGGTTCTTCTTGAATAGAAGTATCAACTGTCGACTCGTCTACTTCTACTTCAGTAGCATTTACTTTTTTAGCTGGTTTTTCTTTAGCCATACTAAGTCTCCTTATTATACGTATAATTTGTTAGGGTCAGTCATACGACTACCCTATATCTATTACCAAATATCTTCTAAATCATCAGAGACATTTAGAGTGTCTGTACTTTTATCAGCCTGTGTTTCAGTTACATCTTCTTTAACTTCAGGTTGAGATTCTTCTTTTACTTCTGGTTTACTAGTCTCTACTCCAGAAGTATTACCACCTGTTGATGTTAAAAAGGTTTTAAGATCGTCTACAAATTTATCAGAGCCTATATTACAAATACTGATATTACATTTATTAGCTATCTGCATAGGAAATACTAAGTTACCAGCATTTTGGATTTTAAATCCTTTACTAAATGAAGTTGCACCATCTTCGGTATAACTTAGAAGTAAACTAACTGGTTCGTCACAATCTTTACCTAATAAAGTTTGAACGGTTCTTGCTGATATGCATCTAATAAAATCAGATAGCTCTAAGAAGTTTTTCTTAATGCCACAAGCAACTTCATAACTTATTCTATTAGGGGTTTCTGATGCTATTTGAAATGCTTGTTCGGCACCTTTAGCTTTAGCCCAAAGTTTAAATAACCTAACTTTTGCATTAGGTAAACTTCTTATTGCTTCATCGCCTTTAGATCTTGTATCATCGGATGAATTATAAGTATAACCCTGATTAAATAGCGTTGTTGCTACTTTCTTAAGTAGGTTAAGTTTCTCATCAGTTACCTTACCATTATCATAATATGTAAATGTTTTATAATTGCTAGTTTTAAACTTAAGCTTTGACGGGTCTTTAGCAACTATATTTTTATCCTCGTAGAGCCTAGGACCTTTAGAGTTATTATTGTTATAATTACTCTTAGTCTCTTTTTTAGGCTCTTCACCACCCGAAGCTAATGCTTCGTCTAAATCAAAATCTTCCATATATTTAACTCCTTTGAATTTTACTCATATACTCGTCTTGATAATCTAAAATAGAACTATCCGGACCATATAAACTATCCGCTTCTACCCAGAATATTTTATTTTTATCAAGTTTATCAACAGATAAGCTACATTTCTTCTCTGTTCTACCACCAACTACTGCTGATGCTATCATATAGATAGGATCTTTTCCTTCAAGGTTTCTACCAAATGTACATATTGGTAAATGTATCATTCCATATCTAGTTATTTCATTATCAAATGCAATATACCCTGTTAAACAAAAATCGGATTGCAAACTATATGAAAATTCTAAATATTTATACAACCATGCATATTTACTTAAAATAAGTTTACCTGTCTCACCAGGTTCAGCAGGTGTACATTTTTTAATAAGAACAGTTGGATACTCTGGAGAAATACCTAGTTCTATTCGGTGCCCAGTATCATTAGACGTATAATCTGCAAATAGTACATTATCACCAACTAGTATCGGATGTTCAATTCTGTTTCTAGTAACAAACCTTATTTTGCTATACCAGGCTTGTACTCTTGGTTTAGTTTCTTCGTTTGCAAATATTTTTGGAATATGAATAAAATATCTAGCGAACCTATAAAGATCTATTAGTTTATGCGTTCCTATAAATAAGTCAAAAGTATCTTCTGGTTCATGCCTTAACTCTAATTTAATTTCAAATTTCTCTTTATCTAAAGCAATAGGCATAGTAAAGATAGGGATAGGCGCATATGATGTTGATTTTAATGTTATTCGATTATATTCTAAATTAATATAAGTATCTGTAAATGGAATCCTATAAAATATATCAACTGGGTCTAGTAACTTAAATTTAACAGCATCCTTTAGTTTACCAGTTGGTGATCCAAAAATAATCCTTAATTGTGATAATAATGCATTTAAAGGTTTTTTATTATCGACTGTTAATAAAAGGTCCCTATATGCAATTATTGTAACACTATCTAATCCACTAATGTCAACATCCGAATAATTCGTATCTAATTTATATCTAAAATAAAGCATCATAATTCCTTTTACTGTAGCATTGCTATTGGATCTGATTTAACTAATTTTTTAACAGAGGTGTGCATCTTTTTCAAGCTGTTTTTCATAAGGGCTGATGAAATATCAGTTGCTAAAATGGTAGCTCCTTTACGATAGGTCGCAAGGTTATCACCAGCACAAACAGCACATACGGTACCATCTGTTTTCTTACAATATTGTGGAGAGCGTATATAGATTGTTTTATCTAAATATTTACTACCATCTATAATCTTCTCTATTTTATTACCATTCTGGATAAAACGACCTTTAAGCTTTTCTGCCATCTCTTTAGTAACATGTAACTCTTTATAGATTTTACTTCCACAGTCATCGTTTGATATAACAACTGCTGATGTAGCGCGTAGAAGATTCTTAGCTGCCATACCACCATTTTTAGTTTCATTACCACGTGAGAAACTACCTGCTCTTGAACTATTATAAATAGTTGTTAATTGTTCAATATCTTTTGGATAACCTTCTAGTAGACTATTAAATACTAAAGAAGGAGTCGCTGCGCTATCTTCCGAGAAACCAGCATCTGTACCAAATGCTAAGAACTGTTTAACTCTAGCATTGTTTTTAACTTTACCAGATGTTATAATACCATTTGTTGGATCATCTTTTAAATATTCAGCATCTTTAGCTTTTAAAGCATCTTGGAACTCTATAACAAGAACCATATTCTTTACCCAGTTCTTACCATACTTTTTATCGTACTCTGCCATAAGCTGTTTCTTATATGCTACAATACCGGGAGGAGGTGTCATAGTTTTAACAGTGGCAGATATAGTTGTTATTCTGCTCAATGCTTGTAGTAATGATGTACTATCTACAAAACCTATATATTCTTGTACAGATATAACATCTTTCTTTAGTGCTTCGCATATTAATTTTTCTAAAGTTTTAGTATCGATTAAGCTATCATTAACATATGGTATCTTACCACCAAAGTTATAAACTAAACATACATAGTTTATGATTGCTTTACCTACAGTAGTTTCTACAGAAGTAGCAATATTTGGTAAATCAGCATTGAATAAAGTTATAGGATCTTTAATAGATAGTAATGGATCATCAGTTGTCTTACCCATAACTTCTTCAAATTTGTTATCTATTTTAACGAAATATTTTTTATTTTCTATTTTATAATAATCATTACTATTTTGTAATGGTATGGTCATAGTTGTATAAAAAAACTTTAATGTTGTTAATAGTTCGTGTTTAATAGCATAACGAAAATATTCGTTAATATTAATCATTTTTTATCCTTTTACTAAGGTTAAATAATCTAAGACTCTTGGTACTACATAGTTCATAGCTTGGTGATATTCTATTCCTTTTAAACTTTTAAAGTTGATAGTCTCTAACAACGTCTCTTCACCTGTTATTGGTCTATCAGTACTTAAGAAGTTAGCAGCAACTATCTCTAAAGCAATACTATCATAATCATTTAGATACCTATCTATATTAGCATAAAGTTTATCTAAATATGAATCAAAATAGAATGGTTCATAGCCAAAGTATAAAACATCTTTAACCGCGTAAGTTGTCATAAAGTTAGAAGTAACTTCTATTAATGGTTGTACCTTTAAAACATCTTGGTTATTTACATCTTCTAACCCTCTATGTATTTTAGCTTTATAGAAGACATATAGATGGTCGAACCAGTCATCTGAAATTTCACTAACATAGTCATAAACATAAGATTCACCAACAGTAGTAAACTGTGATACTAAGTTTACAAACCTCTCTATATTATCATTATCATTTTCTATAGTGAATAACATCTCTTCTGCTGTTGGTATATCTACGTTATATAGATATAGTAAAGCATTTAAAAAATCAGAATATTCGAATATATCTAATTCAGAACTGTTTATAGTTATTCCATATAAAGATAGATAGTGATCTATAGAACGTTTAATGTAAATTTCTATTCCAGTCTTTGCATCATCATTATTTAAAGAAGTCGAAATAATGTCTAGGCATCTTTGCTCTAGTTTATCAATATAGAATTTATCGTGGTTAATATAGTGTTCATTAAGCCCAGCAAAGGCTTGAAATATATCGACTATTTTAACAGTATTCTCTTTATAGATATTCTCTATAAACTCCATAAATTCCATATTCATTTCATAAGACAAATCGGATAGTGTAGTATCCATGTTACGGCTCCTTATATCATATGTAAGGGGTTACTACCCCTGAGGTCACTGAAGTTTTGAAATAAAAATAAATATAGTAGAAGAGAAGGAAATCTTTCCTTCTCTTCTACGGTTATCGTACGCTAAAAACTGAAGTATCTAAAAACTCAAAATCACAAATTGCTTTATAACATTGCGCCATCATTTTAATAGCTTCTTGATTTACATTCTTAGAATCCATAGAGCCTTCAAATAGGCATGGTGCATAAACTTTAAGATTTATAAGATCTCCCATTTCATTTTCAGAAGCATGTTCAGTAGCACTTCTTAGCCATTTTAAAGCATCGTAACTTATAACTAATCCGATTCTATCTAACATCCATTTCTTATCAATATCTGTTATCTTTCTATTAATAGTTATAATATTAACTTTAGGTAAAAGTTTATTAACAGATGCTAATATTATCTCTTGTTCTTCAGATGTAAAATCATATGGATATGTATTAAGATAGACTGTTGTCTCTATATCATTTTTTGCAAGAGCTATAATATCGTTAAAATATTCTAAAATAACTAAGTTAACAGATGTCTCAGGTGCTTTAGATAAAAGATCCTTAGTTCTTCTACTATAATACCAATGGAATATTTTACTAGATAGTGTTCCAAAATTATCTCTTAATCTAAGTTTATATCTACTAGGTTTAAAATTGATATCGTAACGTCCATTACCAGTTAAACCTAAAATCAATACAGCCCTAGTATCAAAGAGACTATCTAAATCAGTATATACTGCTTTTATTTTGCTTCTAGGTTTTTTCATCGTTTATTCTCTTTCAAATTAGAAATTTCTTTATTAGCTTCTAACATAGCATTAGACTCTTCCCTAGCAAAGTATTTACAACGTCTTGTTATTATCTCTGCTACAGCTGGATTTAGCTTAAGATATTTATCAAATGTTATACCAGTATATTTTAATACACCTGATTCATTATAGACTCTTAGATATTCAATAGTCAGATCACTACCATTACTTGTCAATTCTTCTTTATAAAGAATATCACCTAGTATAGGTAAAAGTTTATCATCGTATTTATCTCTGCAGTAGGTAGAGTCAAAAGCGGTAGTTATAAGTATTTGGGCTTCTAATGCATTTAGTTTCTTTTTAGATCGCTGTATATCCCGGGCTAGCTTAAAATACGGAGATTCAGCCCTCCATAGATTTTCAAATAGATAAAATCCCCAAGGGCGAACATCCGGGTCCTCAACTCTGCCGCTTGCTAGGCTAGCTGCTGTGCGGCTAAATCGAAAAAAAGTGTATCAGCTTGTAAAGGTATTAACTCTTTTAGTCTTTCAGTCTGATGTGCTTTTTGTAAAGCTTCTCTACCAGCTTCTTTACATTTAGGACATTCATACGCCGGGAAACCAACAAGAGCTAATGTAGCCTCTTCTATATATTTTAAAGTAAACTCTAGGAAGTTTTCGATTTGCTCTTGTGATTTACCATAAGTAGTTAATGCTTTAGTTATCAATTCGCGATCAGTAAGTTTATTACCACGGAATATGATATAATCTACATAAGCATTATATGTTCCTAATCTTAATAGGTATTTAACACTATTAATAATATCTTCTTTTTCTGTTTCAGTACTATCACCAGTTAAAGAATCTTTAACTAGGTTAGTTATATTAAGTACCCAACCTAAGCCTTCTGTAATAAACTCTAAAATATTTGGTATCTTATAATAGACTTTAATTTCTTCATCACCTTCAGTTGTTATAGTATAGAATTTATCCTTAGTATATTTAAGAACTTCTTCTTGATACCACTTAACTTGCTCAACTGTAACTCTGTTATTAGACATAATACCCATTTGTTTTAACATAGGTTTCATTAGGCGTTTAGTATCAACCCAAAGCAATCTTGCTGGATCAACTTTAGCATGGATACTAAAAGTACATAGTGGTTTACCATCTTCTGTTAATTTACTAGTATTAGCACAGTTAGTATACATATCAATACCAGATGCAGAAATAGCTGTTTGAACTGCTAGATAGATAATATTTAAATCTAGAACAGAAATATACTGTCTAATATCTACATTATCCAAATCGACATCTAATGTAGTTCCATCTATTAAGCTAACAAACATATCTAAGAAATGCTGGTGTAAAATACAACTATCATTACTAAATGATAAGCCTAAAGTATCTTTACCTGCCTCCATTTTATCCTTAGCTATTTTGTTATGCAGCATAATGATACGTTCTATAGAAGGAGGAGTTATTACAACTCTAAATCCTGAATGCCATAAAGGAATATTAGTCTTTTCACCAGCCCCTAATTTAGAAACTATTTGTGCTAATAATAGAGATTGCGAAATATTATTACCCTTAATATCATCTGCTGATAATGTTCTAAGGTTAATATTCTTATTTTCATCTTCTATTTTATTAGTAAAACCAGAACTATTAGCTCTATCTACGAAACCATTTAGTTTTGGAGCTGAATGATAACGTAGTCCATAATTATATATACTAAATGTATTTAAATTATCCTCTGAAAAATTAGACTCATCTGCATTTTCAATGTTACCATAAGCTATATACATATTGGTTAAATCTTTGCTAGTTACACCAGGGAAAAATATTCTAGGTTTCTCTCCTTCTGGTACTGTAATAGCTTCAGTTGCAGTTAATGTCTTTGGTGTTTTCTTAAAGACATCTAAAGTTTCTGGTTTTGTTATATCAGATTCTTTATTCTCAGCCTCTTGAGCATTCTCTACTTCTTCCTCTGTATTTGTTTCTGGTAACTCACCAGCATCTGGTAAGTCTACTATTTCATTTTCAGTAGTATCTACTGTCTTAGTTTTGTTTTTCGCCATGGAAATTCTCCTTTAAACCATCTGCTAATTCTTTTACGGCGTTATTTTCAGTTTCAATAACAGAAGCTGATAAGTCTGTAATAACATTCATAATCTCTTTTGAAACTTGAAATTGAACTGCTAGTTCTGGTAATACTTTAGATCCTAATTCTGTTACAAGTGTTTGTTCGTTCATATACTCCATTAATAAGGTAGTAACTTTACTCATCTCTTCTTGAGTTTTACAAATACCTTTCTTATAAAGAAATACCCCCTTACTATCTTTTTTAATTTCACCATTTGCATCAACTTCTGAATGTAACTTAATAAGATTTACCAACTGGTTCAAATGTTCTTCTAGAAGTTTATAAAATCCAGCATATGTTTCTTTACATTTAAAATCATTAAGTCTATCTGGGTATGTTTTTGCCATTTCAGACACTAATCTTTCATAGTTTCCTAATGTACTCATAATGTCTTGCGCTAGTGATGTTAATACGTCCCAAGTTATCACTTCTTTATTTTGATCATAACTTTTTTTAGCTCTATGTTTAGCTCTTTTAGTACTTTGTTTAGTACTCATTTTCTGCTCCTTAGTAATGTAAATTGTCAGTAATTGAAAAAGAATAAATAAAGTAAGACCTCTCTAGAGCTGCTAATACAGCTCTAGAGAGGTCATTTACCATACTTACATTTTATTAGTTAGAAGCTAGGAATTCTTTTAGAACCCTAACTCGGTATGCTACGTCAGCAGCATACTTTTTACCAGCGGGTGATTTAATACCTAAATTACCTGCGTTATAAGATGCAACCATCTTACGGTAATCGCCATTATGACGTTTGGCCCAATACTTTAATTCTTCTAAAGCAAAACGAATACTAATTCTCTCATTGTTTACAAGAGCATTAATTAGTATACGCTTTTGGGCAACGTTATTATCTAAGCTAACGTTAACTAAGTTGTTAGCTTTCAAGTAGCCAGCAGCAGATGTTAATAAGACCTGATGTGACCCATACGAACCATGTCTACCATCATTCGTATTTATCTTGTTCTTACCAAAAGAACTTTCTTTCCAAGCGATAGCTGCTAGGGTTAATCCTAGATCATCGCTTTTACCAGACTCTAAGCTATGTAGTAATACTGCATACTGAGCTGGGCTTAGATTTTCTAATTCTTGTCTATAGGTCATTGACCCAAATACTGTAGATACAAGAATCAGTGTTCCTAAAAAAGTTTTTAGCATTTGTTTCTCCTTAGTTTAAGTATGGTAATACGGTAGACTAAGTCACCAATTTAAAGATCCAATCTAGATAAAAATTCTAAAACAGAATCTTAAGTTAGCCTCTAAGGCACCAGAAATAACTTACATTACACATCCCAATATATGATAACAATATAGTTATCGTAAAAAAGGGGAGCCCGGTATTACTACCGGGATAAGTGTTATCCTTTTAGCGGAAATGCAGAAAAGAATAATGCACTTTTTCAAGATGCGGAACTAACGATACTTTATACCGATCAATTAGTTCTTTATCACCATGGTGCTTAAGCTTATTCAGATCATCTTCGATATTACGAAGAAATTGAATAACGCCAGCTTGTTTGGGGTAGGTTGTAACCTTAGAAAGATTATAACAATCTTCTAAAAGAAAATCTAAACGTTCTGTTAAAGGTCCTTTAACCAGTCCTAAATCATAGTGATCCATCTTATACCTCCCTTTCCGAGGATAAAACATATGACTAGTAACAGAGCCCCCCAAGTACTCTGTTACTAGCGTTTTTATTGTTTTATTCTCTAGGATATAGAAAAACTATAAATACCCTTCTATATGTATAATATATAACCAAAAATTATTCACCTTGACATTAGCTACTTAAAATAAAAATTGATATAGTACAGAAGAGTTGGTCTCTTCTGTACTATATTTTATAACCATCTGCATGCTTTAACGATAAGTTCTATTAGCAACAAGAATGCTACTATTAATCCTATAGTTCCTACCATTAAGATTATCAAATGCGTAGCTACTATAAGTAACTTAGGATCATGATTTAATACATTATTAAACTCTACGAATAAACTGTAACCAACAGTTCCAGATAGTGTTAGCCATAGTAATATAAATATTACCCCTACTATGTTAGTAATTACCCTCTTGTTCATTTTAATACCCCACATGTTTTTGAAGCTCTTTCATATTCTCTTTATACATCTCTTGAAGCTGCTTATGCCATCTATCAAGTTCGTAATACCTTGTTTTCCATTTAAGATATTTATTCTTAAATTTATCTCTTTCATCTGGCAATGCTTTTATCTGTTTTTTAACAGAAGGATCTAAACCTTCTAAATTAATAGAAACAGAAATAGCAGATTTTTTATTATCCATAATCAGGTACATTACTATACATTATAATGTGTTATCATAGTATTAGCATAACCCTTTATTACTGTAAGAAGTTCAGGATCAGTTGCTAATGAAATATATAAGATAACACTACTACCCTTAAATAGTACTAAGAGATCAAATGGAATATAATCATGCCTTATAATAGTCGAGACTAATTCATAATCACCTCTATAAGTTGTTTCCTCTATAGAGATATTCTTTAATCCACATGTAAAGTTAAAAACTTTTCTAGCATTAGCTTTTAAGTCTGAAGGCTTAATATTATAAGAAACACGTAGTTGTGCACTATCTTGAAAACTATAGACTGTGTATTCTTGGTCTATTAGCCCTATTCTATAAATATCTTCTGCAGATGTTTTTATAGACAGGTTATGTTTAGCAGCTAAAAAGTTCCTAAGCTCTTCTAATGTTTTAATAGATATGATTTCCATTTGTTTAATTCTCCTGGTAATATAAAATATAGCATATAGGTATTTATATACCTATATGCTTAGATAGTTAAAGCGTATTAGCTTGTAGGATCTACACCTGATATAATTTTATTTCTAATATAGTCCCAAGAACGCATAACTGTGTTTTGTTCTTCTAAATCTAAGTTATGGTTTTCTTCGGTATCTGAAATATATTCTGTACTATACATCATATCATCTTCACCTTCTTCTAATATACCATCCATTACTTCGCCGTATCTTACACGATCTTCATATGGCATTAGATAGTCTTTAGCAAACCCACTAGTATAACCAGCTATGAGCCCTTCATCGTATGCACGTGCTACATATGGAGATGCCATAATATATTGTTGCATCAATTTACCTACAGACATATCATCGCTATTAATAAGATAAATAGTGATGTCTAGGTTTTCAGTAGGACGAAGGTTAGTAAGCTCTTGCGCTAATTGTAAATACTGATCTGACTGATAATACGCATTTAACTCTTGCATATAATTATTAAACACTCCTGCATAGCCAGCATCGGTTTGCGTATTACCAATACCAGGAACAGTAAAACTTGGTGAGTGATATAAAGTACTTAAATCGCCTCTTGAAATATTGATTATATTCATACCTTTGTTCCTTTCCACTTTTATTATATAAAGAATATATACCTAACTAAAGTTAGGTATATACAATAATATATAATTATACCTAGCTAACAATCGTGTTTCTAATTTAAGTCTATTTAAAGAACTTAGCAAGTGTTAACGCTACCTGTTGTGTCTCTTTTTGTACCCAGTTTTTCCAATCAGAACTACCACCTCTTTCTCTAAGGAAGTTAAGCCATGTATTTTCATGTTCCCAAGCTGCTAAGATAGTCTCTTTATATCTCATCTCTAGAACAGCTCTCTGATAAATTTCTCTTGGGTAGTCTAAAGCATTTAGTAGGCCCATTAGATCGTTAGTCGGTATGTCTAGCATAGCTAGTATAAAACTGTTATAATGCTTAGTTGCATCTAGAGTATCTCTTAGCTTATAGTAAGCTTGCTTAACACCATTAGCAAGCAAGATAGGTCTACGTTCTTCTATATCTGTATTATAGATACGTTCTACGAGATCTTCAGGAACCCAATAGTTACCTTTATCTAGTTTAACGACTCTATCGGAACGAGACTCTTTACTTAGCATAGTATGCGTTACTACATGGTTAAACACAAACATAGGTATTTGCATCTTGAAGACTCTAAATCCTTTACAAACATCGTTATAAGGGACTTGATCATATGGAATACCTGCTTTAAGAACTGCCCTTAGATTAGTTTTACATAAGAAGATGCCTCTGTCCATAGGCTCTATGAAACCATATTTAACTATAGTGTTCATAAACTTATCTATTGGCATATTAGTCTGTTGGTTATCTTTAAGATGTACAACTACTCTATTACCAAACACTTCGAACTCTAGATATACTGGGCAAAATTCTGTCGGGCGTGAGGGTGAGGTTAAAGCGCCTTCTTTTAAAAGATGTTTATACCTAACTTCTGGGTTATTAGATTCATCTTTGCCACGGGAAATGGCTGCCATTTTCGTTATGAACGAAATTCGTGTCTCTTCAGAGCTATTAGCCTTCTCAGCTTCTTTAGAAAAATCCTCTACATATCCATTAATTGGATCGTCGAAACCTTGAATGTCGTAGATAACTTCTGTTTTATGCTCCATGTTTACTCTCCTGCTTATTATTTATTATTATACCTAAGGTATTTATCAAGACTCTACTATTTTCAACCGTTAAAACCATTGCTTGTTTATGGTTAGGCTGTTTAATACACAACTGATCCCTTATTTGTCCTATAGCATTCTCTAGAATATATTCTAATGTTTCTATAGGTATGCAAATATGGGTTTTAATTTCGCTATTAAAACAAGTATTAATAGCATCCATTTCCATACTAAATATCTCTTCTATATACTCTCTTAACAGTTTAGATACTGCATGTACAGAATATGTTTTTAGATCAGTATTATCCGCATGTTCGCTATAGTAAAGTATTTGTTCATATAGGCTTTTATACTTATCTGCTTTACCATTGCTAGAACTAGTACGAAACGCTTTTAGTGTATTTAGGCTATATAACCAAGAATTCTTAAAACTACTTTTAAGTTGGTTACGTATTTCATTCTTATCCTTACTAGCTAATAAGCTGTCAAAAGGAAAGGCTTCTTTTAACTCTTCGTAAGTTATAATAAGCCTTTTGCCTATGTATGCACGGTTTAAAAACCCATATGTTACACTATATAGTTTCGAGAGACCATCTATATCTTCGCCAAGACGGTTAAGCTTAACGTTATGTATTTCCATACTATTTCCTTCGTATTACTAATGTAAAGAGAGCAGATATAAGTAAGAAAAACATAAGCGCAATAGGATGCGCATTATAAAAATCTAACATGTCAACTCCTCTATCAATTACCGCTCTCTTAAATATTAATTATACATATTTATAGTACCCTTTACAATCGTATTCTGTATAAGTTTTCTTTCGAATAGGTTAAGTTTTAATTCAACCGTATCTAGAACTTTACTGTCAACAGCATTTACTTTAAAATCGTATGTAAATGTTTCAGTTGTAGGTATTTCATCCCACAACCTTATATCAGTTAGTTTATAAACACCAACGAAATATTTATACTTAAGGTCTACTACACTTATGTATTCTAAAAATTCAGATTCACAATAGATTCTTATTGTTTCTAAATCCTTTTTACCACTTTTACTATACTTTAATAGTTTAGTAGTATCATGTCCAAATATCTCCAGATACTCCATTAAGTTAAGACATTTACTAAATATTGTATCTGGTAAATATATGTAACTACGATCTTGAAACTGTTTAGTCTCGACAACATTACGTAAATCTTCTGGGCTTTGAAAGATATAAGTAGGGTTTATTTCAATAGCTCCTTTTTCTATAAGATATTCAATATCTACTGCTGATGTTACTAACATTATATACCTCCAATATTAGGATCGCCTAGTGCATTGTTTATTCTATTGCTTTCAATATGTTTAGTTACTTCCATTACCATATTGATAGTATCTAGCATAAGCGTAGCATATCCTGTAGTTGATCCTTTAATAGTATACTCTTCTTTATAGAAAGTATCGCTTCTTTCATCATAGACTATTACGCTCTCTAATTTATAGCAATAATACTCATTATCTATAACAGTATGACTATATACCAAATCTATCATAAACGTAGCCTCTGCATAATCAGAAACAATATAGGCTCGTAACGTAGTAAATGGTTTATTATCATTTACACTATGTATTCTTTCAGCTGCAAATGTAGATATATGCAAAAACTCCGTTAGATCGATATAACCTCTATTGATTTGCCATGGTATAACGATACTATCCATAACACTATCTTTGTTATGTTCTAATAGATGTTGATATAACTCGACATGCGATTTTGGTTTAAACTCCGGATCTATAACAACTGCTTTAGTTGTTATAAGATCCTCTATACTTTTAACTGTTAATATATACATTTTAACTCCTTATTCACCTTCATATGTTAATTCAATTTTTAATTCAAATCTATCCGCGTTAAACTTAACAGATGATATATAGCCTGGGTTAATACTATCTGAATATACCCCATTACCTATTTTAAATGTATATTTAAAATACTCTTCCTTATGGCACTCATCATAGACTGTTACGGTATCTAATCTATAATAATCAGTATCTGACATTACATAGTTTAAATCTATAACAAACATACTGTCAGTATAGGCACTATAGCAATATAATCGTAAACGTTCTAATTCGGTAGCGTTAGGTGTTACCGAATGTGGTAATAGTTTAGATATATCAGCTGACCAAAAACTTATAAACCCACTTAGATCTACAATTGGTTGGTTACCATCATCTGGGAAATGAATATAAGTCCAATCGCCATTTACATCTCGACTATTAACCTTATCTATAAAGTCTTTTCTTGTACTATACTCTGTATTAGGATTAACTTCGAGATTATTCTTTTCTATATAGTATTGAATCTCGACTGTTGATGTTAAAAACATAATAGGTCTCCTTTTATAATTATTTATCTAAGTGAAATCATATTTTCAAGCTTAGTTATTTTATTTTCAAGCTCTTTAATGCGATCTTCTGTAATCTGTACATAACCCGCAAAAACATGCGATAAACATCCTATGGAATGTATCTCGTTATACTTATATATATTATCATCTTTAAGAATCCCTATTACCGCCTCTGGTAATTTATCTTTAAGAATATTATAAGTACACTCGTTAATCTTGCACCTTAATAAATAACCTAGAGGGTCATCATCTGGTAACCATCTGTTCTCTTCTTTATACTCTTTTTCAAGAGCGTCTAGTTCTTCTTGTGTAGGTCGTAACATTACCCTATCCTTCCGTTGTTTTCTTCTGACATAAATACAAAGTCTATATACATATTGTTTATCTCTGGGTTAAACTTAAGATTATACATATGTTGTTGAATATATTTATTTATTTTAAACGTATGTATTAACCCGGTATCTTTACGCTCGTCGTATACAATGACTTTATTTAAATCATAGACAGTAAGGTCACCATCTAGATGTGAAGTGTAATACAAATCTATAATAAACATACTGTCCGTAACCTCGCTAAGAAAATGTAATCTTAGCGCATTTAAAGGGGTACTTTTAGCACAACCTAAATCCTCTGTTAGTTCAAAAGATGTAAAAGACGTAAAGTCCGTAAGGTTAAATATATTATTCGCAATATTATAGGGAATAAAGATATGGTTCCAGTCGGAAACATCAGCTCGGTCATTAAGATAGTTAATTAACTCCTCTTTAGTTTTAGGAATAAAAGTAGGATTAACTACTAAGGCCCCTCTGTCTATAAGATGTTTAACATCTACGGTTGTTGTAACTAACATGTTATTTCTCCTTTAAAGTATCATTTAGTACTATATTTTGTTTAAGCTCTCTAGTCTCGAAATCTATTTGGATAGATGCTATATGAAACTTATTTTCTGTATCTAGATTTAGATCAAAAGTATATCGATAGTCATCTTCTGTACTCATTTCGTCATATACAGTTATCTTACTAGTTCTATAGACAGGACCATCTTTTATGTAATCTAAGTCAATAACAAAAGCTGAATCACTAACTTCTAGAAAATAATATAACCTTAGTTTATTAAGTTCAGGCGCTTCTTTAATTTGACTATAGGGTTTAAGACTTAAGTAAAACATATGGTAAATAGCAAGAAACTCTGTAAGATCAATAGTAGACTTATAGAGCGCTGCTGGTAAATAAATATAAGACCAGCTAGTGTTATTTACTTTAGCAGATATGGCTTGTTCAAGATCCGTAAGAGTATTGAGATCGTAATTAGGATTAACATCTAATGGACCCTTCTTTAGAAGAGTTATAGGGTTAACAGTTGCTCGTATTAACATACTTTAAATCCTTTCTATAATAAAAGAAGATAGAGTAAGAGAACTAAGTCTCTTACTCTATCTATATTAGTTTATAAGCTCTCTTAAGATCGTATCCTTTTCAGGGTGATCATGCTGAGCTTTAAGATATTCCAGCATAATGTTATTAGCTGGCCCTAATAATGTTAAGTTACCACAAATTTCATATGGGGATTTACCCGGGATATTGAAATGTGGTGCGAAGTTTTTGTAGAGATCCGACATATGGTTCTCCAACATATATACTATGTTAAGCTCCTGAGTTTACTATATATTTAACAATAAACCCTAGACTATATCATTATTTAATCACGTTTACTACATATCTATTATTAGTCTTTTCAGACACCGCTTTTTGTAATGTACCATGTTCCACTTTAGCACGTATTATAGACCTATTATTACTAATATTAAAATACATGCCTAATTGTTTATCACCAACAATATAGAATTTATTCCCTGTTAAATTGTCAAGAACTTCATATACGCGAGCACGTCTATCGTCTATATATCTGCTTGCTAAGATTTCACCTTTAGAATAATTAACCCAATCTAAAGCAACAGATTGTGAAGCTATTTGAAATCCTTTAATCAGTATAGGTGCTTTCTCTAAATTACTGCGATGCACTCTAGTTTGTACCATCTCTCTTGTGAATTGGAGTTCTAATGGTTTTACACTATTAAGTTTTTCTGCAACTTCTTCAAATGTTTTATAGGTTGTAACTTCTGCTGCTAAACAATCGTAAAGTGTTATCAGACTTGTGTTCTTACTAATCGGTTTTAGAATTTGGCGTTTTCGAGACTCTTTTATTGCATCAATCTCTTTAAGACTAAGAACCGGTATTTCAGACTCTGGTAGTTTTTCATACGTAAAATGATATCCAAAAACCCAACCACCATATTTTAAGCGTTCCGATACCGTAGCACATGCTAAAGCTAATTCATAAACGCATTCGGACATACTTTTGTATTTAGTATGCTTATTGTTTACAGCATCATAGCACCAAAATGGAACAGCAGGTTTGCCGCTCGTCGTTAATGGTTTAAGTATTTCATTTTTGTCTAAAGTAGCAATATATTTTCCTAATATAGGATTTAGTTTAGAATGCTTTATTCTAGACAATAATAACATACCAGTAATGTCTAAATATTTTGCTGCGCGCTCGACCGATTTAAAATAAAGCTTTTCTTTTGTTTCTATATTATATAAACACAAATTCCGTTTATTTGTCCATTGGTCATTAAGAACGGCATGGTTCATATTCTCTTTTCTAGTTGCCCATTCGAGATTAGAAACTTTATTATTAGCTTTATTACCATCTATATGATTAACAGTTTCTTTATTCTCAGGATTAGGAATAAATGCCAGCGCTACTAGTCTATGAAGTCTACTATTATGACTTACGCTAGTACGCACATATCCATCATGTGTTATTGATATACTAACAGGTGTTCCAGTGGTCCGGCGTATACGTCCTAAGTTGCTAACTTCTGTTGTTGTAGGAATTCCTTTATAAATAAACGGTTTCCAGATTTCATTTTTTAACTCTTCTTCTGTAAATGGAATAAACTCCGTTTTTGTTACCGCATTTCTCATTTTCCCTCCTTTCTTCTAAAATATTTTGATATGTAGTAGTATTAAATAGCTCCCGTTTCCCTCTCGGTATGCCATATGGTTCTACATATGGTCTTACTAGTCGTTGAAGTTACATCCCAGTAGGATGCTTCCCTGCGCCGATCATAGCACCTATAGCGTTTTTACGCTGCCGTTATGAATCATTACTCTAACGGTATATTAGTCTATTGCTAGCTAATAGTCGTATCTATAGGTTAAGCTACTTCCCCGCAATTAGAGAGCTTTTCTAGATATTTCTATCTAGATGGACAAGTGTTTATCCAGCGCTTACATACTTACTTTCATAAGTACCTCGACTATATCTTATCTTATATTTCTATAAGATCCCTCCATTTCCCTCTCGGTATGCTATAGTATTCTGACTATAGTCTTACTAGTCTGTGAACGTTCTTAGTATTACTAAGCTTCGCTGCTGATTGTCCAATACTTAGAATTGTCACACTTTGGTATCTAAGTCTCTAAGGAGTTTCCAGCAATTAAAAGGGTTTAAAGATAGCGCATTAGTCTCGATATTTAATTAAAAAACCATTAATAGTTCTATTCTGCTTAATAGCGGAACTGACTGTATATTTATCAACACCCAGATGCCTAGCTGCAGCTCTTAAACTATTAAATATTAATTCGTTAGAATCTTTTATTAGCCTAATTTCTTTTGGTGTATTCACAGGTAACATAGTAGATTCAAAATCTTCTCCATTATCCTCTTTAAACACCCAGTTATTATATTCGTATTTTCCATTATGTAATGCCGATTTACGAATACTAGGTTTAGGCACATCACATTGTAAAACTAGAGTAGTCGTTGAATTAGCGTATATAACTTCTTTTGTTATTTTGTTGTAAGCTATATAATCTATTCTACCACAATCGTTTACCATCCGTTTTGTAATACGATATTTACCAACTTTTTTAAGGTCGCTTATAGCATCATTAAGCGAGACATATTTTATTCCGTTATTAATAAACTCGGATATGTCTTTTAATGTATTATAAGTGTAAATCATACCATTAGTAGTATCTTCTATCGTTAACGCATATCTATCTCTATATACTCTACCATACTTATCTTTAGCTTCTTCTAATGTTACCCATGGTAATTCATTATCTGTGCGCTTAAGCTGGTAATATGTATCTTCAACTTTAATAATATACGGTCTATCTAGCCCTAAATTAACAAAAGTTGTGGTTGGTACGCTACGGTTAATACTTTGCATTGCAGCTGTTAAGCTAGGAAACTTTTCTTCCGTACCAGTATTCAGGTTCTTAAGAATATATGCATCTACCTTGGTCTTTACCGGAACAGTTTTATCAGCAACCCATCTTAAATTGCTAGCTTTGTTATTCTCTATATTACCGTCGATATGTTCAACATAGACATTTTTAATTTTATCTATATTCTTACACCATACCGAAGCTACTAGTATATCTAGATAGAAGGTTCTATTATTCAATATGACTTTCTGTCTTTTTGCGTCGCGACTATTACCACTAACGTAAAATGGGAATCCAGTCTTAAGATCTAATAGCCCGCTGTCTTGAGCAATAGCATAATTAGGGGCATAAGGTATGACCCTAAACGCTAATTCTCCAAGAATGATATGATTTAAGTAAATATCTATAGGAGGATTACAATATGCTCGAATATCATTACTATTTAAACTAGAGATATAAAATGTAATATCATTAACACGACTGGTATATGTAGGCGCAATTTTGCAATTTAATTTTAACCAACAATATAACCATTCTATACTTACTTCAACGTTTGTGTCGTTAATAAGAGTATTAACTAAATCGTCCTTTTTAAGTTTGATATTGGTATTAGGAATACCAGTCTTATGTAATTCTGTAAGCATGTAATTGTCGTTATCTCTTGTAATACTTTTTATAGATTCTAAAGTTTTGGTTATAACCATTTTTTCTCCTTTTATTTTATCAATAATAAGAGTGTGGTGGAGAATTAAAAATGGCTTTTAATTAATACGAAATTAAAATTCACCATCATAGTCAGCATTTGGTCCCTTGCAGATCTGCTGGCTGAAGCCGACACATTGGTCCTTGATATCATGTTTAAATTTAGATACAGTAACCCACAATGCACTAGCTTGAAGCAAACTTGGGTTGCGATGGATGATTGCTTTCATTTCACCATCCTTAGCTTCCCTTAGTAGCTCTTCTCCAATATCCGCAATCTCTTGATCAAATTTTTTGCTGGCTGTAAATATCTTATTACTAGCTTCCTTATAACTATATTTACCTGTTGCCATAAGTTTATTTAAGACGTGAGGTCTGAATACCGATATTAGCACATTCCAAGGCACTTCAATCTCGTTATACTTATGTTTTCCTGGTTTAGATACAATTACCGATCTACTGGTAAAAGATGATCTCGCAGAATACACGTGCTTCCTGAGCACACCTGTCTTCTTAGCCAAATATCCCTTAATATAGAACTCTGGCATCTCTCCTAATGTACATACAGCCTTAGCAGTAGCTTTATCATAATCCACTATATCGGCTGTATTATCATTTGCTACTCTCATCCACATTGACGCTATATCAAATACCTCCGCAAATCCCGTATCTACAAATTTACCTTTACTTGTTTTCGTAACTGCAAATAGTACGTTATTGATCATTGGTAGATATTCTGACATCAATATGTTCTGTTTAGTATCCCACATCTCTAACAGCTGAAATACCCTCTTAGCTTTACCATCATGCTTATACTGTGTTATACCAGATACAAACGTTAGTATATTCCTAATGTTCCTAATAAAATTAAGATAACTTCTATCATTATGCAATACGTTTCTTGCTATAGATATACAAATGTTATTCTTAGTTCTAGGTGTATTAGTTACACCAGTAAGATAAGGTATATCTCTTTGAAGTAAGTTATTAAGCATATAGTAGAATGTAGGGTTAAGGAATGGTAGCTCTTTAGAGAATGATTTAGCCCAAACTACAGGATCATATTGCATTACATTTGCCATAGTTCCACATTTTGGACAATAGACACCTTGATAAAATTCACCATGTAGATGACCGCATTTACATTTAGGTAAAATGTTAATGCTATCACCCTCATACTCAGTTACCATAGCACGATAAAATTCTCTAGCATGATTATAGTCGAAAATCGAGTAGTTATTAAGAATGAATTTATCATTAGGGATAGAATGGTAATACTCGTCTAATGAAATCAATTTTTGTTTTATGGCCATGTTAAGTTCTCCTTATGTAAAAATTTATGTTATAAAATAGAGAGGTAGGTATAACACCTACCTCTCATGGTTATTTTTACACTTGAACTTATTGTCCATAATACATATTATAGCTATTGTAGTTCATTACGCCGTTAGTTCCAACTGTTGGGTTAACGTTGTAAAGTAGACTTGAACCAAAGCCTTGGTCAAGACTATAGTTAGCCATAGCGCCAAGTTGAGCTGTATTGAAGCCAGTTGTTGGCATAGCAAAGCTATTATCAATCTGAGTGATAAGACCAGATTGTTGTACTGTAGCAATAAGGTGCTTAATGAAATCTGGATCTAGCATAATTCTAGATGTTTTACCATCTATAGACGCATCTGGAATATAGTTTGCTAGAAGTTCTATTTTCTCGTTGAATGCATTTGGGTTATTAGGAGTTATAGAACCGAAGAATATATTCGCAGCAACAGTATCTTCTAGTTTAGTTATAGAGATAAATTTCTCAAATTCAAGATCCCTAATATCTCTCTCTTCTTTCTTAGAAGCATATGTACCAGCTGGTATAGTTGTTTTAGAGAATACAATCTTCTCCATATTACCGAATGCACCACCAGTTAGAATGTTAGCAGCATCTGCGATCTCTTTACGTGCTTCTGCATACTCTTGTGCCCATACTAATGGGGTAAGAACATTAGCTGCTTCGTTATATGCAGTAACATCAAGAGTAATAATAGGAGAACTATAAGAGAATAGTCTATCGATAGCTATAGCTTTTTCAACTGGTTGATAAGCTGGATCAAGAACATTGATTGGTTCGAACTTAGGTGCTTTAGTTCCTGTATTAACTTCACGAGTTAATAAATTGTAAAGACCTGGGTTTCTATCCTCTGTCATAGTGTCCATAACAACTTTGATATATTGTTTCTGAGCACCAACTAGAGCACCTGCAATAATACCTAATGTAGCTGAAGCACCATCTGCTATATAAGATCTGATGTTAGTAATAACGATCTGTGGAGCTATTTCCCATTCAGGTAGCTGTTGACCACGAGCGTCCATTCTAGGACCTCTATAGATTGGATAGCCTGTGATGTAACCTGAAGTTTGAACTAGTTTCTTATCTAAAGAAACTCTGTTAACTGTTCTGATTTGGTTATTCTTATTATTATCTTTAAGCTCGATAGTTGCTGTAAAATCTGCTTTAACAGGATTATCATATCTATCTTTAATATAACCCTCTTTATGAGTTTCGATAGAATATTTAAAGCTACTATTACCAATAAAAGATTTAAGTGCTGGAATAGATAGACCTTTTTGATTCTCTGTGTTAATATCAGTTGCAATAGCATTAGCCGCTGTTAGTGACACTTGCTCGATAATCTTAAGTGGATCTACATGATACGGGAAGATAATACCATCTAGGGCAATAGCTAGAAAACCGCTAAGATCTTCTTTAGATTCTCTTCCTATTCTATCGCGAGCTACTGAATGCAATACTGAGTCGATTGCATCAGCGTATGTATAAAGCTCTTCTGCTCCAAAGCCTTTATCTGTTTTAGCAAGTTCAGCTGTTCTCAATGTCTCTTTAGCTGTCAAAGACTTTCTGCCTGTGCCGGCAAGAAGGTTGATAGTATATCTATATTTCTTTTCGGCTTTATCAAGAGTATAATAAACGATTGAGCTATATGCAAGTTCAGTCTCTACATCTCTGTCAAGAACGAATACTTTAACTTCGCTTCTACCTATAGCTTTAAGAGCTGCTTCTGCTTTCTCTTTTAGCTCCGCAAGGTTAGTTGCGATGCCGCCTTGTTGTGCTAGGTTAGTAAGACCCAAACCACCTAGAATACCATTTGTATATGCTGCTTTTGGTGCAGCTCCTGCGTTTTCTGTTGCAATGTTTTCAACATTGAATTTATTATCAGTGCGAACCATTTGCTCTCCTTGTGTGTTAAATTTTTAATTAAAAACTTGTGTTAGAAACATCAATCTTAGAATACTATTAACTCTATAATAAGATAATATCTTTTATCTATATCCGCCAATATAAATAAGATAATATTATACTTAATTATAAAAGATAATCTTTCTTTAGATTCATGCTCTATATAAATAATATATAATCGAAAATTAATAGGACTACATATCATCAACACTGGTTATGACTCTTTTTTCATCATCTACTTACTTAGGGTAATTCCTAAGTAAGTAGATATATAAAAAGATATCATATATAAGAAAACTGAATGAAAAAACTTAATAGTCTGTTGTTTGCTGATTTCAATAGCAGGATAGGGAGTTACTATGTTAGAGCTATTTACTAAAAAGTTACCGCCTATATTCCAAGGTATAACAGTTAATCAAGATTTAAAATTTATTAGGGAATACTATAAGGGTGTAGTAGATAAAGTATTGAAGTTTAGAGAAGACCAAATATGGGTAGTTAAAGGTGAGCATATTCTAAACAGATTTTTAAAACAGTTTATATCCCCAGAAGGATTTAGCGATTTAGAGTATTTTAAAATGGTAGATAGATATGCAGAAAGCATAACTAGGGAGTTACAATTCTCTAGTAAATATAATACTGGTGTTTTCCATTTTAATAATATGTATAAAGGTAGTACAGAAGCATATTATGTTAAGAAGAATCTATTAGACTTAACAACTGTTAGTACTGAATGGAAATACTTTAGACCATTAAAAGTTATCTATACCGATAATAGAGTTTTCGATATAGATGTACCTGATATGATGTATAATAAAGATATACGTTTCGTATTCGAGATAGATGTATTCCAATTACTTTTCCATTATAAATACTGGACCGAATATAGGAAATTTAATAATCTAGATTATAGTACAGAAATATATTTAGGATGTTTCTTATTACCATCTATATTAGGTAGCTATTTAGACTATACATGTTGGAATATATTTAGTAAATTAGTTACTGATAAAACATATGAGCCAGTGTTTAGAAATAGATTACCATTTAGTATAACCGACTATAGTAGAAGACTAGCTAAAGGTTATTTAGAATATGTAGAGAGATATCAAGGTACTAAAAATACGTATGATAAAATATTAGAAAATGTACCTATGATAACTAATGGTACAGCTATTAGCTTTTTACAACTAGGAGATAGTTTTTACCCAAGACAGGTATTATGGTTACCTTTACTAAGTAGGATGGGATCTTTTATAACACTATTAGAACTAGGTGGTCATAATGGTATCATAGCTAACACTGATTTAACTTCTAAGGTTAAACGTTATGTAAGACAGTTATTAAACTATGAAAACCTTTTACCAGCTAATACGCCTAAGCATATAGAACGAGAGTTTTTTTATCTTATGTTTAGAGCAGAACATTTAGTCGATTAAAATAAATGGTATCAGAGTAAGAGCATATGCTCTTACTCTGATACTTCTTTTTCTTCTTCAATTTTATCTTCTTCAATATTGTTAACCATATTATTAATAGCTTTAATAGCTTCTGGGTTATCTACAGGATCTTCTAATAGTTCCATAATCTCATCATCTGTTAAATCATCTGTTGATATAACCCCATTAGGGATACCTTCATCTTTAACAACCTTTTGAAATTCTGCATCGTCGATAACTATTGTAGACTCTGCGTCGTTTTGAATAATCTTTACTTCTTCCACTGCTTTTTCTAACATAGCAGCCTCCTTATTTGTTAGTCAGAGTATCTGGATACTCTTTAAGCTCTAGAAAATCTGCATTAGCAAATCTACTATACATAGATTCAAAATGACAGACTAATATAATTTGGTTAAAGTTATGTGCTAGTACCCTATCAATAACATCATAAGCATTAACTCTATGTTCAGGGTCCATAGTTCTTCCAAACTCATCTAGGATAAGTGGAAATCCTTGTAGACCTAAATACTTAATAAATATGATCTTAAACGCTAAATTAACTATCTCTTGCATAGAGGAAGATAGTTTAGAAATATCTTCTATAGTTTCATCATGATTTACTTTAACCTTAAACTTATAGTTAAGATCATTACCTTCATCTACTTCACATGGTAGTATCTCCATGTTATAACTCCATACAGAATTAATAATACTATTCATTTCAGATAGATAAGTATTAAGAAAACTATTAATAGATTTAGCTATTAAACCACCATCTGGGGATAAAACGTCTAACATCTTAGTTAGAACATCTAATTTAGACTTATTCTCGTTAATAGTTTTTTGTAAAGACTCTATAATACTATTATTAGTATCTGAGTCTGCTATCTTCTTCTGTATAGTAGAAAGTTGAAGTTTAAGATCCCCAATTTGTTTTAAGAGTAATTCATTACGCTTAGTCTCTATTAAGTATCTATACTCTTTAGCTTTAAAATTTTGAAACTCTTCTATCTCTTTAATAATAGATTTAACCGTTTCGTCTGTTGTAATATAAAGCTTAATATTCTCTATAGATTTAAGTACTTTAGATTTATTACTAAGAAGATCTTCTATTTCTTTCTCTAATGATGCTATAGAATTAATACCAAGTTCTTGAGCTATTTTAGCAGCCTCTTCTTGTATCTTAAGTTTATCCTCTAAAGATTTAAGATCGACTTTCTTCTTTTCCAATTCTATAAACAAATCTACAGTTACTCTTGCTTTATTAAGATACGTTAGTATACCTTCTGGGGAGATCGTAGTCACATCCTCTAAAACAGGTTTTAATAATGGCTCTGATAATATAATCATAAGTTTATCAAGATACTCAATTTTAGTAGTAATCTTCTGGTTAATAGCTGTTAAATTTTTTAGAACCGTATATCGTTCTTTTAACTCTTTTTCTATAGGCTCTAATTTCTTCTTTAACATATTAACTTGGTCTATAGGACTATAATGAAACTTATGATTACAGTTAGGACAATTAACATCAATGTCTTTACTATTAGCTTCTATCTCTTTAATAGAATTAGTTAGCCCTACATAAGTTCCTTTAAGATTATTAAATCCTGTTTTTAGATCTTCAAACTTAGTTTGATTTTCTAATAGCTCTTTTCTAGAACCAATATCTTTAAACTCCGGGTTTAAAATAATATCTAAAAGATTCCTAGCTGCTTCAGTAACAGATATTAATTTAATAGACATTAATTCTGAACTACCTTCAATCAGGTTTTTAGGTAGATTATGCTCTAACTGTTCAATATTCTTTTTATTAGTAGATATAACTTTTTTTAACTCTGCCAATGTATCTTTAGAATTAAGAACTTCTAAAGTCTTAATAGCCTTTGACTTTTTATCAATCTCTTTAGAAATAGTTTCTAAATCTGACTCTAATTTCCCTAACTTAGTTTTAGCAGATTCAGAATTTATATCTTCTAGTTTAGAAGTTTCATAAACAACAGATTGATATTTAGAGTATCTAGAAAACATATTATCTAGTATTTCTGTATCTTTATACTTATCTCCAGGATCTTGAGTAGTTACTAATGCTTGTGACATATCTAATATTGATTTATCAAGAACTTCTACTTGTGATCTTAATAGTTTAATCTCTTCTTTATCTATTATAGAAGCTGTTTTCTTTATAAGATCTTCTTGTAAAATCTTAATAGACCCTAAAATATCCCTAGCACGTATCTTAAGATTATTCCATACTTTAATAGAAAAAGTATAATCAACCGGTGATAACATGGTAAACCAGTGTTTTCTAATACTTGGTGACATCGTAGTTAAATTATCAACTCCTAATAATATATTAAACATAGAAGGAGTTAATTTAAAATGTTCTTCTACAAGCTGTTTTTGAACTGCACTAGTTCCACCAGGATTAAGTTCATTTCCATTTTTAAGGAAGCTGTGCTTCCCTTTAGCTACATAACCAGATGAAATAACATATTCAATATCCCCAACTTGATATTCAATAAGTTTATATCCATCTTCTCTATAATCTTTTTTTAGATCAGCTGGTAATGGGTTAAGTTGTGAAAGTAAACTAGATTTACCCATACCATTAGCCCAAGCTATGATAGTTATATTACTATCAGGAGTGTATACAAAATGTTCTACCCCAGATAGAAAAAAGCGTTTGAACTTATGAAGTACTAGCTTCTTAAGTATCATACACACTCCTTAGTATTTTATTAAAGACTGTAACTTAGCATTTTAAAATATGTGTTACTAGGTTGCATATCCTCTTTTAACTTGTCTTCTCCCATAAAAGAAAATGTTATCTCTTTTAAAGAGTCTTTACACTTGCTAAACTCAAAATCTGTTATTGCGCCTCTATAAGAGTTAGTATTAGAATTATACTTAAGGCTAAGATACCCATAGTCCTTTTTAATACCATTTTTATACCCATAAGAACAGGTAATGTAAAAAGAGTAGAAATGATCTACAACATGTGCTGGAATATCAATAACTAAACGATCGTTATTATATTTATAAACTGAATCATCTAGTTCTACATTATGCAATAGTTTAATCTTCCTATCTTCAATAAGAGAAGATCCTATTGCGGTATTTAGAAAAAAGTTGTCTGTAATGTCTTTAACTGCCATATGTGTGTGCTCCTTATCTTAAATTCATTTATAGAAAAAAGCTGACTATAGAGAAGAGCGTTATCTCTTCTCTATAGTCTATATAGTTATTTATTTAAAGCATCTTTTAGTGCTTGATTATCACTATATTGTTTAATACCAAACATACCAAACATGTCTCTTTGTTCTGCTATAGAACTATTTTCGTCTTCTAGTTCTGAAATACGGTCATTAAGCTCTTCAATTTCTTCATGAAGCTCATCGTTTTCTTTTATCTTAGCTTTAAGAGCAGCGTTCTCTTTCGTTGCTTTATCCAATTTAGCGCGATAGTTAGATTCAATGTCTCTTAAGTTCTGCTCATAGTCCATTCGAGCCGCTTCTAAAGCTTCGGCTTCTATTTCTGCTTTATGAAGTTCAACAACCTGATTAGAGAACGCTAAAGCATCTATCATGTACGCATACTTATTTTTATCAATATCAGGGTTAGTGGCTAAAAAGTCCGCAATCTTACCTCTGATTTTAAGATAAGGTTTATAGGCAACCACATCAGGTTGCGCAGTAAGCATACCATTTATACAGCCAACTTCTATAGCTATTTCGTCATAAGCTTTAGTATCAGCTTTTCGCTTTTCTACTTGCTTAAGTAATTTTTCACATTCATCTTTAAAAGTATATAAGTCTCTATATTTTATCACAGGTAAACCATTGAATGTGATAATACTCTGAATATCTTTATTAAATATTTTACCCTCATATCCATTATCTCTTAAAGATTTAACCAAATCTAATAATACATTTTTATTATAAAAACATGTATCGCAAGCTTCTTCTATAGAAGTTGAAATTACGTCATCACTATCCTTATACATTACTTCAGCCGCACTAACTAAACTTCTTCTGTGTTGGTCTTGTAATTCTTTAACTCGATTAAGCTCTTTAGCTAAGATCTTTCTCTTGTTTTCTTTAGTTGGTAGCATTTCTAATGTAGAAGTTACACCGGATTTAACTGCTTTAAATAGTTTACCTACACCCCAGTAGACTCCATCTACTACATAATCAAATTCTGATTTAACTCTTGCCATTTTATACCTCTATGCTTTAAAATTCTGTTCTATATATTTAAATCCAAACACAGTTGCTAACCCAAGAACTGCTACTACTGTTGCCTTAACTGTATACTTAATAAGTTCGCTTTTAAAAGCATCCGACTTAGGTTCGTAGTTAGACTTTTGCTCGGTTTCAGTCTTTGTATTAAAGTTACGCATATATCGTAACCGTTCTTGAAAATATTCTTTAATAACATCAGGGTCTTGTATACTATTGACCGCCTCTATTTCGTCCTTGGTACAGAATATGGTATCCTTATTTACGCTAGTATTATTATTCTTAGTAAATACGCCAACAGCTTTAATACCAAGTTCTGCTATCTCTTTTATTCTTTTAAAATCCATTTTACACCTCGCTTGTGTTATTCAGAAGAGATTAGGTATTTCGTAAAGAAAAAAAAAATAACACAGGTCTAAGGACAAAACCTTAGACCTGTGCATATCGTTATTGCTATGTTCGTTCCCCGAGTACTTGAACCCAGCATTCTATGGATCGTTCCCTAGGTACTTGAACCATATATAACGTATGATTAAAAATAATCATTACCCGACATCGTTTAGCTATCTGCTAATAGCGCAGCGCTTTTATAGATGCCCGTCTATTTATCATAGACCCCCCATTGTTACTTTCCAAAGAGCCCTATACATCTCTGGTACTGTTGTTACAAAATATAGATAGGGGCTATAATGTAACTACTACGTAACACCCACAACGATTACTTTATTATCATATATAAAAAGCAATAAAAAAAAAAATAGAGAACCAGGTTCATTTCCCCCTGGCCTCTATCCCTGTTCTCTGTATGTAGAAATAATAAGGAATGAATTATTATGTATGTTCATTTCTATTATTATTAACTTCTCTCGTACAAATCAATAACAATACTAGCATTCTTATATTATTTCACCGTAATTATTTTTTATCGTCTACGAGCTCGCCTATTTTAGCAGCTGCATCATTAGGATACTTCTCTTTAAGATAATTACTTATTCCATCTGTTAATGAAGTAGCATTTAAATCTAGCTTACCAGATCTAAGAGCTTCGAGGACTCTCTTATGGAATATTAAACATGCTAATAGATTTCTAGTAGGCTCTAGCCCTTTGCCATCAAATTTACAATGCAGTTCTGGAATCTTAGGCATAACTGGAACCTTAACCTCTTGAGTCTCTACTTTGACAATAGGTTTGATTATAGGCTCTGGGGCTTTAGAACATCCATTAAGTAAATATAGAATAGCAGCGATTATAAATATGCATATACCAATTTTAAAATAGTACCATACATTACTACAAAATGTTCCGAATGTCATAGGTCTATCCGGCAATATAAAATCATCCTCTTTAAGCTTATCATCATCAGCAGGATAACCATATTCGATAGTCCTATTATAGTTTTTAGGCTTAAAGGTGATATACTCTTCATTACGAAGTTTTTTATCTAGACGCTTCATATTGTCCTCCTATAATAAACAGTGGCGCACCTATCCAAATTGCAATCTCTATTCCTACCATAATACTAATAGCAAATATGTTAACTAATATTGTACCTGCATCATAATGTGGCATTCTAAAAAAGTCGTATAGAATTTGTGTACATATTACTGTTATAAAAACTAATGATAAATATCTAATAACAGTGATAAACATTTCTGGTGTAAATAATGTATTTTTCTTTTGGTTTTTCGATTTAGAGATCTTCATATTTTATCCTTGCTATTGATTCATTCGCATTTTTATACTCTTCACATGTTACATTAGAGTCAGACTTTGACTTTATAACATCCCTAACATATTTAACAACAACTTCTGGAGTTTTATTCTTCCATTTTTCAACTTCATCAACTAGTTGTTTCTCATTGAGTTTAAGCTTATCAATGGCTTCATTAGTATTTTGTATAGCACTCTTAAGGTTATTGTTATTAGAGTTTAGAGTAGCTATTTCTATTTCAGCTAGAGTCTTATTGTATTCATAATCTTTTATTAAAGTACGTCTATACTCGGCTAAACCTTCAGCGTCTTTAATATCAGATTTAAGAATATGAACATATGTAAAATGATATATTACCAATATAATTATAATAGCAGCTGGTAACCACGTTTTATAATTACTAATAAATAGTTTAGGCAACATTGCAAACATTGTGTATCCTCCTTTTATAAATTCGATCACTCATTATTCGGTCTTAAGCTGTTTAGCCCAAGCTTCTTGAAACTTTGGAAGAAGTTGATTCCCTTCTCTATCATCTCTATCTTTTAGTTCTTTAAGGAAAAGAAGGTATTGATATGCTTTCTTTGTTAAACTATAGAACTTAAGATTAACTATATCTATAAGAACGATTTTTAAATCTATTCTCTTAATGACTTTTAACTCTTTCTTAATTTCAATATCAGATCTAGTTACACTGCCATTTACATTAGCTATATCGCCCTCAAATTTTACTTTTCCAAACTCTGCTGTTAGTGTAACATCGTTAAGATTATCTGCTCTTTCTACAATAACAAAAGAATATTGAGACTTAGCTTCTTTATCTATATTAGGAAGTAAAAAAATCTCTTGTGGTTTGTTACTAACGACTTTAAATGTCTCTGGTTTATAACCTTGATTAAAAACATCAACTGCTTTAAGAAAATCTGGATTTATCATTGTATACTCCTTATGTTTACATGTTGTTAGTTGGAAGAAAAAACTTTATTGGGTCATTGCCATCGCTATCGATAGGCATGCCTATTCTCTCAATATCATCTAGACTATTGATTCTACGTGGCTCTTTAGATGCTTTATCTAAATTACTTAAAAGATTTAAGTAGTAGAAAGTATCTGGTGTTATTATATAGTGTTCTAATGTTTTAATATTTAATAAAACGTCTATATTATCTTCAACAGGTATTACAATCTCAAAACTCTTAACCTTATCCCCTGTTTTAGCTTTATGGTCCTTTACTACTAATTCAAAAACCTCTATAGTAAAGACTACATCGTTATCTACAGAACTAGGAATAACATTAACAAGTTTCGTTCCCTTTTTACCAATGTTACTATCATTATTATACCCATAGGTTGAAATAGCACTATCATTTAGAATCTTAAACGTTTCACTATCATACCCATGATTATAAATATCCATAGCTCTTATAAAATCCTCATTAAGCACGGTTTTGCTAATTTCCATATTTACTCCTTATAAATATAAATCTATTCTATTTAAATAATGTATAATTAAATATTAGTAATATATGTATATTAATTTTAAATCTAAAGGATACCATGATATTGAATATAAGGATACCTTATGAATCAAATGGAATATGAACAACTTAATGAACAACTTAAAGAATATAGTAAGGCTTATTACAACGGTAGTCCTATAGTAACTGATTTAGAATATGATAATCTTGTTAAGAAAATCAAAGAGTATGAAACCAATCATACGGCTAGTCAGGATAGTATAACTAAAGTAGTTGGTAGTACTAGTGGTAATAATAAAATAGTTCATTTAGAGAAGATGTATAGTATGGAAGATCTATTCTCTCTAGATGAAGTTAAAGGCTGGTTAGAAAGAAGAGCAAATGTTACCTCTTATTATGTTATGCCTAAATATGATGGATGCAGCCTTAATATTACCTATGAAAATGGTAAGTTAGTTTCAGCTGTTACTAGGGGTGATGGTTATCAAGGAGAGGACGTTACTTATAATGTAAAATCTATAAGAGATATTCCTATGTATATTAGTAATAAATCTAAGATAGAGATACGTGGTGAGATTGTTATCCCTAAAAGCAAATTTGAAGAACTTAACCTTAAGAGGATAGAACAAGACCTACCAACATTTAGTAACCCTAGAAACTTAGCTTCTGGATCTATAAGAGTAAAAAATGAAAATATAGACGATAGATGGTTAACTTTTGTTCCATGGGGAATAGGCTATAATACTCTTAATTTTAAAAGCTATGATGACCAACTGGTCTGGTTAAAAGAGAATGGGTTTAGTCATGATAGTTATGGTCAATTAGTTAACGTATCTGAAGTACCGAGTAGATGTTCTTATTTAGAAGAACATAGAGATGATCTTAAATATCAACTTGATGGAGCTGTTATTAAAGTTAATAGTACCATTGCTTACTCGGAGTTAGGATATACAGAAAAATATCCAAAAGGTATAGTAGCTTTTAAGTTTAAAGCTGTTGAAGTTATTACCGAACTTCTTGATGTAAAATGGCAAGTTGGTAAATCAGGTGTAGTTACTCCTGTTGGTATACTTAGACCTATAGAGATTTCAGGTTCTATAGTAAGTAATGTTACTTTACACAATATGAACTATATTAAAGCTATGGAGTTGAAAATAGGAGATACTATAAGTATGATCAAATCTGGAGATGTTATACCTAAATTATCTAATGTCTTTAAAGGTAGAAGAACAGGTAAAGAACAACCTATTAAAGAGATTACTAAATGTCCATCTTGTAACTCAGAGTTATTTATAGATGGTGCTTATAGAGTTTGTATTAACGAAGATTGCCCTAGTAAGAATATTGGTAAATTAATTCACTTCGGTAGTAAGAAAGCTTTAAACATCAATGGGCTGGGAGATAAGGTAGTGGAACAACTCTATAATAATGGACTAATAAAAGAGTATAAAGATCTATATAAATTAACAGTAGAAGACCTTCAAACTCTAGATGGTTTTAGTACATTAAAAGCTAATAATCTTGTTAACGCTATAGAAGCTAGTAAGGGTATAGAATTACATAAACTAATCTATGCTCTTAATATAGATGGTGTTGGTGAAACAGGTAGTAAGATATTAGCTAGTTATGGAAACAGTTGGTATAATACTCCTAGTAATCTTTTAGCAAATAGTAAATTAGATATACGAGCTATAGAAGGATTTACTCGTTATATTAATAAGAATAAAGAGATGATCATAGAGCTAATGAAAATTATCCAACCTAGTATCAAAAAGATGGAAGTTGGTAATATAGTTTGTTGTATTACTGGAACTTTAAGTATCTCTAGAGATACTATGGTAGAGAAACTAAATAAGTTAGGTATAGAAGTTAAGAACTCCGTAACTAAAGATACCAAGTTTCTAATAGTTGGTGATGACCCTGGAGCTAGTAAACTGAATAAAGCTAAACAACTTGGAGTTAAAATAGTAACTGAGTCAGAAGCTATGGAAAACTTATAATATATGACACACATATGGTTCCTCCTGATAAAATTGGCTATCCATATATATAAATCATATGTGTGTTGCTATTTCTCTTTTTTAGCGATTACTAGATTAGTGTTTTGCCTTTTGCGCTAATCTAGTAATACAAAAGATAATCGTGTTAAGTGTTTAATAATATAGATAGTAGGGAAGTTAATACTTCCCTACTATCTAGTTTTTATTATTGCCCTGTATCCTGGTATGAAAGGATTTATGAATCCTAGGATTTTCCTAGTGATTTTAATATTAAAGAAAGGAGATGTGATAGCATGATCGTTTTTACTCTTGAGAAATTCGTAGCTAATGGTGGTACTGCTACTCAAACAGGTACTACTTATATATTAGCTAAAGACGAAAAGTTTACCGATGTAGTACATACTGAACGTATTGATGCTCCTGCGGATATTTATAAGTTCGTTTATGAGCCTATGTTAATACCAGACAGAAACTATTATATCAAAGCTAGACGTCATTTCACAGAGTCCAACCTAGACCATGATACGCCATCGAAGATAGTAAGATTTGATAAAACCAGATCTGAAGCGCTTATCTTTAATAGAGACAATATTGTAGAGAAACCTTGGGTAACTGTTAATGAAGAACAATTAACAGATCCTGATACTAAGGAGTTCACTATCAGTACATCTGATTTTAGAGCTAATATGTCAGGGCATGAATATACCCATTGGATCATTGCGGACGGTAATGACCAGGTAGTTTTTACTTCTCTAGAAGATAGAGAAAATAAAACTAAAATAGTCATTACTAAAACGCCAGTTATGACTTCTAAAACTAAACTGAAGATACATGTTATTCATGCGTCAACAGTTGGTATAGAATCAGAAGTCGCAACTGCTGTAGTTGATCTGCAGAAATATAACTATGAAATTGTTTCTAGAACAGAAGACATACCTTCTGGCGTTAATTACGATTTAACGTTACGTAGGTTAAATAAAAACGCTAATATGAATATCTCTAAAATAGAAGTAGTAAAACCGGATACTAAAACTATTTTATACAGCGTTACTAACGTTGAAGAGCAAGAATCTCTAACATTTAGCTTGCCTTGGTATTTATTTAGACACAACAGCATGGTGCAGGTTATCATCACAGCTCTAGACACTAAGAATGGTGTAGGACATAATATAGTTAATCTATATACTTCTAGTGCTACTATAAAAGAACTAGAAGATCCAGCGTATAAATATTCCCATAAGTTTAAACTTATAGGTAAAACAACTGAAGCAGACTATGCTGAAGCTGCTTATACAATGGAAACACCAGATGGATATATTCCTATGCCTGTTAATAACAGTAGTCAACTGTTTAAATTTAAATTTGAAAACGACAAATTAGTCAATACTGGAGAAGTGCTTAAAGGTATCAGTCTTTTAAGTATCAACAACAGTTATACATTTGTCAAATACACCGAAAATAACCTTTTGGTTATTGATGGTTGGAGAGATATGGTAGGTACTGATAAAGAGCCAGTGTTCCTAGTATACCGACATAATGTACATACAGATACATATGATCTGCTCTCCATGATAGAACACCCTGAGGGTGACAAAAACACTGCTGCTCGAACTGGTTCATTAGCACAGCTAACTGAAACGACCTTTGCATATCTACCTCCATATGGTACTAAACTATATAAGTTAGATATAACAACTAGTAAGTGCGAAGTACTTGAAGAACTAGTATCTCCTAAGAAGAGTACTGAAAACTTTAAGTGGTTCCTAAGGCTTCCTAACCAAAGGCTTTTAGTACAGCATGGTGATGAATCAACAACTTATAAATACGAGATTATGAAAATGCAATTTGAGAAATCAGTTTCTATAGATCCACTCAGTTTCGTACGCACTGAGTCAGCTAGTAGATTCCTTCCAAATGGCGATAACCTAATTTATAAGACTAAACAGAATGCTACTGATACCGATCCTAGTTTAGTAGTTCTAAGTTATAGAGAGAATAAATATAAACTCGTTGGAGAAGCTTTACCTCTAGGTGAATTCCCTAATGGCTCTATATTACTTTTGAATAATGAAGTAGTTCTTACTAAACGTAAAAACAATGGGCCTGGTAATCAGGACACTTATATTACGTATAAGTATTTCTAATAAAATAAAATATTAAGATAAGGAGAGTAAAATGGCTGGATTATTTACAATCGGCGCTACACCTAGGTTTACTCCATTAGGTGCTAATGATAAGTCTGCTAAACCAATACCAGTAGATCCATCAGAGCGTCCAAGTCACTTACCTAAATTTTACTTCTTTGCTGCCCAAGGCACAATGAAGGATCAGATTATCAGTGGTGCAGCTGCTTTAAATCTATATGGTTCTGAAACCTTTGACGAACATAGTAAGTTCTTTAAACACACTACTAAGTTCTTTATCGGTTGTACAGGAGCTGGTCAGCAAGTTATGGCTCAAAGACTATTACCTTCTGATATCGGTCCAAGATCAAACCTAAGTCTATATATAGACCTTCTTGAAGCTGAGATTCCTAACTATAAGAGAACATCAACTGGTGACGTTGTAAAAGACGTTAGTGGTGTTGCAGTTGTTGATGATGCTAAGCCAACAGTTAAAGGTTATTATGTTAAATTTGTAACAGATTACAATTCTGCAGAAGAGCCAACACAAGCTGGTCTACTAACATCTAAACCTGGCGTTATGATGCAAGAAGTTACAACTGTTATAGACGATCCAAATGGTGAGACTGAAGAAGTTGATGTACCAACAGGAAAATATAGAGTTGTTAAAGTAGGAACTGGTACTTTTGATACAGTATATGAAGAGAACCCAAATCCTACAAGAGAAGAGTTAACAGCTGTTGAGTATAAGCCAAAGATTAGAACTAAATTAGAAACTGCAGAAGCAGATAATAATAGCGATATTGATTTTGGCGAAATAACTATCAAATGGGATAAAATAGTTTCTATTCAAGATCTAGAAGATAAAGCTAATGCTACTGATGAAACACATGAAACATATGGTGATATTTACATAGATCAAATTGCTACTTGGACAGAAGCAGGTGGTGTTTATACACCAACAACTGTTGAAGGTGGCGAGCTTAACGATCCTGATGTAGTTGCTAAGATTAAAGCTATGGATGCTATGGCTGCATTGCAAACTCCAAATGTTGCATTTGACCAAAGTAAATTTGATCAATATCCATGGAACGCTATGAAAATAGTTGCTAAACCAGAAACATTTGCAGAGCTTGATGCTTCTAACTATAAAGATAAAATTGATAAGCTTACAGCTACAATTACTAGCAATATTCAAATCTCTAAACAAGTTGAGATTATGGAAGATAAACTAGAAGAGATTGTAGAGAAGAAAACACAAATTAAGAAAGTCTCTATTACTAAAGAGGTTACATCTACTATGTATCCAATTATGGAATGGAGAGCTAAGGATTATGGTAAAGCATATGATAACTATGGCTTTGCTATCAATTCACCTTTCCTTAATGAGTTCAATAAGGTTCTTGCTACAGCTACTAAGAAATATCCATATGGCTTTAGTATTTATACTAGACCAAATGAGAAAGTTTCTGGTAACGTATTTAGATCTCTATATGGCGAGAATGAGGTTGAGGTTCTACTAGCTTCAACACCTGTAATAGATCCATCTCTAGAGCAAAGAAGAGACTTACTAAACGTATTCAAATCAGAGTTCTACAATGAGAAAGATCCTATTAAACCTTATAAACCATTTGCATTCGTAGATCCATATCTTTATGATAATAACCTAGAACTAGTTCTTAAGAAATTCCTAGAGTCTGAGAAAGAGGTAATCAGTTTTGAGCCTTCTTTATATCCAGCTGATAATCTTTACACTAAGAATATCGATTGGTACGACTTTACAGGTCTAGCTAAAGAAGATCTAGATGATCAGTTCGGTTTGATTAACCCATTCACTTGCAAAACAAGTAAGAATATTAAACTTCAAACTGTGAGACTATCAGAAGAGAGACCTAAACTACGTGATAACCTTAAAGAGGTTAACATGTCTGTTAATAAACCAATCTATCTACAAGGTGGATCAGATGGTACAACAGATGATGAGCACTTCGAAGAGGCTATTAAAGTAGAGTTAGCAAAATATGCTGATCCTGATAGTGAACTACAAGAATTAGCTTATGCTATCGAAAGTTGTATTTGGGATAGTGGCTTTAGCTTAGACGTTAAGAAAGAATTGATTAACATTATATCACTTAGAAAAGATACAATGGTTTGCTTAGGTACACATACTGTAGGTACAAAACCTCTTCCTACTTCTAAAGCAAGAGCTGTTGCTACAGCACTAGAAGCAAGATTGAAGCTAAATCCTGAATCTACTTATTATGGCACTTCAGTAGCTAGAGGTATTATAGTACTTGGTAGTGGTGAGCTAAGTGTTGAAGAGACTGGTAATGTTTATCCATTAACATATGATCTAATGGTTAAAACGGCAAGGTTTGCTGGTGCTGGTAATGGTAAATGGAAACGTGAGTATCTATTCGACCATGGTGAAAACGCAGTTATTAGAACAATGAAAAATATTGTTCCTGAGTTTATACCAACAACTATTAGACCGGTACTTTGGAATGCTAATGTTATTTATCCACAAAGATATGACAGAGAGAATTATTTCTTCCCTGCATTACAAACAGTATTTGCTAATGATACATCTGTACTTAATAACTACTTTACTATACTTGCACTATGCGATGTTACTAAAGTTGGTTTCGACGTATGGAAAAACTTCACTGGCGTAATCAGCCTTACTGAGTCTGAGTTTAAAGCTGAAGTAGAAAATTATGCTACTCAACTACTTGCTGGTAAATACGCACGTATCATTAACGTTACTCCAGAATGTAGAATAACAGAAGCAGATAAAGCACGTGGCTATAGCTACCAGTTGATCTTTAAACTATATGCTAACAACATGAAAACAGTTTGTATCTATACTACAGAAGTATATAGAGCAGGCGAAGAAAGTAAATAAGGAGATAACTCATGAGCGCACGAATTACAGAAGCTGTTTATGACAGCACCGAAGTGAATGCTGGAGTCTCTCCAGCACTGGATCTTAACTATGGCGGTATGATGGGTGTTACCCCTCGCTATGGTTTCTACGATGAGAAAGCTAATAAATATTATGGCGAGTGGATTTCTGCTACTCCATATGTAAGAGAGAACGTACTTCCTGTATTGTTAACACATCCTAAATTTATGGATTGGCTACCAAACAGAGAGAGATGGCTAGGTATGTGCAAAGCTGTGTTTGAAACAGAAGCACAATCTATCACTGGTTTAAAGGGTGCTATTAACGTTGATACTGATAGTACAAGTGTTGGTGGCGCTGGTGCTCAATTTGAAGTACCAACTAACGTCACACTAGAGCAAACTTCTCTTAGCTATACGTTCAAAGAGAGAATGGGTAGACCATTTAACAAATTCTTCTCTTTCTGGATAGAGTATGGTATCATGGACCCACATACTAAAGTAGCTAAAGCTGTTAAGTTCTTAGAGGACCCAACACAACTAGTAGACCCAAGAACTGGTGAAGAAATTAAAATGTATACACCAGATTTCTATACAGCTACAGTATTGTTCATAGAGCCATCTAACAACAATACAACTGTTGAGAAAGCTTGGCTAGTATTTAATATCTTCCCTAAGTCTGCTGGTGCATTCGAAGGTTCTAGAGATATTACAACAGCTAAGTCTACAGAAGAAATCACTATTGATTTCGCAGGTATCGGTATTCATACTGATGCAGTACACGCTCTTGCTAGAGCAATTATGCCTAAACTCGTTTCTCTATATGAGCAACCTGATATGCATATGACTCTTCCTGTTGCTGGATTCGATCCTAGCATTAAGGATAATGATACTGCACATAGTACTGACCGTAACCAAGGTAACGGTTCTGATCTTGAGTGGGATACACATCCTAACGCTTAAAAATAAAAAATATAGGATAGAGAGTAACCGTAATGGTTACTCTCTATCTTTTTGTCGCTTAAATGGTAATTGGATTAGCTAAGAAAAGATTATTTCTTAGCGCCTAGAAGAGCTGCTGTTAGATCTTCTTTTAGAGATGCTACATGTGATTTAGGAATTGTGCTATCCTTAATCTTAATGCTTAGACCAGTAACACGATAGTCTTTACCTGTAAGACTATTTTTACCAGTTACTTCTCTAGTAATTGCAGCTTGGATTTTACCGTTTCTACCAAATGGAGTATCTACGATAACACCCTTCAACTCTTTCTTAGATTTAAGAGTTGCTTTAGCAAAATCAGCTATTGCTGTAGTTGCCGCTTCAGCGTAGCTCTTCTCAAAGTTCTTTACAACTTTGTATTCGTCATATTTAATACCGGCATCTTTAAGAGCAGCTTTAAATATGTCACCATCAGTATAGCGGTATTTGTTAATACCACGACTATCGTCTTGTTTAATCAATTCGAATTTAGCATTTTCGAATTTGATTTCTGCACCTGTCTTCTCCATGTGGAGCCTCCTGTGTTTAAAATAAAGTTTTGAACGAAATGATCAATAACTCAATGCATATACGATATTTTAAAAATAATCACCACATGCAGGTCCTGAAGCATCTGTATCAGTTTACCCTAGAAGATACGATTGCAATCACCATGTAATGCTGTATATTTATCGAGTTAAATACTCTTACGTTCTATATAAAGAATATATGGTTCAAAATTATTCAGAATTAGGATATGGTATTAATTTTTATGATAACATTCATTTTATATCCGTACTTTCTTGCTAGATAACAATAACAGTTGGTATCCCGTTATAACCAGTAATCTAGTCATCTAGCAAGAAAGACTATCTAGACTACAGCTAAGGGTTTATCCTTTAGCTGTAGTCTAGTTTTTATTGTATTATACCAATTATAATGACGAATAACAAAAACTCACGCTTTAACTCAACTTTATATTTATGCTTTTTGTATTAGTCGTCATTTTTTTACCTACCTAAACACGGCACTACAGGATATTATCTATCCTGTAGTGTTTTTATTTTTCGCTGATGATATAGATATAAGGAGACAATATGTCTGTAGGTACTAAAAAAGTAACGACACAATTATTAGATTTATCTATTAAAAAGAATTTTGAATCTGTTAAAGATGGTACTGGTAAACCACTATCTGAATTAGAAGGTATGTTAGAACCGTTTGGAGAACTTGGTAAAACTATTAGTAACCTTGTTAACAAAGTAAAATCAGTTGTTAACAAAATATTATCTGCTATAGGTAATGTTATCAAATCAGTGGCTAAATTCATTGGTAAAATATTATCGGCTATAGGCGGTGCTATTAAAGCCGCTCTAAAATATGTTATGGGGTTATTAGGTATCCCTTATGATGCTATAAGTAGCATCTTTAAGAAAGTAATGAAATATATTAAATCGGCGTTAGGAGTATTAGGAGGATGGCTTAAAGATATCCTTGGTTTAGGTTCTAATGCTAGTCATATGCGAGATATAACTGGAGTAGCTGTTTCTGATATTACTAAAACAGGTTTAGTAGCTGGACTATTAGGATTCTTTAGACATGACTCTAGAGGTCTTAAAAATGCTCATAACAGACTTACTAAAGAGTTTGGTATAGAGAGTGTTACTAAAGCTTATAATCAACTTTTTAGACATGGATCTTATGGTCGTGACTATTATGATCATTACTATAATTTAGGTTCTGAATATAGCGATGATAATGATAGAAGGATACATCGTGGGTATTATAAATCTAGTAAAAAACGAAATGACTATTTTAATAAAGTAAAATTAGATAGTCCAGATGATGCTCTTAGGAGATTTAGTTCTGTAGGTATATCTGGTACTACTGCTAAGGATTTAGTAGCTTTAAGCAATATTAACGACTTAGATAGAGTATTACCAAGAAATAGTAGAAGAGTTACATCTGACGTAACTTATGCCGATATTAAAGATAGACCAAGAACAGGTTATACCGATATAGAAAAACTCAATATTATCCGTAAGTCATCTGGTACTTTAAAACATAATGAAGAGAGTTATGATAACTATACTGGAGATGGTATTGTTAACGACTATGCTTCAAGAAGAAGGATTGAAGAAGCTTATGCAAAACGATTTGGTATAGATCATGGTAGCATATTCGAAAGATTTACTTATAAAGGTAGAAGACCTAGAATCGATAAACCACTAGAGTTTTTAAATAAAGAGTATACTCCATCTGTTATAGCCGACCAGACTAAAGAAACAGAATTAGAAAAAATTGCAACTACTCTAGGTGTGGAGAATATAACGCTATCTAAACCTTTAACTTATGCTGACTATGAAGGATTTAGTAAAACCAAAAGAGTAGAAACACAAGTAGATAAAACAATTAAGCCTGGTAAAGGTAAAGAACTTATATTTAAATATTAAAAAGAGTACATAGACTATAAAGTCTATGTACTCTCATATTATTGTGCCCTAACAGATGCCCCTGGAAGAGACGTTGTTAAGTTACCTTGTGCTGTAAATAATGATAATGGACCATTAAGAACTGAACCAATAACGCTACCCACCCTAGATGGACTAACAATTGAATAAAGGTTAGCTCTAGCTCTAGCTAGTCTCATACCCAATTTATTTAAAGCATATTTATCAGTTTGGATATCACGACCGGCTAGTGTAGATAAATATCTACCCATAGGAGATGCATCGTCCATACCAAATTTTAATAGATCGGAGAAAATACCTTTAGTAATAGGTGCTGTAACTAAAGTACTAAAATCAGTAACTGTAAAACTTACATCTAGTCCTAATGGTTTTCTTGTTTTAGTAAACGGTAAGTTAGTAGTACCTCTTGTTATACTAAGAGATGTTATCATACCTAATTTAATATTCTGAACACCTTGAGATGTTATAGAACATAAGAATGGTGATGTATATGAACTTTTACCAGTAGATAGTGGTAAAGCTCCTGCTAATAACATACAAAGAGGAATACCAATAGATTGCATTCTAGAAAAATCGTTACCATACACACAAGCTAATTTAGTATTATAAGTTACAGTAGGGAAACTAACAGAACTATCTCCCCAGCGTTTAGGAATATCTATATAAGCGTCTCCAAATACTGTAGCTAAGACATTGCTTAATCCCATAGTAATACCATTGGCTCCACCCATAAGAAGTTCTTTTACACCAGACATAATAGCTCCAGTATCAATAGGACCGCCAATATTACCACCAGAGAAGTTAAATTTCATATCTTGTGCACCAGATGCTACGGATTTAATCATACCTTCAGTATCTATATCTCTAACATCATTAGAGAATGATTCAGTTAGAGTACCTACGTAATCAACTTGGAAAATAGCCGATAGACCACCGTCGTGAATAACACTATTTGCAGTATCTAGAAATTGGTCAATCCAGCCCTTCTCACCATGCTTACTAGGATCAGCTTTAGTAAAGTCGTGAACGAAACCATTATCGGTAGATGAACGGACAGCATTATTAGAGGCATCAGCTTCTGCCTTAGCTTTATTAGCTGCTTCTGCAATCTTAGCATCTAAATCTCCGCCTGACCCATCTTGAACGGTTGACTCTTCTTCTGGTTGCCACTCTTTACTGCCTTTTATTGCTCTATCTAAATAATCTTGAAAGGTTGCAATACCACTCGATTGTAAAGCGTTAGCAGCATCTTTTACATCATCGTAAATATTCTCAGATCCGTCTGGAATAGCTAAGATAGCACCATAATCATTAGCAATAGGTACACCAGTACTTCCATCATTCTCAGCTAGCTCTTCTTGCTTCCTTCTTAGGAATGCTCTATATGCTGTCTGTGGGCCTGACATAATAGCGAATATATCTAAGTAACCTGTCTTACTATTAAATATTTGTCCGCCAAGCATATCGGCTATCATCTGTAATTCGTCTTTATCTAATTGTGCTCCTAAACCGGCATCATGTAGTGTATCCTGAATTGTATCTACTGTTCTATTTTCTATAATAGGAGAGATAAGTTTAAGTTCTGTTGCTAACTGTGTAGTTAAGTTACTTACTGTACTCCAATATGTATGCATTGTAGGACGCATATAGTAATAGTCAAATCCGGTATCAAAATTAAGAAAACCGACTAGAGCTTTAACTGCCCATACGATAGCTGTTGTCCACGGAAAACAAGCAAATACTGTAAATCCACCTATAGCAGTACCAATATTATATAATGTTGGTTTTCTACCAGTATTAGCGACAATTGTATCTCCATAGTCAATAGCGGACATAAAGAAATCAATAAGGCCGTTAAACTTCTTGGTTCCAAATGTCATAAAGACTAAGTTAACGTTATCGTCAATAGCTTCGGAATAATATCTACCTAAAGACATTTGGCTATCCTCTGTAGTTGGACCTATTCCCATAAATGGTCTATTAGGACTTAAAGTAGGGTTATACCTAGGTCGTATATCAGCATATCTCGTCCATTGTGGTTTAGGGTTACACGCTAAATGACCACCTAGTCTTGTGTTACTATATTTAAAACTAGCAGTACTAAAAAATCTTCCATTGATTAAACGTTCGGTACTTAATTCTTTATTACTTATATTAAATCTTGTTCTTACCCAATCTAAGTCTAATATTTTTTCTCTATCTGTTTGTACAAATGTTTCAATAGTTTGAATATCATTTGTCATACGTTGGGCTTGTTCTACCCTTACGTAGTTTCGGAGGAGATATCCTCTTTCGTCAAAAGCCATATTAGCTCCTTAAAAAATATATTACATAGGTATCTGGTTAAGATACCCAGATACCTATGTTTTTTACATGTTACCAGTTAAGAACTCTATTAACAGGTTTCTTACTGAATTGTTTTCTTAATACATTACGTAAGATTACTAAATCTTCATTAGCACATTCTTGGTTAACAGTATTAATCTTTGTCGCACCTTCTAGATCGGCTTCTTTAATATCTAACGTTAATAAGTTACTTATACTCTCAGTGTTGATATTCTTTTCATTAAGCATATCAAAAGTATTAGCGCTATTGATACCAGGTTCTGTAACCCAGTCCCAGGTTAAAATAGCAGAAGTGTGTTTAACTAAAATGCCATTAACCACTTCGTCTTTACTAAGACTTCTAACGCTGAAAGCAACATTTCTATTAGGGTTCTCTAAAGCTTCTTTTAAATATTCACCTTTAGGACCAGAAGGTTTGATCTTACCCATAACGATAACAACATTACCATGGTTACCCATCATATTGACGCTATCTTTAGTACGCTCGAACCAAACTTCTGCTATATGAAATGCTATGTTACTCATATCGTAACCGGCATTTCTGTTAATAAACTCTGGCATAGTCATACCAGGTTTAAATTTAGGATGGTCCATTTCTCCTAATAGATAACCTTTTTTCAATCTTCTCCAGAAGAAGCTATTAGGGTTATTAAATAATGCTTCAACTCCTTTAAAAGTATAGAAAGCTTTACTACTATTAAATACATTAAAAGCGCCTAATCTTACTGTATAATAACCATTTTCATCAGGTTTAATACCACTATAATTTTCTGGTTTATAACCAGCAGCATTAAGTACTATTTTAAAATTCTCATAATCCATGTTATGTCCTTAATAATTTACTTATATCAGAAGAGGTCTCTTCTTTTTCTACTAGAGCGGATGCTAATCCGTCTTTAAAATAATTACCAACTAATTTACTAGCTGTATCTTTAAAACTTTGAATATCAGCTAGTTTAGTAAAGACTACTTTTTGGGTAAAAATATCTTCTCTTTTGGTTATACTATCTTTATATGGTCTTAAACCTGTTTTATCTTTACTTATAAGACTACTAAGTAACTCAAAACCTACAGGATCATTACCTACATTACTACCAGCATATTTACTACTGTTAAGGAATATGTTAGCAGCATCTTCATAGTTCATATACCAAGGTATCTTACCGTTATTATAAAATTCATCTAGAATATTATACATTATACTAGTATCTTGTACTAATTGGTTAGTTATAATAACTGTGCTATCCTTATTAAATTTTAACATAATATAGCTCTTATTAGAATCAGGAAGATCCTTTATATTAACCATAGAAATTTTATCAGGTTGAAGAGACTGAAAGACTGGATCATTCGTAATAGCATAGTTATTATTCTTATCTACTATACAATAGTAAGAGATAAGGTTGGTAACCTTATCTAGTAAACATAGACCTTTAGAAGTAAATCTTTCTGGGAAGATTATTCTAATTTCATCTGTAGCTATAGTTTGATCTCCTACAATTTTAAGAGATTTAGCAACCTCTTTAGGATTTCGTTTCCAAGTACTTACATCTAAAGTATCTGCCATCATTTTGCCTTTTATTGTATTTTAAATACTTTAGTCTTAGACATAAAGAAGTCAACAACAAGTTCTGTTAAAACAAAACTTATAATATCGTCAACTGTTTTATCTTCATCTGCAGCTAAGTATTTTTCACATAGTTTTATAAATTTATAATAGTTAGTAGTATCAAATAGAAGACCAGCAACTAGTTCAATACCTACTGTTTCTATACACTCTAAATTATCGTCTAGTTTAATAGAAAGTAATCTATCTTTTACTTTTTCTGCTAATACAGGGATATTATCTCCATAAGAACAATAGTTTAAAAGTTCATCTGGCATTTCACGTAGAACTTCTTCTAAACTTCTAGTATAGACATCAATAAGTCTATTTCTTCTAAATATAGGATTTTCAACTTGTGTACCAGCAACATAAGTATCCCAAAGTTTAATTAACTCTTGTTTATTAGCTAAGAGACTATCTTTAAGAGTATCACCAGCTACCTTACTATTTTTATCTTTTATAGCATAACCATAAATAGCATCTACTAAACCTATTTCATTATCACAACTATCATAAACAGGTTTAAGAACATAAATATCATATGGAGATTCTTTTACTGTTCCTAAGTAAAGTCTATTCATACCTACATATTGATCATAGGCTGCTATAGCATGGAATATATAAGTCTCAAGCTTCCAAATAATGTTATCTAGTTGTTTAGCATTAATAGATAGAGTTGAAAGTTTTTCATTTTTAAGATAAGTAGCTATTAACCAAGCTTTAAGTAGATCTTCAGCGTAGAAAATACATTCATCCTGATTTAATATGCTATTAGCTAGATTAATATATTTAACTGGTCTAGCTAACTCTGCAGATGTAAATAAATTCTTAATATGTCTATTTACAGCATTATCTGGATGTGTAACAATATCTAACTCTACCATTGGTAATTCATAATCTATATCATTAGCTTCGTTAAAGTTAATAGGGTCTTGAAATAGTTTAAGTTCTTTTGCTTCTTTTAAAAGATCAGGAAGATCAAATTCTATAATATTATATTTACTAGCAGTTGATGGTTCTCCAGAACTTAACATAAGTTTAGCGTGTTCGATAAATGATACTAACTGACCTTTAAAATCATTCTTATAAAGATTTACTTCGGACTGAAGTGCTTGGGCAACTTTAGTAACTATCATTTCAAAATCTGACCCTTCACCATCTACTGGAGCTATATTTAAAATAGATAGTCCTTTATCAACACTAAAGTCAATCGTTTTACCATTTTCTACTAGATCATTAGCTAGTTGTTCAATACTAGCATTATTTACTAATTTATTATAAACACCATACATATTATTATCCTTTAATGTTATCTCTAATTCTATTAGTAGCAATGTCTATTAACATTGGTATAGTAACGTCCATATCAATTTTTTTAAGTATATTACCTTCATCATTTTCCATAGCATATAGGACTGTTTCAACAGCTAAATTCGCTATCTTAACTAATTGCTCATTAGTCTGAACTACGTCGTTCATTTTTATCTCCTTATATATAGGGGGTTTTAATCAAAGAACCAGCCTATACTAATAGGTATAAAAGGTATAGAGACTATAAGGAATAACCCTTATAGTCTCTATATTACATTGTGTAAAAACGGATTTTATTAACCGTATTAAAGACGAAGCGAGATATGAGTAATACGATTAATAATCGATAATAAATTACGAGCTACTTTATTATCATATATAAATTAACAGGATAAAATCAAAAAGTTAAATATTGATTTTAAAATCATCATCTTTTTTATCTTTTTTATCAGGTTTTAAAATATCATTATTGTAAAATTCATCATTATCATAATCATAACATAAGGCTAAAAGTAAGGTGACCCCAATAATTGCTGCTGCCATTAAAAGACTAGTAAGTAGAATATCTTGGAATGACAGCATATGTATAGGTCCATCTATACGTTCGCCAAATACTGTAATATTTGTATCGTCCATGTGATATATCCTTATATTAATATGTACGCATATAATCTATATAAAAAAGTAATGAACTTAGATCGATGACTAATATAATATAAGGATTACATATGACATATATCATTCCTCCTATTAACACAAAAGGTGTATTTATATTTCATCCTCCCTATGCTGATGATACAAATATAAATAAAAAAGAGTATGAAGTTATAGAGATAAGAAAAATTAAAGCACTACATGATGATGGACTAGACCCTCTAAACTCTATCTATATTAAAGCAGGACTAACTAAAGAAGATTTTATAGAAGATCTTAATAATGATGTTCCTATAGTAACATTATCAGCTGATGGAGATCAGTACCTTTATATACCAGCCGATCGCATTAAAGAAATGCCAGCGATTATAGGTCATACAGCAACAGAAAGGTTAGTAACCTTATCTTTAGGCTTAATGCCAGATGACATCAATTTAGAAATGCTGTATGAAAATATTGCAATTATGGTAAATGATACAATCTCTGTTAAACCAGATCTTACCGAACATCCAGGTGGTCCAACTGTCTTAATGTCAGACGAGGATTATAATAAATATATAAAAATGATGTCTGCTCAAGCTAGATCTAATAATAAGTCTTGGAGAGTGAGATATGAAGAGATGGAACAGCTTTATAAACTTCAAAAAGTAAAAGTAGCTGAAATAGAAAAGATTCTACAAAGTTTCATGTCTGCTAACCAGAAGCCTAAGCCATAGCCATAAAAATATAGATAGAGTAGATAACCATATGGTTATCTACTCTATCGTTTATCCCATCATACCTATCATAGTAGAAGTGTACTGAGCCATCTTTCTACTATCATTAAGTACTCCTATTTTACCCCAAACTTTAAGATACTCTCTATACAGTTCTTCTGCATCTGCATAACTATCTACGATCTCTTTAAAGCTAGGTATCTCATGTCCTGCATAAATATAACCAACATCTAGTTTTATTCTTAATGTATTATAGATATATCTTTTAACGCCTAAGGTTATCAATTGTGCAACATGTGGATAATAACTAGGTTGAATATTTTCTAAATTCGCATTATTACTTAAATTAACTTTTAAGACGCCATATATTACATATGGCGGATAAGCTTCGATTAAAACTTTATTTTCACCTACTAATTCCATCCTTGCTGTTTGAACAACATTAGTACCATTAAAAGTATTTAGGAGTCGTTGCCCATCAACAACTAATGGTGATGTACATGGCATAGCACCATTACCACCATTCATATCTCCAATATAATTTCCCATAACTAAAGAATAGACTGCGACTATACTTTTATTATTTGTTAAAGTTTTAGGCACTTCTATAATAAAAGATCCTAGTTGTTCATTATAGGAGTAATCTGAAACAGCTACTGTATTACACTGTGTGATATCTATAAAAGCCATTTCACCACCTAGGATGTTCATATCTGTCATAATGATAGGTCTAATACAATCTGTCATCATTCTCTCTTCTAAAGAAATAGGAGTCCTAGATTGCTTTTGTGGAAATGCTAATTCTAAAATTTCTATTGGAATGTTCATTCTTAGAACATTGTTAAACGTATATTGTAGCGCATTCATACTGGCTCCTTAAGATATTTTCTTATTATAGCGTGTGGATCACTTGGGTCATCTTCATCTACTTCAGTTTTAAAATGTAAGTCATCTGCTGTAAATTCTTTAAAATCTTCTTTTACTTCTTGTTTTACAGATGAATTACCAGAAGTATTTATAGTTTGCATACTAGCTTCTACATTTGTATTTGCATACCCCTCACCTTCTATAGTCGATGGAACATAACTTTCCTCACCAGGGAGATCAGGAGCTACATAAAGTTTCTCTTTAAGAGATTCGTCTAAAGTATCTTTAACTATAAACGCAGACTCATGGCCCTGTAAAGGACCTTTAGTATGCAAAACTTTTCCAACTCCCCTGTTAGATAGTTTCGTTGCTACTTTAAGGAAAACAACTTCTAGTCTATCTATCATTTTAAGAACTCTTGGTGATAACCAGTGTAACCGTTTTAAGAGTTTCTTAATTCCGAAAAATATATGTGGAACAATGAATGCAACAGCTATAAGAGCTATTGAAAATACAAATTCTCCTAATATATTATCATTATCAGTATCTCTATAATCCGGATTTACACTTTGTTCAGTATATGTATTAGTATAAGGAGTAGAAGTAGATTGATAGTTATTATAGTTATTAACTTGCACATTAGTCTGGCCAGAATTCCCAGTATATCCATGTCCACTATATCCATTTGTAGTATTTTTATTATCCACCTGCACATTACCACCCATATCGCCAGGGGTATAATTTGCGGTAGGATCATCATCAACATATGGCATATCTTATGCCCTCCCTTATTTACCAATTTAAGACTTTATGTCTATATATCTCGGTATCATAATCTTTTAAAATTGTATCAAAATTTATTAACTGGTTAATAGACTCCAAGTTAATAGCTTCAGTCTCTTTAACATCTATAGAAGATTTATAACCTGTAAGTGCTTCAACCTCAGAGTTAAAGAAACTAATAATATCTAAATTTCTTTGGTTAATATTCGGTACATTACCAGTATCTAAAGATGGTATATAGACAACTACTTGGCTATCTTGCCCAACTCTCCATGCCCTGCTTATAGCTTGTTCGAATATATACATACGGAATGGTAAGTCTAAAGCAACTATAACATTAGCGTTTGTTAAAGGCACACCAGTAGATAGTGATTTATATGTTGTAACCAAAGGATTAACATTCTTATTATCTATAAACCTTTTAACCTCTTTATTAAGATTTTTAGCATATTCACCATAGACTAATGCCATATCATATTTTAAATTGGCTAATACACTTCTAGCTGCTTCACAGACATTAATATAGTTACTAAAAATGATTGTATCTTTTATAGTACTATTAAGTAAAGCTTCATAATCTAGATTTAAAGCTATATCAACATGACATTTTATTCTAGCACCCATAACGATTTTTCCAAGACATTCACCTTGTACTTTAAGCATTGGGTATTTTATTATAGTTTTAACTTCGTCCCACTGCTTACCTAACTCAGGTGGTATATAACTTTTAATTTCACGTTCTATAGTATTAGCTAATGCCATTTCATTACTTATAAAACCTAACTGTTTTTTCTTATAGGCTTCTTGAATAGTAGCTACTAAATTTCTATATTGTCTTATAGAATATTTTGACTTTTTATCAAATCCATTCTGTGCTGCTATAGTTAAACAAAGTTCATAGGTTTCAACTGTTTTAGGCATTGCCTTTTCAATTTCCCCAATCCGTCTATTAATAAATTCTCTCATTTGCTCTCTAATAGCAGGAAGAGTATAATCTTTACTATTTTTAAGCGTTATTGGAATATATGTTTTAATAACCGGTTCTAATACAGTTTCTTTCTTTTCTATAACATAAGTCATTTCGTTATATCGACCTGGTAGTATAGATTTAAAAAATTTATTAGGGTTAGAATAGACAGCGTATAGTCTATTATAAAGTTCACCTTTAAGTTTACCATCGATAAACTTTGCCATATTAATAATCTCAGTGCTATAGCTTTTAATAGGTGTACCTGATAATAGGAATAGGTTTTTAGTAAATGAACGATCTATAATATCTTGTAATAATATAGTACGCTTAGATTTAGTATCTGCAAAGTTATGAGATTCATCGACTATTATAGTTAATTTAGGCCCTGCTATCTTAGGTAAAATACCATAGAGTTGTTCTAGTCCTTCATAATGGACAATAATAAACTTTTCATTGTTATAAACAGCTGGTGATTTTACAGACCAGGTACTATTTTTACTAGGGTCTTTATAAAGATTATCTTTACCTGGCATAGCTATAGATTTTAACCAAACCTTTTCTAATGTAGGTAATGGACAGATTACTAAAACCTTTTCACTATGTAACATTTCTGCGAATGTAAGCGAAATATTAGTTTTACCAAGTCCTGGAGCTGCACCAATAGTTAACCCACGATACCCTGTTCTATATTTATATTTTTCATAACTATCGAATAATGCTTGTTGATACTCAAAAGGAGTATGAATCATTTTCTCTTTAATCATATCATAGTCAAGCTTATTATCTATATCGTATTCTCTATTCTCTTCTACTCTTGTTTCTAAGATACCTATAATTTTATTTAATGCTTTAATGTTAACTCCATATATAGGGCGTTTAACAGTATCTTTAAACATCGATATAACTTCGTATACAAAAATAGCTGGGAATATTATCTCAGTTCTTCCTATAGATGTAAAGATATTATCCAGATTTTTTTCTCCATATCGATTTAAAGCATTTCTAAACCCAGTCATACCAACAATGGTATATTGTTCTTTAATTTTATCATACCGAACATCGGTAACAAATAATCCTTCGAAAAATCCCATGTTTACCCTTTCTAAATAGCCGTAAATCACTAAAGCCCCCGGGAAATCCTTATGGCTGAGCAAAAAATGACCTTGAAAATAAAGGAGAATATATGGCTAATTTTGATAGCTTATATAGAAAAGTTGGTATCACCAAGTTGATCCATTTTCTAGAGCCTTTAATTATTAAGTCAGATAGTTTTATATTCCCAGATAGAAGTATCCTATACTGGTTTAAACCATCAGACGGAATAGAAATTCCTTCTAGAGTTGTTCCATATCTTAATAGAACAAATAAAGTAAATGTAATAACACCTATTAAGTTTGGAAGTAAAGTAGAAGGAAGTGTTAAAGAGACTAATGATGTTAAAGAAGCTTTTAAGATAATGAACAGAGAAGAGAAAAAATATAAGTTCTTACCTCCTAATGTTATTGAACATAAAGGAGATTTTATTATCTACAACTATGGGCTTCTTAACTATCTTTATAGTTATGCTGGAGATCCTAATATTAATCTTCTTAAATATAATAATGTTGCTAATAGAATGCTAGATGATCTTAAGTCTATGAACGACTATAATAGATTTATCTTAATAGAAATGCCTAATAAACTATTAAGTATGTCAGAATTAGATAGCTTTGCTAATAAACTAACATCTGGTAATGTTAATAGACTAGATAGTAAATATTTTAACCTAATAGAACTATGGAAATGGTTAACACCAGCTACTAAAGCTAATAGTATTTTTAATAGGATAGCTAATACTAAACTAAATAAAACAACATTAATTTTATCTATAGAAAACAGAATGATCGTAATCAATTTAGATTACCTATTTACGTTAATAGAAGAATATAACAGCTCTCAATATGTTGTAAATACTGAAAGTACTATTAACGATTTCTTAATGTTATTAGGAGCAACATCTATTAACTTAGAAACATCTGAATATGTTAAATCTAAATATAATTCATCTGTTATAAGATACTTAATATATATTATGATGTTTAAACTAGTAACTGGTAAACCTTTAGATTTTAATAAAATAGATGGTGATAAAATAAACGATATTGCTATAGCTAAAGCAATGAAGATGGCTAAGAAGGTAGAGAAGGATAATAAACTCTCTATGAAAGATGTTCTAGATGCTTATATCCAAGAGACTAATGACGATATAATATCTTTAGACGATGATACATTTATACCAGAAACATCTGATGTAGATTTTGCGAAACTTGACGCAATGGATGCTGAGATAACTGCTAACACTAATAAAACATTTGCTTCTATAGAAGATCTTAAGAAGTATAATTATAAAGATGATCTTAAGGTTAAGGTAATATCAGAACTAGATTACTTATTAGCGACTAAAGCTATTTCAAAAGCAATGTACGATAGTTACTTAGAAGCTTTTAATAAACAAAACCAGCTGAATAATCCATATATGTTAGGTAAAGATGGTGGAGATATTGAAACAGCTCTAGATAGTAGTTTTGATAACTTTGAGATTAACGACATAGATGCTACAATAACACCTAATGTTATGATCTTCGACGAATCTGTTAATAAGAATATAGCAGCTACTGCAGAACGCCAATATCTTAAAGAACAATTTAGAAAAGATATTATAAGGGTTGTTTACTCTTTACAAAACTTAAATAACATTATCTTAGATTATGATGTTAAAGAAGTATTCGATATTACTGGTGGCACTGAAGAACATACGATACAAATCATGTCACTATCTGGTAAGAAAACAACATTAAAATTCGATATACCTTATATAGACGAATATGGTGTATTTACAGTTAATGGAGTTGATTACTCTTTAAGAAAACTAAGGGCTGAATTACCTATAAGAAAAATTGATGCTACAACTGCGTTACTTACTTCTTATTATGGTAAGATGTTTATCGGTAAAGCTTTTGAAGCAGCTGATAGTAATATAGGCAGATGGGTATATAAAAACCTAAGAGCTAAAGAGACAGATACTAATAAAAAATATGACCCTAAATGTAGTTCTGTTATTGCTATAGGTGTTGAAATACCAGATGCTGATATACCAATTCTATATGCTCAGATAGCAGCTTTCGTTAAGAGTTTTGATTATGGTAATTATAAATTTAACTTTAGTCACCATGAGAGAAACAGATTATTAGATGGTTATACTATTGCAGATATTGAGAAACTTGAAACTACATATAATGGTGTAGTAGTTGGTACTGTTAATGATAACTTCCTAATTATGGACTTTACAAATAACATTTACGAACTAAAAGGTTCTAAATTAGATTTAATAGGAGATTTCTATAGTGTTGTAAATATAGATACCTCTGATATACCAATTGAGTTCGTAAGAGTAGGAATTTTAAAAGAAGCTATACCAGCTGTTTTAATATTAAGCTACTATTTAGGTTTAGAAAACCTATTAAAACTATTAAATACTAAATATACATTAGCTAATAGTAAAGGAAAGTTAACCCAAGATCAATACGCTATTAAGTTTAAAGATAAAACATTAATAGTAGATAAAGATAATGGGCTATCAGATCTTATAGTATCTGGTCTTTTAGCTATGAATAAACTTTTAAAAGATATAGAACTAGCTAGTTTTAATAAACGAAGTAACTATAATATTATCTGGCATAAATACTTTAGTATGTATAGTAATTTAAGTAGCTCTGTTAAATATGTTAATGAAATTAATATATTAGAGACTATGTACATCGACCCTATGACAGCCAATATCCTTAAACAGATAAAAGAACCAAATAACTTTCCAGCTTTAATTATTAGAGCTTGTGAAATGGTTGTTGATAACAATTATAGACATCCTAATAATATTAACGACATGGTTCTTAAAGGATATGAGAGAGTAGCTGGTATGATTTATAAGGCATTAGTTTATGCTTATAAAGACTATGAGAATGCTTCTGCCTTTAGTAAGTCTAGAATCGTTTTAGATAGATATGCTGTTATGCAAAAGATAATGGGAGATAATAGTAAAATTACTCTAGATGATCTTAACCCAATAGCCATGATTAAACAAAAAGAAGATACTACTTACCTAGGTGATGGTGGCAGAAATAAAGATGGTATGGTTAAAAGAACTAGAGAGCTTAATGAAACTGAAATAGGTGTCATTTCAGAATCCACTAAGGATAGTGGATCAGTAGGTGTAACTGCACATATGACAGCTAATCCTAACTTAATATCTATTAACGGATTAATAGGTAATAATAAAGAAGCAGAGTTAAAATGGGAGAACATGTTAAGTACTCCTGGAATGTTAGCACCATTTGGTTTAACAGATGATGCGAAGAGGCTTGAGAAAGTTGGGTCTCTATAAACCTTTCTAATTGCTGGGACGCTTTAAAATGCCAATCAGCAGCGAAGACCTTATATAAGGTAACGTTCACAGACTAGTAAGACTATAGTCAGAATACTATAGCATACCGTAAGGGAAATGGAAGGATCCTATAGAAATATAGGATAAGATATAGTCGGGTCTTATACGAAAGTATAAGTGTTATGCAACTTCTCTGCGATTATGAGCTCGCACATTATTGCTATCGATAATATGACTGCTTCGAGAATATTAACAGGTTATGAAACTATCATACCTATTAAGGCAGGCCCTAAATTTGTTGTTACCGCTGAAGAGGAAGGTACAGTAATTAAAGTTACTAAGTCTGAATTAACAGTTGAGTATAAAACAAAAGGTAAAAAGGTATATAGACTTTATTCATGGACATCTAAAGAAGAAGCCGGATCTTGCTATACACATGAGATGGTCCCTAACTTTAAAGAAGGAGATCTCTTTATTAAAGACGACTCTTTAGTCTACGATAGACTATTCTTCGAACCTTGTGTATTTAACCCAAGAAGAGTTCTTTATAAACAAGGAACTATGGTTAATGTTATGCTATCTGAAGATCCACAAACATGGAATGACTCAATAGCCATTAGTAATGAACTACATACTATCTTAGGAACAACATTAACTAAAGTTAAATCACATGTAATAGAGAAAACAGATAATGTTCTTAATCTTGTTCAGATAGGTGCTAAAGTAGATCCAAACACAACTTTATATACAGTTGTAAATAGTGATATACCTATAGATAATACTCTAGATGAGAAAGCATTAAGCATCCTAAGTGAATTAGCTGTTACCTCTCCTAAAGCTAAAGTTAAAGGAACAGTTAGTAAGATTATTGTATTCTATAACTTTGATCCAGAAACCGCTAGTGATTCTATAAAACAACTTATAGAATATTCTGATAAGGTACTTATGAAAGCTACTGGTTATTCAGGTAGAGTAGGACCTGGATATAGTATCCAAGGTAAATTATTAGAACCTAACAGTATAGAACTTAAAGTCTATATAGACGTTAAAGAGACTATGGGTACAGGTGATAAATGTATCGTTGGTAACCAGTTGAAATGTACAGTTGGTGAGGTTTTTGATTATAACTTAACAACTGAATCTGGAGAAAAGATAGACGCTGTCTTTAGTAACTTAAGTATATCAGCGCGTATTGTTAATAGTCCTAACTTAATAGGAACTACGACAACACTTCTTAAGAAAATAGAAGATAATGTACTTAAGATGTACTTTGGATAAAAATAAAAAGTTAATAGAGATCTAGAGAGAACATATGTTCTCTCTAGATCTTTTTATTAGCCTGTTAAAGGCAATTGAGAAGCTACAATAGGAGTAACTATATTAGATAGTCTCTTACCGTAATCTTCAGCAACTAAAGATTGATATCCTGGTACCATACGATTAATATCGTAACGACCAGATACTTTTTCTTTAGCATATACTAATGCTTGATTTACAACATTCTTTACGTATGTATCAAATGTATATAAATCATTACCAGATAAAGTTGATCGAAGGCGCGAAATCTTGTTTTCAACTTCATCGGTAAGTAATCTGACCTTTGGACCAGGTATACTGAAACCTATAGCCATATTTTCCTCCTTTCCGGATAACATATGTGCTACCCTAAGATAAGAGAAGTAGAAGGTAATATTACCTTCTACTTCTCTATATTTATAATATATAACTAAAAAGAAATGACCTTGATAATTAAAAATGCTAGAGCATAAGGATGTTATTCCTTATGCTCTAGTTGTTGTTCTAATACCGCTAATGATTGTACGCCTTGAGCGTTTACTGGTTCTGGATTAAGATGTATCATACCAGCTTTATCTATTATCATACCTTCTTTAGTATAGTTAATGATATGCTCTTCAGCTTCTATTACGACACTCTTTTTAAATTTAATATGTGCGTTACCTTCTTGATCTGTTTTACAAAATTCTATAGCGTTAGCTAACATTAATAACTTAGTTAAAACCATAGGATCTAGTGCTTGTGCTATTTGAACTAATCGTTCTGTATGTTTTTCTAATTGCATATTACGTTTCCACTCCCTGTCATTAAGACACCACCACAAACGACAGCGTCTCCTAATCTTACTAAACCTAAACCATTAACAGTCACATTAGGACTACATCCTCCAGCTGCTCTACTATGAACTGGAGAAGGAGAAGGCGAACCATGTGGTATAATACTGTCTCCTAATCTATGCGCCCCTATGCTATTAATAGTAACATTCCCACTACAACCATCTGTATTAGTAGGCGGAAAACTACCATGCCCCGAAGCTATATCAGCTCCTGACCCTCTTACTGCCGGTGGCATCTTTAATACTCCTTTTGAAAATCTAAAAGATTCTCTATTGTATATTTTTTATTATGTCTATAGATAGAGTGTTTAACAGGTATACCTTCTACATAACTAGTATCTGACTTAATATACTCTTCTAAGAAGACTCTAGTATCTATATCGTTATTACGTATAGCCATAATAGAAACATCTTCACTAACCTCTTCTTCTTTAAACATTAATGTACATTCAGCTGTAGTTAAAGTTTCTAACATTGCCTTATAAATTTCGAATGTTTCAACTTTATAATTAAGTTTTAAAGCATCTAAAGTTAATGGTGGTGTAGCACCATCTTTACCTTCTATTTTAATTACTTCCCAAGTATAATATTTCCTATGTATAGTAAAGTCAAAAGTTTTAGTAGCATCTCTATAGCGACCTACTGCTTGCCAATTAGAACCATCTAACTTAATCTTCTCTCTAGGCATTAGGTTGTTTTGGCAAGAAGGTTGGTTATTAAGTGCTAATACAGTACCTGAAATAACTCCATTATTATCTATAGATAAATCTAATGGTATATCTCCTGTTAACCACCAAAGTATATGCTCTTTAAAAAGCTTAGTCTCTGCTGTCTCTACAGTGTGTTTATAGATATGAGTTTCCCAAGGGTTCTTAGCATGGTATAGACCAGATTGATTAGGTAATAAACCTGTAGTTATTATTGTAGATTCCATGCTCTTATTTCCTATTAGTTAAGTTGTATTAATGGCGCTGACATTGTCATAGTACCACCAGATTTACAATTAGATGTTCCTGAGGCTGATAGATTATAAGCACCGCCTACTTGTGTTGTTTTATTACCAGAAACTTGGCCAGACTGATTACCGCCTATAGATTCTTTATCCTCTGATGAAATTTCTACAGTTCTATTAGCACCTATAGTTTCAGTATGATCATTTCCAGTTTTAATATTCATATTGTTATCATGGGAAATAGTTATATCCTGGTTGATACGAATATTAAGTTTGCCTTCTGGAGAAATAAGTTCAAAATAGTTACCTTGGAAATCTACTAAAGTTACTTTACCCTCTTCAGTATTTATTACAACATCATAAGCAGAAGCTTCACCATCATTATTAGAAGTATGTAAAACTAACTCTTTATTTTTTGTATCTACCATAAGATAATATCCCTCTTCACCTTTAGCTGCATTAACAGTTGAGGCATCTTTATTAGAGAAATAGTAAATAACCTTTTCTTTCTTCCTCATATTTGTACCAATAGAAGACCAAAAGTATTCATCATTACCACCCTGTTGAAATAGATGGACCATCTCTCCAATAACAACATCAGGCGCAGTTATTCTATTAGAGTTATATAACCCTATCCACTTCGCAGTAACTGATTTACCTTTATCTAGATTAACATTAGTAGTATTACCTTTAACATCAGTATACTCTAGATTAATTTTCTCTTTTTCATTATAGTCACCTTCTAAAGATGGCATAGACTCGACCATAGTTATCTCTAGATCAAAACTATCTTCTACCTTATCTTTAACAGCTTGACCTATACCAACATATCTAAAATTGCTATTTAATGCTTCCATACTTTTCCTTTTTCTTAATAAGGTCCTAATTCTGAAATTAACATATCAGAATGTTTATAAAATCCTATTGCCTCTAGAACCGCATACATCATACCACAGTTATCTTTTACAATACGTTTATAATCAACACAACCAAAAATTTCATCTGGGAGACCTCTACCCTCTATAAGAGTTAATGGTGGCCTAAATGTTCCTATATATTTTTTATTATATTTAACCATAGCTTTACGTAATCTATCTGCTAACTCTTTATCTTCTAGATTATCTATATATTCCTTCATTCTTGCTGGTGTATCTAATGTCGTTGGCACTTTAACAATCATGTAGGTTGGATCTGGTGCAGGACCATATTTAGGTTCAAATACTTCTCCCCATAATAGATGGTGAAAGAATGGAGTTAACTCTGGTTTATCAGAATCTTTATAAGCTTTCTGATCTTTAATCTTATCTATAGAAAGAACAGAAGTATCAGCTGCTTTAACTCTTGATATAATCTCTCTTTCTGTATCGGCTACTAATTTAACATAACCAAATATATCTAGTTTCTTTCCTTCTCTTAAAGTAGCTCTAATATCGTTAATCATACCATGACCAATATCTCTATAATGCTGAGATACGTTAGATGCTATAAGATGCACTCCTTTAAGCTCTAGTTTTGGTTTTTCAAAAACGTTACCTTCTTTTACAGCTACATCTGCAAAATAATGTTTACTAGCATTCATCGTTACGAATGTATTCCACATGAACTCATTTTTCATTTTAAGAGACTCAAATCTAGAGACATCAATATTCATACTACCAGATAAGATCTTAATGTAATGATCCATAACCTGAGTCGCTATAGTCATAACAGAAGAAGCTATGGCTATAGGATTAGTAACAGTATTAGATTTTGTATAATACCAATCAACCCATTCATCATATGTCGCACATGTACTATCTGTATCTGAAAGAACAATACATCTTCTCATAAGCTCTTTAATATATGCTATATTAACAGGTGCGGTATCCGTAACAAATAATATTCTTATAAGATCTTTATAGGATGTTAGAGTCTCTGCTATATATTTAGCAGAGGATGCTAAAACATCCATAGTCTCTGTTCCTACCATCTTTTCATAATCAACTGCCATTCCTTTAATAAGATCTGAACAGATATTATGTATATGGGATTGAATACCTTCTTGAACATTATTAATATCATTAAGTTCTGTTTCCGGAGTTGTATAACCTTTTCTGGTTAAAGAGATCTCTTCTAAAAATTTAATAGTTAACTCTGGGTTATATTTTCTAAAATGATAAAGATCGTTAGTATACATAACTGCACCTAGTTCTAACGGAGTTAACTTTTCTAGATAACTTCTTATATATTCTAACTTATCTGGAATATTCCAAAAATACTCTGTAGATCTAACTACCATTTTCATAACACCATCGACATCAGGTGTTCGAATATTATATTTATTAAACACTCTTTCTAGTTCTGTAAAATCAGTATTAGTTAATACAGCTGTTATATAATTTATAACCGCTTCAGGTGTATTAAAGATCTTATTACCAGACACTATTGATTCTGTAACTGCATTACCTATCGATGCAACACAACGTGTTGTTGATGTTAATGTATAGTGTGCTGATGGGTTATACAAGATTGTACTTTTAGAAGCATATGCACCAGATAATGAGTTATTAAAAATCTTTCTAGTAGCTTGCATATTATCATAATACGCTGCTTTCTCAGCATCTCCTGTTTGAGTATAATAAAACATAAGTTTCTTATCTTCTTTTCTTGCCTTAATGTTAACATTAATAAATTCCGCATGTAAAGACTTTTTAATAGTAGGATGGACATATGTTGTAAATGATGGCACAATAACTTCTTTATTATCTTGTGCGCTTTGAATATAATCTAATAAAGTTGTTTCATCTACAGAGACATCACCCTTTTCATTTCTATGGTTAAATCTAACTATCGGATCTTTAAGATCGTAATTCTTAAGAGCTTCTTTTAACTTCATAGCTGCAGTAGCTCTATCGATACCTTTCATCTTAGAAATGAATGTTATAGCTTGTCTTGCATATTCTTTCTTAGGGTTCATATGTACTAAATATTCAGGTGTAGGTTTTTTAAAGACATACATATCCACCATATTGTTCTCCTTATCGAATAATCACCGATTGTTAAAAGGACAAAAATAAAATAAGTGTAGATAGAGAGGTAATACCTCTCTATCTACATTTTCATATGTGTTATTTTACAGTTCTTGAAACCAAGTTCTGTAAGTTTATCCGCTACCATTGAAATATCTGTTGTGTTAGCATTAGGTATTTCAATTACCAATTTAAGTTGTTCAACTTCTACAACGCTATCGCTATCGATATATTCCCATGGAATAAGAACTGTTTGTTTATTAACACCTTCAAATAGAATATAAGTTAGATCTTCTATGTTATATTCTTGTGTTAAATAACGACTCATCTTTTCGTGTAATGTATAGATATCTCTATATGTCATTGCCTGGCTAGCAGTTAATATAGCAACTACTTTCATGCTTCTGTAAACGCCACCTAACTCTGTTGGAGCTAGTGTTACAAAGTCATATCGTTTATGTGGTTGTACCATCTGAATAGTCCTCTCTGTTTTGGAAATTCATAGTTAGAGTATCATGATATATAAAAGTAATATCCTGTATTGGAATATGATTAACGATTATCATTTCTCCATACTCTTCCATAGTCTCACGCAACAAAACTGCTAATGCTGAAGGTTCAACAACTTGCTGGCTTAACTTATAAAGATCGACTGTTAGCATTTTAAGTTTTTCTCTAGTTTGTTCTAGAGTCATATCCATCTGTGCTCTTCTAGCCGATGCTGTAACAAAGTCTTCGATAAAAGCTGCTACTTGTGTAGGATGAACTTGTGACATAACTTCTAATATACTCATCATGTTATCTGTTATAGGAAGACTAATGAGATCTGATTTATTCATCTGGTCCTCCTAACTCAGTTTCATCATATGTACAAGGCTCTAGACAATTAGTTATAGTACGTTCTAATTCTACTGGTCCTATACTTATAAGATCGTCCATAGGAATAGCAGCTACTATTACACTTATCGACATTTCATATTTAAATGTTCTTCGATATTCTCCTAGATCAAGACTTTTAAAAGATGCTGGATCTGTACGTGCCATAGCCCATTTAATAGGAAGATATTGAACGCTATTTTCAGCAGTTGAATAGTCCCAAGTTATTCCATTATCTTTAAATGCTTTTATTATAGCTTCTAATACTTTATCAATAGCTCCATTGATACTTAGTTGCTCTAATGTTTCCCTAGCTGTTAATCCAGGGTATCCAAATGGAATAGAGTTAGACGTAATGAATTCATTCAGATGGTCTAATTGAATATCTTCAATATTATATCCATAAACATCATAACTTCCATCCATATAACATAGCAACCTTTTATGTGTCCATAAGATTGTATAATAGTCTACAAAGAACCTGAATAAAAGAGTATTCTTTTGCATATGTAGAAAATTATTATGTTTCTCTATCTCATCGACATAAACATTGTAAGCATCAGTAAGATCTATCTCAGCTACGCCCATACGAGGAAGACCTTGATAAGATAAATAGTATTGCCTAAGATAAAGCGATACAAAATCTGAAGGTACTACATCGCTTATTACCATAACTTACCTCCTAGAGTTTTCCAACCTCTAATTTTAACTCGTTATCTGTCTCGATCACTCTTTCAACTTTAAGTTCTTTATATATCGGTCCAAATAGTTTAGTTAATTTAAATTCTAACCAATCTATTATTTCCATAAACCTTGTATTAAAATCATCCTCTTTAATAATTTCAAAAAGTTGGATAGGATCTTTCTTAGCATCAACCCCTACAAGAAAGTCTAATGCACGTACCATAACTTCATTATATAGATTTGCTTGTTTTAGTCTATCCGTACTATAATTAGAAATAATGTAACTTTCTAAATTAGCACCATGGATAATTCTATCTTTTAATCCCTTTTTATAAGGGGTTAAATCTATAGTTTCGATTTTCATGTTCACTCCTTAATTTTACAATTATACTACTGTTTTCTAATAAACGATAGTATAAGATGCTTTCCAATTCTGTAATTAACTTTATGAAAAAGCATTAGTCTTTTTTCCATAAGAAAGTTAACAGAATAACATCGAAAATAATATTCAAGAACTGGGTTGAGAATATTCAACACCCAGTTCTCTATAAAATTTCGATATGTTTTTAAACTAAATTGTCTAAACTTATCGTCTATCCAATTTTGATCACTTAGCTCTGTTAATATCATTCTGGTTAATGCACCAACTGGATATTCTAAAGAGCCATTATATGTAAAATAAGCTAATACATATTTAGAAATAATCTTTTCTAAAATTGATCTTTCTAAACTATCTAAATCTAAATTGATTTTAGGATAGATAATATTATGTATACAATCATTAAGATACTGATCTGTAAAAATAGTATCTAATGTTAACATAATACTAACAGGTTGATAATCACTAGGTATCTCACCTCTCTCTCCTAAAATTTCATATAGATCTTCATTAGCTTCTTCGTTAATAATATCTAATTGGTTAATATATGTTATAACCTCATTATGCTTATTAACCATAGTTACCTTTCTAATAATCAATACAGTATTCGCCTGCTTTAACACTTGCATACTCTGGAATATGAAGAACCACTCTCTTCGATTCTTTATATCTATAGGATGCTATGTCTCCTAAAGTATAAACATGTATATCATAGTTCTCTATACTAAATACGAGAACTTGGTTCTGTAAGATAGGCATAGCTGGTAAGAAATAATCTTCCCATATGCTCTCTAAAAACTTAATAACACCAGAGTGATATTCTTCTGGAATAATATCGAAGAAATCCTCTTTTACTTCAGATTCTAGATCAGACTTACCGGAGTACTGATATAGTTTCCAACTTACAGGCGCACCTTCTTTTAACACTAATCTCTCATCAGGTTTTTGATATAACTTAAAAAAACATGGATCAGACTCTTCTATAACTTTACAACGAAAGTATTTGAAGAACATATACCATGTGCATATCAATGGACTGATTTGAGAATCAACGAGTTCATAATCACCAGCAATGTTCTTAAAGTTCCTAAATAGATGTTCTATCTTAACGAATCGTATATCTATAGGAACCTTAAATAGGTATCTATAATCGTCCTGTTTGATCTTGTAATTTCTTATCTCATTCAGTGGTCTTGGATTTTGAAATGTGGATCTCATTGTTTGGCTATCCTTTTTATTAGTATTACATTATCAATTACACTATACTTTTTATCGGCCCTAAGTTCAACACTTATCTCGACTTTAGAGCCATTAAGGCTGTCTCTAAACTCTTGAAGAGCATTGAAGATAATATCACTTCCGTATATGCAAACATTGCTTAAACGGTCAATATCATATTGCGATATCTTTAGGTCTTTATTAATATCAGTATAAGGGGCTTCTACGTTAAATCCGAAATCTATTAAGATCTCTTTAAACATATCTGCTAGAATAGTAATGCTAGAAAGTAATAAAACAGAATGCCTATAAAAAGGTAATCCTTCTAAAACTTCGTATGGAAGATAAAGTCTAATTTCATCAAGCGACATAAATCTCTCCCCCTATATAGTATCACGTATTAAACGCTTTTCTAGAAGATAATAATTTCAACTAGAGACAGAGATCTAATGTCTCTGTCTCTAGTCTATTATCTATTAAAAGAACATATCAGTTTCTTCGTCCATTGACGCATGAACAGGCGCCTCTATCATAGTAGCCTTAAGATCGTTTTGCCTTTGAGCTGACGCTTCATTTAGCTTAGACAACTGGTTGATCTCTTCTTTAAGAAGACCAGATGAAGCTACTATATGTATTGGGAATGCATTTTCTCCAAACTTATCAAAAACATTTTGATCTACCACTTGGCCAATCTTATGGTGTAATACATTAAGATTAAAGGCTACGTCTAAACCAGGAGCTGTTAATGTTCTAGCTACTGTTGGTAGACAATACTCCGGAAGTTTAATATCCCCTGCTCCTTTATGGAAAGAGAGCGAATATAAACCTGGAGGTGTTTTAATACCTTTATAATCTTGTTGGTTAATGAAGTTAGCCATGTCTGTCGAATCGAGAGATTCATTATCTCCAGATAGGAACAATGACATTACGCCCATTACATTGCTTATACGTTCGTTAGCTTTACGTTCGCCAACAGTTTGAGATGCATCCATCTCAGCATTGTTAACGTAATAACTTATAAGACATTTACCTTTAGTAACTGCTTTATGGTTAAGTGTTGCAATAACTGCTTGAGTATTACGAAGTTTAAGGGCATCACCTGAGTCTCCTATAATGATAGCGAAGCAAGGAATACCTTTTTCCATAAGAGCATCAACAACCCCTATTAAACCGCTACCGCCTGATCCGCCAGATGTACTTGCTATAACACATACGAATGTATTTGTTTCTCTCTTAGTAAGTTTAATACTATCTAAGAAATCAGGAACGTTAGCAAGTATTTCAGCTGCCAGCACGCTTCTGTCGCCGCCTGCTCCGTTGATAACATTCTTGTCATTTGATGCTAATCTTTTAGTTTGGTAGAATGTTCCAATCTGTTCAATATTGTCATAATTGTTTCTACTAGTATCCATAAAGTGGAATTCTACATCCGCAAAACCACTTCCTAGATCTCTTAAACTCTTAAGTGCTTTATCAGAGGCATTAATGCCTGCTCCACCGATTCCGAGCACTATTAACTTATTAGTTGCCATATTTAAGTCTCCTTTTAACTTTTATATTTTTAAAGGTCATTACCGCTAGAACGATTACGTAATTCGTTCTGTAGGCAATTAATCGCAATCTTAACAGCATCGTGTGTTTCACTATCTTCGCATAGATCGACTATCTCCTCTAATCTCTCTATGACATCTTCTAGCTTACAACATACTAATGCTGTATTATCAAATGTTAACCCACCGTAGATTTCAGTTGGGCAATCATCTTCATCCTCATAGTCGATGTCGACTTCTTCATAATCGTCATCGTCATAGCCATTATATGTGCTCATAACTCATCCTTGTAATAAAATTTTAGATCTAATGTTTAGGGTATTCATACTCTCTCCTTTATATTTTTAAATTAAGAAGTTTTACTCTTCTATATAAAGAATATATAACCATGTTAAAATAAAGGTTATAGTATAAAATATCATAAGAGACCCTATAGACATTAGCTTATAGGGTCTTAAAGTTTTTAATTAGCAGATAGATGCTTAAGTACAAAATCTAAAGTATCTGTAGCAGCACTATAAGATAGTGAACCATCTGGCATAATGTAATAAGCTTTAGAATTTAAAGCGGTATCAATTTCTTTAACAGATTCTTTAGTTAAAACAGCATTAAAAGACACTGTATCTCCATCATACGTACCATTCTTTGTGCCTAGATCAATTAGCACAAACTGTCTTTAACAGACAGCTTATAGTTTCCTATAAGACTAGACTATATCTCTTGTGTAATAAAATTACATAAGTTACTACATTTCGATTTAAGGGATTCTCACCCACCCACTTGGGCCCTACTCCTGTTGCCGTTTATTTATCGGGGTCGGCTTAAAGGATAGTCGTTGAACTCAAATGTTTTACTAAACTGAATTTAGCATTCACATTCTTCGCTGCGTCGGTTGCCTATATATCTAATAAAGTTTTTACCATGCTATACGCTTCCATTACTGGGTATAGTGTTATAGTGTATTTCTACCTATAAGTGGTATCTATTAGCTTTAAGGGTTTCCCGCAATTAGTAGTAAATGACAATATGAATACTAACTAACTAGCTAGTATTCTGGATTTATCGCCCCCAAGTGCTCCCAAATGTTGAACGGACGCTGCTAAACTTCCCATAAATTTCTCTCCATCTACAGGGTATTCTGGTAAGTCCATAACTTCGTTATCTATATAGACTTTAACTTTTCTACCTATAACAGTTGTTTTAAGATAAACTCCTGAAGGATAGATAGATCCTAAGTTAATAACTGGATAACGAGTTACTGTGCCTTTAGTCTCTCTAGCTGCTTGAGCTACTGAAATATAAATCAATTCTCCATATGTTATTGGTCTAAGTTTACTAACATTTACACCAGCTGGAATATTGTTAGTATCCTTAATAACATAGATCTCTTTACCTCTATCTTCTACTAGAGCAATATAATCATCCCCTATTTTTGCATAGTCGTTTTTAATAACATCTTGTTTAAGTTTATTAAAGATATTATTAAGACCTTGTGCTGTTGTCCAAGCTTCTTTATCTTTAGAAGATATAGTTTTAAACGTAGTTTTCATAGTTTTACTATCTATAACTGTTACGTTATTAGAAGCAGGTGTTGCAACATTAAAGATAAAGTACTTATTAACATTAAAAATAGCTAATGGCAATATAGATTTAACAAATTGATAAAGACCAACTGTAGTGTCGTTAAAAGATATTTTATTAGGGTCTTTAAGATCAGAAACTACATTAGGTAATGCTGTAAGAACATTACGTGTGCCATCCATAATACCACGTGATGCCCATTTAGCTTGCATAAACCCTCGCTTACCATCTATAAGGTTTTTAATATAGAAGAATATATCCATTGCAATATTCTGGACTCTATAACGATAAGGATCAAATTGTGATAAACGATCTTCTCTAATAGTATTATTACGAATACCATTAACTGCCATAATCATTCTAGAATAAATGTTATTAATTTCATCTTGTGTTGGTCTACCTTTAGAATCTTCTTCTATATCTCTCATACCAGCTGGTAGAACATAGAAATATCGAATAAGGTTTTCAGGCCGTAAGGCTTTCTTAACTACTTCTATAGATACAGAACGAGATTTAGAAGTCCTTGTATCAAATTCTACTTTAGGTAGTGTTCGCATAAAGAAGTCAAAGCCTGTTTCACCTTTAGGATCTTCTACAAATGTTTTAAGTTCATTATTAAAACTAGCTTTAACTTTACCAGACGCTACTTTATCGAAAATAGGATCTAAGCCTATTAAAATCTTATAAGCAAAAGGATGTATAATATTCATTTTTAAATCTATATATCCTGGTTTCATAAACCTAGTAGCAGTATCACGTTGTCCAAAAATTACTTCTGAAAAAAGTCCTTTAGGATCATATACTTTACTATTAGATTCGTATATAGCTAAGGATGTGACTTCTTGCATATCTCTAAGCTGCTCTGGCTTAATAGTTAGAAAATCAACATTAAAAAGTTTATCTACAAATGAAGCCATTTTTCCTCCTTTATGAATAGGGATGTTAATCAAAAAAGCCCTGATATCCTAGGGTTTTTGACTGATCTAGGTGGTAAGTTATATAAACTATCTTAGATTAGAAATTAATATAAGGAGACGTCATGGCTAAAAAAGACGACTTTGACGATATAGAAGATTTCGAAGATTTTGACTTTGACGATCTAGACGACGAGTTTAACGACGAAGCCAGTAAGACGGCTAGTTCCTCTAAAAAGAAAGATAAGAAGAATGCTAGGAAAGCTGTCGAGAGCGTTATAAAAGATGCTTATGATGCAGCTAAAGACAATATAAAAAGCAAAAGTGTAAAAGATCATGCTGCTAAAATATTAGAAGCTAGTTTACATAATGATGCTAAAAGTGCCTTTAACGATTTAAAGTATGAATTGGGTAAAATGCAAGAAGAGGCTAATAAACAATTAGATCCTCTTAAAAAAGGTATTGCTAGCATAACTAAGAGCTTATCAGATTCTTTACCTAAAGGTAAGGTAACTAACTTATTAGATAGTATAACTAAAAAACTTAAATCTGATACCCAAAGTGGGTTTGCAGAACAAAAAGAAACCTTATTCGATTTTAAAAATAGTTTTGAATCTGCACTAAGTGATGTTGACGATCGTATAGCTGGACTAACTTCAGAACTAACTAGTAAACAATCTAAACTTAATAGCGAGTTAGCTAAACGTCAATATACAACATTGATGGCAATGAGAGAACAAGATAGAATATTCTATAATAAATCTCTAGAGCTACAATGGAAAATGAGTACAGGGATTGAAGAGACTTTAAAATTACAAAGAGCTCAATTCCAAACATTTAGTACACAGTTTGAAAGTATTATTAAGAATACATCACTACCAGAAGCTGTTAAACTTCATAATGCTGAAGTAGCTGGTATGGTAATGAAACAAAAAGCATTTGGGTCATTATCAGAAAGTATCTTTAAGAAAGTTAATCCGCTAGAGAAATTCACATTAGCTACTAATAGAAGACTAAGAGAAATTTTACTAGATGCTAGAGATAGTACGGATAGCATAAGCGATGCCTTAGGAATGGCTAGTGATTTTAAAGACATGCAAGATATGGGTATGTCTAAAGCTTCATTAGCTGGTGGTTTAGGTAGTGACTTATTATTAGGTTTAGTCTATGAGAAATTAGGTAAAGCTTTACCTAAAAATATAAGAAATAAACTTTCTGGTAATATCATTGGCTTAGCTAGTAACCCTTTAGATTATCTTAAAAGCTTAAAGAGTAAGAACCCTACTGGAATTATAGGTAAACTATTTAACAAAGGTATTGAAGGGATAGAAGATATAGTTCCTTCTGGTACGCCGTTCAATAACACTAAACTTAATAAAGCAGAGTTAGATAGTCAAGCTCTATTCGACGGTAGAACATATAGTAGTATTAATACTGTTATTCCTCTGTTGTTAAGTAAAATCCATAGTGAAGTACATGGGTTAAGAACTGGTAAAAATGTTACCGAAGATGATGAACTAAGGTTTAACGAAAAAACTCAAAGTTTCATTAGTGCTAGTGATATGAATAAGCAGATGAGATCTCATATTGCAGAAGATATGGTCTCTTACGCTAGGTCACGTGCTAAGGGAATGCAAAAAGAGGTTGCTGAGAGATTACAAAACTATCAAACACCTAATAAGAATAAAATATTATCTAAACTTGATAAATGGTTCATAAGCTATATAACAGAATATGGTGCTATATCTCCAGAAGCTATGTCAACACCAAGGTTCTTAAAATTTGTACCTAATGATTTACAACTAGAAGCAGCAGATCTATTTGCAGCATTTCTAAAAGACTTAAGAGTTGGCGGTAACTCTAAAGGTATCTACGACCTATTTGCTAACTCTGCAGACTTCTTAAGAATGTCGCCAGCTATGATGCAACAGTATGCAACTGGTATGAATAGCGGATTAGCAGTTAGGAACGGTTTAATCAATGTTAATGGTCTTAATGGTGCAACAACTGTTAATGGAGAAGGTGTTAAGAATATCTTTAAACGTGCTGCTAGATCTAGAACATATAGTGTTAATGTTGATTTAGATAGTGACGGTATGGATTGGGGAGATGATCGTAGTCTTAGAGAAGGTTTAAGAAACGACTGGAACAACATTAGATCTGGTGTTAGAAATCTTAATAGCGGTTTAGAAGAAGGTGACTATGTCGGAGCACATGGAACTAGAATGTTCCGTAGTGCAGGAATGTCGGAAGAAGAGCAAGCCGCTCAATCTTATAGACTAAGAAGAGAACAGTTCATAAGAGAATTCAACATGGATCCTGAAAATATCCAGTTGAGGAGAACTGACCCTGAACGCTACCAAAGAAAACTTGATAGAGCTTTAGCTAAATTTGATCGCGATCCTACTATTAAAAGACTCTTTAGGTTCATGAGAGGTGAAGCTAATAGACGTATGGCACAGTTCCAAGCTACAGGAACATATCAAAGAGGGTCTGGTGCAATGCATCGTGCTTTTGATAGAGGTAATGCATTTGTAAATGGTAAGATGCCAAATGTTAAGAACTTCTTTAACGATAAATATGAAAAGGGATCTTCATATGCTAAATCTCAATTTGATAAAGTTTATACATACGGTTCAGAGTTCTTAAACTCTCAAGGTGTACCAGCAGGTGTAACTTTAGAAGATATTAGAAGCTACACTCAAGCTGGCTTAGATAGTACCTTTGCTAAACTAAACGAATCTTATAAAGCAGCTAAAGAGGATAAAGCTAAAGTTATAGCACAAGCTAAAGATAATCTTATTAGAGAAGTCTCTAAGGTTCTTCCTCCTGAACAATTAGAAGCTGCTAAAGCATATATTCAAGTAGCAGACCCTAAAGAGATCTACGAAGATGCTATAAATAAAACTAAAGCTAGCATGAACGAAGGTAAAGAGATTACCGAACTAGCTATAAGAGCATCTCATGGTGACCAAGAGGCACTTGATGACCTTAAAGAAAAAGCTAGTGGGCTAGGTGAAGCAACCGCTAAAAAATATGATACGCTTAAAGACGAACTTCTAGAATTAGCTAATACCGCTAAAAGGAAGAAAGAAGAGATAGCTAAAAAGTTAAACGATAAATTTAATCCAAAAGAAAAACTTGATGCTATCAAAAAGAAAAAAGCGTCTGAGCGAACTACGGAAGAACGTGAAGCATTAATGGATGCTAAAGTTGATGCTGTTTTCAATGCTATCGGAACAACATTAGGTATGTTAGCTAATCCTATGGGAATGGTTAAAGAATATGGTAAAAAAGGTTTAGTCGGCGCTTTAAAAATGCCGTTTAAATTACCATATAAAATTTGGACATCCGATACTGCTAAATCTCTTAGAAAGAAAGAGCGAGAACTTTATGGTAAAGCAGGTCAAGCAGTTGTTGAAGCGGCCCCTGGGTTGCTATGGGGACTAGCTAAAGCGCCATTCCAAGCTATTGGCTATGCTGGTAGAGGAATTGGTAAAGGCGCAGGTATGCTAGCCGATGCATGGGGCCTTCCTATACCAAAAGCTCTACGTAAAAAAGAACGTCAGATGCTCGGTATTGGCGGTGGTATTAGCAGAGACGATAACCTTTATGAAGAGAATGATCCAGATGCTCCTAAGAATAAAAACTCTTGGTGGAATAGGCTTAAGAATAAAGTTACTGCTAAAAAAGATAGTGCTGTTAAAGAAGTTAAAGCACCTGAAAAAGGAGAAGGGTTATTTAGTAAACTTAAAGGTTTATTAATGCCTGCTATTGGATTCTTAGGTGCCATCAGTACTGGTATTGGTAAAGTTATTGAAGCAGTTACGTCTGTAGGCGGTTTAATTAATAGCGGATTTACACTGCTAGGAGGCCTTTTAGGCAAAGGTGTTACTGGTGTTGTTAAAGGTGCAATATCACTTGGTGGTAAAGCTCTTGAAGCTGGTGGCAAAATAGTATCCAAAGTAGCTGAAACTAAGGTAGGTTCGAAGATTGCTAAAGCTGGCAGTGAAGTAGTAACTGCAGCTAGTAAAACTTCTATAGCTAAGAAAATTATAGGAATCTTAAAATCGTTTAATACCACTATCTTAAAAAGACTTGGTACTAAAGCTGGCGGAAGGTTTATAGCAATAGTAGCTGGTAAAATAGCCGCAAGAGCTGTTCCTATTTTAGGTTGGGGAATGCTAATTTACGATGCTGCTATGTGTATCAAATACATGGCTGTTGATGGTCTAGATCTTAAATCTGCTGTTAGTAAAGCTGTATTAGGTTTTGACTTATTTAACGATGATGATCCAGTTCTTGACGAAAATGGAGAACCTGTTAAACCGGATGAACCAGACGTAGCTAAAAAGAAAGATGAACTACTTTCTAAAGAATCTAAAGATACTAAAACTTATATGGTAGATAATAAGGAAGTTTCTAAAGAAGAATATGATAAGGCTATGAAAGCTAATGAAGGCAAAGCACCTGGCGAGCAGCCGCATAAGACATTTGCCGCAGAGACAACAGTTGTTAATAAAGTATCTGATGCCGCTAAACAACGTTACCTAGACTTCCTTAATGCCTTTAATAAATTAACAGCTGATGAAAGATCTCTTAAGATACCAGCAGAAGTTGGTACCCAAAAGATAACCTATGGCGATCTTGAAGAGAGACGATTCTATAACCTAGGTGAACCTACTAATAACATCTTCTGGGATTGTTTAACTTCAGATAGTGCATTAGCCATTAAGAGAACAACCGATAAAGAAACCACTTATGAATCTATAAGTAGAGAAGATTATCTCAAAATGCTTAGAAGCTTAGACACTCCAACAGCTAAAGAAGCTATTAAAGTAGTTTCTGGAGAAGATAATCCAGATTTAACAGATCTTAAAGCTACTTATGGTACATGGCTAACAAATAAGATTTGGAAAATTCAAGATGCTATTGTAGCTAAAGCTAAAGAGTCTAAATCATCCGGCGGTGTTATGGATGTTCTTAAGAAGATCTTAACAGCAGCATTCGGTGGAAGTAACACTAATAAAGTTACTGTACCTAATAACAGTAATAACCCTAATAATAATTATAATAATAATCGTGCTATTAGGGATGGTCTTATTAACCGTGATAATAAAGCTACTATACCTTCTAATAATGATTTCTTTAGTAAATCTAACGCTGTTAGTAGTTCCATAAATGATAAACCTAGAACTTCTAAAGAGAATCAAGCTAAAGGAATGACTAAAGAGAACCTAATGAACATAGCTATAAGGTCTATGAATAAATTAGGATGGTCCCCTAGAGAGCAAGCAATGTTCTTAGCTAATGTTCAACATGAAACTGGTAACTACCAATGGTTTGCGGAGTTAGGAGGCGCTCAGTATCTTAGCAGATATGATGGTAGAAAAGATCTAGGTAATACCTCACCTGGTGATGGCGCTAGATATAAAGGTAGAGGACTTATACATCTTACTGGTAGAGCTAACTATGCTGATATCGGTGCTAGAATGGGTGTTGACCTTGTTAAATACCCTCAACTTTTAGAAGATGATCCTAAACTAGCGGTAGCATCTGCTATAGCATGGTGGGAGAGACAAAAAGAAAAATTCCCTAAATTTAGACAAGCTATAGAGGATGATGATATTGAAACTGTTAACCGAGGTGTTAACGGTGGCAATAATGGTATGATCGAACGTATTAAATACTATAACGAATTTAAGAAACAACTAGGCGCAGATCAAGGAGATTCATCTACAGCAGGTGCAAAAGGTGAAATGTTCCAACAGGCACTTAAAGGTGATTTTGCAAGTACTAAAGGTATGGCTGGTGTCAATAGTCCTGAACATGTTAGCACATCTGTTCAAGGTGCTAACCAAGGTTATAATAGTTCTTCTGGTTATACTAATAATTATCAATCTGTTAATATAGATACTTCTAATTTACCAGATAAGTCTAAGGCTCTAGTAGATACAATAAACCGAACTGCTGGAGATAGTTCAAGAAGTCAATGTGCTACTAACGTAAGAGAAGCATTAGAATCTTCAGGATTTACAACATCTGATGGATCTACTATAACAGAGAAATATAAGAAACCTGGTTTAGCTGCTTCTGCTTATATGTACGATACTAATGGTATTCTAGAAGATGTAGGATTTAAGAAGATAGATCCAAATACATCTCCAGTTCCAGGAGATATTGAAGTATTCGGTAGAACTAATGGTATTAAACATGGCCATATCCAAGTTTACAATGGTGACCACTGGGTATCGGACTTCCATCAAACTGGAGGATCTAAAAACAGACCTTATGGTTCGCCTGGTCTTAAATATGGTAACATGGTTCCAAGTCTTTATAGATATGATCCTGCTACTGAAAACTTAAAACCTGAAAATATTGGAGATAGTTCTACAGATGGACCAGATACACCAACTACAGGGTATAATGCTTCTACAGCATCTGATGGAAGTACATATACATCACCTACTGATTTAGAAGCACAAAAAGCAGCTAGCTCTAACATGGCTGTTGATAGTCTTGCTACTACAATGACGGAAAATAATAGTATCCAAACTAATCAACTTGACGTTAATAAACAGATGTTAAGTACGATGGAGGATATTAAAACATTATTAGCTAAGTCTAATACAGTTGATGATCCATATGCTGCTAACAGAGTTCAAAATCTTAGAGAGCAACAACGCGCTGCTGGAAAAGAAAATCTGAAACCTGTAGATGTTAATGGATTAACAGCTAACAACACTAACTTACCTAGAGTAAGACCACCCGGTGTTGTGGGACAAGAAAAATTAAAAACATTGTAAGAGTGTAGAGGATATTACTCCTCTACACTCTTATTCTTTTTTGGTCTAGGTACTTCTCTTATAGCATTATGAAACACAGATACCTTTTGATCATATTTATAACCATTGATAAGCTTAATTACTTCATCAGTTACAAATCTATCCTCTTTTAGAAGTTTCTCAATATCTCTAACGATATTTAAATAGTTTGCTAGTTGAGTTACATTTACGTAAACTGGCTTACTTAATTCTTCTACATATTTATTACGAACTTCCCATCTAGCTATCGTTAATGGAAGAGTATTCTCTTTTAACCATTTTTGTAATTTAGGATCTTGAGATACTCTAGTGCATAAAGCATATGCCATGATAGCCCAATAGTTTGGTAATTTAAGAGTAGGTAGTTTCTTAATTATACCAAGATCTTTATTACTAAACTGACCTTTCATAACTAAACGATATGGATATCCTTTAGTAGAAACGTACTGCATAAATCTTCCTATACCTCTAACATCTCCAATCAATGTTTTAAACACATAGTTATAATTTATACTTAATGCTCTTCCTAAGATATGTTTACTATCTGCAACTAAAGAGATGTAATCTTTACCCTCTTCTAGACCAGAGACTTCTGGAAACTCAGTTTTATTCTGGTACATTTGGGACCTCCAATCTATCAGGTAGTTGATCTCTTAATTCCATTTTGATTTTAGCTATTTCACTATTTGTATTAGCTTCTTCTATCGCCACTAGTTTAGGTTTTATTAAGTTAATGATTCTAGTAGAGAGAACTCTTAGCATCATCGACTGAACAAATATTGCTCCATAAGTAGAAAGTATATCTTCTTTAAACTCTGGCATAAGGTTAACATATGCTGCTTTAAGATCATCGTCAAATACTAATGGAGTATAGATCTCTGCAACATAAGCTGATTGTCCATAAATAGTTACTCCTTGTTGAATAAATGCATTATTCATAATCTGAAGTATCTCTATTCTTGTCTCTTGTAAGGCTGGGTTAGCATATATAAAACCACGTAGTCGTTCTTTGCCTTTAGTAGTAAAATAACCAAATGTATTTATACTATCTAAATCTGCTAAAAAAGCTGTTAACTTCTTATAATCAGCGTAAGATTCAGTAAGTATAAGAGCAGTTTTATCTAATATATCTTCTGTTATTATTTTAATTTCATTCATCGTCGTCCTCATCTTCTTGTAGAGAATCTTTTAATAACTCAACCTCTTCTTCATCAAGATTTTCAAGATCGGTTATTGGACCAGTAGTATTAAACACGGTTTGTTCAACGGTTATCCATTCATCACTATTTTTAGGTTTAACACTAACGCTAAACTTAAATTCGCTAACATTGAAAAGATGCGATATCAGTTTGGTAAAACTGTCGAATGTCATCTTTGGAGCAGTTGCCATTTGGAATAAACGATATTCAAGTTTCTCGTCGAAAACTTTACTATTCATTTCCATACGATACATCTTATCTCTCGTCTGTGCCATCTTGCATAAGTTGCGTAACTTATTAACAACCCCTAATCGACCAGTTAACCGTCGGAACATATTAGCTAATACACCATTAGTGTTCTGTTCAACTTGTTTACTAAACACTTCAGACGTAGAAGTGTTCTTAACACCCTGAGTAACTTCATTACCCATTTTAACTCCTTGTGTCTAGATTAGTAATAATCTAGTTAGTCTTAACAGAAAGATATACTGTATCTATTATCTTTCTTATATAAATAATATGTATCTGAATGTATCTGAGATTAACAGATAATGTTATATTACCTTTGATATTCGCATAGAGATTATAATAGTTATTAAACCTATCTAAAACAGCAATAAAGAGTTTAAGATCTCCAATGGGGTCAGTTGGTATTCTACCTCCTGAGCCTAAGAAATCTAAATAACTTATAGTTACCATTTTATTTTCTGGTACTAATGTAAGTCTAAGTTCGTTTCTTAAAATATCTTGCTGCATAATAGATTCTAATTCTGTTTGATATTCTCTAGGGTTAGGAAATACAAACGTTGAATAACTATTATATAGTTTACGAAGATCAATCTCACCATCCAAGATCTCCTTAACTTTACTGCCATACGTAGATGGCAGTTGGTGACTTTTATTAAAAAGCCAGGAAAACCATTTACGCATATGCTACTCCATAAATGTTAGTCTTTAAATTCTTAGTAAGAAATAAAAATAGACTTCCATCCTAAAGAATCTACTTTAGAATGGAAGCGATATTAAATAGTGCGGATTAAGTTGTAACTCTTTATAAGTTACATAAGCTATAGATAAACTGTCTATAGCGTGTTCTGATAATAAGTTAAGATCTATTTTATCAGCTATAGCTGGAATCTTAAGTAAGTTATTTTTCATATCATTTTTGTCAGCAGTTCCACCTGCTCCAACAACCGATTTTATATACTTAGGAGGATATTTAAAAATCCTAGCCCAAGGGTTTGAGAGTCTTGAAGCAAGTTCTATTGTATTAACATATTGTGATAGCTGTATAACAGATTTAGGAAATCTAGAGTTCATAAACGCTGCTTCTAAAGAAACTGCTATAGGTTGATAAATCATATTCAGTTGCGTTATAACATTATGAAGTTTCTGTATCCTGGCTAACATAACATTAAAAGTTTCATCTTCTACGTATTTATCTAACACAAGTGTTTGGGCTGTTACAGATAATATTTCATTTGTCTCTGTGCTAATATTAAGAACACCTATACCTAAATTATTACCAGGGTCTAAACCTAAAATAGTATAGTAATTTTCATCATAGCTATCCATATTAGATTCCTTAAGTTAAAATATTATAGAATGGTTCAGATCCACCAAGTTCTATATTACGTTGGAATCTAATTGTACTATTTAAGTCTAAAGCAACATCTAGATCTATATCTACAAAATAAGTAATCTGTGTATCTAAAGATTCATACCCGTATGTAGTTGGAATATCATACCCATGACATATACCTAGCTCTGTTATTTTAGCAATATCTTCCATCTCTAAAATTGCGAGTACATTACGAAGTTCTTTTTGTTCATCTTCTGTAAGAAGAAATTCAAATTTAAAACGATTAATAACAGAGTTAACATTTGTTACTGTAGCTGGGTCAGTTGGTTTAACAACTGGAGTAGGATTAAGATAACGATCTGAATCAAAGTTCATAATAGATAGAATATCATTACCATTAACTTTGTTAACTAAGAAATTATAGTTTCTATAATCAATAAGATCGCAGACTTTAGCATAATATGCATAATATTCATCGCCCTTAACAGTTATAATTTTACGTAAACGATACTTCTGCCTAGTTATAGAATCTAAATCGTCGTTAATCCTTCTAATTACAAAAGGTATATGTTTAAACAACGCTGCATCTAGTACTGAATGCTGACTATATTTATAACTATTAACATTATCGATATATGGTGTACCACCTACTCCAAGTACAAATAATTTAGGTCTTGGAAAGATAGGAACTTGGATAGTTCCTTGTGGCGTATGATCTGTTGGTAGAATATTAAACTTTTCATTAAGAGTTGTATTCTTATGGACTTTATAATATCTATTAGCTAGCATAGCATTAATTAATGCTAACCCATAAATGCTAAGTTGGCTACTCTTTACCATCTTCTTCTCCCATAATCTCTTCCATTGTTAATGTAGGTTGTTCGAAACTATCTTCACCTGGTACAAATACTGGTCGTTCTATTTCTGGTATCTCATCAAGAGCTACATCAACACTAACCGTACGCTTAGCTTGTTGAGCTCTACGTTCTGCTTGTGCTTTAAGAATTCCAACAACAGTAGCTTTAACATCTGCGTCATTTTTAACAGCAGATTGTTTAAGTCTAGTATTAGCTGCTTTATCAACTGCTGAATCTATAGAGTTTAGAACTTCATTAGCAACTCTTATATCTCCTGGTCTCCTAGGAGTACCTTCCTTAAAAACTTCTGACATCATACGTAATCTATAATCTAAGGTTTTATTAAGCAGTTCCTGCTCTTCGGGTGTATATATGCCTGTATCTTTAGCCATATTCGCCTCCTTATATATTTACTAACAGCATACTGCTATACAGTATGCAAAATCACAGAAGTCTTGACATACTGTATTTATTACGATAAAATAAAAGACACCATAGTTAAGAGAACTATCTCTTAACTATGGTGTCTAAGATTTATGACATTATATATTATTCTTTTTCACAACCCGCTTTATATAATGTCTATGGAAGACTAGCTTCCTAACTTTAATTAGTTAAAGAAAGGAGACTAATTAATATGCTTAATATATCAATTAATCATATTGAATTAGTCGTGATAGTCTTAGGTATCATTTTAGAGATACTTAAACTAATTAACCATTTGGTTAAATCATGATTAAGTTAGGTAGGTTAATTCCTACCTAATACTATTAAGCATTTCCATAAAAGCAAGTGGGTTGTAACATTCAACTAGTAGTGTAAGGGATCTCCTTATGCTACTAGTTATTTTATAGTTTGGGGAATCTTTATTCGTGATTTCGAAGAAACGATAAGGAGTTATAAATGGAAATAGCTGTATTTGTATATACAGATGGTTCTGCGGGACCAGGTTCACCAGGGCAACTTGGAATGGGATACCACGGATTCTATTATGACGTAGATAAAGAATATAAGAAATCAGCAGATGTACCTAATGAAGGATTTCCAACATCAGTTGGTTATGTTAATCCAAATATTGTTTATGATACAGATAATGCTGAAGTATTGAAAATATTAACAACTACTAATTTAGATAACCTTAAGATTAATCCAATTGGATATTTAGATGGTATGTTTAGTGTTCCTAATGATAAAGGTTATTCTAACGATGCAGAAGTAAAAGCAATAGAACAAGCGTTATTAAGAGTTGGAGACTTAGTAGAATCAAATAGTCATATTTTAAAACGTTTTGTAATATATTCAGACTCTAAAGTTGCTTTAGGAATATGGGGGCATGTTATTAACATCTATAGAAACCATAATGAATTAACTAAACCTGAAAATGCTGAAAAACTTAAAGAACATATAGATACTGTATATTCTAAAAATGCTGATTCTACTAGAAACTATATTTTAAATATGGTTCCGGTGTTAGTCGACTTTATGGTAAAAACAAATGATTCAAAATTGTTTTTCTCTAAAGTAAAAGGTCATAACGGGGATATAGGAAATGAATTAGCAGATTCACTTGCTAACCAAGCAAGAAAGTTAGCATTAAATGGTCAAATGGTTAATTTATTTAAATGGCATACCGATCGTTATTGGAAACCTAATATTAGTAAACCTAACTTTTTAAGATTTAGGCAACTATATTTTATTAATAATACCACTAATAATATAGATGCTGATAAAGCATATTTTACTGTTATGAACTATGGATCTATAGATATTGGTAAACGTTCTGGGGATCCATTATATGGCATGATACGTATGGATACTATACCAACTGAAATAGTTAATGTTATGGAACGGTATCATAAAGAACATTCTGAAAGCCCAGTCTTAGTATATACAATAGATCTTGATAAATTATATAAACCAGATTTTGCTAAGTTCTTTAATGCTTTTGGTTCTGATGCTTTATCAGTTCATGAACATGACTTATCTATTATGGGCAGAGAACCATTAGCTTATCCCATTAAACCAGCTGGCTTAGCTAAACGAGTTTATGATAGCACAACTGGACTAATAGGTAGATTAGAAACTGCTAGAGCAGAGGTTAAAGATTTCCAAAATGGTAAAGGTAAATTTTACTTCGATATTACAGATCTTATTTACGAAACTAAAGGTAAAAAATTAAATTGTATAATTAAACCTGGTTCTAAAACATTAGATCTTACTGGATTTGAATTAGACAGTAAAGAGTTTACTGTTAACACTAAATTAGTTTTAGGAACAGATATTCCAGATCGCAATACGCTTAAAGCTATGGAAAGTGATGAGCCTAAAGTTTACATATTATTCCAAAGAGAAGGTATTGGAGTCTATGGATATTATCTATTCATATTCTCGGAAAAAACTAAGACTTATGGTATTTATCATAATATGTTTAGTAACTTTATAATATTCGATATACATAAAGATAAAAGAAATAAAAAATAAGAGGGCTATATTAGCTCTCTATACCATAGAAAGGTAAAGATATGAATTATAATCAAGAACTTAAAAAATGGAGAGAAGAGAGAGACGTTACAATAGACTCTCAAAAGCTTGGATTAGTAAGTAACTTACTAGAGGAGATTACAGAAGTTTCAAGAGCACAAGACCTTGATGGCGTTGTAGATGGGTTATTAGATTATTCTGTTTTTCTAGCGAATGCATTAGAAGGAATTGACTTAGATCAAGAGCTTACTGAAGATGAAAAGAAAGAAGTTGAAACTAAGAAAACTAAATATAAAGATCTAGATGAATTAACATTAATGCTTTATAAAGATTATTTTATCTCTAAACTAATGGATGGAGTTAAATCTGCTAGTTTTATAGCTAACAAAAGAATGATTCCTATTATAGAAGCTAAACTAAATATGCCTAAAAATAATGAAGAGATGAAAGAAGAACTTAAAAAACTTGAAGATAAACATCTTCGATTTCTTAATAGTTTATATAGACTAATTAAAGCAGCTATTATAATAGCTGGTTATGATTTTGATAAAGCATTTAACGAAGTATTTAAAGCTATTCACTCTAGAAAAGGTAAATGGGATAACAAGATTAATAAATTCGTAAAAGACCCTAATCAATCTGACAGATATGAACCAAATTATGAGAATGCAAAAATAAAATAAAAATAGATAGTAAGGATAACTCCTTACTATCTATCACATTTAATTTTTTTAAGGAAACATAATGAACTTTAAAATTCAGTTGATTCGCTAGACTCACTGCTTGATGCCTCAGAACCATCTGAACCTTCATTAGAACTTTCTGAACTCTCTTCTGATGTTTCAGTAGTTTCTTCTGTGGTCTCTTCAGTACTATCTGTACTTTCATCTCCCATGTCCATATCCATATCGAAATCATCTCCGCCTACGTCATCTCCTCCTTCAGAACCATCTGAACTGCTATCGTCGCTAGTATAGCCTCCGTAGTCAGAACCTGATGACATATCTCCAAACTTATCTTTAACTTTCTTTTGGTAGGTATCAGATAGTTTCTTAACATCTTTACCTCTACGTTCAGCATAGTTAATAAATGCTTCAATAACAGCTTGAGCCATATCTGCATTCTCGTCGAAGAATGGATAAGTAAGATGTCCATCGTCTTGTTTAACATACCACTCAAAGGCTTCTGTAAGGTAGTTATTATTCTGTAGCCATTGTCTAGTAGCGCCAGCTTTAATCATGCCTTTAATCTTATCTGCATCTTGATTACCAACACCTATAAAGTATGTATCTAATAACTCTGGTGTATATAGACTATCTACAACAGAATCTAATTTAGATTTAAAACCGTCGAATGCTTTAGCTTTCTCATCATCATCTCCAAACTCTGGATATGGCAATTCGATTTCTATAGTTGTTCTAAAAATATCTATAAGAAAATTCTCAAGATCTTTTGGTTTAATTTTATCTAATGTTATCTCTTCATCAGTAGCAACAGAAGCTTTAACGTGTTTAGAGATCACTTCTTTATTAGCGGTAATAGTATCTGCAATCTCTTGTCTTAATAGCGGATCATTTGTTATATATTTTCTTACATGCTTAGAAAGCATTACCATTGTTTTATCTTGTAACGCTATAATACGTTTAGCAAGAAGTTTATTCTTAACAACAACTGTAGCTGCAAAATCTTCTTTAAGTCCTTGCTCTATTAACTCTGGAGATATACCTAAAGATTTTAATATCATATTCATAATCTTAGAATATGTTTCTCCAGAACTGTCTATAATATCACCATTAACTCCAGTTCTTACATCTCTAGTAGCATCTATCTTTGGAAGATAAGGAGAGATAACCTTCAGGGTATAACCTTGTTTAATAATCCAGTTATGTAAACTATTATGTTCTGTAGTACCTAATGGAAAAGCAACGTTATTTGTTCTTAAAACTTCTGACATATACTTTTCAGCAGTTCCCATAGGGTTAGTATCATCTTCGTCTAGTTCCAATGTAATATCAGTAACCGGTATTGCATTTTGAATACTAGATTTAACATTAGCATAAAGTAACATACCAGCCATAGAAGCTAATACTAAAAGATCTTCTAGAAGAGATTTACCAGTACCATTTCGTCTATAATCAAAAGCATAATATTGAACTAACTCTATAGGTAAATATAAAAGTTTAGTAGATTTAGATTGTAATGCTCTTGCTAGCATAACACGGTAAATATCTGCAGAGTTACGAATCTCTACTAATTCTTCAAGATCTCCAGAACGTAAACGAGATTTAATCATATGGTCTACAATATCTCCATAAAGCTGTTCGATATTATCTATCTCTGGAACTTCAGATAGTCCTCCGAATAATCCTAATCTTGCTTTATTAATAATAGCAGATTTCATATCGGTACCATTACCGACTTGAGTCGAATTACCACAAGCCATAGCAAGATCATAATCTTGTAAAGCAGTTACTAAATCAACTGGATTACCATATTGATCTAACATAACGAAATAACCAACATGCTTATCTGGTTCTCCAGTAGCATAAATAGGTATGACAGACTCTGGTGGCAATTGCATAACTAATGGCGTAGAAACTGAGTCTCTAATAGTTTCATTATCTTTAAGTGCAAATTCAACATCAGATGGTCTATTAGCAGATGTATTTCTAAATAAAGAGTTAAGATAAGAGATAGTATCTTCTCCAGTTTCAGCTTCAAGGTTAACAGTATATCTATCTTTCTTTACATCTCCAGTAAGATTATTAATAATATTTTTAGCTTTACGTAAGATAGTATAGTCATTCGTAAATTCAAAGTTAAGAGATGACTCTGTAAAGGTTATAAGTTTTTGCCTTTTATCTTTTTCTATTTTACCAAGATCCATATTAGAATAACCAGTTACAATAGACTCAGTACTTAATGTATGTGTAGGTGTCTGATTAGAACTAAAAACATTAGCTAATGCTTCTTGAGTTATTTTAGCTTCTTCACCATCTCTATAGTAACTAAGACTAGAAACTCCATTATACCCACCTGAATAGTTAATAAGTCTATCTACAGAAGCTTCTGGAATAATAGCCTCTATATAACAACCTTTAGTAAATAAAGCCTCTTCTAGAATCTTAGGTAATTTCTCCTCTAGTTTATAGTTAGTTTCTATATATTTTTTAATAGTAGTAATAATAGCCGATTTAACAGACGTAGCTAAATTAAGAGCTGGTACCTTATATGTAAATCCATTAGAGACCATACTGTTTGGATCTATAATAGAAGATGTCATAATTTGTATAGCGATCTTAAGGTCTGGTAAAAGTTTTAAAATACTTTCATTGTTTCTGATTTTATTAGCAGTACTACGTACAATAGATTCATGGTTATAAGCTGTATAAGCTTTTTGGTTTGCTGATTGTCCAGTGTTCAGCTTACTTAAAGCAGCTGCAACTTGTGGAGAAGTATTAACAATACTTGGAATATTGGGACGGAGATCCATATCTTCTGCCATAATATCTCCTTTTTAATTTTAATATAGAGGAGGCAACTCGATGTATACCATAGAACGTTACATGGCAGGCATCAAAGCGCTCACCAATAGCATTGTGATCAAGATAAACGAGATACCGATGGTTATTAATGCCGGCGTTGAAAATACACCTGGATATAATCCAGCATTACATAAACCAACAAAAGAGAATATGAAAGAGTGGAAATACTATTTAAATCTAGCTGGTAAAATGCACCCTCTTGATACTCCTATAAAAATAAGAGTATTAGAAACAGAAAGAGATGAAATACTTACTGCAGAATTATTAAATCGTTATCCAACTACTAAAATAGAATTACAAAAGATGGAAAAGTTCTATACTAACTATATGAACGAATATCCAGAGCATATAAGGTATATACATGGATGTATGTATCCAGTCGATATAGATAAAGCTATAAAAGCTAAAGAGGGAACTATATTAACTTATAACCCAGACTTTATAGAACCTAATGAATATTATCTTATACCAGAATTAGAGAAATATATTAAAAGACTTTTAGCAAGATGGCATGTTAAACCATATACTATAGTAGATAGTTTATATTTACCATCATTATTAGCATTTTTATATTCTGCTATATATCTTAAAATTATAAATTTAAGATTAGAGAAGATAGGAACTTACCAAGTTCATAGCTTTCATTTAGAGCATTTCTTTAGATCTAGAATGGACCTATGGGACGATGTTAATATCCTTAATAAGAAAAGTTTATTCTGGCTATATAAGAACTTAGATGTTATGATGCACAATGTTGGTAAAGACCTAACATTTAAGAAAGTCTATAATAAATTATTCGCTATGAACTATGTCGGTATTGGCGAATATATTTTAAGTAGAATTGATCCTAAGTTCTCAGATGGTAGAAATAACCTTGACGAACCTAGTTATACTAGAGATCCTGCTAACTTAATAACTAAAAATTTAAATCCATACTACTTAACAAATAATGGTAGTACCGAATCAGTAGACTCTATGACAAATAGACAGTTAACAGCTTTAGAAGATGTTAATAAGAATATGCCACCAGTGTTTCAAAAGTATTTAAAATCTGTTGTTATAGACGATACTAATAGAAATATTCTAGCAAAACAAAAAACTAAAGTTCTTGATATAGATAGATCTGAACTTTTAAAGAAAACTGGTTTAGACCTATTCTCTTTAGTTATGGACTATTGGAGTTATGCATTACATAAAGATAAACTTTATAGGCTTAAGATACAATATAACGGTAATATAAGTTCTGGTAAAGCTAAATCTACTTTTGATACTGCTGAAGTGGAATATGTAGATCCTGAAAATAAACTTTATACAGTTACTCCTAAAGTTGGGTTATTAATGTTTATTAAACTTATGCTTTATGCTTCTAATAATCTAGATATGAAAATAAGTAGTATTACTTATAATAGAGTTTGTGATTTTAATAAAGCTAAGTTTCAGAATTTAACAGATACTATTATTATTCAGGATGGTGTTAGTAAACCTGTTCTTGAAGCTATTAAAGAGGTTTTACCATATGAACCTGAATTATTTACAACTGTAGAAAGCTTTAAGAAGTTTTTAGGGGACGCTATAGAGTTAAGTAAAATAGTCTGGGTAATGTGCAGTAATGTTCAAAACTTTTTAACTTCTGATGCTATAAAAAGAGTATTCTTAAGTATAATTAAAACAGATGCTTATCCATTATCAGACGATGGTAAAGAATATACGATAGACGAACTATTGCAACAGAATGGAATTAAATTTCCTATTAACCAGTATACCGATATTGTAGCAACTATGAAGTCTATGATTAGAACATTTACTGGTGTGGAATTAGATCAAGAAGATGTTCTATTACAAAATATGGATAAGTATAGAAAGATCATTAAGAAGCTAACATCTTATAGTTTACATGCTATGGGAGCAGCTGGTATAATAGACGATATCTCTGTTTATTATAATAACCCAACAATCCTTAGTACTAAGAATGGATTTGTAATAACATACGGTACTGAACTTAAGGGATTAGAAGACGATATAGCAAGACTAAAAGCTTATGCTTGGGATAACCCATATTTCTTAAATGTGAATATTATAGAGCTTAGAGCTAAAATGGCAATGGCTAAGCTTAAACCATTACAAGGTGATTTGGTATTAAAATTCCAAGAGATAAGAAAAGATGGTTGGACCAATACTTACTCGGCCGACTTTGTTACTATTCCAGAATTTAGACTTGATGATTATAAATGGTATAACGATTGGGTAACTGTTAAACAAGCAGAACTTAATGCTCTTGAAGATAAGATAACAGAGCTACAAGCTGGTGCTATAGATAGTACTATACCTCCATATACTAATACTATTAATCTACAAACAGCATTATTAGCTTATGAGGAACACTATGGAGAATTGATAGTAAAAGATGGTCCTTGGGTAGAAGAAGTTAGTAGTTACGATTTTAGAACATTACCAGCTTATTGGGATGCTAACTTTAATACACAAGATTTCTTAAGATTAGCAGGTATAGAATTAGTACCAATTGAGGAGGTAATAGGAACTATAGACGCTGATTCTAAAGATGAACCTAACCAGATTAAATCTACAACTGTATTTAACCATAAACTTAAACTTCAGGGTGAGCCTAGTGGTTATGGTGTTGAGAAACATGTATTACAAACTGAAGCTAGTTTTGACTTTAGTAAAAATTATACTGTATTAGATATTTCTAATTATGTATATGGAACTAAGTATGTTAAAATAGGTATGATGGCTTTTAGTCCTACTAGTACTCAAAACTCTAATAGATTATTTACCTATATGACCGAAGATATAGTAAAACATAAACCAGAAGTACTTAAAAAAGATAATACCGATGGTAAATATGTAGATATACCTAAAACTATTAGCGATCTTAAAGAAAACACAATATCTAAAACTGACGCTATTGGATTAGCTATGCTACCATTCCAAGTTGTTAGTGATGGTAATATTTATAAAGATTGTAAATTAGTCTATATCGGTCTGTTAGATAAAGATGGTAATATGGATGTTTACGATTGCACAAACGTTAAGGTACTAACCTATGATGACCTAGTAAAATGTCCTATAGTTAAAACAGTTCCAAATGTTTATAGTGGGGATACTTTTGTATTACCTTCTAAAGTAAGTAAAGAAAAGGTAATCTCTGTTAATATTAATCTTGTAAATAATTTACAGATACCAACAACTTTACCACAGGTAGAAACTGGTAATAAATTATCTACGCTATTTGACACAATTAATGGGTTTGAAATTGGTAAAACTATAAACACTGGTAGAGTCGATTCAATACTAGCTAACTTTATACCTGGTATAGATATAAACAGAACTATCTATAAGAAATATTCTTTAAGTACAGATTTTAAAGTCTATTTAAATACTAAAGAAAAAGTATTGCCTAAAGATCTGCCTTACTATAATAAGGGAACATTAAGAGACCATCTAGAAAAAATATTAGCTTATAATCCTACATTAGGATATACAGCACAATATAAATGGATAATGATCAATAGTCTATATTATAAGCTTGAAGATGTAGCAACATTTACAACTGAAGAGTATCAAAGACTCGGTAATAACTCTGAGATGATATATGTAAAAGCTAATAAACCTATGCTATATATTGATATTATAGATCTGACTGATCCTAATTGGGCTAATAAATTAGTTATAGTAGAGGTTGATAGAGGTTGGGAACCTAGATGTGTTAACTATAAAACATTTACTAGGAACTATACTTTTGAAGAATTTAAAGAAGCTACTAAAGATGAGCCTATAGTTGGTAATATACCTAGGTATGAAATTAATCCAGCTATTAACAATATGAAACTAGATGAAGGGTTAGATATTAACCAATTTAAAGATAAAGTTCTCCCTCATGTTGGCTATTATGAAATAGGTAAACTTGAGATGATAAATGTAGGTAACAATTTAATTACTGGTATCAGTACTACACCTACAAAAGAAGAGCTTATTAAGAAATTCGGTCAAGACTATCCTTGGCTTAAAGATCTTAACATAGAAGAGTAAGAGTAAGGAGAGATATTCTCCTTACTCTTACTTCTTATAGCGTATTTTTAATATGCATAGCTTGAAAATATTGTTTTAATGTTTTGGTAGATTTAACTCCACCATCTGACATCATATTAGAAACTTCCATTATCATCTTCTGGGAAGCTTCACCATTTTTCATAAGCTCATTTTGATACATCTGTTGTGCTCTAACATCACCACCACGAACGCGAACCATTTCAGTTGCTGTATCTTTCATATCCATAGCCAATAACATTTGCTGCTCTGGATAAGTAAGTTTAGAACTTCTAGATTTACCAGCTACTTGACCGGTTAAGTTATCTATAGACATATTGTGTTCTGGTATAGATATTTTCTTAGCTAGAAGCTGTTGAGCTCTTCTTATAGGTAGAACCATAGTTAGTGATTCAACCGGTAGAAGATGATCTGGATAATCTGGATGGTTAGTAACCTTAACTCTTTGGAAAAACTTATGCCCTAACTGGTTAGCGACCTTAAAGTTATTCTCTACAGATACTCTAACTTTACCATCATTAGGAACAACAACAGAAATATGAACTTCACCTTTCTTCATACGTTGCATAAAAGTATCAAACTCTTCATCTGTCATTCTACTAAAGAGATCTTCATAAAGTTTAACATTCTCATTGCCAGAAACTATAGCTCCAACATATTTTAAAATATAGTCTTGTACTGCTTTTCTTTTAGGTGTCATTTTGATTTCCTGTTCCATCGTATGACTTTAATTATCATATGAAAAAATTTAATTATTAAGAAACAAGCTCCAAGAACTATAAGGATAGTTCCTGATGTTATTAAATCTGCAGACCATGAAAAATCTAAATACGATGCACCTATAGTTAATATAATAATACCTAAATAAATAAAAATAAATTGTTTTTCACCATGATTTAACATACATTACTCCAAACATTGAAATATAAAAAGTCACCTATCTAAGTCTTATTCAGACTTAGATAGGTTTTTATCAAGCTCTTTTTGAACATCTATAAAGAATCCAAAAACATTATTAGTTTGTAAATATGGTATAACAACAGTTGTAACTTCCTGTAGCCACGGTAAATGTGTTCCGTTATTAGTTAGAACTGTAAATACCATAGGTACACCTTCTAGGTCTAAATAGGCTTTAGCTCTTGTTAACAATTGTACAAAAAATCTATTTATTAATACTCGCTGATAAATAGACGCTGTTCCTTTAGTAGTTACAATAATTGGATCGTTTATAAAATACTCAGCTGCTTCTTTATTTATAATATTTTCAATAGCTTTATATACTTCATTCGTTAAATCGAGGTCACCCTCTTGTTTATTAAAAAAATCTTCAGAAGTTAATCTTTTAGGCTCTTGAGCCTGTGCTTGAATTTGGTCTAAATCTACATCTACCATAGAAGTAGAGACAGCACTACTAAGAGTTTTACTTTCTAAAGAAAATTTAGAGTCATTCACTTGCATAATAAATCCTTAATCCGAATTAATGGCGATGCTAAAATAGTAAACACTTCTACTAATTCAGCCTTAACTATCCTATAATGTTTATGTTCTCGCTCGTTAGTTAGCGAAGAAGCCTTACTACATGCTTCTTCTTGGGTTTCCGCATTTACAGTATGTAGTTTAGTTTCTAAAGTCTTAACATCTTGAAACAATACATCATACTGATTCATAGTTTTATTCTCCCTTTTTCTTCTTAGTTTCTGGTTTATCCATCCAATATGGTTTATATAAACCTTTCCTCATCTTAAGAAGATCAACTGTACTTAGATATGGAACTGGGTGCGAATATTGGTTCAATGTCCAATAGCCTCTTGTATTAAGAAGAACATCCCAATCGTATCCCATCTCTTTAAGATCTTTATAAAGTTCAGCAGGAGTACAGTATAGATCAGTATCTAAAATAACCCTATGATAGATAGGTAGTTGATGTAATTCAGCTGTAATATTTATAGCTCTTCTAAGTTTAGGATCATTATCTATTTTACTACGTACCGTTGTTCTAGATAATGAAACATCCGGATAAAGATCTAGAGAATAACTTCTATCATTACCAGAAATACCGAAACCTGGTGTTCCAGATTTATTCTGTCTAAGATAATGGAATTCTGTTAAAGTAGGAAGAACACCTTCGGTTTGTGAAATAAGAACTTCTATATTACCACCTGAAGGACCTGATTTAGAACGTAATGTTGTTAACGTAACTTTATTAAGATCTGATTTTAAAATATCATTAGGATCTTTAGGATACTCTGGTCCTTTAGTACCTTGATTATAAAATGCTGAACCCGTATGTGCTTGATAAGCAATGTTAGTAAGGAAACTAAACTTGCTACCAACAGATTTAATAGAATCTCCGGTCTTAAGGAACTGAAGTTTCTTAGATGGTTCTTCCCATGGCTGTAAACCCATATTAACTTTATCACCAGTATGCGCTGTAACAAGAACATATGTTGATGATTGTGGGCATCTTCCAGGGAGCTGACTTAAAAACTTGGTTTTAAAACCGCCTTGTTTCATAGCGTAAGTATTAGTATCTTTAGCATCAAGATCCCCAGATAACATTTCAGCTACTGAAGCGGCTTCAAACTCTGTGAAGCTATCAATCTCTACAAATGTAGGTACAGGTATAGACATAGGTTTATGAGTATATGGGTCTAACATACATTCTACAGTTACATAACCTTTCTTATCAGCTACTTTCTGATCCATATATTCAAAAAGATTATCTCCGAATTTATTAGCAGGCATATTAGATTTATCCATAATAGCCCACATAGGATCATTACCTAGTATTGGTTGTTCTCCTAATGAAGGAAACTCAGATGCAAATCTCTCTAAACGATCAAAACTAATATTAACTTCAGTATCATAGGTTAAAATATATGTTTTAGTAGCTTCTGCTATTTTACTAGCAGCTGAAAGTGTCATATAGTGTATCAATGTACTTTTAAAGTTATTACCGGCTCCAACTACGCCTATAACTTGACCTAAACCACCGTTAAAAATAGTTTCACCTTTAGCCCCTGTTATAATAGAAGCAGTTGGTATATCCATAAGACAACCTATTGGTATATAGATCTTAGGCATAGCTCGGTTATTCATAGCGAACTCGAATATTCCAGCCATATTTATCTCCTTGTATAATTTACTCAATAAGTTGCAAAGTGTCGGTAGAACAAAACAAAAAAAAAATAGTCTCTAGAGTTTTAACTCTAGAGATCTAAATTTATTGTTGCCTATAAACAAAAGTAACACCTATTCGTTCTAAATCAGGTTCGTAATGAACTTCTATAGGATAAGCTGGATTACTATCGTTAGCTCTCTTTTTAATACTATCTTGTATATAAGAGATAACTCCAGACAGGGAATCAAGATACCAAGATGTTAACTCTTCAATATCTTTATCTTCAATATCGACCCCTAGAGCTGTTCTTAAAAGCTTAATGAGATCATTAACTGTAAGATCAGTGTTTTGTTTAATTAGTATAAGATATAAATAACTAGAAACGGCACGATCAAAAGTATGCTCATCATCTTCTGTTATACAAGATGGTCTAATAAAAGCTTTTTGTAATAAATTAGCATAATATTCATCAGTTGACTTACTATAAAATATAAAACCTATATCAAGCTGATTAGACTCAAGTTTTTCTTTAGTATTACCAAAGATAGGGTCAAGAACTTGAAACATTTGATCCGCATAGAACGCTGCATTACCATTCCTTTTTTCACCTTCTAGAAAGATATTGTATTGCTCTAAAAGATCAAAATAAGCATTAGAATCATTTTCTTTTAACATAGTTGTGCTCCTTATAATTAAGACTTCTTATATACAGCATGCTCTTGTAGCCATACATCAGTAACATAGAATACCGCAATATTACCTTCAATCGTTTCATAAACAACCGTAGGATATATATGTTCACCAGGATAATTAGCCACATGTTCGTTATTAAACATATCAATAACAGAAAGACCAAATGGTAATATATTTTCTAACCATTCTAGTAGTCTATCTACTTTATCCTCAAGTGTTTTACTCTCAGAAACATTCTCTACAAACTTATGTATGCTTTCTTCTTCTATAAGTTGTGCAAGAAATAATCTTGTCGATGTGACTAAAGATTCAAATTTTTCTTTATCATCTCCTATTTGATTATTAAAGGCGTATAGTATAAAAGCGTTTAATGCTGTTAAAACCCAAATATTTATTTCAGATTTCAAACTACTGTCAATTAGTTTAATATCTTCATTTTGTAATAGATTTTTAGTATATGCAAATTTAGGTGTCCATTCATAATTATATACTTGTATCTCCTTAGAATCAGTATGAAAATTATGATACTTTTCTAATATAACCGATATAGCATCATTAGCTAATTTATCAAGTTGTTCATCTCCTAAGTCGAAAGCATTGATACCTTCTAGATGTGGTTTAAGAAACCTATATGTTTCCATTAAGTCTTTGGCTACAGACATCTCTTTTTGAAACTCATGTTCAGTGCACATTATTAACTCCTTAAGTTTTAGTTTACTATATAAATAATATATAACTAAATGCAAATAAAAATAGTCAACTAGAGATAACTTTAAAGTTATCTCTAGTTGTATTTAAATTGTTCGTTTTAAGCGGGAACAACTGTTTTGCTATCTGAATATTTTATAAAATGTTTTTCGATATATTTAACAAAGCAATCAACTGTACCTATATAATTCTTACCTAGAGCTAATACAGCTTTAATAACACTTTTACAATGCTCTAACTCTCCATAATAAATAGGAGACTGATTATTTGTATCTTCTAAAGTACGTGCAGACATATGTTGGTCTTGTCTTTTAGCAATCAAAGTACCTAGGTTAAAGAGATTATCTAAATATGACTTATTCATATCTAATGCTGATTTAAGAACATTAACTTCTTTAGTTAGGTATTCTTTATCCCTATAAACCTTATCTACAAAAGCACTGTACTCTTTTGCGTTTTTAATATCGGAAAAGCGGATTCTATCATGTTTAACTACTCCTGTATTGCCACTCTTTGAACTTACAAATACTCCAATTGCTTCGATAGTACCAGTTTCATCATCAGCTGTAGTAGGAAGGAATACTAGTAGTTTTTCATTCTTTCCAGTAATTTGGGGCTTCATTATCATTATTAAATATTTCATATTGATATTAGGGTTGTTATCCTCTGGTTTTAACTTATTAGCCATATCTCTAATAATATTACCCGCTTCTTCTGCAATACGTGTAGCTTCGTCTGAACTAGTTTTAGGGTCCATTTTAAGAAGCTTTTCACCAGCTTTGCCTACAGCTAGCGAAAGAGTGTCTATAGCTTTAGTATATGAATCTATCAGATACTTAAACCCAAATGTTAGAACCGTTCTTTCTTTATTAGTAAGTTCGAATTCCTTGTCTGGAATCTCTAAACCATTAGTAATAATATTCTGGATTCTTTTACTTAAAGAATTACGAAGTTGTGATAAAAAGCTAATGAACTGTTTTATAAGTTCGACTATTTTATCCCAAGCTTTCTTAGCATATTCTTTAATCTTTTCTCCGATGCCTTCAAGCTCTACTTTAAGGCCTTCCATAGATTCTCTACTGTTATTTCTAACATCTTCTAAAGAAAGGTTAACAGATTCTCTTGTTAATCCTAACAGTTTGCTATAGTGTTGAATAGATTCATTAACCACAGTTACATCTACTGGATCTATAGGTTCTTTAGACTCTAGTCTTTCATTAACAGCATCAAGCTCTTCTTGAACTTCAGAACCTACTGATTCTAACTCATCAGATGTTTCAATAGCCTCTTCGAGGTCTTTAGACGTCTCTTGGAATTCAGAATTAGTAATATCTTGTTCAACTACATCTTCTATAGTAGCTGGTTCTTCGATTATTACTTCTTCAACTTCATTTTCTAGATTAAGTTTTTTAACCATTTTATTCAATGCCATATGACTTCCTTATTTATAAGTTTTGATTACAACATCAGAAGCTGCTTTTAAGAAATAATAAAGATCGTTCATTACCGTAGTATGCATTCCTACAAATGTTTTTACTAATAGCCTGCAAGCGGTGAGTATGATTTTATTTTCGGTTCTAGGGTCATTATTAGCCTTAATACCAAATTTCCTATCTATGTTATCAGCAGTTTCCTTACCTAACTTATAAGCAGCAAGATAAGCATTTATATAAACGCCTAAATAAGATGGTGAAATTATTAGCGAAGATGGATATTCATGTCTTGTTAATATAGTAGTATTCATTTCACCTGTTAAGCTAGCAAAACGTATCTCAATAGTAGGGCCACTAGTATGTAATCCAACAACAGCCATGTTATAAGCATCTTTAATATTTGCACTACGTATGAAATCTGGATTGATCTCTTTTAAATTACTAATAAGAGTGCCAAGCGGTTTCATCTTTTGAATAGTATCGTTATCATTATTCCTACCTGTTATATAGTTAGCTAATGACATCGCATTTCTATCTATAGAACGATAAAGTTTACTAATATATGCAAATTTATCAACATTAGGAAATACATTGTAAACACCTGTAAATCGAGTTGGGTATTTCTCTAAGAATTTACTAGTTGCTTCTCTATTTTTATCCATATCGTTAGAAAGTTTAAGAAGAGTATTATACTTACTTTCAAGTTTTTTAGCCTTATCGTTAAATACATTTTTAATAGCCTCATATAGCCAACTAAAAAGTTTTACGATTTGTCTCCAAATGATAAAAGCAAAGTTCTTAATCTCTGTTACAAGATCTTCTAATTCTACCTTTAAACCCTCCATAGTTGTCCTACTATCAGTCTTAATGTCTTCTAGAGAGATCGAAGTATTTTTACGCTCTATACCAAATGCTTTATAATAGTTCTGGATAGATTCATTAACTATAGCAACTTCAACTGGGTCAATCGGATCCTCAGATTTTAATCGATCTTCAACAGCTTGTAGTTCATCATTAGCATCGGCTTCGAGAGTTTCGCTTTCTTCTGCTGCGTCTATGGAAGCGTTTATTTCTTGGGTAGCATCTTGTAAATCCTGAGCAGCTAGTTCTGGATCTACCTCTGAAGGTATATCAACATTAGATGTTAATTCAGTATCTTCAGATTCTTGGTTAATACAATTATTTGTTAGCCAATTATAAGCACGAGTGATTATCTTTACAAGATCTTCTACCGATTTATATGTTCTCAACATGATTTCGTTTACACAATTTATTTGCTCTTTAGCAGTGGTACTAACTATTTTTGCAGCTTTTAATACTTTTAATATCTCTCCTAATTTTCCATTAGCTTTAGATATATTATTTTCTAACGCCTTAAGATCAATTACTGCGTGTTGAAATATAGCTTTATGAATTTGGTTTTTCTTATTAATAGCCCCGCTAGTCGTAGTTGGCGCATCACTTTCTTCCAAATACTCATCTAGCATAATAGAACCATTATTATCGATTATCCCATATGAAGAGAAAATAATGTTAAAAATATCGTCGGTATTACTAAACCAGATACCATAAGAACGGATTTGCATATTACCAATTTTTTCATCCCTGGCTTTACCTCCAATATCTTTTTCTGGCAGAAAAGTATTTCCGAATAGTGATTTAACTGGCATAATGCTATTCAATATTTTATTACCAGCCTCAAGTACAGATAAGTTTTTATCCTTTGCAAACTGTTTAGGCAACACAGATAAGCTGTTAATAGTTTGCGCGTAAGTATCTATAACCTTGAGAAAGTTTTCGATTTTACCATTTAGTAAAACTACTGTTCCGAATACCGATATATCAACGGTATCAATATTAAGATTTTTACAAGATAATGTACTTACCGTATTTAGACCGGACGCCTCTAAATTAATTTTATTTTTAGATTTATAAAATCCCATTTTTATTCCTTTTTGAAAAAAAAAAAAATAGTTAGAGTACGTGTACTCTAACTATATATGTTATTTAGAAGCTTTTATAACAGCTGCTGTATATTTTTTAACATAATCAGTATATGCATGTGAAACGTTAATACCAACTGAAGCTGCTTTAAGACCAATTCTCCATGCTCTATAAAGATTATTTACAGTTCCTGTAGCGCCAGCGTCACCACTACTAATGCCACCCAATACTTTAATTGCGTTTCCACTAAATAGCAAGTTAGTTAAACCGCCATTTTCTTTAAATACTGTTTCATAGCGTTTAGCAACTGCTTCTAAACCATTTAATAGTTTTAAAGCATCTTGTTTGCTAAGTTTAAGATCTCTTGGTGCATATGGTTTAACATAATCTTCTTTAATAGCTTTAGCATTGCCAATCATGTTATTTAGGTTATTTTTCATAATTTCCCAAAGGCCCGGATCTTTTGCATCTACAAAAGTTATAATAACGCCACCTTTACTCTTAGCATAGGCACCACCAGTTACAGCACTAAATTTATCGCTAGCATACTCACGTACTAACTCACCAGCTTTGTTATTAAGCTCGCCACCAAGTTTAGCACTAGTTATACCACTAGTTGCATCTTTATTGTTATCTGTAACGTTTTTAACTAGTTTTTGAACATTATCAGCATATGCAAGAACAGCTGATACATCACCATTAGCGTAAAGATCTGCAGCAAAACCAGAATTTTTAAATTCTTTACTAACTATTTCTCCAGCTTTAGTAGCATCAACATCGTTTTCTAGTGTAGCTAATTCTTTTTTAAGAACTTGAGCAACAGCACGAGCATTGCCAAAAGCGGCTTTTAGTTTTTCACTAGCATTTTTAAAGCCAGATTTAGCTTTCTCTATCATATCTCCCATAACACCTTCAAGATTAACTTGTAGTTGCTCTAGGTTAGCGGATAGATTTTTATAAGCCTCTAGTGATCCAGTAGCTATATCTTCTCTAGATACTGTTACCATATTAGAACTATCAAAGCCTATTTTAGTATAGAAGTATTTTAAAGACTCTTGAGCTGCTACTACTTCCTCTACGGGAACTTCAGCTTCTTTGCCTTCTTCACTAGCTTTTTCAGCTTCTGCTATTACTTCTTTAGTATGATCGATAGCCTCTTGAAGCTCAGCTGCTGTAGCTTCACCCTCTTCAAAGTCGTCTTGAATCTCTTCAAGTTCTTTAGTAGCTTCTTGAAGTTCAGATGCATTAACATCAGCTTCTACTACATCCTCGACTGTTTGGTCTTCTACTTCAGAGACGTCAATCTCTTCAGATTCTAAGTTAAGCTTTTTAACTAATTTGTTTAAAGCCATAGTTTTCTCCTTATAAGGTATTTATTTACATTATTAACCAATTACGTACGCTAATTAATAATGCTTCATCGATTAGATATCTTTGTAAGGTATCCTTACGTTAAAAATTCATCAGATACACTAGGAAATAATCCCTAGTGTATCTGACTTTATTCAGATTTATAGTATTCTATAATTATTTAGCAAGTTTAGCAAACTTAACAACAAGAATATAGAAATCTTTGTTGCAGTAGTTAATCCAAGCTGTAATAACTTTTACAAGATTTTTTGTAACTACAGCTACTGAACGGTCGTCTTCACCGCCTGCTTTACTAATAAGCTCGTCAATAGCTTTAGTTGTAGTGCCTACTGTATTAACAAAGTTAATATATTGCTGTCCTAATTGAACAACGGAAGCAAGATCATTTATAGATACTTTTGATTTATCAACATCAACTTTAGTTATATCTGTAAAAGCTGCTTCGCCAACCTCTTTATTTTGGTATACTAAAATACCCTCTACTGTTGGAAGGTAAAGTGGTTTAGACAATTTAAATTTAGTAAAATCACCATTAGCTTTTGATACGTCAGCTTTAAGATTATTTACAGCTGCTGAGAAATAACCAAAACCTTGCTCATTTAGAATTTGAAGCAAAGCAAGTTGTTTAGCAGATAGACTATCGATAACTGCAGCTACTTTTTCTTTAAAATCAGCTGGAGCTTTAGCATCTTTAAGACTAGCTATAACGCCCTTAACTTTTTGTACTTTAGATGGGAATACTTTAGCGATTTGCTCTTTAATCCAAGCATATGCTTTCTTAATAGCTTCCCAAATTTTTGCAGCACCAGATTTAACTTTCTCTTTAAGCTCTTTCCAATCCTCAAGGTTCATTTTGTAAGCCTCAAGTGGGTTGCTTCTAACGTCTTCTCTAGAAACAGTTATTCTATTTGGTAGTGTATAACCTGTTCTCTTCAATAGGTTTTGTAATGCTTCTTGAGCAGCTACAACTTCCTCAACTGGAAGCTCACCATTCTCGTCTAGTACAGACTCAGGAGTATCAGCTTCAGCAACTTCCTCAGGAGCTACTTCACCAGCATCTGTATCTTCACTAGCTTCAGCAGGAGTTTCACCCTCTTCAGCAGCTGGACCTTCAGCTTCAGCGCTAGCATCACCTACAGCACCCTCAGCTTCAGCAACTGTAGCTTCAGCCTCTGCGATGTGATCGTCGATTTCAGCTTCAACCTCTTCACTCTCTTCTAGAGCATCTTGGTTCTCTTCAACTTCGTCAAGAACTTCAACTAGTTCTGCTTCAGCCTCTTCAGCCTCTAGTTGCTCTTCTATAGAAGGAACTACAACTTCCTCGTCTATGAACGATGTGTTCTCAGACTCAAGGTTAAGTTTTTTAACTTGTTTTGCAAGACTCATATTGGTCTCCTTACGTAAGAATTTCAATCGCCTTAATGTATACGTACGTTATACGGCAATTCAGACATAACAAATAACAAGCTCTATCTATAGACCTATATTGCGGTCTATAGATAGAGACTATAAAAATAATGGACTTAAATAATGTATTATCAACCTCTAGAGTAAAAACTCTAGAGGATAAACTTATCTATATAGATACGCTAATATTGTGGCTATAGAGCCAGCGACTATTATTAAACGTTCTATGAAAGACACAATTGCTTTTATGATAATCATTATAAATCACCAACCTTTCTTGTTAGATAACAAATGGATTAGTGGTCCATTAATCGGTATTCCGATCATCTAACAAAAGAAAAAGAGAATGTACCCATAGAGATAGGTTAAATCCTATCTCTATGGGTACTTCTTTTAAAAATAAAAGATAGCATAGTACTAGTAACCATATGGTTACTAGTACTATTTCTTTTATCTATAGTATTTGAAAAACTTATCGATAACAGCTCTAACTGTATCACCTGGCTCAGATGTATATTCATTAGGAATAACTACTTCAATATTATTAGGAAAAACACTATCTCCGAATCTTTTAGTTAAAAACTTTCGTAGCGCTTTATGACTAAAGTAAAGTAATGATTCATATGCACTTTTTACAAGAGCTTGGTATCTTACATTTTCTAATACAGTTTCAGATCCACCTCTATATGTTCTTCGATGCGTAGCCAAACGTGTATTAATATCTAATAAAATAGTCAAATCTGGTTTAAGAATATTATTAAGAGCGTTCTTTGCTTTTTCTTCTCTGTTAATAATATCATTAGTAGGTTCTTTACTATCTATTATATTAGAAAATAATGTATTTGGTATAGCGGAATTATATGCTATAGTACTCCACACCCATCTATCCAATATAATGTAATGCCCATACTCGTCGTAGTGTTCTAAAATAGGAGTTAATAATTTACCTAAATTTAAATACTGCAGTGCTAAAGTATCATAAGCACTTGGAGTTTTATCACCACTATTTAATCTATTCAGCGCTGATTGGATTTCTTTAGCACAATTTATAATAGGTTTTGAAAAACTACCATCCGCTAATTTATCTTTAATAGCATTATAGGCTTCATAATCGTCTTTAAAATTATTAGGACTAATAGTACCGTAGTTATTGCATAAAGCATCTTCTAAATCCCCTCCTCTCGCAAGTTGATTAGCAAAATCGGAAATGCTAAATACTGTAGCATGTGCGGTATTTTCTCTATGTATTCCATGGCCATTAAAACGGAAATTTAATCCATTAATTTCGGTAGCTAACTGCTGTGCTGCAGTACTTTTACCACTACCATCTATACCTTCTAAACAAACTATCATTTTATTCTCCTTGTAGAATATTATTCAAAAGTAATGTACTTCTTATATAAATAATGTATGCTTAATTTTAATTAACATATAAAAAGGTTACAGAGAGGATTGATATCAATCCTCTCTGTAACTCATATCCCATCTTTATTTTTAAATACATCCCAACCAAAAAAGTTAACAACTGAACGATTATATAAAGGATTAACTTTAAATCCTATACCCATAACAAGAATAGTTTTATAGTCTTTATAGACCGCTTTATCTCGCATATAGTTATTCATCTCTTGGTTATATACCGAATACATAATTTTATCTAGGGCCAATATCTTAGGCTCTTGTATATAAGAAAAATCAAAAACTGATGTATATACTCTAGCACCATCTGCTACATATACAGCAGTCTCGTTTTTAAGGCTTTCATAAAGTTTAGAATCACTATTAAATATACATAAATCTAACCCATTAATATTATTGTCATCATCTAGCCATATCCAAATACTATAGTACCAAAATAAATATCTTAAATAAGAATAGATTCTAAACAAGATAGATCTATTAGCAATATCCATTTGGTTATAATCTTTAATATAGAGATTACCATAGAAACCAAATCTGTCATGTACTTTAATTTCTATAACAGGAATATCGTCCTTAATAACCTTATCCCAACTATCTATTGCAGTAGCATTAGAACTTAAAAGGTTAGATAACCGTTTTTGATTAAAGATTATCCAATAGCCATAAACTATAGCTCTTGCTTTTAATGCATGCTTATAACACCATGCTGGATATATAGGGAACAGAGCATATACCATTCTCATCATGATATTCATAAGGAAGAAGGATATAGCTTTATAAACTACTTTTATTTTCTCTAACATGAATTATCCTTATTAGTATTAGAGTAATTTACCTAATTCCTTTTTAATAAACGTATTATTAAGATAATGAATAACATCGTCTATTCCAATTTGTCTTCGTTTAGCTTCTAAGATTGCTGCTATCTTACTAGACTTAAACATAGTAGAAGCACCAACACCATATATTAAGCCAATTAACATTGGAACTGATTCAAATGCAATATATACCGATCTAGTAGATCCTGGACCATACCAACTATTATCTAATATACTAAAAATTGCATTAATAGTTATGATGTCTGTTACATCAGATGGTAACACAACATCTATAAGAGCTTTAAGTTTTTCTGTTCCAACTAACGTATTATCTACATTACTTAAAAGGCTAACTTTCTCTTGTAAAATTCTTCTATCTATTGGGAAAGAAAATTTAACTTTATTAAGAGAACCAACTATCTTTTCCATATCTTCTGAAATTTTATTATTAGGGAAAAATAATGTATAAGCATAAACTGCAGAAGCTATTTCCAGATTAAGTTTATCAGGAGCATTTAAAATAGTTATTTTACTAACTGCAGCTGACATTATAGAAGCGAAAGCTGACATAGCATTAATTAGCACTGGTCTAATATCAGATACTGAGAATTCGGTTCTAAGATATAGAAGAGATAATAGTAAAAGGAAGTTACCAGAGTTCTTATCTCTCATAACGTCTCTAAGATTATTAACTCCATTTTTAACCATAGCATAATTTACATATGGTCTAAAATCAAGAGCTACTGAAGGTGCATTTCTTAAGTTATTAAAGAATAGTGGCTGATCAAAAACAGGTAGTGCTTTTTCCTCTTCATTTTTTCCAGTAATAATATAAAGATCAATATCGCCTAGATAAAATTCATAAGCTAATTCGTCTTTTATACCATTGCGAACTATATAGTCCATAAGAGCTGATATAATAGGTTTAGTATTAGTTAATTTTCCAGTTGTTGTTTCATAGGGTTTAAGAATGTCCATTTTTATTCTCCTTATTTATAGGAATATTTAAGTCAGTCATCTAGAGTAAGCCCTATATAAATAGTTGACCGTTTATTTTCGAACCATAAGCGGTCCATGTTAACCTCCTTTAAAAATGAGCTATCTATTCAGAGAGTAAGAGCTAATGCTCTTACTCTCTTTTTTATATTGTTTGCTAAATCAGACTATTCGGATTTTCTGATGCTTAGGGTCCTATATAGCTAGGACCCTAAATAAAAATAATTTTTAATATAGGAGTCTAGATGGCTACTGTAAGCTTTAAAAAATTCGAAGTGCTTGATGATAATGGAGATATTGTACTTAAGCACTATGATGATATAGGATCTGGCGGACCTCAAGTTGCCGCATCTTTTGAAATCGCTTTAGATCCAGATTTTAAACAAATCGTAGATGCAACTTATTTTAATAGGGAGCATTTAGAATCATGGAGTTCGGCATTACCTAAAATTGGTGGACCCGATGGAACATATTATACTAATTTAGAAAAACTTTATGCTAGAGGAAGAGTATACGCTGGTGTTGTACCACATGATTTTGATCTTCCTAGCTATGCAACAGATGAAGAAGTTAATGCGAAGTGCGATGCTACTAAAACGATCTTCTACTCTCCATGGAGTGAAGTAGCTATCGGTACTCAAACTTTCCAAGAGGTCTTAATAACCGAAGAGGGTGAAGACGATATTCATACCGACAGTGAAAAAATAGGTATGAAATTCAACGCTAAGCCTTAATACTTATAATATTAAAAAGGAAATAATATGGTAAGAGATTTACAAATATTACCAGAGATACCTGTAATACCAGCTGGTAGTGGTATGAGACATATTGCTACTAGTTATGAAGTTAGCCGGTCTCCATATTTTGAAACTATTGGTAATAATGTACGTAAAGAAGAAGATATAATAGTATCTAATTTAGAAGATACGGTTAATCTTAATAGATATACAACTCAAGTTTCTGGCATAACAGAAGATACTGAACTTTATGCTAGATTTAAATTACATTATGAAATTATAACTTCTGGCGGAACTAGAAGAGCAGATACTGGATGGTCTTCAGTTGTTAATCTTAAAGGTGATATGGAAGGTTTTAAAGTATCTGATGTTATATTAGCAACACCTAGACTTTTTATAACTAAAGATAGTACAGGTTCTAGAGATATTATAAAAATAGAATCTTCTCCTATGGAAGTATTTATAGGTTATGGAGATCATGACTCAACATCATGGACTATAACAGATAGTGATGGTAAAGTACTATTCCAAAGGAAACGTTCTAAAGATCTTAAACTTAAGTTAGAGATTGACGAAGCTGACTATGACTATAATAAAGTTTACGTTATAAAATGTCAGCACCATAGTACAACTAATGCAGATAGTAATCCTGGGGTTTATGTATATAATAGTTCGTTAGACCAACAGAATCTTTATACTCTTAATATAGAATCTGAGTTTATAGCTAATAGACAGCTACTAACTTCTGTATCTTTACATATTAATAAATTTATATCTGTAGATGTTATCTTAAAAAATAAAGAGGATGCTATTATTTCAGAGTCTTTGAATAATACACATCTATATCCTAAAATTCATGTACCTGCTAATATAAGAGAGGGCGAGATCTATTACATATGGTCAAGACTTCAATATGATCCAGGTGTTTATACTAACTGGCAACTAGACGCTATCTTAGTAGGTAGAGGTAATAATGTCTATGATCTAAATGCTAATACGGAATATGCAGATGGATATGAATATAGCCAAAAGATAATTCAACCAGGAGTTAAATACCTAATGGTTAGAGAATTATTTAACCAAGGTGGTTTTGTATTACCAAAATCTGACAATGAGGTATTTAAAGGTCTTGCATATTATAGAATAGAATCTGGGTTATTAACCTATATTGACGATATTCAAGGTACTGAAAATATTGGAGATAATAAACCATTAAGTAACTGGAGTACAAATATCATTCCGTTATATAATGGAGATATGATTATTAATAGAACTGAATTACAATCTGATAAAGATAAAGAAGGTTTAGGTAAATCTGTTTTCCTTAAGTATGGTGTAGATACCCAGAATATTATATTCGATCTTAAAGGCTCTGCTAACCCTACTAAACAACTAGGCTCGACTGGTGTTAGTGGATCTATGGTCGCAACAATAGACAATAATGTTTATTATATACCACATAAAGAAGGAACATTTAAAACTCCTACTAAACTTAATCTTTATAAACTTGATACTGCAACTATGACAACTTCTAAAGAAGCTGATCTACCATTTGAAGCATTCTCTTATGTCTCTATGTGTCTATTGGATAATGAAAACTTTTTAGTCTTTGGAGGAGTATCTAAAGAAGAGTTAGATAAACCAGATCCAAAAGATATGATAAGAACAAATGAGTTTATCTATCGTTATAACATTAAAGAGCAAACCTTTACTAAAGTAGGTGAATTTAACACTGATACAAGATCTTGGTATAACATGCATGGTGTTATGAGAAAAGACGGTAAAGTAGCGTTCTTTAATAACTCTGAAGGTGCTGGCGTAGCTGAAAATCAAAGTATATTAATTTACGATCCTGCTACTAAATTAATAACTAATTTAAATAATGACTTTGAAGACGGTAGAATGTATTTAAGGACATTAAGAGCTAACAACGGAAACATCTATAGAATAAGTTCTGCCCCTTTAGATCCACAAGAGGTATATATCTATAAGACTAAAGGATATGCTAATATTACTAATGGTACTGCTGATATACAAACTAATGTCGTAACTGAACTAGTTGTTCCAGCTGGTAGAACTATAGTAATAGATAACCCTTATAAATATACATCTATTAGAATAGAAGGCGAAGTTGCTGATGGTACTTCAGGTACATTAGTATGGGTATCTGCTACTAAACGTACTGAATATAAAGCCGATACATTATTTGTAACTAAATCAATGTTATTGTATAATGATAATGTAGATGAGCTAACTAAAGATAAAAAATGGAAGAACATCGTCCTACTAGATGGAGTACACCTAGAAGTAGCCAGTGGTAACAAACCTTAATGGAGAATGAAAAATGAGTTTAAAGAAATTAACTAAAAGACTAACAGAAGAGAGAGAACTAAAAGTTACTCAAGAAGCTGAAGCAGCCAAACTTAACCAAGAGATGATAGCTTATCAAAATGATAAGCCTTTCATCGAGGCTGCTAAAGCAGCTATACAAAATGTTTTTGATAAATGTGGCGTGGACAATAGTAACCTTAATAAAGGCGATGGCTTAGTAGCTATTAAAGAACTAGAAGATATATTCTCTAAAAGATTTGGAGTAAAAGTTATCTTTGGTTGGAATAATACTTATGATGCCTATACCATTACCAACTGTCCTACGTTTGGATATGATACAAATAAATTCGATAACCTATTCGGAACTTATGAAGTTCTAGAAAAATTTAAAGAAAAAGATCCTAAGTTCTACGATAATATGGTTAATGGAAATATTGATCTAAGTGACCCTAAATACAACGATGTAAATAAGTGGTTTAAAGATCTAGCTAACATTAGCTATTATTCATTATTAGACCAAATTAAAAAGACAGGATTAACATTAGATATTAAAAATGCTAAAATTATTAATCCTCCTAAGAACTATAGTGTTTACATTAATGTAGACTGGTATCACGATGCAACAACTTATGATTTAACACCAGAAGAAGAACTGGGCGCTTTACTACATGAGTTTGGTCATAACTGGTACAGACTAGAGAACCTAATGAGACTTTACGCTAATGTTGATATTCTAAATGATGTTTTAAGAGAAGAATATGGTAGTAATAATAAAACGCCAGTAGAAACTCTTAAAATATTTTATAATAAGACTAAATTAGATATGCCTAAAAACCTACCTAATAATATAGTGGCTGCAACATTAATGGCATACCAAGACATTATTAGAGGTAGCTCATATACACAAGAGACAATTGGATTCCTAACAAATAATGAAGCGTCATCTGATGAATTCGCTAGTAGATTTGGTTTAGGTAGAGCATTTATATCTGGATTACAAAAGACTTATAAAGGTGTAGACCCTACTAGATATGATAGATATCAATATAGCCTAGATGATCTTAGATCGGATATAGGTACTAGTCTCATTATGGGAACTATAGCATGGGGTTTACTATTTGGTAGTATTATCCAAGTCGGTGCTATAGCAGCTGGAGCCGTTCTATTTACTGGTGGAATTGCTTTAATCATAAGTATATTTGTAGGATACTTTTTAACTTCAAAATCTGCATCATCTGTTTATGAAATGTTTAAGGATAGAGGTAGCTTCTACGATAATATAGATAGACGTTATAAGAAAATACGTAACACAACCATTAGAAGACTAAACTGGGTTACTGATATAAATGTTAAGAAAGCAATCCTTAAAGATATAGAAGACATTGATGCTGAAATGAAACCTATATTAGAAAGTCTTGCAAATAGTAAATTACGTAAATTAACAGAATATTTTGCTAAAGATAATGCATCTTATAAAGAACAAAAACTTAATGAACTATTAGAAGATCTTAATGTAAATGAAATATATGTAGCTTCCAATATGTTGAAAACAATGAAGCTATAAGGAGACACATATGAATAAAGAATTAAAAAGAGTGTTAGAAGATAAATTAGAGACTATTACAGTCTCTAATGCTATATCGGCAGAAGATGTTTTGTCTTTAGAGAGTATGGTAGCAGATCTAGATGGTAGTGAAACTTATAATGGTTTCATTACTAAAGATATACCAATACATAAGTTCTCTATGAGACCATCAACTACTAATCTAGAACCAGTTAAAGTTAAAATAACATCTATCTTAAGTTCTTTTAGAGATACTGAGACTAAAATCAATAGTAACTCTGCTAGGATATTTAGAAATAACTTATGGTCGTTAGAAGCTTTATTTGGTAACCTAGCTTATGGTGTTGAATCTGTAATGAAAATACCAACTGAAGTTATATCAACTCTTAAAGAGTTTAAATATACAACAGTAGATGGAGATATATTTATAGATCATGGTCCTGAAGTAGAATTTATTAAAGCAGTTTTAGAAACTAACCTTAAAGATATTTTCTTTACTGGTGGTGTAGTTCCCGAATATTTAATTCACCCAGTTGATGATATACCAGGTGTAGTTAATGAAGTAACTTACACAATGAATGGACAAGTTTATAGCGTTAATGCTAATGATGCCAGCTGGGGAATTATAGCATACTTACTAGATAAAGATATTGATAATATGAAACCAGTAAACTTTATAGGAGATTTCTTAAGTCCTATTGAACCTTTAAGTGTTACTAGAGGTTATACAATGACGATCCAGGATATAGTTAATCTATATGGTAAAGCAGAAAGTATCAGTAACCTTCTAAATGAGGTTATTAAAATCTTAAGAGGTGCTCAACATGCTTTCTACTCTAGTGATTATCTTAAGATTTTAGCTAGTACGAAAACTGAAAATTCATATGCGCTTAATCCAGAGTTATGTCCAGTAAGAGATCTTATTCAGATTCTTAAAGATTGTCCAATGTATCCAGAACTTGGTGACAATGTTGATAGAACTTTTGATATTATAAAAAATGCACCTTTAAAATAAATATATAGCATAGTTAGATCCATTAGGATCTAACTATGCTTTGTTAATTTTTATTGTAAGAAATATAAATAACTACAGCAATCTACTTATATTCCCAAGGAGTAAAATGTCATTTAAGAAATGACTATAATACTGTATAACTGTTAAACTATTTAACAGTTATAATGTTTGTATTGTAACATCAATATTATACTTAACTTCCAATTGATTATAATCGTTAATAACTAAAACTTTGTCTAAGCTTAATCTTGTATTCTTATCTTCTATATAGATAAGTTCTGAATTAGCATTATCTATTCCAGTTATCTTAACACTAAGAACATCTGAACCTAACTCTTTCATTATAGCCGATCTGATTTCTGCTAATGAAATTTTATCATTTTCAAAATACTTATCTAAGATAAATCCTATTTTATCCTTAGTATTTTCAAACTCTACAGAACTTAATTTAAATTCTGTATTTTGATTATAATAGATAGTAATCTTAGGACTTACTATTGATTTTAATCCATAGATAATATTATTAATTCTAACACGAATTGGTAATACTGTCTTATAAGATTTGTACCAAAGATTTGTATTCTCTAGAAGTTTATCATTCCTTGTTGGAAGTATCTTAAGCATATATTCATTAAGCTGGTCAATACACATAAGATTATGTTTGCTATATGCTGGGTTAGTAGCAAGATAAAATTCATAATCTAGCATAAGTATATCAAGGTGTCTTACAACTCCTCCCATATCGTCGATAATAGGTAAGCCTCTCTCATTAAGGATGACATCTCCTTTATGATGTAGAATAACATGGTTTCCTTTATCGTCAAGAACTTTATCTCCCTTCTCGTGTAGGAGATTCATAGTTACTCCAGTGTCAGAGACTGTAGCAATCAGACCAGTTATAGGATCTTTCTCAAATTCATCTTGTTCATAATACGCATAAATATCTTCTTTATAACGTAAGTATTTACGTTCTGTATAAGATACAGCTATTCTAGACCATATGCTATCTATACGTTTACCGAAGGTTAATGTCATAGTCTCTTTATTAATAACAACATGTCTTCTATTTTCGAAGATAAGTTCAGTATTCAAGAAGTTTTTAGGATCTTCGATACTTGTATCTGTTGTATAAATATAGAAACTAATATTAGTTACTAATTCTGAATAGTTACTAAAAGTAGTTGCTTCACCATTGGTAATAACAAGTCTATCCTCTTCTGATATGTACATAGGAGATTCTATAAAGAACCTATAGACGTCATCTGTAACATCATATGTACCATTAATAAAGAGTTTGTTCTTAGTAACTAAATCAATAGCTGCAACCATATGAAGCTCTGCTTGGTCTATAGCTTTAGCCTCTTCATTCTTAAGAATATTTAAAACTATTTCAAAACCATCATGATGCTTATAGATTGTATATTGGTTAGTATTACAACGCTCTTCTATCTCTTTATTAGAACCAACAATTCTCATATCTGTTAATGTAGGTCTATCAAGATCATATACTCTAGCTGTACTATAATTCTTAACTTTACTAATAATATAGTAATAAGGGTTAGTAAAAAACTTAGCTTCTCTAAAGTAAGTTAATTTATCTTCATTTGTTAAAAGTTTAATAGCATCAAGTTGCTCTTTACTAACAATCTCTGTTTGACTATTAAAAGATTTAAATACTGTATTAGATTTAAGAATAAATGTATCTTCGAAAAATCCAATCTGAGGATGGTTAATAAATCTCTCTAACATAATGTCAACTGTATTAAAATAAACGTCTTGTAACGCCCTTATAACAGTTGACGGAGTTTTATCTAAGTTTCTCATAGCTACATAACTTCTACCTGTTAGAACATCAGAGTCTTTCATAATTTTAAACCCATCTAACTGGGCGTTATAAGAAAGCTGATAATCTGTTATAGGTAAGTTTTGATCACCTCTAGTATTAAATATAATCGCATTCCTTAATTCGTTAAAGTTAAGACCAGTTGAACCATTAGCTATAACATCTCTAGAACCTAAGATAATGTTAATATTTGGGGATACTGCAGTTGAGCTATTCTTACCTGTTTTACCTAATGTTAATGTAAAATCTGAAGTTAATGCATCTACTATAGGAAGATAAACATTTCCTTTAGTTTCATAAAGATCTACATAGATAGTACCAGAGATTTTATTATGTAGAAAATAAGTATCTGGTATATGTACTTTAATAGCCTCTAATATTAATTTATCAGTAACATCATTATCGATAATATTAATATATGCTGTAGGTGTATAAGGATCTAAATACTCATCGTTAAAACCTAAAGGTAGTTTAATCTTTTCACCAGCTGTATTAGCATTATCATATGCTACATAAACATAAGAGAATTTATTATCTATAGATTTAAAAGGAATATTCTTAGTAAATCCTTCAGATGCTACAACAGCATAATTATAGTTACTAACAGTAAGCTGTTGAACTCTAGTTTCGAAAAAGATATAAGGGTGACCTTGTTCATCCTGAGCTACTGTTGAAACGATAATACCAATATCTGTTAAAGCTAAAGGATTATCAGTATTCGGTTGCATCTCTACAAATGAAATACCATTATCGTAAAAGCGAACAACTATATCATTAAGAGTTGTAAGATCAGTATCATAAACAGTGATCTTAGTAAGTTCTGGTATAGTCATTTCTACATATTTGGCATCTTTTGGTCTATATCCATTAGATAACATATCAGTTACAGAAACCCTAAATAAAATGTCTACAAATCCTGGCTTAGATACTAAACCTTCAATTTCATCATCACTAAGGTGGTGACTAATATCTCTTCTTGTTAATGCTAAGTTTGGATATTTAGCACGCATAATGTTAATAGACTCATTAGCAGCATTAGCTGTTGTTATAGCCGTTGCTTCTAAAAGCATAGTAAATGGATTTGTAGCTGATGTTATAACAACATTATCAGTATCTACCTTCTCTATTAAGTCTAAAATCTTTTTCTGTACCATCTCTGGATTATGAATATATTTTTCAAGCTCTTTACGCTCTATTAGCTTAGAATCGCTCATCTGTTACTCCTACTCTCTTTTTTAGCTGTTTCATATTTATCAATGGCTTCAGCTGCATCTGGTCTTGTAGTATCAACTAGCCAACAAAGTTCATTGGTCTCTAAATCTATATATGGTATTAATAAACCGTTAAACATTGGTTGGTAAATTCTATCGACCTTCATAAAGTTACTACTAACTAATTTTAATGTTCCTTTTAAGGCTTCATCTCTTAAAGTTGGATTAAATATAAAAACTGTTTCGTTAAACTCTTGTAATAATACTGGATCAAAATAGATAGCCCCATTACATCTAAAACGCACTGTTAAATCTTTTCTTCCAGTACTCAACGGTTGATCTTTTGTATAATTTGCATAATCAGAAGTTGGTATACTTATAGGTATAGCAGCTCCACATGCGGCTATTTTACTTACATATTTACCAGTATAATCTGTTATGATTCTATATATCCTTGTGTTATAGTCCATCTCATTTTCTACTATAAAATCAGGATAAGGGTTAGCCATTCCTTCTAATACTAAAGTCATATACTTTTCCCAAGTATAGAGTAAATGTGTTATAGGATCCTCTTGTGTATTATAGAAGGTAGCATCAAGGTCAAACTCTTGATAATATTCCATAACACCATCTACAACAGATTGAACTTCTTTACGAACACCTTCTGGAGATGTTCTAGTTGGAACAACTAGATCTGGCCATCCACTTAAAGAAGTTATATTATTAGTTAATATAGGAATAAAAGGATTGGTATTATCTACATGATATGATCTTCCTAATTCATCTGGTTTAGAATATAATCTTGGGTCTAATGTAGCACGTACCCAAGTTTGTAAAGATTTTTCATCTCTTGTTAATAGGTTATATAAAAGTCTAGTACGCATACAGTTATGAGCCGATAGATTCAATTGCGGTCTTGTAAAAAATACATATCCGTTTCTATCCATATTAGGAGTATTTGTAGGTAATCCGCCGCCTTGATAGAATCCTCTTAAGTTAGTAGATATAGCTGCATCCCTACTTCCTATAGTAGAACCATAAGCGAATATATTATCTAAATTACCGAAAGTTTGTAAAACTTCGCTACTTTTTATCATTATTTACCTCCATATGATAGGGGTTGAAATCATGAAACAGCCTGCCTGAGCCGGGCTTATTTGATTTTTAATAACCCTTCAAGGAGTATTTTATGGCTATTCAAATTTTATCTATAGCTAGCGGTATGAAACTGATTAAAGACTATTTAGATAATACTGCTGAAAAAAGCGCAACTGATAAATTTTTAAATGGAAATTTTAAAAAGACAGGATCTATAACTAAACTACTTAAAACATTAGTAGTAGAACCAACAATTATTGCTTCTGAAGAAGCAAGAAACAGTAAAGCTTTTGATAGCGTTGTTAGTGCTTCGTTAGATATATTCTCAAGTTTTTATTTACAAGCTTTTCAAATACTTACCCAAATTAATGGTAAGTCAGCTGTAGAGGCTATTGATATTTTAAGTACTAATAACTATAAAACGTCATCTTTACTTAAAATAGCAGCTAGTAAAGCAGCTTCGCCAGCATTAGCTTATGCTGCTGATGCAATGGACTATGACTTAAGTACAGAGTCTCTTAAAGTTCCAACTACACTAAACGAAATTGATTTCATGTCGCCAAGATTTTATCTTAACCAAGAAGATGTTGAAACTTCTAAATTAGTAATAAAAGATAAGAAACTAGATGAAAATCTAAGTGGCGCTTGTGTCAAAACTATAGAATTAACTATTACTAAAAATAGTGAAAGTGGCTCAGAGTCTATTAAGATTCCTATAACAATCGTTGGTACAGTTAAAGTAGTAAGTCAACGAGAACTATTAAAGGTTGTAGAAGATAAAAGTTCTAAAGAGAATTTTATAG